CTTTCCATTTACCTTCAAAACTTTTTTCTGTGATTGTTTCAAAAGCATTGTCTGGTGTTAATGCTCCTGGTTTTACGCCTGTCATTGCGAAAGGCTCAATTGTGTGTCCAACTGTCTTCATAGGTCATGTTCCTTATGTTAAAAATATAATTATACATTAGATTCAAAGAAAGTCAACACTTATTTTACTAATTGGTTGACAAAATCTAGTAACAATTTATGATGATGGTAGTTATGCCAATGCGGGGCAAGAACTTTTTTGTCATACCAATAGATATCACTTTCGGGATGAGGTCCAATTAGGCCTATATTATTTTGAATAATAGCCGCTGGATCGCCGTTTTGATACTGTGCTAGATTATGATAATTGCTTCTGTTTGAAAGAAATGTACAACCATCATAAAAAAACATCGTTTCAGGCTGTTTTAGCCATGTAACAGTGGCTACGGTACTGTAACTTCGCCGAATCTCTGAGTAAGGTCTTTTTATATACTGTACAACATCTATATTTTCTACTATATCGAAATAATGTTTACCTGCCCAATAGGCTCCCATACATATTCCTAGATAGGCCTTGCCTTTGCTTATTTGATTTTTAATGACATCCTGCTTTTCGGAAATTATTTTATAAAAACTATCACTATCACCGATACCGCCTGGAAAAGCAATTACATCAAAACGTTTAAAATACCTATCTCTTATTTGGTTACTGTTAAAACACTCGATATCGTATTCATTGTTTAGTGCTCTTATAATACCGTGTACACACTGTACACTACATTCAGGATGGTTCAGAAAAACTGCTAGTTTAATTTTCATAATTATATATTTACTAATTCTAAACCAGAATTCTGGGTAAATAGTTCAACAAGAATCTATTATGCCATTATCTATAGCAGTGTAAATATAGCAGTGTAAACTAGCAAGAAATTACCTAACTTTCCACAATGTCATACATTTGTCTTTGCGATTATAATAGTTAAATTCATCAATTAATTCAAATTGCGTTGATAGTAACTTTCTAATATCAAGTCCATCGTCTACCCATTGAACCTGATTGAACCTATCTGAACCGATGGGCACAAAACGTATCGGTTCATTAACTACAACCAATTGGCCGTCGGGCTTGAGTAGTTTTTTAATAAACTTAATATCATCCTTAGGATGTTCGCTGTGTTGAAGCACAAGACTAGCAATGGCTAAATCAAATCGAACATCTTGCTCAAAAGGTTCATTCTTTTTATAATGATAAGGAGAAAAATCTATATTATCAATATACTTAACCGCACAGGATAGCATACCGTCACTTATGTCCATGCCCATTACTTTACAGTTAGTTTTTTCAAGTAATTTTTTACTTACTCTTCCAACTCCGCACCCAAAGTCTAAAACCATACTTTCGCTGCTGACTAGTTCTTGGTCAATAAGCCAATTAACAAAAAAGTTAGTTTCTTCTTCGAACTTGTTTGGATTACGCTTATCTGGCGTAAGGCATATGGCTTTAGCATGTTCAATACTTTGCGGATTAAATACATTAACATAATAAGACATTATTATCCACCAAAAGGAATAAATTCTAATCCAGTTGATTGAATTCCTACTAGATCAATGTCATTCAATAGCTCAGGTCGTTTAGCAGCAACAAGTAAAACATCAGCTTGACTGTAACCATATTTTTCAATAGTTTCAACTATTTCAGCTACCTGTTGAGCTGTGGCCTGTACACCAAATGTATTTTTCCATACTTGTTTGGCAAATGTTTCATTGCTTACTCCACCTGCGTCGTTTTTGTATTCATCGCTGGTTAAAATTTTAGCAGCAATTTCTTTATCAGTCCAGCCAAGTGTTTCTGCTAAAAATAATCCTGCGCCAATATAAGCTGGTGTTACATCTGTTTTACCTACGGCTGCTGACATCATGGCATAAATTTTTCCGGCTGTGCCGCCATTATCAATATCAAATGCTAGATGTTTATCTTGAAATTTAAGTCGTTCTACATCGTGTAGAGAAAATTCAATTATTGATGATAATGTGCTGGTTATCGCCAAATTACCGTCATTGTAAATAATATTAAATTTATTTTTAGTATCGTTAAAAGTGTAAGTGTCAACGGCACTGGTTCCAGTTACATCAACTAAAATATCAATAATGCCATCGCCAATTCTTCCTAGGCCAGCCTGTGAAAATGTAGCGATTTTACCTTGTAATCCTACTGTGTTAACAGTAAGCAGCAAATCATTATCAGGACTTAGGCCGCCAAGAGTAGTCCCAGGAATAGTCACTGTATTTCCTGGTATGTAGCCAGTGCCTAGATTTTCACTGTCTAATGACACATTATAGTAGCCATTTGTTTTGACTACATCAAATTTAGCGCCGTCGCCTGGCTCACTAGTTCCGTTTAGTCCGGTAACATTTTGATAACTGACGTTAACTGGTTTATCTTTAATACTAATGCTAGTAGTTATTGGCATTCTGTTTCCTTTAAGTTTACATATAATTATGCGATGTAAACAGTTTTTTTGAGCAATTTTCTATCGTTATCAAGCGAATTGGCAAACTAACTCATTGCTATGTCGAACATCCAACTGTCCCAAACATTATTTTTAATATAATCAAAGGGCATATAAAAGTAACCTTTTTCTCCCCAGTCCTCACCAAAGCTATTTCTAATTATTAACTTTTTTTGATCTAGATCATAACCAACCACTGTGACTGCATGGCCGCCGATAATTTGTTCGTAAGCCTGGGGTAAGGGTAATTCATACTTACCGGGCAGCTCTAAATCATAAAAGCTATTATATACACTCATGCTAATAACCACTGGATATTCCAAGTTGACAGCATAGAGTATATCGTCTAAATTTTTAACTCTATAATATTTGTTTATCATACGAGTTCGAGCATCCATGTAGCTATCTAGACTAGGTGCCTCACTAAATTTATAGGTTATGTAGGGCCAAATTGATTCAGCACATACACCAAAGTGATTTACACTTTTAATACCATATCTTACATAGGTTCCAGCATCTTCATCAACCATATTATCATAGGCTCTAGCATTATAGTAAACAAATAATCGACTCAGGTCAACAAATCTATCCTTGAATAGTCGGTTGACCATGAGTTCAAAAGCTCCTACGACAGCTTGCCCAACACAACTGCCAAGATGCAATTGATCTTCTATCGGACTACACCAATCTCTGAGATCAACTTTATTTTTTATTTTTGTTTGATCGAATCGACACACTAGGTCTCTATTATCTGGTCTGTCCGGTCTTACTGTAAAAGTTGATCTAGAGATCATATCACATTATTGTTGGATCTCGTAACATCGGTGTAGGCGACGGTGTTGGCATGCTAGTAAATCTATTGGGAAACTGTTGTATGATCCTATCAGCAAATAATGTACTAAATTCAGAAATGAATTCATTTAATTTGTTTGTAGACAATGTGATTTCTGTAGCATTCTTAGCTTTCCTTGCCTTTACTTGTCCAATAATACCGTCTGCCAGTTTTGCTAACAAGTCTCGTGTAGGTTGCCATTGGTATTGCTGATTAAAGGTATTCAATGACGTAGCTAATTCATTTAACACTGTATTCATTTTAGTTTGACTATATGCTGCGTCTGTACCTGTTTTTACAGCATGGACTAGTAATGCGGTAAGCACAGGAATACTACGCATGGCTAGATTAATTCGTTCTCCGAATTCACTGTTGTAAAAAGGCTTGGTCATATTGCCCAATCTATCTACGTCAGAGTAAATAGCTTCAAAATTATTGACTAAACTGTCTTCGGTACCATCTACACTCATTATCATACCATTTAATTTATTAGCCAAGTTGTCAAAGTAGTTTGAAACATTTGATCTAAAAGTTAATTCATCGAAAGTTTCGTTAGTAGGTATCCTACTACGCCTGCGTTCTAAGCTAGATTTGATTTGATTGGCTAGCGGATGATCAAAATGTTCTTCTACTATGGTGTGAGTAATCTTTTTATACACAATTTTCTCCTAAGGTTTGCTTACGTATTCGTCGCAAATATAAGTTGGTCTTACCAATGCGTCCCATCTAACACACATGCTAGTTTCTGGATTATAGGCTAAACAATTGGCACAACTACTTTCTCCGCTGGCTAACACGTAGCTTTGTGGTAATTTATACGGTATGACAGATCCGTCGTCGTAATACCTTTGCGGGTAGTGCCAGCTTGTTTTAGAGTTGGGAGGATTGTCAAAATGCTCCTCTACAATGGTATGTGTTATGCGCTTATACATTACATTATCCACCAATTACTGTTACGATATACCACCTGCACACTTTGGTATGGTGTACTAATTACGTAATTGATCTTGTTATCTATTTTTTCTCCCACCTGCGGTTGAATGGTAATTTTGCCCGAACCTTGCCCATATTCATCTTTGATAATATAAACACGCCCATCTACTGCTGTGGGCAATGTTATAGTGATATTGCTAATACTGCTAACACCAATATATTCGTCTGTTAATGTAGCAGTATAGTTGGTTGTAGTTCCGTAGACATTTATAAGATCTGCTCCGTAACTACTGATAGTAATGTCACCTGTGCCACCGCTTATGCTGATGCCTGCTCCAGCTGTTAGGCTTAGAACGCCTGTGTTTTTTATGGTAAAAGATGTAGCAGGCCCATCACTTACCAATGACAGTACGCTGATGCCAACATCAGCTGTGGGTGTAACACTGGTAACAACTCTGTCGCCGTTGTCAAATAATTCATTGGCTTCTACTGTGTTAAATGTGACATCGGCTGTGGGGCTGAGATCCTGATTTAGGCTGATCACTCCATTGGTAACAGTGATATAATTACCAACTTGAACTACACCTAGTTCTGTTTCTGATGTCAATGGTGCTAGATATGACATAATTAATTCCTTATACTATAAACCAATTGCCATCGCGGCAAAATAAATGAACACTTTGCCACGGCACTTCCATGACGTATTCTGACTCACCATCAATGGTACTTCCGTCACTGGCGGTAACAGTTACTTTACGATTGCCGATAGGCGGGCCCATTTCAACCTTTACAATAATTTGATGACTATCTGGGCAATCTGAGGGAAGAGTGATAGTAACCGGTCCAGAACTATTAATGCCAATATAACAATCATTGTCATCAGCAGTGTAGTCTTGTGTAACCAAAATTGCTTCGCAGTGGTAATCACAGTCTCCAGGCGGTCCAGGAGGGCCAGCTGGTCCTGTGTCACCTTGAGGACCTTGTTCTCCAGGCGGTCCTGGCGGTCCTTCAGGTCCTTGAATGCCTTGTTCTCCAGGAGGTCCAGGCGGACCAGGAGGTCCAGGAGGTCCGGGTGGACAGTCGCAGTTTTTCTCTTGGTTTTGATTAATGATGACGGTATCATTACCTGCTCCAGTGTCAATGTCAATTCTTGCGCCTGCTAGAACTCTTTGAGCCTGTTGAACAAGTTCAGGATTAGGTCTTTCTCCAGATGTTAATTTTAAAAGAGCTTCGTTGAGTTCAACTAGTCTTCTTTCCATGGGCGTCATAGCAGTCTCCAAAAAGCAGCAGCCTCGTGAGCCGCTGCCTTGTTTAAGTTAATTTTGGTTAAATTAACCTACGTTATTGCTGGTTGCACGTTGGCCAACACCTAATTGTGTGCCAAAGTTGACCATACTATTGCGTGTGTCATTTAACTGACTGCCAAATGCCTGTAGTTGGCTTTGTAGTGAAGCAACTTGGCTTTGACCAGCAAAGTCTCTCCAATAACGACGTCCCCAACGTTCTTCTACCAGTTCGCTGTTGCGTTCTACTAGAGCACGATTTAGATCGTTGTACTTGAGATCATTGATCAGAGCACGTGTCTTCTCACCGTCTGCGTCAATCTTGTCGCTGACATAGGTCGTCTGCTTTTGCATTTCAACTTGATTTCTCAGTGCGTTGATTTCACTGTCCTTGGCTGCTGTGGCAAATCCTGCTACCATTTGTTGTTGCTGTGCTATAACCTGAGCACGAAGGTCCATGGTGTCACGTCCCACTGTAAACAAACGATCAGCAATGCTCATTTGATGATTATTAAGCGCCGATGTTAGTGTATCTGTGTTACTACTAGTTGATGTTATAACATCATGAGCATTTTTATTGGCTTCTAATTGAATTTCAGATGCCTGTTTTTGTTGCTCAAAACGGATATCATTTAATTGGTCTTCTACTGCCATATGTTTCTCCTATTTAAATATGAGATTGAAAGTCTCATAATTACTTACAGAGAAAACTAGTGGACCAATATAACGTTTAGTATTAGTCCACTCGAAGTATTATCTAGCAGTCAGAGCCAATTGTGTTCTATTACGCACACACATATTTTTCATTACCGCACTGACATGAATCTTTACAGTGCTTTCACTTATTTTTAACACCGTGGCAATTTGCTTATTACTGAGTCCGCGATTGGCAATAAGATCAAATACCTGCCGTTGCCTATCAGTCAGATGAATTTCGTTTGTTTTGTTGGGTCTTATTGTATTACCTGACAAATTTTGTATAATATGCTTTGGCCAATAGGATTTCTGTTCCAACAATGTTGTTATAGACTGTTTACCTTCGTCGATACCATAATCAGACAGCAATGGAAAAAGTCCGTCAACCCCAGATTTTTGCATCTCTTTGATATCAGATATATGCGTGTCTTTACCCACACCAAGAACGACCAAAGGCCTTTTATCAACACTGTTGAATTTGAACAAGGTATCCATCATTAACATAAATTCACTTAAAGAACTGTGTTTTTTTACAAAGGTAGAAGAGATTGCAATGACATCTATGCCAGATTTCAAATAGCTGTTGAGTTCTTTGAAATTCTCACAGTACTTTACTTTCACTGGCCAATCTTCAAAGTCACTTTCTTTGACATTGTTTTCATCTAAATACTGTCGATAATTTTCACGAAAAATTACTAACCTGGGTTTTTTGTTTGCTGGCATAATTAACTCCTTATTAACAATACTTAAAGTGTTTAATACTTTCAACTATCCAAACTTAGTATTATTATTAATGAAGTATTATTAGTAGTATTAGCTTCTATTTTAACGATATCGTAGTAAAATGTCTACAAAATTTATATAACTTTAGTAAGTATTTGTAAGCAAGATTGCCAATGAAAAAGGGCACCTAAGTGCCCTTGGTAAGTTTGGTAACAAGGTCTTTCCTACCCCGTCAGGCTTAAGCGGCTAGCTTAACTTCCTGATAAAAATAGTCGTCATTTGCGTCTATTTAGTTTGCTAGGATTACGTCCTTCGCCTATCGCATCGTCTGGTCAAATACTGCATCACCTGTCGAACCTAATTCCGGCCCATCATAATCAGTCTGTATCGCCATTGACCCAATCAACTGTCCATATTGCTGCTTCTTCAGTTTTTGCCAGCAATCTTTTATGAACTCATTGATTTTCTGCCACATACAAACTCCTTATGGTGGACCGGGCGGGGAACTGCCCCCCGCGTCCAGTTAATTCTTCTTATTCCTTCATACGATGATAACAAGTATTTATTTTATGTAAACATTACTGCTAATACAAACATTAGCACTAGCAATGAGAATATTACAGTGGTATTTTTATTTTCCGGGTCGACCATTTTATTTCCCCCAATACATGTCGCCTATTATCCAAGGTTTCTCAGATTCAGCAGCACGACTAATTAAATCAGTAATTTGTTCTGTTTGACTTTTTATTTCAATCTGTTGATTTGACAAAATTTTTCTTTGTCTATCAACATCGACTCTATCTAACGAATCTTCAATAAACTTTTTTACTTGTTCGTTAGCAGACATGACTCATTGAAATGTTTGCGTAAACCTGCGACCTCGATATTCAAATGTAACTATTTCACCAGCTAAAACTTGAACAGGCTGTTGACTACAACGTATCTGCATTTCTACTGTGCCACCGTCGTTTTGACTACCCAGTTGTCCGCCAATTACAGCACCAGCTGCTGTGGCAATTTCTCTGCCATGACCTCCGCCAATTTGATTACCAATGGCAGCACCGACAATGGCGCCGACTACACCACCTCCTGTATTTCGTCTTTCAACTGGGACCTGAGTACACTGTTGTTGATAGCTAGTAACATATCTAGGCTGACGTGCCACAACAACAGCAACATCTTGTGTCATTGACTGGGCGTAGACGGTTGGACTAATTAACAAAAGTGATAGAATAAGTTTTTTCATTTTATGTTATAGAATAGTTGCAATGTCTTGCTCAATGGTCATTTTACCTTCGCAGGCTACGTTCCATTTAACTACCCCATCTTCTATAGTTTTTTCACCGTACATCGGTACAAAAATTTTAAAATCTTTTACCAAATGTTCTACACCATTTTCAAAAATTCTCCACACATAATCACTTGAACCATGGTGAGTATTATACCTAATATGATACTTTTTCATTGTGCCTCTGCTCGAATTAAAACTTCTTGTGCTGCTCCGTTTACTAACATAATTACTTTCTTATATGTTATTCCATCAATAACAACATATTGTGGATTTTGAACTATTTGTGGTTGCTGAACAATTACAGGATCCGGACGAGTTGCCGCATAGACCACTGTGCCACCTATTAAGGCGGGAACGATCCAGCTATGATTATGATGCCAGTGATGGGCAGGCGGAGCCCAATGTCTGTGCTGTCTGTGTCCATGATGTGGTCCTGCTAGTGTTTGACCGGCATATGTTATGCCTAGAGCTGCTACTAAACCTATAACAAAATGTTTCATAATAGTTCTCCTATATACTATTTAATGCTTTGAGCAAAATTTGGTTGACTATGTCCAAAGACTTTCCCGAATTTTGATCAAACGACACATCATTTCGGTATCTTCGTCTTGTTGTTCTTGCTCAATCTTTTGACATAGATCCAAAATTCTCATAGTTTCCTTACGCTCATCCTCGGTCTCGCTTTCGCTGCCTAAAAATGCCAAATCACTTAACCCTTGTTCTCTGGCTTTTTCTCTACTCAAATCACAGCGAGCACTCCAACCACTGGCATCGTGTGGGTCTGGACGGTTGGGATAGACTTCTTTCCACCAAGTGTATAGTTCAAGAATTTCCCGTGCTGCTATGGCTTGATGAGTGGGTTCTTCCCGTTCGCCCTCTTCAATAAAGTCTTTATTGGTCAAAGTCATTGCCCATTTAAGATGATCTACACCGGCTTCTGGACTACGCCAAGTACGCCAACGGAACCATCCTGTGGAATACCAAGGACTCTTATATTTCTCACGAGCCTCCTTGTCCCAGGCTATGTGACTCCAAGCAGACTCAACTTCAACAAAATCAACGAGCTCATTGAAAAGACAAGGCAGAAAACGATTACCAACATCACGCCACTGCCCCCGTGGAATATCTCTTGGGTGTGCAGTAAGAGCGTGAGTGCGAGTGATCCAACGATTATTAATATAATACTTAAGGTCATAAACACGATCAATAGGCCACCATAAAAAACTCTGTACGTAGTCAAGACCTTCTTCAGTGATCCAATATCTAATGGGATACTTTTCCTTGGAGGCCTTATGCCATGTGGCCCAACCCAGACTGGTCTCGGCAGTGGGCTTGTCTGATCCACGTAGCCAATCAGCAAACCTGCTACAACTCCAGTAATGTTTTCTAGTGGCCATTAAATGTTTCCTTTTTTCAATCTTTGGATAAATCTCGCCTGTACCAACAATTCAGCCGATTCGGGATCTCGCAATATTTCATGCCATTCTTTCGCTATAATAAGCAATTTTTCCAAGTCCTCTTCGGGAATTTGAGCTTCGATAATGTTTATGTCGTCATGAATCATATTATTTGTCTTGTCAATATCGATGATTGGATCTAAAAAAACATTTAATGTCATTATTCTTGGACGTTTTGTTATACTACTAACATTGATATTATAGTAGTTAGCAATACTAGTCAAGGACTTATTTTTCATTGTTAATAACACCTTCCAATGCATTGTTTATTTGACTGAGGCAAATATTCGACTGTGTATAACCATCGACTAAAGCCTGCTTGTAACTTTCAGTAGGTAAGGAATACTGACTATCTCGAGTCATCTTATAGACCATAGCGATAATATTTTCATATGGTTTGCCATTCAATGGCTTGACTACTACTTCTTTCTTTATGTAGTAAAAGGGAAAACCTTCAAATTGATCTAAACTAAACTCGCAGTCCTTTGATAAACTCCAAAGTACTCCCCACATACCTTTAGATAAATCATGTTCAATATCCGCATGATTTCTAAATACCAATTTATAATTTTCTAAATAAGCAGGTCCGATACAATCGGCTGCTGGACACCTTATTTTCATATGACTTTTATTGGTATTATATCCATAGGCAAAGTAGTATCTCATACTGTAACTTTTATTATATTCTTTACTGTAAAACTGCGCCATCCAGCGGCCTCTAAATCATACACTGCTATTGTAGTTGTGCTTTCTTTACGCTTAACTTCGGTTTGAGATTCAGTTATCGCAGGAATCAGCCGTGTGCTTCGCGTACATCGCATGGTTCTTTCTGTGCCATCTTTTTTAAAAAAGACCACGGTAATTTCCTGATTACTTAATAAACCCAGTAACCATTCACGCAGCTTGGCCCAGTCATATTCGGTCCAGTCTTTGCTGTCATCGAAATTAAACTGTGCTTGATTTTGCTCTTGATTTAACATAGTCATAGATCCATTAATTGTTAACTGCTAGTCTTTTTTCTAAATTTGGTTAATACACTAGTAAGTGTATAAACTCCTTAATATGAGTATACGATATAATCTTTACGTTGTCAAGCCCTGAATAACCAATCTAGTAAATTTCTTCGTAACTGGCTATTACACTGACATTAGTAACTGTACTGGCACCAGTTACTGCTAGGTTTATACTTTGGCCTTCTTCCAAATATAAGGTATTAACTTTGGTTATGATATCTCGACGATCCCACCAAACTATCGGTGATGCTGGTGTAGTTGCTTGCCAATTATCTAATACATAATTTACACTATTTTGGTTAATTCTAAAACTAAACACATAGGCAATATTGTTAGTCCAAATACTCAGATGATTTATTTTAATTAATTTACCGCTATTAGCAGCATTGGTTAGTAAAGTGGTAGACAGTGCGGTGATATTAAAGGTAGCTGTTTTACCAATAATTCTTATTGCTGCTATTATATTAGGTGCGGCCATGTTAATACTTATCCAAAGACCATTGAAATTCCCACGGCTCTTGCCTGAGCACTAGCATTTGCTGAATTAGCTAGGTTTAATTGTGGCTCATCTGCCGGAGGGCTAACTGGACCAAGACTATCATGATACTCTATCAGAGTTTGAATTTTAGTATTATTTTTTCCTTTAATATGAAGGTAAAGTTTATAATTAACTGGATTGGTTGTAATATAAGTTCTAGTAGTATCTGTTAAACTGGTGCTTACCTTATTACTATATATAAATTCGTTTACTGGTAGACTTGATACATTTGCTTCGCGATTAGTACTAAGATTAAGTTCAATGATATTACTAGATATTTCTGCAGTTAATTCTTCTACTCCAGTTAACTTGCTGTTAATTGGACTGCTATCGTTTTCTGGATTTGATATAGTAAGAAGATAGTCGTAGTTATCTGTTAACGGTAATTTAGTGTCGTTTATGATTTCTATATTAGGATCAAATTTGATAGCTGCTAAAATTTCTGTTGGAGCAGCAGATGGGCTATTGCTGTTAGCAAGGTAGCAGATAATCTGATTTATGTCGTAGCCACTGTCATCATTTATATATTGTTTTAGGAAAAAATACTTACCAACCCCAACTTGTTGTACATATTTTATAATACGATTTCCTTCAATCACCAGTCCTTCATCATCAAAAGTTTCTTCATCGTTTTGAATAGTATATCCATTATTATACTCTAACACAGTGTTTGATGTAGTATAGCTAGCAGTTTCACTGACCACGGTGGTTGTAATACGATACCGTCTTCTCTTATAGGCATAATCATAATTTACAGTAGCTCCTAATGGATCAGTGTTAGTAGCATTGACCAAATTTAGCCATGCTTTACGATAAGCCTGACTAAGATCATAGGTTCTATCAGCCAATGGTATAACAGTTGGACTAGTGCTGTCAACTACTATGGTACCTGATTGACTGCCTCCTTGTTGTCGCCAATATAGTGTATTTGGAGTGGTAGGGTTTTGTATATTCACTGCCCAATCTATTTCACCAGTGGAAAATTCTGTAGTAGTGTCTGCGGTAATTACATCTAAGCCTAATCCATATTCAGGATCTTTTGTATATCTTATACCACTAGTCCAAACTAGGGTATGGCTGGCATCACTGTAAAATTTAATTATGGTAGAGGATAATTCTAGACCAATTCTATAATGCTTGCCTCTGGCTATGTTCACATCTGATACCACGGTTCCTTGATTATTTTTTATCTTAATAGAGCCAGATTCTTCGTAAAACAAATAGTCATACTGTTCATAGCCAGCGGTGGGATTAGTAGTTGGTGTAGCAATATTAAGATCGGTATTAACTGTATCCCACCCCATGTAGTTTGGATCTCCTGTTATAGTTTTTTTCTCAAAGCCAATTACATTACCGCAATAGTCTAAGATTTCTACAACTTGAAACCGAACATTATCAGCAAATAATGGATCTGTTCTATTCAAGACAAAATCCACATCTCCAGGAATCATCATTGTGGTTGGATTCTTATATTCGATACCATTTTTATCTTTTACCACAATATCATCGCTGGCACTTTTAGTTCTTCTTATGGCATTTACAGTATTTCTTTTTTCATTAATACCCAATGGATCAGTAAGATTTTTACCTAAACGTTTTAATTCACTGTTAAGTCTGCGCTTCTGTCCTTTAAGGTTAGCTTCAAATGCTGTCATTGTGCCGGATAAATTGACAGGATCATTTTTGAATTGCTGTATAGCATTTTTTAATGATTTTAAATCACCAGTTACATTACTCCAATCTATTCTTAATCCAGTTGGGCCGCCGCCGAGACATACCTTAGGATTGCTGGTTTGTGCCAAAGCATTCATTATATTGTTTGCTTGGCCAAATAAGTTTTGATTAAGTTGTCCAAGTACATCAGGAATTTTAGGAGCCGCAACTGGGCTAGGACAGAGGCCACCTAGACTGAATACATTACTAATTTGTCCTAAGGTAGCATTAACTTGTCCCAGTATTCTATCATAGCCACTTAGACTTTTGAAGTTATTAAGGGATGACTTGAGTTGAACCAAGGCAGCACTTAGAGTTGACAGTGCGCTAACACCGCTTAAGTCTTTGATCAAATCGTCTATAGCTAATTGTACACAAACTAATTTTCCTTTCCATAAATCTTTAAGACGCCCAGCCAGCAACATACAAATAAGATCTTTTTCATTCCTTGGTAAGTTGGCTGGAAATGTTACCTTTAGTGCGCCTGTGTTTAATGGAGGAATTGTGGCCATGTTTAGTTAACAAATACGTTTGGACTATAAGGTTTGTGTCGCTCATGGCCACAAGTATCTTTATCACCTACACGATTAATACCTTTATTTTCAATGTAAACATTTTTACTACCATTTTCAGTGAAAGCAATAACGTGCGCTTTTTTCCCATGAGGCGCTACGTTACTACCGTCAACACTAACTAGTAGATTATTCGCATATACACTGTTTTGCAGTACCTTTGTGATTTCTGCGTCAGCATCATTTCGATCAGAGTATCTGTGAACCTGCGGCATGTAATATACTGGATTTTCTAACCGGCGAAATTCCAGTGGTGCTTTCTATATAGGCATCTTCTACCTTGTCATTGGTAGCTGCTATACAAATAATATTGGTTGTTTTAAACAAATATTCAGCATCTGGATCTGCGGTCATCATAAAAGGCACCATCGCGAGCCCATCCCTACTGGCAGCAAGAATAACTGGTTTACTCATGGTAATTCCTTCTGAATCTTGAAGAATTACACGACCAACCACTTCATCTCCACTGGTTAACTTAAGACTTAGTGTTTTTCCTACATTATTTTCTTTTAACATATTAGTATTTATTGTGTTTTAAGCCACGCAACTAGATCAGTATAACCACCAACGGCCTGATCATTGATAAAGATTTGAGGAACTGTGCGTGGGGCAACTCCTAAACGAGTCGTTAATTGTTCTAACAACTGTTCTCTTGTATCGATATTAATGTAATGCTCTGTATATTCCCATCCTTTGCTGTCAAACAATTTCTTTGCTTGGACACAATAAGGGCAATTATCTTTTGTGTAAATCTCCACTTTCATTTTCTTTATCCATTTCCTTTGCTATCTTTTCGCATTGATCTTTGAGACTGCACCTCCGTGTGCTGACCCTAACAGTGGCTACTTGATCCATACAAGACCCTGCTACTCCCATACCCGCTAGCGGACACCAATCATCTTCCTGGGGGATTGTAAGTTTGTTCGTATTCATAGCGAGCAACTCTATAGAACTGGTCTTGAGTGCCAGGTTCCTGAACTAGATAGTCCCCTGGCTTTAATGTCATTGGCGAACCCCAGGGTGCTGTAAAATTAACAGCCTGTGATCCGGTGTATTTGGCCACCATTCTAACTGCATTGATATCAGGTTTGCGTCGACCATTGCCGGCTTCGATGGGATAATTTTTAACTAACTTAGATTCTGCACCAATGTTGTATTTTTCTTTGCTGGGCCCGCTAACAATGACATCTCCTATATTGACAGCCTTGAAGGTTTCGTGCCCATCCTCGGTTATAGTTTCAAGTTGAAACTGTTCACCGCTTTTTCCAAAACTTAGAGCAGGCATTTGATCAATGTTTTCTTGATCAATTGGCTGTTGTACAGGACTATAAGTTAGATCCTTTTTATGAGTTGGTAAAAACTTTAGTTGGCTAGCAACTTGATTGATATCAACTTCATTTAATGTTATTTCATTTATTTTCATCATAGCTCCTATTATAACGCAGGTAATGCGTCGTAGTCAATACTGTCGCTCATCACACCAATCACATAATTAGTGCTTTCATTTTCCTGTAAGGCTGTTTGCTTCTTGCTAGTGTCGCTGTGTTTATTAAACCAAGGAATAGGGGTTGTTTTTGGTGCAGGTTCATGATACTTGAGACCAATTTCTTTTAGAGCACCAGCAGCAGTATAATCAACAAAGTCTTTTAATATATGTGCGTTCAATCCAATCACAGGACCTTTCTTAAACAAATAATCAGCCCAGGCTTTTTCTTCACGTATAACATCCATGTAGAGTTGATAGACTTCTGCTTCGCATTCCTGTTTGGCCTGTGAGAATCTTAGATCTTCTTTAGCCACCTGATTAATCAACCAAGCAGTCCAACCTTTGTGCAATAATTCATCTTGTAGTATTAAACTGATAATGTTTCCATTACCAATAAAGATCTTATTCTCCACCATTGCCAGGCTAGTGGCAAAACTTACCATAAACCTTAGTGCCTCAAGAGCATAACTGGCATTAAGTGCTAACCAAATTGCTTTAATATGTGTTGATTCAAGAAATGGTATAGATGGAGGCTCGGAAGTTTCTTTAATACAATTTAATTTATGCAGGTCATCGTAATATTTGCCTACACTACTTGCCATACTTACAATCTCTTGTGTATCGTGTATAGTGTTGAATACATCCTTGGGTACATTATAGATGTTACGAATAATATGACTGTAACTGCGACTATGTATGTTAGTCTCAAAGAATGTCCAATTGTAAACTAAGGCTTCTAATTCAGGTAAACTAATTACAGGAGTAAAAATTTGACTAGGTCCACGACCCTGTATACTGTCAAGAGCAGTTTGTCTAAGCAAGTTGCTGGTAAAAATATGTTTCACAGCATCGCTAGCTTCTTTGAAATCTTGTGCGTCTTTAGTTAAACTAATCTCTTCTGGTACCCAAAAGAAACCACGAGCAGTTTTTTCAAACTCGGCGAGTTTATTGTATTTGACTTCTTCGAACCTTTGTACGGTCACTGGACCCATGACATCCAAAAACATCTTGCGATTGGTATAGTCGGTAGATTTGGTAAGATTATACTGTGCTGAACTCATTTATATTTCCTATTTTATTTACTCTGGCAAAATTGCTAATACATTCATCGTAACTTTTAAATAATGGTCTCCATGCTGGTCTTAGCATAGTTGTTACACAAAATACAGCATGTAATCGAGGCATGGTTCCTTTGTTGTAAAAAGTATGGCGCATATGGCCGTTAAAAAGATATAATGATCCATCTGCTGGCATATGAAATGTACCCATTGATTTTCCTGTTTGAGGATGATAGAATTCTGTAGCGCAATATTCATTTGTATATACAGGGATATGTACTCTTATATCTCCGTCAACGTGGCTACTACTTATCATATTATCTTTTGTAAGTAAAAATCGTCCATAATATAAAACAAGGTTACTGTTTAAAAATGTGTCTAGCATAGGACGAAAGATGTCTGCCCAGTCGTTTAAAACAAAATAGCTAGTTCCCTTTGTTCTTGTTTTTTTAATATCATAACTTAGTTTAAGATCTGGACGGTCATCCCAATTAATTAAATCGATGCTATCTTCAGTCTTCTTTTTATCCCATTTTTCAAACCAAAGAGAATCAAAGGTATATCCATAAGGTGTAAAGTAAAGAGTTTGACCAGTCTTTGGATCGGGATTATTTGTTATGCTACTAGCATCTAAACTGTCATAATTTGGATCTACAATTTTGTCTTTTACATAATCATGTTGTATACTAATACCACTATATTTTTCCCCATAGATTGTGGTATCTTTTTTCCTATAGTTAAGTTTTTTACTCAATGAATCTAATTTACGTATAAATTGTTCACTGGCCTTGAAAAACGGATTCTCAAATCTAATAACAGTCCATGTGGCCTGTTCTATTTCAGCTGAATGAACCAATTGTGGTATTTCTTCCCACTTTACTGAAGGCATCATGGTCATAGAACACAGCTTTCGCAGACTTCATCATCTTGTTCTAGTTCATATTTGATTGTGTTCAAATGAATAATGTTTTCATCTTCATTGGCTACTCGAGATCCGGCTTTGTTTATTAAACTATAATAAAAAGTTTTCAAACCCCAATGGTGAGCCAACATTAAATTTTTAGCTATTAAAGTTGTTGGCACTTTGCGATCATGATACCAAGCAGGGTTATAGAATGTATTAGTGCTTATGCTTTGATCTACATAGGCTGCTAACACTGCTGCGGTTTTTAAGTAGTCAGTACAATCACGTTGTTCCCACATCAATTGATATTTGTTCTTAAGTTTTTGATATTCAGGGACTACCTGTGTAAAACTACCTGCTTTACTTTCTTTGGTTGAAATCAAGCTCATAGGTAATTCAATTCCGTTAGTAGAATTGATAACAACAGAACTAGATTCAACAGGAGCAATAGCCATGAGTGTCGCATTTCGAACTCCATACTGTTTCATATTTTCTCTCAATGGTTCCCAATCTAACTCAGGAGTAAAGTCAGTTAATTCATTGCTTCCTTGGGCCCTACGCTCCCAAGGAAATATGCCTCGGCCATAATAAGTTAATTTACTATCCTTACATGGACCACGTTCCTTAGCTAGTTCTACCGTGGCTTCTGTTAGATAAAATGCTTGATGTTCCATCCATGTTTTTACTTCATGTAGCGCATCAGCTGCTCCGTACTTATAGCCACGTTTAGCATGCCAATAAGCCAAATTAGTTACACCAATACCTAATGGCTGTATTTCATCATTACTGAGTTTACTTTGTATACTTAAGAAGTCTTGATAATCAAGTATGTTACAAAGACTGCGCTGAAGAATGCGACAAGCCCTACGCATGTCTTCAGGATTACGGAATGAGCCCCAATTTATACTACCGAGTGTACATAAGGATATGCGGCCTGTATCATCATCCAAACGTTTAAAGGGCACAGTAGGAAGTAATATTTCACAACATAAATTTGACTGATATATGGTATGATACTCAGGATCAAACGGACCTTGGTTCATTACATTATCAATGAACACAAGATATATACGTCCTGTATCAGTTCTTTCCTTAAGTATTCCTCCCTTAAATACTTCCTCAGCACTCATAATCTTTTTACGTAGATCCGGTTGCTTCTCGTATTTAACATATAATTCTTCAAATAATTCAACATCCCTATAAAATGCTTCATAGAGATCTGGTACTTCATTAGGATCAAAGAAAGTAATGTTTTCTTTATTTTTGAATCGGCGCCAAAAGAATGCTGATAAAACTACTCCGTAGTCCATATGGCGAACGCGAGTTTCTTCTGTTCCTTGATTATTTTTTAGTACAATAAGATCGTCAAATTGATAATGCCAAATTGGATAAAACACTGTTGCGCTGGCATTACGAATACCACCTTGACTACAACTACGTAGGTCTCCAAACCATTTTTTCAAAAAAGGAATCATACCAGTGTGCATGATCTCCCCGCCTCTAATGGGACTACCTAAAGGTCTAAGTCTTCCAATCTCTAAACCAATACCAGCTCGCTTACTGGCATATTTGGCCATCATCTCTCCGCTAGCAAAGATACTGTCCAAGTCATCATCACTGCGAATAAGCACACAACTAGAGAACTGTTTGGTGGGTGTGCCCAGACCAGCGAGCACAGGAGTAGCCAAAGTAAAGAGACCGTCACTTGCGGCACTATAGTATTCTTTAATGTAGCGCATTCTGGCATTGTTAGGTTCCTCTTTGTGAAATACTGTAGCGGCTGCTATCATGTAGCGTATCTGTGGTGTTTCGTAAATTTCTTTTGTAGCACGGTTGCGAACAAGATATTTTTCAATTAGTTGTTCAATAGCAGCATAACTATACTGTTCATCTTTGTCGTGTTCTAACATATTGTTCATTCTGTCCCAATCTTCAGGAGTATACCAAGTTAATAATTCTTCACTGTATAGTCCAACCGCGACATTTTTTAGTACAATATCATAGATGTGCGGCACTGCGTAGCTGCCGTAGACATCCTTACGTAACATGCTAACACGTTGTTTTCCAGCCACATATTGATAGTTTGTGTGGCCGATATCTGGATTATGTTCTACATCAATTAAATCGACAACTGCTCTGAGTGTAACTTCGTCAATTTCTCTAGTTGTAATTCCGTCATAAAAATGTGGCTGTGCTTTGATTTCTATCATGCTTTGGCTTACATCTGCTATGCCTTTTACTATTTTTGCTATTTGGGATTGCCATTTTTCTATTTGTAGGGGTTCTGTTGTGCCATTTCGTTTTAGGACATTAATACTTTTGCCTGATATTGTCATTAGCAGTTTCCTTTTTCTCTCGTATATTTTATAGGTAGTGAGTATTTAACTGTCTCAAGTGATAATTCTACTGTATTTTAATATGGTTCAAATCCTGTTTGGAGAATCGTTTAAGTGTTTCAAATTCACAGTCTACTAGGTTTAATACTTGTCCTAGCGTATAATTTAGCAGATATTTCTCATCAATAACTACCACTAGATGAATATCTTTTTCACTAAAGTTATTAATTAATTCGATAGCCACGGGTAGTTCAGGCATACACATCCATAAAGTGTAGGCTTGTCCTAAAGCTATAGCACTGCGACAAAATTCGCCTCGATTTATCAATTCCCAAGGAGTAGGCCAATGCTGACTATCATAAGGATCTATAGTTTTACGAACCCAGGGTGCATAGGTCCACCATGACATAACGGAATGTATCGATTCAGTTAAATCTAGTCCAGCTAAATTCGCTCTAAGTTTTCTCCAAGCTAAGATTTTTTCACTAGTAGTGCCGTACCAGAGTGTAGTGTCGTACTCTATCATTGGCTGTAGAAACGATCTACTCTTTTTGTCCATTCTTCGCAATAATAATCAAACTCGTTGCCTTCGATAACAAAAGGCTGTAAGTTAGCATCTCTATCTACAATATTGATTACACATTTATTAATATTTGTTCCATGTATTTCGTTATGAGCTAAAGCATAGGCGCAGGTTTGTAAAAAGTAATCAGTAATCCATTCTCGACGTTTGGGTTTTTTACTGGTTTTGTGATCAATAATAGCAGCCTGACCTTGATGTAGACCAACCATGTCTGTAGTTCCAGCATATAATCCAGGATAATAAACACTGGCTTCAATGCCCCAAACTTCATCAACATGACAAAAAGCAGACTCAATCATTGTGTCTGCCATCTTTTTAGCCATTTCGTGTATGATGTTTGTGCCGGAAGGTCTTGGTTCACCTAGTACATGACGTTCTAGATGAGTATGCATCAGTGTGCCTAACTCAGCCGCTTCTTTACTAATTTGATTAGCATTCGCTTGGCCAACACGATTGCGCCACTCAATAAGATGCGTTTTATCAGCAGTTTTATCAAGTATAGTAGTAACGCTGGCAATTTTACCAGAGGGAGTATCATAAAGTCTTTGTCCGTTTACTTCTACTCGTTTTAATTTTTCATAAGTGTATTTAGGATTAAGTAACATCTGTTTATTATACTACAATAACTAAACAATGTCTACCAACTAACTAACCACTCAAAGGTATCACTTGTCATTGCGTTGGTTCTCCTTTCTATAGAATAACCCAAATCAATGAAATAGGAAATAATTTGCCCCATCTGTAGAAATTTTGCTCTATCTTCCAAATTGCCTTGCCATACATTATAGTAGGCTATAGCAGTTGTTCTGTCAGATGTTCCAATGGCCGCTATACTGGTCATCGTTGTGCCTGTAACAGTTATTTCATATAAGCCTGAGGCAGCCGCAGTTAAAATTGATTCTTCAATATCTCTAATTTCGTTAAAAATTACCAAATCATTTTGTGCTTTAGCTCTGGCTGCTGTAGCTGTTAACATTATGTTGTTCATCGAAGTTGATCCAATGCCTGTTTTGTTGCGACTTTTTTCATTTTTTCGTTATTTTTATCTAGTTTGGTAGTCATCAATTTTGGTTCATTTTTGTTTATAGCTATACTATCAAGTGTGGCCGAAAGTACTATATCTTTTAAATCATTTCGATGCCTATTTAAAAGATCGATCATTAGCTCCGCTGTAATATTATCTTCGCTATCTAGATCGTTAAGCAGCTGATCCATATTAATTGAATCAGCGCCTTCTGCCTTAGCTCTTAATAATATTGGTTTGATGAGGCTAAGAACCTGCTGATCACTGTCAACCAACTCGTATAAACGCATTATTTTAGCTCTCGTCCTGTTGGCAACTCTTCTCCACTAGCAGCATCAGCCATTCCAAATTCATCCTCTTCAGGCTCTAATGCTGGTTCCATGCTTGGCTCTTGGCCTGGCATTTCCATTGGACTTTCACCACGTAGTATACCTTCTGCTTGACTAACACTATCTTTTCCTGCTTTAACTGCGGTGAGCAATGTGGCAAAGGCAGCGTCAGCAGCATCATTGAATTGCTGTCCTATGTCTTGACCAAATTCTACCTTAACTCTTTCTACTAAAGGCATTAGATCGTCAGTTTGCATTTGAGCTACATCTTCGGCCATACCTTGTAGTTTTTCAACCATGTTCTTAACTACGAGAATTAATTCTGCTTTAGCTAGTTCTTCGCCGCTTTGCTCGTTAACTCTACGCTGTGTACGCATTGGGGCTATTTCTTTTAATACATGCTTAAGAGCTTCAATGATCATGGTATTTTTGACATATCTATTGTCATTTTGATAATTTCTAACTGAAGCAGATAGATTTCGGTTTTCTACTACCAGCTTGTTTATGAGTGATTGAACCTGTAGCGCATCGCCGTGTGCTTGTAGTTTCAAACCATATTGACTGTTTAGAAAATTCTCGATAATACGCTTTTTGCGTTGATCTGGATTAAAAATTTCAGTGGTATTCATAGTGTCGATCCTTTGATGTATTTATCAATATATTTTAGATAATCGTCTTTTTATTTCTAGTAGTCTATGTCGTTTTTCTAAAAGTACATGACTGTAGAATTCATTTTTATTGGTTTTTGTTTTTTCACTAAAAAAATGAATATCTTCTCTACACCTATAATATTCTTGATCTAATTCATAAATCATAACATACTTAGGACAAGCTGTACCAATAGTTTTGTTTAAGTTAAAAATAATATTAAGGGCACTATTAAATAAACTTATACTTTTATATACAGTATTCCCTGTGTGTTTATCATAGATATCATATCGATGTTGTTCGTGTGGAATTAAAAGATATCTGTCATAAAATAGCACTCCTTGGGATGTTTCTTTAGCTGTCGCTATCATGCCTAATACACTGTCCGGCAAAGTTTTTTCAATAAGATTTTTAACTTTTTTGTTTATGTGTTCAACGTCTAGTTTATCTTTTTTGTAGTTTGTAAAATACTGTTTTTGTTTCTTCATTATAAAATCTATCAATTATTCCATTCTTAGTCATTTCTTCTGCCAATCGCTGTTGCCTTTCTTCGAGGTCATGACGATTTACAATGTCTTGTTTTTTTAGTAAATGAATGAAAGCACGTTGTTCGTTGGTAATCATATAGCCTAGGCCAGTTACCAGTTCGCTCACTTTCATTTTTTTCTCCAGCTGGTATCTGCCACCGGACTTTGCTTGTTTACATCTGTTCTTTCTTGACTACCTTTATGACTTATTTGAATTCCTTTTATTCCCATCATTTTGTCTGCTTTTTTAATTAGATCAATTTCTTCAGAAGTATAACCGATCATGGCTAAGTTTTCAGCCCATACACTTTCTTGTCCCCAATTTGGATCGTCGCTGGCTGCTGCTGCTGCCAATGCTATACCATAACGCATTTGCATATAAGTATCAGTATTTCTTATTCTAGGTTCAATTATTGCGCTGGGAATAGCTTCATCAACACCACCGTGTTTTACAACGCCATAGTCTTTTAGTCGATGCCCGACATAGCCATGGTAAATTCCTTCTTTTATAATTTCCTTTATTTTCATCGTTTCATTCTCAACAATAAGTTTTGTATTTGTTTAACTTCAGGTCTGTTGGTCATTGAAGGATCATTTAGCACATTTATTAAGTCTGTCGTTTCTTGATCTTTATCCGAATCCATCTGTCCGTTTGGGTTTGTTGGTTTACCGGCTATAGTCGGGCTTGAAGGAGTTGGTTGTATAGGTTTGAATCCACTTTTAGGTTTAGGCACTTGACTGTATTCTATGGCTACGTTAAACCTATCATCATATTTGGATAGTAAATTTCTAGCATCTTGAAGATTATCTTTGCTGATAAAATCGACTAGATCAAGTACCTCGGTAAATTTAAGGTCTTTAGTAATAGCTGCTATGTCGGCATCATCCATGTTACCGCTTGGGTCTACAAATCTTATAAGATCTTTTAAACTTCTATCATCTGCCATATATTACCTATTTACTGACTTATTCAAAGATTTGAGTCTCTTACTCAAAGGGTTAAACATTTTGGTTCTACGTGCCTTTCGAACTATCTTTGCATTGAAACGCTTACGTATACGTTTCATCATGAATCTCTTCTTTACATTTATTGCTCGGCTACAAGCTCCAAAACTGCTTACTGTTCGACCTTTCTTTTTACCACTAGTACAGCGTATCATACGCTTGAGCTTTTTACCACGCTTGGCCCAAACACGTTTTGCTTCTGTTACTGTATCTTCTCCGACAATTTCAATCTGTTCATTCATACCGGAATCTTAGTTACAACATAGGCCAAGGCACTTATTAATGCGGCCACTATAGTGGCACTGGCGGCCACTATAGCCTTAAATCTATGTTCGCTTGAACGTTGGATGATTTCTTTCAATTCTTCCATGTCTTCAGATTGTTTACGCTTCATTTCGTGAACTTCTTCCGACAATTTTTCCAAGCGGACGTCTAAGGTGACAAATTTATCTTCCAATCTTTTATACCTCTCAGCACATAGTGTGACATGAGTTTCTAAATTCTGTTTCTCTATATCATAAACATTATCAGACACAATCTTATCCTTTCGTTTAAATAACTTATTAATGAGCCTAGATTGTGCCAAAATGAATGCCTAATAGTGTATTTATCGAATTTTACAAGTTATCATTACGAACGAAATAGATGCTTCTTTGACTATTAGCAGATGTTTCAAACACATTCACATCAAAACTTGCTGTTTCATCTAAATTATCATAAATCGGTAGTCCGTCAATATCTCTTTCTAGTGTTTGAACAGTAATGCTGCCAACTCGTTCGCTGGCAAATCTCAGTATCCAAATGTTATGATTTCCTGTAAAATCTCCTCCAAAACTAAATTCGTCCATGTCAGCTGCTACTATTTTTTCAACGCTGGCCAGTATAGGCTGACTACCTAAACTAATTGCCTGTAATAAAACATTTAAATTCTGTGCTTGTTCGTAGGTATTACCAGCTGCTGGATCATACACGCCTGTGTCAGTTATATCTACTAATGTATAGCAGGTAAAATATTCAATGTTACCGCCGACTACTTCACCGGTTCTTGCTGTGGATGGCATATTAAAACTCCTTTTAATTATTTATGAACTAAAAGAAAAACCGCAGAACTTTCGTTGCTGCGGCTTCCCATCCCAAAACTAGTAGGATTAAACTGCGCTTGCAGATACTGTAAAACCAACACCCGCTGATACAGTTGAACCTGTTAAATCTACTGGACCAACACCAACGCTATCGCCTAAAGCACGAATTGCTGCTTGTAATGTTGCAGCTGACGGAGCAGCGTGTCCATCACAAATTACATGAATAACACCAGTTGAAGCATTTGCCATGTCATAAGCAATTATCCCTGTTGGCAAAGCAAACAAAATTGATTCTGCTGCACCTAGAGTAACATCTTCTGCACGTAGATCAACCGCTGTTGCGCTAGCATCTTTCGCTGTAATTAAATAAAACGCTAATGTTGCACCTGGATTATAAATACCACCATCTGTGGTTCCAACATTTCCATTAACTCGAGTTACCATTTTACTTCTCCTTTAATCTGTCGAAAACTTTGTTTCTTAAGTTTATTTATCATCTTTAGGTCCAAATAAGCTGTAACCCAACTTATATCCTCCTAACAAACCAGCTATAGGCGCCAGTTTAGTCAAACTACCAGCAGCAGTTTTTGTACCGTAGCCTAAATTAGCTAACTCGGCATCTATTGGTCCTGAAATCTTGTAGCCTTTAGTTTTGCCCATATCCTCGATAAAAACTGATAATTCACTGCGTTTAGCAAAACGTTTATAATATTGTAGCATTCTGGTTACTACTAAGCTACGTTGCATATCATTTAAGGCAGGCCATTCTTGTACCAGTCGCCTTATGCTGCGTAATTTACTGTCTGTTATATTTAACTGTTTTTCTAATCTCAGCAATAAAATACCCGCATCGGGTGGTGTGATCGAGCCTGATGCAATTAAATCTAAGTATCTTTTAATAGTAGGCACATTAATGTTTAGTTTTTTTCTCAATAATTCATCAGCTTCATAGTTTTGATCTATTTTTTTACTAAAAATACTGTTTGGGTCACTGAGAATATTCATACTAACATATAGATCTGTACCGCTTAATCTTGCTTTATTAAAGGACCTATAAAACATAGTACGATCGGCATATGTACTGCTCACTGGAGCTGTTTCGTACTCGTTATATAATACAAACAAACTGAGTAAATCTAAGAAGGCAAAATTTGCTACGTTTCTTAAATTTAAGCTGCCTATTAATCCAGCAGTCCGATATTGTCTACTTTCAACAAGTAGATCCCAAGATTCTAATTGTTCAAATTGACTCATACTTTGATTCTTTTATTTGTTTAATTCCCCGTTTGAACTTCATATCATCTCCGGTTTTAAGACTATTAAATAGACGTTTGAGTAAATCATCACTTTGATTTTTTGGAAAATTCTCTTGTATATATTCAACAAGATACTTTGTACTTGCTATGAGATTGATAGCTTTATTTTCGATAAAACTTTCTTTGTCTCTCTGTGGTACAATGTTAGTAATTTCTTCTAAGATTGACTTGGTTTGCCTACGCACGATAAAAATTCCTTGTATTTTATTTATCGAAATTTTTTATTAACTAGCAGCCTTAGACGTTGAGTCTAAACACAAAAGCACACAATATAAAGATAAATAAACTTAACATCGGAGCAGAATTATGACATTTCAAAGCACATCATTTGATATGAACAGCGTTATCAATAAACTACGTACTATAGCAGAAAACGGGGCTGAAAATCTAAGTGAACTAGATCCGGGCGCAGAAGTTGGCGGCCAAGAAATTGATAATGCCAGTTTTACTAGAACCATGGCAAGACTAGCAGCAATTAAAGATGCTGTAGCCGAAGAAAACTATAACGCTTTAAGGGCAGGGGTTCGTAGCTTATACATGAATCGTCGGCCTAATCTACAACAAATGACAGCACTAATGGATCTTCTAGAAACTGTACTTAGTTACGTAGCTGAAGATAATGCTTTATTCCAAAGACTTAAATCAGACCTAGCACAGGACAAAGCTGGAGATGTATTCCCTAATGAACCAGCTAGTACGGCAGAACCAACTGCTGGCACTGCTGCCAGCGCACCTGTTGCTCAACCTCCAGCAATGAGAGGCATGAAAGTTTAAACTTTCTTCAATATATTAGCTAACCGATTGCTCGAGTCCATAGTTCGCAACTGCGGCGTGGGCTCTTTTTTATCAATGATTTCCCCTGTTTCTGGATCTATTGTAGTACTGTGACGGCGTAGTCTTTCGTGTAAGATATCCACTGTAGTAGGAACCGATTCAGCATCTTCAGCTATGTCTGTTATCCTAAGGCTAGTAGTATCAAATTGTAATTCAATTTTAGTTCCCACCGCACTGCTACTGCGAGTTTTCATAAACTGTATTTGAACACGTTGGCGCTCACGCATGGTAATACTGTTAAAAATACCAATAACATTATCCGCAGTCTGTATCTTACTAAGACCTCCTGCGATATGACTATGATCAAACTCTACACTTTCTACAGCACCTCTATTCAACTGGCTGGCTGTACAAAATAGATAATTACCCTGTGTAGACATTGCTCTTAGTTCTTCACTTACCAATTTATCCTTAATAAACAAGTCTGCTACACTGATCTTTTGACTAGCTGGCATCATCAAGTCTAAATAATCTACGATTATCCAATCAATCTTTTTATTATGTTGTATTTGGAATTCTTTAATCCAACTCTTAAGATCATTGACAGTAATGCCGGCTGTGAGTTGTACTATTTGTATCCGACCTGCTGTTTTTCCTTTAAGGCGAATCTTCATGTCAACTTCATCGATATTGCGATATATTTCTTTTGTAGCAATGCCCATGAGCATGGCATCCATACGCATACTACAAAGTCCTTCGCTGAGTTCTAGACTAAAGTAAACACCATTAAATCCAAGTTGACTCCAGTTAAGTGCGAGGTTCTGTAAGAACAAGCTCTTACCCGCTCCGCTACCGCCAGCAAAAATATTAAGCTCACCACGATTAAAACCACCATATAATTTATCATCAATACTTTTCCAGCCAGTGCTGGTTCCTCCGTTCATATTCTTAAGTCTAGTAAGACGCTCTATGGGATCAGCATAATAGTCTGTTCCAAAGCTCTTAGGTAATCCCACACTGGTGGCATCTTTGATTATTCGTTCTACTTCTCCGTACCGCTGCTTGTCTAATAAATCAGCACTTTTTAATATGGCTTTTTCTAATGCTTTATGTCTGGCAAACTGCTCAAACTCACTGAGAAACCAATCCTTGTGTGCTTGAATTTCGTGTACAGTTAGTTCCAGGCCAGTTACTGCTTTGATCTGCTCGATAGTCGGGCAGTCACTATATTTGTTAACATAATCTTTAATAAACTCTGCTGTTTGTTGTAGACTTTTACTGAAGTATAAGGATTCGAGTACGTTCTGACAGCGGCTCAATAGATCCTTGTCACTGATTAAGAATTCTAAAAATAGTTTTTGTAAATCATTGCTGTATTCTTTTATTTCTTCATTCATTTGCAATACCTTTTTGCCATAAGTCGTATTTTAGTTGGACTATGTTCAACTGCTTGTAGTATACTATAGACTGCGAACAGTCTTCCGTATTTAAGTACAGCGTCGCTTACATCTTTACAATCTTCCCATTCAGGAAAACTAGCACTCCAACCATAGTCTGCTGCTCGCATAACCAAGTCTCGTCCAGCTAGATCCCTGTCAGGGATCACCACAGGTTCTATATTTAATTCTTCTATCAATTGTATTTGTCTTTCGCTGATATTATTACTGCCCACACTAACGCCTTGCGTAAATAAGGCGTCAAACTCCCCTTCACTGACTATGATATATTCACTATTTAAAGAAATATTGTCTAAGCCAAATACATACTCAGCCGGTGCTTTTCTTATATACTTCCTGACTTTTTCAGGAACCGTCCCGGCATATCTGGCCAGATAGCCGACTAGTTTATTTTCATAAGTATAAGGAAGAATTATGCGTTGATTCAAACCAAGATATTCATAATCTGTTTCAAGCCATACCGCCAAGTCAGATAGCTGTCTTTTTTCTAGATATTCTAATTTAACAGGATCAGCAATTGGCCTGAACTCAAAGCCGGGATCAAAATCAGGCCAATCAGGTCGCCATTTAAATTCAGGTTCCCGCTTGACTAATTGTTCTAAGTCAGCTTGACTGAGTAGTTCTAAGGCTAGGCGTTGTATTTCGGCTTCGTCAAACCCTAGTTGCCGCATTAGCTTTCGTATCTTAAAACCCAAACTCCAACCAGGCATCCATCCTGTTTTAAAATCACAGTTAAAACAGTGATAACTTAGTCCGCCATCTGGCTGATAGAGTATACCTCCTCTGCGTTTAGTATCTGGCCTGCTTTGGCCATTTACCACACACATGGGACAGTTTAAACTGATCCATCCTTTGGGACTAGGTTTTCCGTTTATTCTGCTTTTAAGCAGTGTTTGTAAGGCCATCATAGCCTTGTAATTTTAACTTCTATACAAGACTTTGTCAACAGTTCCTGTGTTCGCTATATTTGGTGTATGTTTTATTCTTATCCATTTAGCATCGGCAGTAAAGTTTTCGCCCACTGGGCCTGTGTAATTTGTATAAGTTAATACAGCTGATCCTGAAGACCAAGTTATGGGAAAATATCCCAGTACACTGTTGTATTCTACCGTACCTTCGACTTCAATGGTACCAGTATAATTTGTCATATTAATTTGTACAGTGTGTAGGTTTCCAGTGTCATTATTTGCTATATTGCTGGTCAATGGCTGGCTGGTATAAGTACCAGCCGACACAGTGAAGGTACACGATTGACTGGCTATAAACTTAGGATATGCTCCGTCTAATATTTCAATTTCAAGTGTTACTCGACGATTGTTATCAGTATATAAACTTTGTCCTAGCCCATCAGTTTGATGTAGTACTGCGCTTATTTGATAAAAACCAGGATCAACATTTACTATTTCACTTTGAAATATGGTTAGTTCGCAAAAACCAGATTCTGGTTTAACTAACTGTGCTCTCTTTTGAAAGATCAGTTCTCCTGTACGTACATTCATTAGATTAACGTAGACTGATTTGTTAAGTAGGTTAATTGGTTTACGATCCTGATTTTTAACGTCAAAACCTAACGTACTATCCACACCTTTATAGATAGTTTTTCTTGTGGTATTGAAAGGCATATTTCTAGTCTCACTAAATCCTTGAGCACTTATTAGAGTACTCACTTGTGGATAATGTAATAGGGTAAATGTATCACTCATAATTATATTTATTTAAAATAATGGTTAGCAGATTATAAATAAACCCGATGGCAGATTATCACAACATACTCAACAAGTTCCCGTTTTTGTGTTTATGTAAGACAGGGGAAGAAGAACTTATAGGAATAATGCAAAACTACAGTAATACTCTAGTTAGTATCTACGTCTATAATTTTTTAAACACTAAAGAAGACAAACAACTATTCTTAGAATACGGCGATGAATGGTGGTGGCAAAGCAATCGACAATTACCGATAAACTTGGTAGTAGGTTTAAAATTTAAAAAACTTAGCTATTGTCTAAGAACCTACAATGTAAAAGATTTTGAACTGGTACAAGGTGAACCAGTAAGTCTACAAAATATTATTACTAAAAGAATTAAACGTCGTCAAATACAACTAGTTCAGAAACTATAACTAAGACGGTTCATCTGTAGTACAATAGCCATGGCGTAGCCAATCGCATGGCTCTTTTTAAAGCTGTAAACATCATCGGTTTTAACCCATACTTCACGTTCAATTACCGACCAGGGTTGATTTATTAAATGTCGTTTGCCTGGTCTTATCACAGCCAGTACCATAGCTAGTTGTTCTATACTTCGTGGTCGCATTTGTCTTACAATGTCCGAATGATTATGGATGTGAAACAATTGCTCAATAATTTCCTTATGCTCTAACAACTCCCATTGAGGTTCAAATTCAAGCAAATGATCTATTTGTTCGTTACTGGTAAAATCGCAGTATATACCTACATTTAAAAGATCTATCTTAAACCATCCTTTATCTTCAGCTTGTTTGTAATCAAGAGTAGCCATACTAGTAAATGGGTTAACAGGAGCTTCATGGAAATAAACTCCTGTGTTATGCTTACGAGGTTTATTATCATCCAAAATCATAGCAGGAACATGTGGTATTATCTTTAGTATTTGTTCTCGATCAGCAAAATCAATGTCAATATCTGTGCTCAATGTAAGGTTCCTTTGTTTTCAGGAAAAGGATAGATATTTTTACGTCGATCATAGATAGCACTGACGATTTGTTCGTAATCTTCTTCGTTTAACGCAGTTCTATATATGCTTAGAGCCATGGTGGTCATTATACTGGCCACTGCCAATGGATCATGGTGGTCTAAACTTTTGTTAATCATGGCTAGAAAGTCATGATATAGATCTTCTGTACTTTTATTAGACATTATTTTTTCTAACTTTTTTATTAGCACGATTTTCTGCTGTGTACAATCGCTGTTCAAGTTGATGTACACGCTTTAGTAGTCGTTGAAATGTTTCCGCACTAGGTACGTATATTAAATTATTATCAATTTCTAATTCTACCATACCGTTTAGAGTACGTGCCTTAGGAGTATTTCTTCTATCTTTAAGTAAAGCTGGCACTGCTTGTTGACTTGAATACTGACTCATTTTATCTCCGCTTGATTGAAAACCGTTTGAACCCATTCGGCATCTTCACGTTGTCGCAATACTTTTGCTCTCCAACTGTTGGGTTCCATATAGTCTATAAGAGTTTGTATTTGACCTGGTTCAAATCTATCTATTAATCTACTACCCTGATCTGTGGCAAATGTACACCAAGGACTAATTCGACCCATTCTTATATCCTGTACAGCCTGGGCAGTATCCACTGATTGAAAATAATTCTGCCAGTCTTGTTTGGTTCTTTCTGCCCATGCTTTCATATTTAACACACTTCGTTCGATTGCCCGTTCTACTGATTCCTTTTTAGTTTGCTCCTTTACATAGTGATCGAACACAGCATCGCTGGTCCATCTTCTCATAGGAACACTATTCATAATTAAAAATCGAACAAAATCTTCTCCTTTAGCTAGATTAAGATCAATTATGTACTTGGCCAATTTCATGAATCCTTTGTACAAACTATTGCCAACAAAATCTTCATAGCTTTTTTCTTTTTTAGCATTAGGCATAGTAAGTTTACGAAACAGTAACCAGCTTTGAAAAGCTATACGATTTTGAACCTGATCTTTATCCAATATTCTACGTTTGGCTTCGCAAAGATGCGAAGTTAATGTAGATTCTCGCGAAAATTCTTTTTTACAATACCTACACAGGTAAGTCATTAGCAGCAGCAATTATATCTTTGTCTTTAATTTGAAACTGATCGAGAATGTCCCGAGCATGTGACCTTGTATAGGATCTAAACAATAGATCTAACTCCTGTTCATTGAACTCAGGATTCCTATCAGCTAACCAATTACGAAAAGCGTTGGATTTAGTTCGTCGACCTTTTCCAGGCTGTATATATGGGTGTTTAACTGATTGTCCAATACCAACCATACTCATTAGCTTCCATTGTAGGTCGGGGCAGTGTTTAAGGTCGCTAAAGTTAGTGTTAACTAGCTCGTTGGTCATTATCAGGTAATGTTCTATGATGTCATTATTGGCACTTTCAGCACTGCTTAAATAACGCATAACTAACCATGGACTAAAACCTTTAGTTTCTTCGGTATTTAAACTTTGATAAAAATCTTTTTTTCTAGTGTCAGCAGCTGGTAAGACACGCTTAAACATATCTAACATAGGTGCTTTCTTTTTCTTATCCTTGTCAGGGAAGCTCTGCTTGCTCCAGTTAGTTACATCAGTTAGATCATATTTTTCTTTCATATACTATTATATTATATCATCTTCTCAATAGCAAGTACTTCTGGTAACTTGTTAGTTTCTTTGACAAAATAAGCACACAGTGGTTTTTCGCCAGAATCCAATGGTACTGCTAATATGTGCCCGTGCTTTAACTTGGGAGTAAACCAACGTATGTCTTGAAAAATATTTACTATTTCAAGTGGCTGAAAGTCAGGCCTAAAACTACTGATTGGGTTAAAAACAAATGCGCTAAACCCTCTATCATTTACATTCATAATAGGGACTATTTCAGGATCTCCATGATCCTTTTCTCCAATAACAATGTACCAGTCTAAGGGAACCTGTACAGTGTACTCACCAATTTTAAGTACAGCAGCAGGTGCGTGAAATGTTTCCATAAAGATTAAAGGTACGAAATGGTAATCAACATTACGTGGATCAATCCAATCTAGCACTGCGTATCGAAGATCTTCAACTTCGTCGGGCAACTGATTTAGTTCAAATGCTGTATTGTCTACTGTTAGTATCTTCATTTATATTTTACTTTCTGTAAGTTGTAAGGATAACCTGCTTCCTCATAGTATTTCTTTCTTGTAGCAAGATGTCGCTTGCTAAACTTCGCACTGCTGGTTACGTCCCAAATTTCCACATGGTCCTTATCTTCTGCCCGTCGAATTCCACGGCCAATACTTTGGATAACCCTAACAAAACTCTTTCCCGGCTCCAACAAAACAAGATTAAATATCCTAGGTATATTAATGCCTACAGCAGCAACACCATATGTGGCCACGATAACTTTATTTTGACTAGTAGCTACTTCATCATATTCGTCTTTTCTATCTGAAGTTTTCATTGCACCGCTGACAAAACTACTTTCTGGAATACGTTCTACTAACATTTCTCCGCATTTAACTCTGTCAACCAATACCAAAGTGTTTCCAGTCGAGCTAATGCGTTTGACAAAGTTTGCTATATGGTCGATTCGTTGTATATTTGTGGTAAGAAATGTAAGCTCTTCTTGATAACTAGAATACTCTGCTGTATCCTGCAACTGAAGAATATTTACTTGACAGTTGGCTAATACTCCAATATCTTGTAAATCACGAGCAGCAATTTTATTTATTACTGGACCAATGGAGGCTAACAAGGTAACTTGTTCATAATTTTCTTTAGGGATGGTTCCAGTCAACCCCCAGCGAATGGGCACATGAGCAAAACTAGAAGTTAATAGTTGTTTGAGTATATCAGCCTTAGCTTGATGACACTCATCCACTATCACTGCGATTACATCCTGGGCAAAATCGTCAAGACTAACTTGACTTTCGCCGTTTTTAAATTTTTTTTCCATACTATTAAGGCTTTGCCAAGTACAAATAGTATGACGCTTATCTAACTCTTTCTTATCACCGAAGTAGACACCAACATCTAAGCCTAATAGGTCATAATCTTCGTAGGTCTGTTTTACTAAGTCTTTATTTGGCACTATAACTAGACTACGCCCATACTGTTCAACAGACTTACTTAATGTGGCAGTCATTACAGTTTTACCAGCTCCGGTGGCAATCTCTTGAACACACTGAGGTGCTTCTAAGAATTTGTTTATGGCCTCAATTTGATAGTCACGAAGGCTAACCGGCTCACCTGCCTTAGGATGTTTTTTTGGCCACTGTATATGACTGTGCATGTTTTCATGCGCCGGTGTAAAAGAGAAATTATGATGAGGTCTGAGATCATCTATTGTTATATGATAACCGTGATCAATTATGCTAGGTAAAATTTCTTCTAGTAGATTAAAAAAACTCGAACCTCCTAGGCTAAAGAAACTTACACAGCCATCCCATCGGCCTAACTTATAAGCAGGGCTGTGATAAGCCCATGGCTGGAAATACTTTAATTTCTTTTCTAGACTACGTCTAAGCCCTGCGTCTAATCCTATGAACTTTATGTTTACTTCATCTTTAATTTGTATAGTACATTCCATAGACTATTATAGCATACCTGTCATAGTATATCAACCTTGTTTAGGTTCAAAGTAAGTATTATACACCGTTGAATAGTTCATAATTAGAATCTCTGTTCCTTTACTTTTCTTCTTGTAAGTTTTAGGATTATTAATATGTCCTCGAGTAGCGGCACTACGGTAGACACTTTGCTTGTGCCATGTAAACTTATCTTCAGGATAAAAGTGATGAAGGTCATCAAAATCGTAATAGCTTAAGGCAAATTTGCCTTTTATATTGGCTAAAACATCTGCTAGTTCTTGATGTTTTTCTCTTGGAAAGTCTTTGCTGTAGTAAAACTCCATATTGTAGTAAGGAGGATCAACATAGAAAAAAGTAGTTTCACTGTCATATTTTTTAATAAGATCAATACAGTCGATTTTTTCAACTTGATTTATGCTGGCTAATCGATGCGTGATTTTGTCTGTAGATAGTTTTTTAATCAGTGTATCGTATTTGCTAGGATATTTGCCACCTGCTTTTTGCTCAGTAAAGTAAGGTACATTGTTAATACTAAGGGCTGTGCCGGCAAAGACCTGCGTTTGAAGATAAAGATATTTCAAGGCTAGATCCAAATCGCCTAGTCTAACTGTCTGCCAATCCAAGTCACCAAATAGCTCTTGTTGGTATTGTTTGTATAAAGCAAGATTGCTTTTAGGTGTTTGGATCATTAGGGATAATAAATCTTTTGATCTAGTTCGAAAGCATTCGAACACATTAGCCAGCAATGGATTAAAGTCATTATATACCTTAAATTTAGCTGACTCAACCTTTTGACTTTTGACTGAGACCCACCCAGCACCACCAAACACTTCTATAAAATTATCAAAGCGATGTGGAAACAGTGGATCCATCCACTTAACGTGATGTGCTTTACCGCCAATATAAGGAAACATAGTGTATTATATACTTCTAATAAGTAAAAATCAATCTTTTATTTATCGGCTAGCCAAGCTGCGAAATCTTCGCAGTTGTTCATGGTTAGTGGAATGTAATCTTCTGGGCCGTTCTCGAGTTTAATAAAATGTTTTTCTTTTAATTCTTGTATATAATCTAAAATTTCTTCTAGACTGATATTACTGATCCATTCACTAAGACCAGCTTCGTTACTCAATCTGCGAGACTTAAAATGTCGTTTTATCTTTTTTTCGGCTTCTTTGACGTCTATATCTTCACCAAGATATATACAAATAAACTTTTCTGTCCATACCGGACCTACTGCTTGTTGATAAGCAGCAAGCCTTGTTCTTATTTTATCTAAAGCAGATATACCTACCTTATAGTGAGTAGCGTTGACGACTCCCGGGCAAGTTCTGATATAAAGAGCGTAGGGTCTCATTGTACAGGAAAGGTACTTTCTGGTTGTGCTAGTCGAAACTTTGAGCCATGCTTTAGATAGGTTAAAATTAAGCCGCTGGTTACTACGACTGGGTGCGCCGCAAGACTGCCAAAGTGACTTAAAAATTGCTCTTTCAATCTAATATGAACTTTCTCACTTTGACCATATACGTTAGTAAGTATGTTTCCAAATTCTAAATCAAAGTCACGTGATAACATTTGACCTGTTTGTAATTCTGTCTGTTGATAGAGCCTTGCCATGGCCAACATCATAATACCACGTACTTCTTCCATGGGCCAAGTATCCCGATGAAACTTTAAGCTACGAGCAAGATATACACCTTTAATTCCACTGCTAGCTTGAACTAGATCATAAGCACCATACAAATGTTCAATGTGACTGATATCACCGGCCTTATCACTGGTTCTCTTAATCTGACAGTGGTTACTGTCTACAATGTTTTGAATAATAACAGGTTCGGTTATTCCGCATTCAACTGAAACCATGTGTGCGTCATAATTACCACAAATTCGTTTACCAAATCTATTAATAGTCAAAAAGCTGCGACCGGCTTTAAGTATAAGAATCTTCTCAGCTTCTTCTAAACTATGTTCATCATCAACGTCAGCTTCAGTATACCATATAGGCAAGTGACTCCATCCTTGCCGTTCGCATTCTGCCCTAGTATGACTTCCATCCCATAACAGAAAAGTTTCGCTTTTAGGATCTTTAATAGCACATGGAACAATAATCATGTCTGGTTCAAACATACCTTCGATCTTAGCTACATGATTGGGACTTAGATCACGTTGAAATATTGGATTAATTCCAACTGAATCCATATGAGCCCAAGTAAATTTAGGTATATTTAAATTTCTAGGATCTACACTACAGCGAGGTTTTGGCGGAGGACCCAAAACTGCGTCTATTACTTCATTTATATCTTTACTGGGTATAATCCCGGAACTATAATTTTTGGCCATTTCTCTTAAATCAATGGCCGCATCTTCGACATCAAAGGGTATTGAGAATTTACTCAGAACGTCCGTGATACGCTGCTCTTTTTGTTTGGTTTTGCTAAGTTTCATATTAGAATACTTTGTTAAACATTACACCAGCACCAGTAGCAGTATTACCTGCTTGCCCTGCTACATTATATTGTCTGGCCAGGTTCACTGTCAATCTTGCGTTTTGATTATTAATCACAGTGTAACCTAATACTAGATCCAAAGGACGAATATCTGATTTCAGATTCACAATTTCCTTAGTTACAATAGGATCCGCACTAACTGTACCATCAGCCAATTCAGTAAACTTGTAATCTGTTACTGCGCTCACAGTAGCTGAACCATTCTTAATGGCAACCGGACTAACTAAGCTAAGACTAACTTGATCTCGAACACTATCTTTGAATACTATATTGTGATGCGCTATACCAACCTTCCAAGTCTGGCTAGTAATAGCCCCATTGAATTGGACAAGACTACCACTTAGGTTACTGACCTGCGTAACAGCCAAACCATAATGGCCAAACAAACTTGTATCACCAAACTGTCGGGCTAGCCCTAATTGGGCATAACTAGTGCTGCTGTCACCATAGGCTAGACTACCTGCTCCGTGATTACCCAAAAAGCCTGAACGTTCAGACAAGCCTCCGAGTTGGAAACTCGCTGTAGTTGAACCCATATAGTAATCTACTTGGTTAGCTAAACCGTTATCAGACTTCATTAATTTTACTGAGTAGTCAGAGCCTGTGGGCAATACAACTTCACTATAGTTATAGGGTGTTAAGGCTAACCAAGCACTGCCGTATTGGTAAGTTTGTAGTTTATTTACAGCAGTAGCTTTAGTCAAATCAACTGCGTAATGACGCCCAATTTCATCTAAAGTCATTGTATTCTTTAATACATAACTGTTGGATAATCCTGTGTTAACTGAATTTACTGTACCTGTTCCAGCAATGCTAGAACCTGCTACTAGCCCTTGACTAGGCATGGCCATTTTTAATGTACCTGTTGGCTTAGTTGCCTGGCTGAAGTTGACTAACCCATATCCATAAACTTCATCAACGCCAGGGGCACCTAAATCTGTAGCAGTAGTCTTAACTAGACTGACAATCTGTGCCGCACTAAGTTGTGGCCAAACCTGTTTGATTAGTGCAACACCCCCACTGACATAGGCAGCGGCCGGACTTGTACCAGAGACATAACTTGTCACACTTCCTGGAATAATCTGGTTTGGAGTTGCGGTGGGAATATTTTCTCCTGGTGCTACTACGTAAAAATCTTTTACACTGTATTTGTCGGCACAAACTGTGCCTTGTACGTCAGAACAAAAGCCCCCAGCCCGGTTGCTAAAACTGCTAATTACATTCTTGTTATTCACACTACCTACAATCAGCATCCTGCCTCCTAACATAAGGTTACCTACTGAATCGGTTTTAGTAGCATAAGCACCCGGATATTGGCTATAAGCCAAGCCTTGGTTGCCTGCCGCGGCAACTATTACCATGGTCTTACTAGCATTGGCAAAATTTGCCAAGTCTTGGGCCGAGTTACTGTATAAGTCTGTATACGGAGCAGGAGCCTTGTATACTCCTGGAGACATTTTTATTACTCCACGCTGAAACGCAGTGTCATAAGTGGCGCCTAAACTTAGATTTGCTACAGTAGCACCGTTAGCTTCGGCCCAAGTTAATGCTTGATTGATGCCGTTTGTGCTAATACCATTAGTAACAGGAACCCATTTTTTCTGGTAATTATTCCAAACTAACCCTTGTGCGACCTGAGCCAGTAATAACTTAGCTCCAGGTGCTACGCCTACCGTTCCAATATTATCCAACTTACCTGCCGCCACTGCCGCCATCTGCGTTCCATGTGTACTCCAGCTAGCTGTGAAGAAAAGATTTGAACGAAAATTATTTGGATTAAGGCGAGTGTTTTCAGCTACAATTTCACTAAAGTTTCTAAATCCTAATACCTGACCTCTAAGGTCATTATGAGTAATATCAAACCCACTGTCTAGTATAGCAATCTTAACACCGGTTCCAGTAATACCTCGACTCCATGCTTCTGTTACACCGGTTTGGTTTAACACCGATGTGCTTAGTGATTCTTTATTTGCCTGAGCTAGCACACTTTGACTAATTGCCAAAGCTATCGATACGCTAAGAACTTTTGCTTTAAATTTCATAAATTATCCTTAATAAAAAGGGCAGTTTCCTGCCCATAAAACTATGCTTCCTTACGCTTAAGGATTGTAGTTTCTGCGAGACGTCTCCAATTGCTAGGACTAAGTTTACGTAAGTCCGCAATCTTAAGCACTGTACGCAAACTGAGTTCACGCAAGCGACTACGCTCTGTCCAAACAAAGTCAACAATTTCCTGATCTGCACCATCTTCAAAATTGTACGAGTTCAACATGCCATCACGCACAATCTGCTTGATACGCAAAAACTTGTCACGCATAGTGTCAAGTGTAAGATCCAGATAGTGACAACGACTTTCTAATGCGTCCAAATGGTCCTTGAGTTTCTTGCTACGAACATGCTCAAACTTAATGTTAGTAATAAAAATCACACTACCTTTGAACTCAAACTTGTCGGGCACACCTTCACGACGCAACATGCTGGAGTCTGTGTTCCAACTAATGGTACGCTTCTTGCTTGAATCCAATGCTGCCTTGAGGATGTTAAGTGACAAGTCGTCAAGCAAAATGCTGTCGCAGTCATCAAACACTAGAACATTGTTTTTGTCTGCGTATTGAAACAACTTGCAGTAGAGTCCAATAGCACTCATAGCACCTTTGACTACTTCAAAGCGATTTTTACGCTGAGCCATTTTGTCAAAGAGGCTGGCCTGTTCAAGTACCTTCTCAACACCAAAACTCTTGCCAACTCCTGGGGGACCTGACACAATCATTGCACGAACGGCACCTGTAGTTGCACCTTCTGCCATTTCATCTAGAATGTCAAAACGCTCACGAATTCGTTCAATCGCTTGTTCTTCTGTTTCTGTATATGTTGCGGGTTCGACTGCCTTGAGCATTTGAAAGACATTATCGTCTTCTTTGTTAGCACGATTGCGTTCACTGTCTGACATGTCTACGATACTTTGTCCGCTCAACGTAATATCCTCACGTGAATTAATTTTGATTTTGACTTCTGCTGGGAAGCCAGGAAAGTTTCCTTCGTTAGCTACCTTAATAACAAAGCCACCTTTTGCGCTATCTTTGATATCGCCAAGTAAGCGAAAAGTTTGACCACGAACATCTATGTTACGATAACTGCCACGAAGAACGGTAACTTGAGCCATTTTCAAAACTCCTGTTTTGTTTAACTATAGAGCTAGTATAACACTCTAGCCAATTTGTGTCAATTAAACTACCAATTCATCGCTGTCAACGAGCACACGAGTTGTGGGCTCTGACCTCCAACGGAGTTGGACGGGCTTGTCCAGGACAACTGTATACTGGACCTTACCACCGTATTTTACACGACTGGATTCAACCAGGCCCGAAACTGTATTACCATGGTAGTTAGCAGTAACTTGCTCGCCGTCTTTGATCCAACCCATTTAGTGCTCCTTGTTGCTGTCTATGTGTATATTATAACAAATCGGCTAATTCTGGTCAACCAAAATCTGTGTTGTTTTTACGCCACAAAATCAAAGATGTAGCCATAGGAGCCATCTGGGCTGATCTGAACCTTGCCCACGCCGTAGTCCTTGCTCAACCGGTGAAACACCTTGCGGGCTTCAGCTTCGGTGCAAACCACTGACAGCGAACCACAAAAGAAACTAGCCGCATTGTCCTGCTTGAGCACCTTAGCGACCTTGTCCAACACCACTGCTTCAAATCCCATTTGCTGCTCCTTGTTATTTACTATACCTACAGTATACAATCTTGTCCAATTTGTGTCAATTAAAGTGACACGCAGTGCCAGCCTTCACGCTCAATTTTACGACGTGCTTCTAACATAGTCTGGCGCAATTTTGCCACTTCTGGAGTAAACGGTGCTGCGAGTCCACCCAATTGCTGTAATTTAAGCAGAGCAGCATCACGACGCTGATAGGTCTTGACAGCAATCTCAGGCACTAAAAACTTACGATTTGATAACGCTGGGCTGGTATAAACTACTTTCATCTCTTGCTCCTTGTTTTTCACTATACCTATAGTATATAACCGAGACCAATTTGTGTCAATTATTCTACCGTGTAGGGACGATTCCACGTACCGATATTGACGTCAACGTACCAGCCCACATCGAAGTAATCCGTTTGAATGTCCGAATTATCATGGTTTCCATCGTTCATAGCGGGCATCAATTCTTGTAGAAACTTGAGTGCTTTACCGCTAAAATGGTCCTGATACCAGTAGGGATTGACGTCAATAGCCTGCTTGTCACGCAGGTATTTTACTCTGTCGGGTTCCATTTGGGAGCCGTAGGGCTTGGTAGTAAGGGTGGTAATATAATTTTCTACGAAGTCAATCTTGCCGCTCTTAATTTTGAGCATGAGAGTTGAATGGTTACGTACTGACAGTGAGCCTTTTACGCCGTATTTTTTCAATACTGCTTTGATTTTTGGGGCTAATTTTGCCTTGCGTTCTTGACTGATATAAGCCATCGTCTGCTCCTAGAGGTACTTGAAAATATTGACAATTAATACTAAACTTCCTGATCCAACAATGCCTACTGTGAAGTCTTTTATGTCCTGCATAACTATATCTTTATTTACACTATACCTATAGTATACGGATCTTCCCAATTTGTGTCAATTAACCCAACGTAGTGTCTTCCATGCCTGCGACCCTAAGTTTTGTGATATTGTTAATTTGGAAGGATTTACTATCGATGGCTTTCATAAGCCCTAAAAACTTATTTCTAACCATGGCAAATTCGTTGATTAATAGCTGCCATTCATAAACTTCTGGGTCTCCGTCAACATAGCGATCAGCGTCTCTACTAGTTAATGCTCTATTATATGTTTCAGTATATTTCTTAAAGGTGTCACTGCGCCGACGTCTAAGTTGTATATTAAGATATTCTAATATAGCTTCAATTTCTTGAAGTTGGTTAAACCGATGTTCGACTATGCCTGGCATTAGTCTGGCATTCATTTCTAGATTACCTTTAAGACTTGTTTCTATCCTAGCACTAAGTATCTCAGATTCGAAATAGGCAATAGCATCGGGCAATAGTTCAATATTTCCCGTTACTTTTCGATACCAGTCACTCATTGATCATCGTAATCGTAATTATCTTCTTCGTAACTGTCTTCTTCTGCAAAATTTTCAACAGCGTACAAATCTTTAATAACGGTATCTAGAACTGCGTCTGTGCCTAACAGTTCTTCACTTACACTATCCATATCATAGTGATTTTCCAAGCTGCGAAGAAACGCATTAGCAGCATCATATCTTTCTTTTTTATCAATATAACTCTTTACACTCGCCCAAACATCAGCAATCAAATTAACTTCATCATCATGTAGCATCCACAGTCTCCTTGGTCGTGTCTGCTTTATTTACATTAGATGCTAAATCTCTTAGCATTATGTCTGCCATTACTCGATCTAACATTTCACCAGTCCATGCTTTGCGAAATGCTTTGTCTGTGTTGCCATCTTTATAGGTATAAACGTAGCTGTTGCCTTCACGTTTAAGCTGACCTTTTTCTTCGAGCATGTCAAAAAGGCCGCTGTATGGATCCATTCCAGTGGAATAGGGAATTTTGACTTGTACACTTTCAAAAGGTTTAGCATAGCGTGTTTTCATAACTTTACAAGCAGCTCTAATTCCATTTACTTCACTAGTTTTATTGCCGTCTTCATCTTCTTTCAATTTGAGTTTTCGCATGGCAACTACAATACTACTGGCGTAAATAAAGCCTTGGCCTCCGCTAATTTTATCGTCTGGATCAAACATATCTTGACTAGCGTAGGTGTGGTTGGTAGCTACTAATCCCACATTGTGACTACCAAACATATTTACACAGTTACGTACCAGTGCGGTTAGTGCTTTGGGTTTACGACCCATATCACCTTTAAGGTCGCCTGCGTCAAACTGATTAACATCTGTAGGAGTCAGCAACATGCCTAGGCTGTCAATAATAAACAAAACTTTTGGCCGATCTGTTACAGGCAATTCTTTGTAGTCAGCAATAAACTTGCTAATGGTCTTGGCCACATCGTCAATCATGGCCATGTTAAGTTTGAGCAACTTGTCATCGGCAGTGCTGACTCCCAGGGCGTGTAACCATGCCTCGTCTAAGGCATTTTCACTGTCAACTAATACTACAAAGATACCCTGTTCTTGGGCGTGTCGCACAAGGTTGCCTGAACAGATATAACTTTTACCTGCTCCACTTTCACCAGCGAACACTGTGACCTTACCCAATGGAACTCCTTTGAAAAAGTCTCCACTGATAAGATAATTCAGTGTATAGTTGCCAGTGCTGATCCAATCTGTAGGATCGTTAAAACCAATACTAAGGCCGTCAATGGCCTTGGTTAAATCTTTTCTAAATTTGCTTACATCAAACGGGCGTGTCATTGTAGTTATCCCTTTGGTATTCCATGATCATCTTAGTCACAGGGTCTAATTCTTTGGCAAAGTAATTGGGCATGTCTTTAGACATCATTTCCAAAATATAATCACTAGGGTAGTGTTTTAGTAAATTCCTAGCACGTTCACGTACAACCTTTGGAACTTTTGGAGTCATAAGTGGGCTAGTAAGTTCCATAAGAAACTTCCTAGTTTGAATAATATTACGATAACGTTCGTCTGGTAAAGTCATGCTGTCATACCTTGCTTTGCTTAATCTGCGTTTTTTCAACATTGTGGTAAGGGGCTTTCGCCCCTGTCTTTATTTGGCTTGCTGACGATTGCGAATCATAGCAAGAATGTCATTGACATTCTTTTTGCCTTCGGGTGTAGCCGCAGGATCTGGATCAAACGGAGGATCATCTTCTTCCTCAATCACTGGCTTGCTAGCTACTACTGTAGGCTTAGATTGAACAGGAGCACTTACTTCTGAAGTTTCAGTGTCAGTAGCACCTAAGTTTAAACCGCTAGGCTTAAAATGTTGTCCCCAGCGTTGAGGATCATATAATTCACCATCTACACTAGCTTTAAACATTTCATACATAATCTCAATTTCTTCTTTGCTAGGTTTCTTTGGCATAAAATCGTTTAGATTAAATAGACCATGTGTAGCAATACTTTGAAGTTCGACTTCGGTCAGACTGCGTTCACGTCGAGCAAAACTGCTGGTTGTGTAATCAGCATATTGACCTTTGGTAGTTTTAGTAAGACGGAAATCGGTGCCGCTGACATAATCTGTGAATAGATGTTCCATTTCCGGATCCATTAACGCAGCCTTGACAAGATTAAAGATGCTGCTATTAATAATAAATCTACGGATTGGATTTTCTGGCACTGTTTCTTCCGCTAGTGCGCTTTGTACTACGAATCCTTGAAAAACGTAACTACGTTTTTTCCAATACTTGTTTGCTAGTTCTTTGAGACTAGCGTCCTTGTACCAAGGACGAATCTCAGCATGGATTGGACAGGTTTCTTTCCACATCTCCACACAGGGAACTTTTACTGTAACACGACGATTCTCATCATGGCCTTTTATTCCGCCAAATTCAATATTAATGATTTGACGTTCGCGCCATGGAAAATCATTGGTTTGATCACCGTCAGGTAAAAACCTTAATACTGTTGTTGAATTTTCGGGGATATTCCAAAAAGGAAAGATTGCGTTGTCGCCGCCGCCGGTTTTATTTCCAGCGTTTTTGCTTTCTTGCTCTAATAAACGAGCTCTAATTTCTGCCAATGTAGCCATAGTTTTTCTCCATAATATGCCAGTTAAATGTGCCTGGATCATGAAACACTTGTCTCATGAACGAATTATAGCAAATTAATATCTGCTAAGTCAAGAGCAAGTTCACCGAACTTGCTCTATATATTTACCTTATTATTTCAATATCTGTTCTACTGTGTATTTTTTCAATGCCGATTCAAAAAAATCATTAAGCCTAAAATTGTAGTCTTGTTTGGTTTCTGCTACCTGTGCTTTGCCAATAATGCCTCGGGTTAAATTTTCTACATCAACTGGGTCCAAATATCCTTGACTCATGTGTTCTTGTACTTGAGAAAGAGATTTTTCTAACTCAGCATCTTCCAAAACAGGAAGAACCAAGTTAATTAGTTCGGTGGTATTAACTGTTGGACTTTCATATACAACAAATGAATATAGACTGGTGTCAGGCATTTCTTTTACTGTAATGCTGGTGCTTTCTTCGATTTGTTTTTTGAGTTCTTCGTAGGTTTTCATTGCTTCCATTTTAGCTTGGTACTCTTTTAAGTACCCATTAATTTTAGGAAGCAGGTCAGTTATGCTTTCATCAAATACATTTTTTGTTAGTTTTTCTTTTAAACTTTCGATGTTTTCTTCGTTACTTTCGTGTACATCTTTCATTAAACGTTCTGAGTTGTACCTGCCTACAAGATCTTTGATTTCTGATAAACGCTGTCCTAAAGCAAAGTGTATATCATTGGCCTGTTCTTGTAACCCGTTGCTTTTAATGTAACGTGCTAACTGTAGTAATTGATTGCGCTCCTCACTTAGGCTAATAATTTTCTGTCCGATTTCATCGTAAGGAGTTCCGCCTTCGGCAACATGACGAGTCATTGTTCGTGCTGCGCCTAAATGAATGAAAGGAAATTTAAATCTTTCACCTTGATTGTTTTCGATAAAAAGTGCTCGAATATTTCTGCTTCGGCTACCATGTATTTCTTCGTTCACTGGTTTGCTGTGCCTAATAATTAGTTTGGCACCATTGGCCTGCTGGTAGCTAGTTTTTTGACTGCCAGCTATAGGGCCCAGACTTTCATTCATTTTAACCATATTTTCAACATCCTTTAATTCTATTTCTTTACCTGTATAAGGACGCAAATCAACATTCATCCCAAACATTTTTGCTATTCCGTCTCGAATAGTATGATGTAATTTTTTAATTTTGTCGTAACCACCATCGCTATATTTTATTTTTATAACACGTTGATCTTCGCCGTCTTCTACTATTTCGACAGTAAACTTTTCATCTGTACTGTAAAAATATCTGCCTTTTTTAGCATTGAGAATTCTTTTTCCATCTTTGTCGAATATAATAACAGTATGTCCGAACCCTTTTAGTTGATCGAACACCCTATCAGCAACGGTATCGTAATCTATAGCCATGTATATATTTACCTATTTTATTAAATTATACCGATCGGCATTGGGGCAAGGAATTCGGTACTGTCTCGTTCTACTAGACGTTTGTAAGTTCTGTCGTCATATTTCATTAAATGTTCGATAAGTCTAACAGCCAACAGGGTGCCCATAACTAAGTCATCTGTTTCACCTTCCTTAGCAGCGAAACTAGTTCCATGGGCTACAAATGTTTTAAATTCTTGTATAAGATTTTTACTTCGTGGCACCATCTTACCTGACTCTAGATAGTATTTTAGCTTGGTACAAGCAGCAATTTTACTTTTATTAGTAGTATTGAATCCTTTACGCTTACCACCAGGCTCGCTGAGAAAATATCCTGGTATTCGTTCTTCACCATATTCTTGTATGGCTACTAGAGCAGCTTCACCTAAAGTATTATTTTCAACGCTCCAGTATATTTGATCGTTACCTATACCACTATCTCTAACATGTTCGAGGATATTAATTAATACTCGCAATTGTCCACGCACATCGGTTTTATTGTGCTGCCATTCTGCCACTTGAATTAAATCTGGTAATCTATATACTTCAATAGCAGCAGGATCTCCTCCGGTACCCAAGCTCGGGTCCCAAGCAATGACGTACATAGAGTCTTTTTCAATAGTGTCATATATGCGTAATTGTCCTATTCTACCAATAGGATCAACTCCTGACATATTAGCCAGGAACATACTGTTAATAAGAGTTTCATCGGCACTGATAAATTTACATTCATGTTCTCGCAAAAAGCGTTCTTCTCCGATTTTACTGCGTTCAGTATTTCCCCATTGGTCATCTCTATCTGGGTGATCACTCCATATATATTTTATACTGGCAAAACCATTCTTACCTAACTTTTGATTATTACCATATTCGTCAATGTTTTTTGTAGCTTCGTTCCAAATTTGAGCAAACTGATCATTATCTTGGTTTGGTGTGCTGGTAATAATACACTTACCGCCGGTTGCTAGGGTAGGACTCAATGAAGTCCAGAATTCCTTAGCGATACGTGGTGGTACAAACGCAAACTCATCTAAGTATACTAAGGTCAAGCTCATACCACGGCCAGTGTTTTCAGTTGTTGTGGCACTGACTATTCTACTACCATTATCAAAGTCTATACTGCCTTTGTTATAGCTAGTAGCACCAGCTTTAATCCAACTAGGAACATTTTCATACATGAATCGCACACGTTGCATTATTTCTTGTGCGCCAGTGTATTTGTGAGCTGCTATTAATATAGTACTATCAGGCACAAACATAGCATACCAAAGCAAATAAGCAGCAGCACAGGTAGATTTGCCCATCTGTCTACCTAGCATGTTAATGCTATATTTGTTTTGATGGTAGCAGGCTATTAGTTCGATTTGGTAATCATATAACTCGAAAGGTACACGACCTTTCGTCGGGTGCTGAATCCAAATATAGTTGCGTATAAAATATACAGGATCAGTAGCGGATTTAATAATTTCCGCTATCTGATTTTCTGAATAATTTTCTTTTTTATATGCCGGCTTAATTAAACCTGCTTGAGTGCTCATTTTTCAGATTTAAATTGTTTGTATTCTTTTATCATTTGCTGTTCACTGAGCGGATTATCTCCCTGACCAGCTGGTCTATTCAAAGCACTTCCGGGCTTACCTCTGCCACTGCCCTTCAATGCCCAATCACGAATATCACCGTAGGGTTTCGGATCTCGTTCATTAGTATGAATAGGTGTATTTTCCCATGCTTCTTGTGTCATTTGTTCTTGGCTAACCTGAGTTCCTTGTGCTACACCGGCCAACTTCATTAACATCATTAGTTCAGCGGGATTATCTGTAGTAACATTTAAATTCTTATCACCACGCTGAATGTTTAACGTATAACGGTCAGGTGATTGCTGTTCCTGTGCTGCCATCGCTCCTGGCATACTCAATGGACTCATGTCACCACATTCTTCCAATGACTCCTTAGTAGCTTCCTGTTCATCATCTTCGCCGATACTACGTTTTTTCATTGAAGCAAGGCCAGCTTGACTGCTCGGATGGACTTGTGATCTTTCAAGATCGCCAAGACTTAGTGGACTACGCTTACTGGGAGGTAATTTCATTTTATCTCGGGCTTGTTTTCCAGCTTCAATTGAATCAAACTCATCCTCATCATCCATTGGTGTTTCTTGAATAGACTGTAAGTGTCGCAAAACATTTTCAATATCTTCGTTTTTTTGTTTACGCATTTGTGCAAAGTCGTGTTTATCGATATCGCCGTCTTTATCTTTGTCTAGTTTTTTTTGGCCGCCTACAAGTTCCTTAGTTTCTTGTACAGTGACATCTAGTTGTTGTAGTTTAGTTAAAATATCAAACATTTCCATATTAGTCCCTCGCAAAGGTAGGCTGTTTACCTAGTTTAGCAGTTTTAGTTAAAGGGCTGGTCTTCACAGCATCTTTTGGATCTCCAATTATTGGTTCACTTAGAGGAACATCTGGGTCCTTTAGTTTTGGTTGCTTAGTCTCTTTTTTACGAGCATCGCTTAATTTTTTTAGTTCTTTAAGAAATGCGCTGTTATATTTGTCACCATATAAATCACTAGCTTTTTCTTCGGCTGCTTCATCTTTAGTGTAATCTGTGCCTATCTTAGCTTCTAACTTTTTTGGATTTTTTAGAAATTTTTCTTGTTCTTCGTCACGTTGAGCTTCGATTTCTCTTGGCTCATTGGCATTTCTGACTACTACTGATCCTTCAGGCAAGTCTAATAACTTAGCTAGTTCTATGTGTAACATTTCGGTGCTAACTGGCAAATTAGCAGTAAAATCTATAATATAAACTTCAGCCATATCCATGTTAGGAAAATCCAATGGACGTTTCATTAGTATTGTTTTGTTAGGACGACTTATACGCTCGGCATCATACTTTTCTAGATGATGTTCAATTTTATCCATCATTTCATCGGTAACATCACAGGCAATCTTAATCCGGATATCGTGTTTTTGTAAAATTGATTCTATATATTCTCTAAGAGTTTTCATGGGTAGATCTCCAATAAACTATTTATGCTTATGGCTATCTTTCTTTTTCCATTTAGAACTAGCAACTGGACTTACTTTGTTTACTTGTTTATCTTCAACGCTTTTATTTTTAGGATTTGGATGTAATTCATCGGTCCAGACTAGACCATTGGCTTTATAAGCCTGTTTAAGCATATCTGTTTCATGTTTTGTGTAAGGATTAATTAAATTATTTCTTCCTACCCAGCTTTCGCTACTGCCTTTTAAGGGAGTAATACCATCAGCTTCTGCAGTTTTCATACCTAGTCTATACAAGTCGTAAACTCGATCAGCAGTACCAGATACTAAATGAGCACTAGGTAACGTGTTGATAGCATCAGTGTGAAGTCGACCTGCTGTCTTAGTGTAGTTTCTATCTTCGATTATTATTTCGCGAATTAGCATGATAGTATCTAGCAAAATAAGCTAGATATCTTATCATACTTTAGTATTATTATTTTTTAAGTTTTGATTAATAATGTTTAATATAGCATTTCTATCTGTATTAAGTTCCGTCGGTTTGTCTGCGTCTTCGTCTTTGCCTAGATCTTTTTGTAGCCTTGCTAGTCTCAACTGAAGTTCGACCATCTTAAGTTTTTTTTCTAACTTAGTTGTTTTAGCAGTTATAGCATTGCCCATCATAGTGCTAGCGACTTCGAATATTTTACCAGCATTGCGATCATCTACATTAAAGCCTAAATCCATTAATTTTTCATAACTATCCATAGCCTTATTGGCATATTCATCTAAATCCCTGTCCTCTATTTCTAAGCCACGAACTTGAGGTAGTGCTTCGTTAATACGATTAGCCACAGTAAGTTGATCTTTAACACGTTCTATAGTGTCAGGCATAGGGATAATTTCTGCTTTAGGTGCAGGTTCTTCGTCGGGCTGTGAATCTATGTTAAAAAATTCTTCTAGTCGTTTAGTCATCTTTTTTTCACTCTTGTTGTTGATTTAGTCTTAGGTTGCCAATTCCGATAAATGTCTTCCTCAGTGAGTATTCTAAATTTCATACCATGTGTTTGACACCAAGCACGACATGCCTCCCATTTGGCCATATTCAAAACTACTGCAGCTTTTTCTTGCTGCGTTCGTGCCTGTTCTAATAAGGCTTGATTTCGAGGTTTAACTTCTATAACTTCGCTAATTTTATTCCCATTCTTGTCTTGATACGTAATTAAAAAGTCGGGATAATAAAAAGTATTTCTTCCAGTAAAAGGATTACGGTAAGGAATCCTGAGACTTTCACTAGCCCAAGCTATTATATTGGGGTGGTTATCACAAAATCTCATGACTGTTAGTTCCCAACCACTGCGATATTTAGGATTATTATTGCCTATATATTTTTGAGGATTAACAGGACTGAAAAAACCCTGTGTATAATTATTGGCCACTTAAACCGCCTGTTGTCTGATATTGGCAGGTATAAAGCTAGAATCAACGTAACCGATCTGACTGCTGTTAGTGCGTGAGTTATTTAAGCTAGCATATATTTCCTGATCAAACCTTATACCCTGACTACTAATACTACGAACAATTTTGTCCAAACTTATATCTAATTCTAAACTTATGGTATAAAGATTTTTACCTAATAGTTTAGCCTGCTCTGGACTAAAATTCAATGATAATAGTTTGCCGTAGAGTAAATCAAATTTATTTGATTCTATAGCCATTATAGGACATCACTAAAAGTAGTTGTAGGATTACTAGCAGGACTGATTTGTTCTGTATCTTCGTCGTAGGTAACACTTTCATATCTAACACTAATTTGCCAAGTTACAGCATCGCTAGCACTATAATCCAAAGTGTCGTGCTGTACATCAACAATTTTAGGACGCCATAGAGTTACTGTGCTTTTATTTTCTAATTCAGTCAAATCTTGATTACTATTGTAAAATCTAATAATTTCAATCTTATCTAATGGACAATCTTTTGTGGTATCTAATAATTTTAAACCAAAATCATCAAAACCTTTTCTTAGACTGGTTTTTTGTTGTGCGAAATTGCCGCTAATAATATTCATGTAGGCCTTGATAAACTTTTGAAATCTATTATCTAGAGTATCATTAAAACTCATACTAATAGGTTCAAAGTTCATTTTAGTAGGTATAGGTTGTCTGACATTCCAACTATTAGCTATTTCTGTATCTATGCTATACTTTGGTAATTCAACTGTTCGTACACTGTCAAATATAAGTCGAGCAGGAGTTTGTAGTTTATCTACATATTGACTGCTGTAAAATGCGATCTGATAATGGTACTTAGTGCGGACTGTTTTTAGTCCGCCCAAGTTATACCATGTCATAGCCTGCGTTAAAGCTGCCATTGACTATCCTTATGTGGCCTGATTACCTGCTCCGATAGGTAATACGCCAGATGTTAGAGCGCCAGTTGTAGTTGCTGATGCTTGTTCATCGCTGTGAATATCAGCATTATCATAACGAATCTGCAGAGTGATTGTCATAACATCGCTGGTAGCGTAGTTATTCTCACCGTAGTTTACGTTTTGAATAAAACATCCAGCCAAGCTCCATGTTTCTAATACTTCACCTGGTTGACTGCCATCTAGCTGTTCTATTACCATGCCAAACTTATAATCACGACCTGCTACTGGAGCACTTTGTAAACCATGGCTCAATTGCTTTTGTAATTGACTGGCCACATGCTTACTCACTGTATTATTAATATCATCTCTTAGAGTTAGCGTAATTGGTTCCCAGGTATGCTTACCAGCCACGTATACTTTACTATTATAGGCATCAATAGTAATCTCATCGTGTGTTAGGCTAGGTCTCGATACACTAACTGTATTTTGTGTAACTTCTACAGTAGGACCATTATTACGACCAAAATCAAATAATAATACTCTGAATCTATATTGAAGTTTAGGCATAACCATTGAGTTACCGCCTACTGTAGGAACTCCAAACTGTGTTAAATCTGCCATCTTAATCTCCTTCGGCTCATTTATTTATCATGCTGATAATTCGCCGGTGTTGACCACACGAATTGGAATGTAAATGAATTCAGCTGCCTTGGCTGGTTCAATGGCTACATCAATCCAAAGTTCGTTTCTGTCAATTCTGGCAGGTGTGTTATTTGTTTCGTCGCAAACAACAATAAAATCGTAGATGGCTCTTTTGGCTAGTAAATCTCCTAAAAAGCTATCAAATACTTGTTTAGCATTTGCTCTTGTAATTTTGTCGTTGGGCTCGAAAATAAACGGACGAGCTAACGGATCAAAACGCTCACGTAGGTATGCTAATAGTCTGCTTACATTAACACGGTCTAATGCGCTGGTAAAGTTTTGTAAAGTTCTTTGACCAAATACAAATAAACCTTGTCCTGGGAATCTAGCGATGGGATTAATACCTACCCTGCTACCATCACCATATAATGTATCTCGTTGTCCAGGTGTTAAAGATACTGCGATAAATTCGCCTTCGCTGTTAATATAACCAACATTGCTGGCATTTGTTACTACACCTCGTGTCAAACCAGCTGGAGCGAACCAAGGATAAGCAACTTGATCATTATAGGCAAATGTTCGTAGTGCTATATGACTAGCAGGTACTACTACGTTATTACCGTCTAAATCTGTAGTCAATCCACTGGGATAATAGGCAGCAGCTTGATTCGTTGATGTAACTAGGCCATCTTCGCCATTAGTTGTGGCCAATGATCCAGACATCCAATCTAACAATGATTGTCCAGCCGGATTCAGTCTAAATGGTGTATCAACAATAATAAAACCTGTTTCTTTTCTATCAACGTTTAAAGTCAGCATTTCATCTAGTAATTCTGGATAGCCAGGAGCAGCAATTAGTGTAAAGTAAGTCATTTCTTCTCTAATTTGTGTATTAGAACTTACTGCTGCCTGCATAGCTTTGACGACTGCTTGACGCTGTGCTTTTCTTAACATATATGGAGAACCATCTGCTTTGTTTCCACTGTAAGTTGCCCAAACTTTTGCGCCAGTTGGAACACCTGAACCATCTAGTACATTTGAATAAATTTTCACATTGCCTGTACTTACAATGCTGTTCCAGCATAATATACCGTTTGGATATAGTGCAGGATCTGGGGCATTAGTGTCTATTAGTGTAGCACCACCTGCATTGCTAGTATCACCTGCTGTGTCAGTTAGGTCAGCGAAAATTACACCGTTTGGTGTAGTTTGATCAGCTGTGTCTCTTGCTACCCATGCTGAACCATCATAGACATAAATTGCCGGATAGTTTTCAATGTCGCTGTTATTGATCCAAACGTCTCCGCCAGATGGACTAGTTGGTTCTTCACTGTCAATTGTCACTGTACCCGAAACTGGAATCCAGTTTCCACTACTCTTAGTATATAAATCAGCTGTTAAACTACTATTATACCATAATGTACCTAATGTTGGCTCAGATGTAGGAGCATCAGCATTAGCTTCTTCACCTAGGCTACTCCAAGATGTTGTATAATAGCGCAGTTCGATATTTGCTGTACCGTCTGCTACTTTAGCGTACATTTTTCCGCTGACTAATGAACTACCAAAACCAGTAGTAGCTGCGCTATCAGTATCATAAACAGGAACATTTTGAATTACCCATGGGCTGCTTGCTGGTAAATTAGCACTTACATATTTTTTAACAATTACTTTTAGACCATTGTTGGGAGTAGTTGTTTTAATCCAAACATCACCGATCGCTGTAGCAGTAGGAATATTGTAGTGTGCTCTAGCAAAAACAGTTTTTCCTAATCCAGCATTGGTACAAATGACCCAAGAGCCTGATACTTTTTTGTAGAATTGATAGCTGCTTACTGTGCTGGTAGCAACAAGGGCATAATCACCGTTACTACCTATTGTGTTTAATGGAGCAACACCTAAACTACTAACTGTATCTGCCAAATCTGTAATTATTGTAACATCCTTGTTGACCCAACTCGCTGTGCCAGTAGCACTCGCTTCAAACAGACCGTACACACTAGTTGTTAAATCAAACCAAAACGTACCATTGGCCGGAGCACTACGAGGTTCTCCGGGATTACTTTCTAATTGTGCTAAATCAATATCTGCCCTTAGAGCATATGCTCTATTAGCAATACCCAAAAAACTATAGACTGCTAGTAGCCCATATTCATTCGTTTCAGCACCGTGTACTGGGGTGCCATCGATTACTTTAAATTGTGGCTGACCAAAATATTCAACTAATTCACGCTGACTGGTCAGCAAATAAGGTTTGTTAGCATTAACTGGCTTGGTTGCTTCTGCATAACCGGTAGCACTAAGATTAACTTTATTTGATTCTGTGGCTAGAATAATTAACGGTACAGAACCTTGCCCTGCTGATCCATATTGGCTTTCGTCTGTAACTGTAACTGATACGCCCGGGGATACTAGTGTAGCCATCTTGTTCTCCTTTTTAACTTAACTGTATTTAGTAAAAAATTGGAGAAAAGACGATATTTATTCAAATGGCCATTTTTTGTGGTTCATGATGCACCAATTGGAATACTTGCTTGTACAAGTCATCAATGCTGTGATTATTGTCAATTATCGCATCAAAATTTGTAGCAGTCCAGCTATACTCACTGGAATGAATATTAAAAGTATCTAACTCACTTTTACCTAAGGCCCAGCCGATAGTACTCGGACCGCTCATATAGGCACGAGCAGCATCCATCCAGGCTGGCTCATCGCCACGCACTACTCTAATAACGATGCCACCTTGGTTTTTAATTGCTTTAATTTCATTAGGAAATCTACAATCACTGATAACAATATCGTCGTTGGTTTTTCTTAATTTGTTTTCTAAACTAGCCACCCAAATGTCATCATTAAAGTGATTACGTAAAACATCAGTGCCCCAATATTGTAAAACCCATCTTGGGGTAAGATGATCTATTTCAAGTCTATTAGACCACCAAGTGTCGACTTGTTCTCTCCATTGCCGGGCTTCTTTAGTTCGACCTTCTAGTAAAGTTCGATCCCATCCAAACACGGCCGCTACCGCATCCTTTAAGGTATTAGCAAAACTTTCTCGTCTGAACTCATGTACATTAACAAGGTAATCAGCAATAGTATCCTTACCGGCACCTATAAGGCCACACACACCAATAATCATAAGTTATCCCTCTTGATGTATTATATAGTATATAATGTCTCGATGTCAATTGAATTATTTGTTTTTATCCGTAGGACTTTCACCAGTAAGTGATGGCCTAGCAAACCAAAGTTTAAACCATTCATCGCTTCCAGGTCTAATATTATGCTTACGTTGATATTCAGCTTTACTCGTGCCTATACTACCACTCACTGGACTGTCACTGCCGTCTGTTTTTTCATGAATGCCTGCTAGTATCCTAAGTTTATCTAAATCATCCAATGATAAATCCCCCGTAACCTCCGCCGTCAACATAATTCTTTAGATCTTCTTCTAGTTTTTCTATGTCTGCTTGTGCTTCACTTTTTAATGCGTCTCCATTTAAACTGGTCCCACCTTGTGGACCGGCAATGGTGGCAAACTTACTACGTGCTTCTCCTAACATAAACTTGGCCTTGGCAAAAGCGTAATCTCTCAACCAACCTGTAGCATAAGGATCCGTTAATAAATCTTCTTCGTCACGTTCAATCCAACACCACAAATACATAGTGTCATCTGATCTAAATTTACGATGAAACACAATTGTTTTATCAGTTTGTACAAAATGAAAAGTAACATAGCCGCCGAACATTCTTGCCAAAAGCTCACGTCTGTCAGCATACAATTCATAATTCATTAGACCAGGAAAATTAGTAGCATTTTGTAGCAGCATGTTATTAAGGTACATAGTATTAAAAGGCTCAAAGTCTACTCCAGTACCGCTAGTTCCAGCCGTACCTGTTTGCCTTAGTATAGCTTCTCTTACTAAGACAACGTTAGTTGGCAACTGATATTCTTGCTTTTCTGGTATGATATCTAAGGGAATAAATCGTTCTGCTACGGCGCGACTGCTACGAGCTCTATATTTTCTAAATGCTTGACTTAGAGCGAGATCATAATGAGCAGAGTCGAGTTCTACATCGACCATGCCTCCTCCTAGTCTAAGTTCTATGTCTTTTATTACGTCTTCTTTAATACCCATAAAAAATCCCCCGATAATATATTTATCGAGGGATTAAGTATATGATACTACTTATAAACTTTGACTAAGACTGTTTCAGACCCAATACGTCCATTTAGTTTAATTTCGGTACTCTTAATACCTTTAAACCATTTTTTAGCTGCGGGTTTGCCAGTATCTGAGAACTCTTTAATTTGCTTGTCAGGCTTGCGTAGAGTTTTTTGGACACTAGTGGCTTCATCAAATCCAAAGATCTTTGACCCTTTTACACTGAGCTTACCCATATGGCTGTCAGCAATGTAAATACCCAACTTACGAGTCTTTGTATTATATACCCACAGTTCTTCCGCTGTAAGAATGTTAACTGGGTCCACACTTTTAAGTTTTAAGTCAGCAAACTCTTTGAGATACTGTAGTTTAGCAACTACTTTTTCCGGCGGCACTGCTTTCTTTTTACGCGGAGCTTTAGCTGCCTTTTTAATCATGCCATAACTATTACAGTCATTAAGAGCTTGTTGCCACCAAGCAATTACAGCCTTGACTTGCCGCTTGCCCCAATGTTTATATGCTTCTACTAACTGTCCTTCTTTGCCTTCGGCAACTAGTTCAAATTCATTAATGTTTCGTTGAACAGTGTTAGCAATGTATTTGACATGAGCAGGTTGAATATTGTGCCTAGTTAACAAGTCGACTAATTTTGGATCTCCTTTAAAGTCATTTTTGATAAAATCATCAAACGCACCTTCTAGGTCTCCCATACAGCCTTGAGCTTTTTCACGTAGGCGATCTTGAATGTTGAACTTAGGTACAACTGGCTTGGCCTGTTCGATGGCTACTGGAATTAATTTTGAATCATGTCCAGTCAATTTGAGTGCTCGGACCACACTACGTAAGGTACCGAACTTTAGCTTAAGTCCTAGTCGGCCAGCACGTAGAATAAAGCCAATAGTGCTTCCGGGACTAAGTTCTCCTTTTTTGATAGCTTCAACTTGACTGCGTCGACGTGGGTTACGGTTAAGGAATTCTAGCAGCCATTCCTGGCTTTGCTTGCTGTCTTGTGTAAAATTATACCAATTTAAAGTGCGAGCAACACGAATACGATACTCACGATGACTCCAAATATCTTGTTCATCTAAACCAGGATGCTGCGGTTCGCTTCCCACATATTTGGCATCGGCATCTTTATAGACGACAGCTTTAGGCGCAGGCTCAAAACGCCAAGCAATTTTATTTCCGCTTAGTTTTGGTTGTTTTCGAGTTGCCATACTTTCTCCTAATTAGTTCAAATGCCTTATGCATCAATAATGATTCTTTACTATAGGCTTCAATTTCCCATGGTCTGTCCAAATACTTGTTTTTAGTTAGTTTACCTAACCAAAAATAACCATATCGTTTATTATGAGGTTTGATCTTTAATTGTCCAAGAACAAACTGTTTGATATGTACCATTTCATGTGCTAGTATCCTAGCCATTTTGTCTTGTTTCAATGTACTCTGTAAGAAAATGAAATACTGCCCATCATGTTCGGTAGCAAAGCCATCTGCTTCAAAACTACTCTGAACATCCCGACGAGTTACTATAGTAACACTTTTTGGATTTTTGTCCAATTTTAATAGCAAGGCATAGGCCTGCGCCAATTCAACGAGTACCTCTCGTTTTAACTTGCTACGACAATTAGCTTGAATGTCCATTTTCACAGTATAGCAAATTAGTCATTTTATGTCAATAAAAAACCCGCCTAAGCGGGTTAAATTAAGTTCCTACGATTAGAAACGATGACGCACTCCAACGCCCATTACACGAGTATCTGCCCATGCTGCGTTAGTACGATTAACTCCATCATTTGTGTAGTCAGTGTCACGCAGAGCTGCGTAGATGTCTGTACGCTTGCTCATAGCATGACTTACTCCCAGTGCCCAACTAGCTGTTTCAGCACTGCGGCTACCTACAAAATTGTGGTCGAAGTGGCTGTAACTAGCCATAATGGTATTGCCTTTGCCCATCGGCAAACTAGCACCAATGCTGTAACCTTTATCTTCTTTGGTTACTAGATCACTGTTTTCTACACGATTCCATTGTGCGAATAGTTTGGCTTTTTTCAAGTCAATGCTGACGCCACTGATGAACGATGTCATATTATGACGTCCTGGTCCAGCATCAATTTCTTGCCATGTAGCGGTAAAACCAACTGGGCCTTGAAACATCATTGCTCCAACACTTTTACCACCTTGTTTACTGCCAAACGCATCGTCTTGTACACCAGCTGAATATACACCAGTTAGTGCCAATGGACCAGCATTAGTTTTAACTAAAACAGAATTGTTCCAGCCTGTGTCGCTGCCACCGCCTGCTAGATTATAGTTGTTTACACCAAAACGCTGTGTAACCATGGGAGAAAATACAAAACTATCGCCTAACGCATTAAACGCAATAGTTGAAATAAAGTAAGGAGTGGTTACACGACCTACTTGTAGTTCAGCCGCCTTGTTGCTTAATCCAACATAGGCATTGCGAGCAAACATTACATCGCCATTAAAACGTCCTTGTTGAGCAGTGTCTGGGCGTAAAAATTGTTCTAATACAACATTAGCCTTTACTCCGCCACTTAGGTCTTCCGAACTACGAATACCAATGTAACTGGTTGTCATACCGCCGGCGTTAACCTGTGCAGGCGATTTACCGTCAGTCTTACCAACATAACCGTCGACTAGACCATATATACTGGTTTGAGCTTGTGCTAATGAAGCAGCTCCAGCAAGTAATGCTGCCAATAAAAGTTTTTTCATTCTTGTTTCCTTTTTAAAATCATATACACTAATATATAGTTGCTTTTACCTATTAATGTACATGTAGTCATTATTTAAATCATCTCTTACGGTAGGATAAAACAAACTATAACTATTATCGTTGTAGATTAGCAACAATAATATACCTACTTAAATTGAAAAGATAAAAATCAATAGCAGGTAAATACTATACTATGCCTAGACTAAGCCTTTGGAAAACAGAAAAAACATCTGACTATCACTTTATGGATAAAGTGATTCGCGAACAATTTTTGGTTGGTGGTACTGGAGTTTTGGTACACAAATATCTTAAGCCGGCGGATCAAGGAGCCAGTAATGATGCTACCAGACCTAACTATAATGTTGAAAGTGAACTAAACGAAACTAAAATACAAGATCTATTATTTCTCGAAAATAGAGATAGAATTTATGATCCTGACATTTATGAACTACGTGGAGTATATAATGTAGGGGATCAAGACTTTGACTTAACGCAGTTTGGGTTATTTCTTAGTGCTGATACTATTTTTATTACGTTTCACACCAATGATATGGTAGAACGAATGGGACGTAAGCTCATGGCTGGAGATGTATTAGAATTACCGCATGTTAGAGACGACTTACTGTTAGATCAAACTAAACCAGCAATTAATAAATTCTATGTGGTACAAGATGCCAGTCGTGCTGCCGAGGGGTTTAGCCAAACTTGGTATCCTCATATATGGCGTGTCAAAGCTAGCCCGATGACTGATGCTCAAGAATATCGAGACATTCTTCAGAAAGTATCTGAAAACAATGTAGATACTTTAAAAGATGCCCTAAGCACATATCAGCGTGAATTAGAAATAAGCAATGCTATAGTTGAACGAGGTCAACAATTAGCTCCAACTATTTTAGACAATGATAATAACCTATTAACCGATGCTACTAAAGGCTATCAGAAAAATGCCGACGATGTATATGATCACGGAGAAACTTTGGCTTCGGGATTAAGTTTTCCAATTAACCCGCAGCAAGGCGATTTCTTTCAACGTACAGATTACAGCCCGCCAGTATTGTTTGTATATCGTGGTACAAGATGGCAAAGAATGTCTGTACAAAATGGTGCTGTAGATGTTAAAGATAAAAACTTAAACGCAGCCCCGTTCATTAACAATGATGCTACCACTGTGGTAGGAAATGAAGAAGTTCCAGAGCGTCAAGCTCTAAGCCAAGTTATCAAACCCAAAACGGATTTCTAACTATGCACATTTATAGAATAAAAAATTTAGTTAATGGCAAGATATATATAGGCCAAACTGTACAAAAAAATCCTAAGATGAGATGGTGCGCCCATATCAATAATGCTAGAAAAGGAGGCGACAGTTTAACGCTGTTGTAAGACTATCAATTTTTTTTACGATGAACAAATAAGAAGATACCTAACGCAGTTCATGCGTATATTGGGTGGCTTTAGTGTCAAAACTGGTAAGGACAGAAATGGCAATGAGACCTACATACAAGTACCAGTAAGATATGGTGATATCAACCGTATGGCTGCTCACATCCTTAAGAATCAAAGTGAGAACATGATCAACACTGTGCCTTTTATCAGTTGTTATGTGACTGATTTACAGATTAGTGCTGAACGTAGAATGAATCCAACTCATACTGATAAGGTCAGAGTTTATGAAAAGAAATTCGATACGACCACCGGAGAGTATATAGATAGTGAAGTAGGTAATACTTATACTATCGAAAGATATATGCCAGTGCCCTACGACCTTACAGTACAAGTAGATATATGGACTAGTAATACAGATCAAAAATTACAAATATTAGAACAATTACTAGTGTTGTTTAACCCTAGTATTAACTTAAAAACTAACGACAATCCTTTTGATTGGAGTAATTTAACTTATACAGAATTAGTCAACGTAGTATGGAGTGTAAGACAAGTTCCGTCAGGGACTGATGATATCATTGACGTAGCAGCGTTAAACTTTACATTGCCTATATTAATAAACCCCCCAGCAAAAGTAAAACGTCAAACTCTAATACATACCATACTGACTGAAATACGCAGATTGCGAGATGATCAAGAACTTGACTGGGTGCCATCAAACCCTACTCCAAACAAAGAATGGGTCGTTGTTACTTTTGAAAACTTTAAACTACAGGTACGAATAGAAGGGGATCACGCACTCTTACTTAATAGTTCTGGTGGAAATACCGATGCCAATGGTGATGTTTTAAGTTGGGAAGAAGTTCTTAAACCATTCGGCGAATTAAGATTGGGCATTAGTAATTTGAGACTGCGTAGAGGAGCAGATCCTAGCGATTTCAGCGAAGATATTATCGCAACGTTCACAGGTTTAGATCCAACTGTTTTAAACAAGGCTTATATATCCTTGGATACTGATAGTTTACCCAGTGCTACTGTGCCTGCAGTAAATGCTATTATTAACCCTACTAAGTCTGCCCCAGGATCTGGGTTACCGACAGCAGTAACTAACCAACGGTATCTTGTTCTTCAAGCAGTACCACAAAGTACATTTTGGGGAGTAAACACCGCGAAAGCCAATGACATAATTCAATATAACGGCAGTTCATGGATAGTTAGCTTTGATAGTTCAAGCAATTCTAGTGCCGTTGTCTTAAATACTGCTACAGGATATCTTTACGAATGGCGCAATCAACAATGGATCAGCGCAGTTGAAGGTACATATCAAAACGGTTATTGGAGATTGTATTTGTGAAGCAGTTTAAAGGAGTTGGTGGTATAATAGTTAGTGAAAAAACAGGCAAAGTTCTAACAGTGTTACGTAGCAGCAAAGAAACCCATCCTAATACTTGGACTTTTGCGGGTGGTAAAGTAGATGCCAATGAAACAGCCAGCCAAGCTCTAATCAGAGAACTAGAAGAAGAATTACAACTTATCAAAGTTAAAAAAATTATTCCCTTACATAGGTATCAAAGTAGAAGCAAAGATTTCATCTACGATACTTTTATTGTGTTAGTAAAACAAGAATTTATTCCTGAATTAAACTGGGAAAATAGTGGTTATGCTTGGACATATATAAATACTTTACCAACACCATTACACCCTAAGACAAGACAAATGATTACATCTAGCAGAATTATCAATAAGTTTAATAATTTTTATACTTGGGTAGACAAGAAGAATGGCAGCGACGATAATACCATTTCCGAAGAGCGAGTCGGCACTTAAAAAAGCTCGCAGCTTGGACCTTTATTACTGCTGGGACAGCAGGCTTAATAATCCTTTACTCAACAGCATATACCGTCAAGAAACTAGTTATGTAGAAAGATGGTTTCTACAAAGTCAATACTTATTAAATCAAGAAGAACTAGACCATCCCATCATGAAACAATTATTAACCAAAGAAGATAATACCCTAAGTTTACTTATTGATGTTACAGAAAAAGATTTAGCTGTTCAAAGATATTTTAGTGATGTAATTAATTATGACAGTGTTACAGTTAATGTTAATAAGCTAAACAGATGGATGGCTAAGTGGCAATGTCTACAACAATATCGTCAACGACGCTAAAAGCCTTAGTGCCAATGTGAAGTAATTCGGCAGTTGTTTTTACGTCTAGCCAAGCTGTTATGTTTTTAGCTAACACTTTTCTAAAAAACTCTATATCTTCACCGGTATATTGCATTTGATTAGGATGAAACGCTATCTCAAACCATGGTAATTCGATTTCATCAAACACAGTAATTTTGATTAGACAAAACCCCAAGGCCATACATTCAACGGGTATATGACTTTCGGTCTGTTCAGCTACATCTATATAACTTTCCCAAGCGTCAATTTTATGCCAAGCTGTAGTAATATAAGGTTCAACTCTTTTACTATAAGCAGCACCCACTAGATCTTCATCAAATTGAATAAGATTTAAAACATGTTCAGGCTCAAATTGAATGTCACTGTCAATGAATAAAACATGCGTAGCTCCCCACTCATAAGCACACATTACTAGTTCATGTCTTTGATTTACGATTAATGTGCCTGGACATAAAAACAATCTATGTTCAATTTCATTTTTAGTTAAGAACTCACTGAGATTATACATGCTATAGGCAAAGGCACTATGTACAGTATCTCTCGCTGGTACACAAACAGCAATTTTTACTTGATTCATTTTACAGGTTTAAGAATAATACGTTGCTTGTTTAAGTTATTAGCAGTTTCGGTAGGTACTATACCAATCTCAGTTTCTGCTTTAACTGTAGCATTTTTTACTAGATTGGCCAACTTCAAACTATTCTGAATAGTTTTAATGTAACTTTCTTCGGGCAATCGAATTAACTTGGTCATAGTGTCTTCACTGAGTTTATCATTAACTAATAATTCAACAGCAGCAATTTTACCTAGTAGATCAATCCAATAGTTTTCTTCGTAGGCCTGCCAATTTTTAACTACTCTTAGCATTTCTTGAATATTTTGTTGTTCTAAGTACTCTACTAACAAATCGTGTTCTTCTTTGAGGCATGTCTTTTCGTAGACAGGCAATTTAGAGTTAGCTAAATCACTGGTAATTTTTCTAACTCGATTAACGAGGCTAATGTAAAAACGTGCTTTACCTACTCCAGTATTTCCTCGGAAGTTTTCAAACTCGTAGCTACTTTCTACGTGATGCGGTGTTATTTCAAATAGTTCTTTTAATGATATCATAAATGTAAACCAGTTAGAGTTTTGTCGTCGCCAATATATCCGACAGGAAAGGTATTAAATGCTAAACTTATTCTTGTTTTTTCATTTTCCACTGGCGGCACATGATGACCAGTAGAACTTGGAAAAACTAAACAACTATACTGAGTAACAGGATACCACCAACTCGGACTATTAAACACATTGAATTCTTTTGCTGGTATGTCTAATTGTTTCCAAGAATCTTTATGGAAGTATATACGATCTGAATCGCTGGTTTGAATATAAAATACACCACTTAGAAAACTGTTTGGATGAGCATGTTTATGATGGAATTGACCTTTTTCACTATAATTAAACCAGGTTTGAGTCAATCGAAGACGAATATCTTTTTCTGGACAATATAGTTGTGTGAAATATGTGTCCACACAAAACTGTACAAATTGTTTAATGTTATTGTGTTCAGGCAAATCTAAAACATAATTATTTTTGCTAGTTGTATTGCCTTCATTTGGGCTACGTTCCATATCAACAATACTTTTAAGTTGTTCATCAGATATGATTTCAGTATACTGAAAAATACCAATGGGGGTGGGCCAAAGACTAAGCGTTTCCATATAAATCCTTTATATGTAATTATTCTGCTTAGTCTTAATTTAAACTAGGTTAACTGAAGGTAACTGTACCGCTTCCAGCTGTGACACTGTATATCTTAAAACCAGCTACAGTAAAATCATCTAAGCTACTAGTGACCCCAGAACTAAATGTTGCTGTATAAGTATCGGCAATCCTAAGAATAATTATACCATCTGCACCATTACCAGCTGACTTATATCCAGATGTAGGCGACGTCGAGTATCCGCCAGCACCCCCGCCACCTCCTGTATTAGCAACTCCTGCTAGACCAATACCACTCGGCCTGTCTATATATCCGCCTGGGCTTCGTGTTGTATTTCCATCAACAGTAACATATGCTGGATTAGGTTGTGGGGTTATGTATTGTCCGGTCCCTCCACTACCACCACCTGCATACCATACATCTACGCCTGTAATGTCTATTCTTAGCCCATCTCCTCCACTTGGAACAGCCCCAGCACTACCTGCGCCACCACCGCCACCACTAGTACCACCGAGGCCTGGAGAAAATCCTGGGTAAATGCCAAAAGGAGATGACGTATTTATTCCAGCAGAAGATGCCATTGCTCCTCCTTTATTTCCTTGTCCTCGAAATTGAGTTGATAATTGAATACTTTCTCCTGCTTCGCCTCCTTCATTTATTGTTGTTGGATTTGGACTACCGATGTACCAATGTGCGCCACCGCCTCCAGATCCTCCAGCAAGGCCGGACATTGCCCCTTTTCCAATCTCATTGGCCGAGAAGGCACCACCACCTCCGCCCCCGCCACCAAGTGCCCGGATTGAAGATAGTATACTTGCAGTGCCTGATTTACCTGTACGACGATACTGACTTCCTCGTACTAGACTATAATTGTAAGCATAATCTGCTGTAGTTAAACTTGGAGTATTGTCTTCGTAGGTGCCACCACCTTTACCTATAGATATAGGATATGATTGATTTAAAGTAAAGTAATCACTTTCGTATACTAGGCCACCAGCACCACCACCGCCCCCGTTAATTGCTCCTGCACCACCGCCCCCTACAACTAAATAGGTGACTAACAATCGATTTGAAGTCGACGAACTACTGATATTACTACTAGCACTAGTGCCCGTGTCTAAATTCCAAGTTTCTCCTGCTGCTAGAGTAATTTTATGTGTTTGTCTTTGCGTGCCACTATTATCATATTTGATTATAAAATCATGGCTTACAGTATCTAAATTGTGGATAAAGATAGATTTAACAATACGCCTTGTACCGCTGCCTGGGGCAGTAGCTAAATCAACATCCAATGTGTCATCAAATGCCCCATCTCTACTGCCTTCTGTAAAAGCACTGCCAGTATTATCTGCATAGGAAACTACAAATTCTGGCATAGAGGTTGTACTTGATTCTAGCATTGAACCAACTATTTTTTTAACTGTACTATCTAAAATAAACATTATTATTCCTTAGGTAAATGTAACAGTGCCGCTACCATTTGTGACACTATATATTTTAAAACCTGCTACGCTTGTACTCAAACTGCTAGTGACCCCGGAACTAAATGTTGCTGTGAAAGTATTAGGAATCCGTATTATTATGACACCTGATCCACCGTCGCCTGCTAGGCTATAAAATGTTCCAGGAGAAGGGAAAATATTAGCGTCAGCAGATACACCACCTCCACCACCCCCTCCACCACCACCTGTATTAGCAGTTCCAGAAGTGGCATTGAAACCTGAAGTATTAGAAGGAGTAGAAGAACTACCTGGAGAAAAGGCATTTCTGTACATCAATAATCCATTTCCTCCACCCCCAGGGCCACCTGATCCTGGCCTATTAGCAGTCCATATATTTGACGGATTCCATCCTGGGCTTGATGGTACATATCCACCACCGATCGGTGAATAATCAGAATCTCCGCCCCCTCCACCACCTGCATAGGTCACTGGGGTTCCAGTAATAGTAGAATCCTTGCCCCCACCACCGTAAAGAATATTGCCTGCTGAGCCAGCACCGCCGCCCCCTCCAATTACAAAAGAATATCCTGAAGGAAATGCGTTTGCTGCTCCACTAGGAGCATAAGTCGGTGTACCTGTATTCTTTGGGCCTGCAAGATGCCCTCGATTACCAAAACCTCCAAAAGGGCCCTGGTGCTGAATAGAATCTACCAAATACGCAAAAGCAGTTGGTTCTGTGGTTGCAGGGCTCACAATGTCTGGCAAAAAACCTGCGCCAGTGGATCCACCTTTGCTAACACTCACTTCATTATATATTAATTGCGTATCTGAAACTGAACCAGGATAGGTTGTCCGATATGAATTCCAATAACTGCCAGCGCCCCCACCACCCCCAAAAGCAATAATCGGTAAATTTCCTGTGCCTAGTACGCTATCTTCTCCGTTCTTTCCTGAAGTATTACTAGCAGTATTAATTGTATTCTGAGCTCCGCTATAATTCCACACCCCAGCTGCTCCGCCTGCTCCAACTTTGAGTGGATAAGCTCTTCCTAGTTCCAATGAGATTAGACCTTCAACAAACCCTCCGGCGCCTCCACCTCCACCAAGTAAGCCAGGCTTTAATGTGTTACTAGGTGCGTAAGTTCCGTATGGGGGGGTTCCGCTACCGCCCCCACCACCCCCTCCTACCACTAGATATTGAACTGGTAAGTAGGTGCCTGTAGTAACTGCAGAACTAGTTGAACTAACTGTGTTTGTGTCTAAATTCCATGTTTCACCTGATCCTAATGTAAATTTATGAGTGTGTCTTTGAGTGCCGTTATTGTCATACTTTATTGTAAATGTATGGCTAACAGTATCCTTATTATAAATGAATAAACTTTTTACCACTCTGCGTGTACTATTAGCCGGTGCAGAAACTAAGGTTACATCACTTGTGCCATTAAAGGTTCCGTCGGTGCTACCTTCAGTAAAAGCACTTCCGGTATTATCGGCATAGGCCACAGTAAATTCTGGTTGATTAGTAGTGACTGATGAAGCTAATACTGCTAATAGTGATTTAGTAGTTGTATCTAAAATAAACATTATTAATCCTTAAATGTGTATGTTTCCCCGGCTGCTAGTGTTATTTTTCTAAATACTCTTTGTGTGCCATTATTATCGTATTTTAGTGTAACTGTTACACTAGCTGTATCTTTATTATATATGAAAATATTTCTAACTAATCTTCTAGTAGAACTAGCTGGAGCAGAAACTAGTGTTATATCAGTGGTGTTATTCAGCACACCATCAGTACTACCTTCGGTAAAATCGCTACCATTATTATCTGCCCAAGCTACAGCGAAATCTGGTTGTGTACTAGTAACATTGGCAGAAAGAACTGCCTTTAAACTTTTTGTTGTACTATCTAAAATAAGTAATTTCATGATAAAAACATCGAATAAGCATTGGCTGATGAACTCGATCCACCTCCACCTGTAGCACTAATCGTCACGCTACCTGTACCAGCACTTACGCTAATTCCACTTCCTGCTGTGATGCTAGTTACACCGCTGTTAGCTATAGTTACAGCCGTTGAACCGTTATAACTGGTTCCAGATAAACCTGTGCCTATTGTTAATGTTGCTAGATTGTTCCCAAGCGTAATACCTGAAATAGTACTGGCTGCTAACTTACTAACTGCTATGGCAGCACTGGCATTGATATCACTATTTACAATAGTTCCATCGGCTATCATAGTACTAGTAACTGTTCCAGTATCCCCGGTAGTTACTAATGTACCAGTAGTAGCAGGAATAGTTACAATTACTCCAGAGCCTGCAGTTGATGTGGCTTTAAGATTTAAACTACCGCTAGTAGAGCCACTTAGGTTTAGGCCGCCTCCGCCGATTGTTGGGGTAGTTAGGCTAGGACTATTGGCAAACACTAATGCTCCGCTGCCAGTTTCATCACTGATTACACCGGCTAATTCAGCGCTGGTTGTAGCAGACAACGCACTTAATTTATTACTAGTATAAACAACCGTGCCGCCAGTACCAAATGCAACCGAACTGCCATCAGTGCCAGTAAATGTCAGTGTATTACTGGCCGTTAAAGTTTTTCCATCCGCTATAGTTAATGTAGATCCAGTTGCTGGTGCTGTAATTGACACTTTGTTAATGCTTGTGGCACTAGCAACACCTAATGTTGGAGTAACTAAAGTCGGACTAGTTGCTAATACTATTGCTCCTGAACCAGTGGTTCCATTACTTAAATTAGCAGCAGAAATTTGACTACCATTAATATGTACTGCGCCTACATCAATAGTTCCTAATGTTCCTGAAACAACTTCGGAAGAAATACTAGCATCAGGAACGAAAATAAACTTACCTGTACTGTCATCAAAACCAAAAAAACCAATCTTAGCAGTGCTACCGTTATGCCATTGGAATGAAATACCTCTATCTTTATTGTCGTCGGTTACTGGTGCTGCGCCTCCAGTAGAACCTCCTATATCAATAATAGGATCAACTATCGTACTTACTGTAGAATTGACTGTGGTAGTTGTGCCGCTAACAGTTAGATTTCCACCGACTATCACATTTCCAGAGGTGCTTATACCTGCCGCATTAACTGTGCCTGTTAAAGTAGGACTATTGGCAAACACTAATGCTCCGCTGCCAGTTTCATCACTGATTACACTGGCTAATTCAGCACTGGTTGTAGCAGCGAAATCGCTTAGTTTATTACTTGTATATGCTACTGTGCCGCCAGTACCAAATGCAACCGAACTGCCATCAGTGCCAGTAAATGTCAGTGTATTACTGGCCGTTAAAGTTTTTCCATCCGCTATAGTTAATGTAGATCCAGTTGCTGGTTCTGTAATTGCTAATTTATTAATACTTGTAGCACTAGCAACACCTAATATTGGGGTAATTAGACTAGGACTATTGGCAAACACTAATGCTCCGCTGCCAGTTTCATCACTGATTACACTGGCTAATTCAGCACTGGTTGTAGCAGAGAAATCGCTTAATTTATTGCTAGTTAAGGCTACTGTTCCTGAACTATCTTGAATTGTTAATGTCCTAGTTGTTCCAGTTGTAATTCCTGAAAGTTGAAATTGTAATTTTTTAGTTGCGTCTCCGTCGTCGGCAAAATAGGTAGTACTATCTTGTAGTGTTTTATTTGTTAGAGTTTGTACTCCGTCTGTAGTTACAACCGTATTATCAATAGCTATGGTTATTCCAGTACTACCATTGTAGCTAGTACCTGACAGGCCTGTACCAATGGTTAAGGCATTTAGATTATTGCCTAATGTTACACCAGAAATTGTGTTAGCCGCTAGTTTACTTACTTCAATAGCAGCAGTAGTACTAATATCAGCATTGACTATACTACCAGTTAGGTTTAATTTGCTATAAGCAATCGCAGCACTGGCATTTACATCAGCATTGACTATACCATCAGTTAGGTTTAATTTGCTATAAGCAATCGCAGCACTGGCATTTACATCAGCATTGACTATAGTCCCATCTTCGATCATAGTACTGGTAACTGATCCTGTATCGCCTGTAGTAACTACAGTACCAGTTGTAGCTGGAAATGTTATTGTATTAGTACCGGCTATAGCTGCAGCTGATAATGTAATAGTTCCACTAGTACTTCCGTTTAATAATAAATTTTTACCGGCCGCTAACGCTAAATGTTCGCTACTAGTCCAAGCATCGGTGGCATCAATCCAATTAAATGTTTTATCTGTAGCGCCTTTTAATGTAATACCACCACCATCTGCTGTAGTATCTGTTGGTGTGGCAACATCTCCCAATACAATGTTTTTATCATCTACGCTTATAGTTGTAGAATTAATTGTAGTGGTTGTACCATTAACTGTAAGATCTCCGCTTACTGTAAGATTATTAAAGGTAACATTATCTGTTGTTGCTACTGGTTGACCGATCGCTATGCTGCCACTGGTGATTGTCACACCAGTGCCTGCTGTAAAATGAGCACGAACTTCGCTGGCACTTGGGCCAGTGTAGGTAATTACACCAGTCGAGCTATCATATGATAACGATCCATCTCCACCGGCATCAGTTACACTGATTGCTGCTCTAGCATCACTGTCGGTATATTGTGTTATTGAACTAGCAAAAGAAATACTTTTCGGAGAAGCACTGGCGTTAGTAGTAATTGTCATTCCACTGCCAGCTACAAACTCAACTGTGTCCAATCCTGATGCTACTAAACTAGTTTGACCAGCAACTTGCCATGTTTTAAATGTGCTGTTCATTAAAATTTTCACAGCGCCACTACCTAAATCAACTACATCAAAACCCGAATCAGTGTCAAATCTAATAGCATTAACGCCAGAAATTTCCCCCGATAACGTGCCAGCGGTGTCTATTTTACCAATGGTCAATGATGTTCCAGCTGTTGGCCCCGTGTAACTAATTACTCCAGTTGAATTATCATAAGAAATATCTCCTTCTCCGCTAACTTTTGTTACACTAATGGCTGCTCGGGCCCGATCATCTCTATAACTTAGTTCGACAACCGTACCATCTCCCTTTTCAGCAAAGAGCTTGCCATCAGCAGTGTTTATGGCTAATTCTCCAAGTTCTAGTTGAGCTGCGGTTGGGACTACCCCGGATGTCGAAGAATTTTTAATAATAATGGCCATGTTTATATTCCTTTATCATATTTATCATTGAATTAATTTAGATAATTTTTTTGATTCTATTTCTCGGATAGACCGATCCCGAGCTAGGACGAACCCAATAATTTCTTTTAGGAAACACGCTACCTGTTTCCACTCTTTCTTTGTAGTAGTACAAATAACGATTAACTGACCCTTGTAAACTGGTAAAATCAGCGCCACCACCTCCAGTATCAGTAATTTGATTAGTTTTAGCATAATCAATTATATAAGATCTTGCCTGTGCTTGTGTCATACTAGGATATATTTCTAAAGCACAAGCTAAAACTCCGCAAACTTGTGGACTTGCCATACTTGTTCCAGAGTATCGATCTATGTTATAGCTAGCGTTCCTAGAATCTGTAGTTCCTCCACTATTCACACTGCTCATTATGCCTGATCCTGGAGCATATACATCAACTCTAGGACCACACATACTAAATGAAGATTTTGTTTCAGCACTGGTTGTGCCAATTGAACCGACACACAGCATATTAGGAGTAGCACTAGGAGCACCTCCTTGATGATAGGGTACTGCATAACCTGACCATACATAAAAATTGTTATAGTCTTGACCAGCTGGTACATCAATTTTACCATAAAAATTACTAGCAGCTCCTACCATTAAAATACCATCATTCATGGCATCTGTGATATCTGCTTCTAAAGCACTGTATCTAGCCAAGGTATAAGCATTTACTCCGTTATTAAAAATTCCATAATTTAACAAAGTAGCTTGATCATAAGGAGCTCCTCCAACATATGCTCCTCGATAAAATATATTAGTGATATCATTGATTGACAAAGTATACGTGTAACCCCAGCTATTATTACAAATAGTTGGGTTTCGTCGACCAGTTACTGGATTAGTACTCTTATTGGCATGAAAAGCTCTAATATAATCAAAAATCAATAAATCGCTTAGAGCATTTACATCAGTTCCATAAGGAGTAATATTATATATGTTTGCTTTCCTAGCCCAGCCTTGACTATTACCTGCTACGGTACCGGCAACATGTGCTCCGTGATTATTATCTCCTATAGCATCTGCTGAACTATAAGGTCCGTAAAGATAGGTTCCGGTTCCTGATCCTAAATTATGTTGAAACCAGTTATACTGAATTACTCTTGATCCCCCCGAACCATCATTATTTACTGCGAACTCAGGATGATTTGGATTAACAATTCCGTCGACAATGACCACATCAACATTTCTGCCTTCACTGGTAACGGTTACTGTTCCTGATTGATTCGCTGTTCCGTCTGTGCCCCAACTGCTACGTTGTTGACCTTCAGTACAACGTAATAGTGCCCAATTTTTATCTGTACTATTTAGGCCGCTTTTGCTCCAACTGTTACTTGAATCCGTCCACATTGGGCGTGCTACAATACCTAACTCAGCTGGAGTAAGTTCAACTGCTGCTACCCGGGAATCATTTTTTAGTTGAACAGCTTCCTCTTCAGACAGCATGTAGTGTGTATTTCTGCTGATTGGTCTACGTAGTGCCAGATCTACCTTACGATTTGGAATATACAAAGAACCCCCAGGTGATTCCATGTCGTCATAGAAATTATCTAAATCTTCAAATTGATGTAAAGTGATTACGTATTCTTTTAACATTTTAATTTTCTAACTGTAACAATGTTAAAGTTACTGTAATACTTGTTGAACTACCACTTTTGTTTTTTACTGCTATAGGTATAGCTGTAGTTGCTGGGCTTTCATTATTAAATCCTAGGGCAGCAGGAGTTATTAATAAAGTTTGAGCACCCGATGTAATTACTTCTGCTATTACTCCAGAATTGACGCCAGGGTCTTCTGTTTCAGTTCTAGTAGCGTCAGCTGTTCTACTAGCACTATCAGCATAAATTCTTACCCATGCTGCTGCGCTGGTTTGAACTTTATATAATATATAGGATTTAAAACCAGTAATGTTTATATTTTCACTATCATTATTGGCAATATTAGATGTGCTTTGACTGGCAGTGATTCTAGCAGGAGCATAAACCGGAACTCCTCCAGCTGTAGATCCATCGCCTACGTAGACTAATTTTGTGTCTGTTGTATATATAAGCTCGCCTTCAGCAGGTGTTATTCCTGTTCTAGCTGTGCTCAATCCTCTTTTAATTACAATAGCCATATGTTATCCCCATTCTTATACTTATCAAAAAATGACATAGAACAGCAGCCTTATTAGCTGCTTTTTACATGGTGTTGAGGAAAATCAGCTGTGTAAGCCTAGAATCAAATACATTTGTCCCGAAGTGGCCGGCTATGCCGTGCCAGAGCCATGGTCGAAAAAATACTGCCCTATTAAATTTTATTGGAACATTCAACTCAACGTCCCATAGGGACTCATCAAGACCTTGAGTCTCAAAAAACACTTTCATATCGTCAAATGTTGTTACACCAATTTTCGCTGCTTCTATAGAATTTATAGGTGCAGTTGACATACCGCTTTCTTTATGTAGATACATTTTAGTGCCTACATCTAATACTTTTCCGTCTTTAATGTAATGCTCCGGTAAACTAAGATATATAACACCAGCCCATGTTTGTTCAGGCTTTGGGTCAAAATGAATAATTTGTTTTGCTTTGTCTTCTTCGCGAATATATCTGAAATATCCGCAACTTGAAGTTGGAGTTGGATAGACTGGTTCGTTTACGGCTTTAGTGATCAAAGCCTGTATTTCGCTACTCCAATATGATTGGAGAGTATTAACGCCTGGGTAATTTTTATCTAAGTCCCATGTCTCATATTCAGCTTCAAGTGCTAATTTTCTTATTAATATCGGATCTGGATAAAAATCATCAACTACAATAACTTTTTTATCAAATTTCATTCCAACCCCATTTCTCTCCTTATATTAGTGGCGCTTATGCTAGTTATACTGTCATCAAAAGTTTCTTCGCCACTGGTATACCCAACACCCCTACCCCAACCAATATGTACAATATTCGGTACTAACATAATTTCATATTGACCTTGGTATAAGGGATCCAAATCGCGCTTAATATAGTTTTTAACTTCATCTACGCTGAAAGGATTACTATTTTGCCAGCCTTGAACATCACGTATTTGAATAATGACTTGTCCTGTTTTTTCAAGCAGTCTTTCAAATAACGCTCGATGGCCCGGGTGCCATGGTTGCCAACGACCTAGCATTTGTACAGTTTCTTTACGCCAATCAAATCTTGGTCTACGACGACCTTCGAGAATATGTGATCCAACAAAAGGTACCCAATGTTCTGCGTTTTGCTCAGTTATCCTAAAATCATATAAGTCAGGAGAAATAAAAGCACGATTAGTATCTTCATATCGACCAGCATCAATGGTATCCATCCATATTGTCCAATCTGCTTTAAAATTATGGCGCATTTCCGGTAATGGAGCTACAAAATCACAAATAACATAATCACTTACAGATTTTATAGCAAACTCGAACATACGTATACTTTGACGAATGCGACCTTCTTTGCTAAAATCCCAGTCATTATATCTTTTACGAACATCGTCAGCATTAAACCACTCTACTTTGGCATTTATTCGAGGATGTGCTGTATCAGGCACAATGTCATGAGTCATACCGTGAAATTCTAGATATCGTTTTAGTCGTTCGGCGAAGTAGGTTTTACCTGCTCCAGGCAAGCCCATAATTAATATTTTTTCCATGAACTTATTTTTTAGTTGATTTAGTATTTTTTGCTAGAAAATCTACTTGTCGACCGGGCTTATGAACTCTAATAAAAATCTTTACAAGCTCTGCAACATTGCTCATAGTATTCATATTGATGTTTAATTGTGCTGGACCAAGTAATCCTATTTCTTGCTGTTCACGCCAGTAAGGAATAATATCATATGTTTCATCATATACTTCAAGATCTACACCATGATAAAGTCCGAACGTGCTTTCCCCTAGATTTTTTTCTATAGTAAGTACATTATTATTTTGATCGAACATTTTAAATGTCTTCGAAGTTAATACTCGCACATGAGTATAGTCATCCCACATAAGATCGCAACGATGATGCGGGACGCAGATGAACCATTCTGCTTGATCGGCACTTACTCGATACATTTCCTGTATTACTCGAGTAAACACCTTAGGATCTTGTCCCACATGTTCTAATACATTATCTGCGTGAATATGTGTAAAGAAATTATCTTCATAGGGCCACGGAAACTGTTCAATATCTAAAACTTGATCAGGATTACATATCGGAGATATATCTATATTCCAATGATCATTTAACTTTCTAAAACCGCAACCAATATTTAATTTATTATGCTCTGGTGTCATGTTGTCCTCTTCTTAAATCCAAGCGTTCCAAAAAACTTCTCGGTTATACTGCTCGTATAACTCTAGCCCAATATACTGTACACAATTAACTGTGGTTTTTTGAATACTTGATTTGATTTTGTGTAAATCTTTATAGCCGATTGCAACATCAACATAATGCTCTGTTTGTTCAATACGATTAAAATCATGCTCAAAATTAGGTAACTCAAAAAAGTCATAGATACGTTTGGTTTGACTCTTGGGACTATTACAAAATCTAGCGTAATCTACAAAAAGTAATCTATCTAAATAACCCATTGTAATAGCATCCTTAATGGATCTGTGACTCATACCTAACGGGCCTTCAGGACCTGCTACATAATATGCTCTAGTAGCAATATTACTTTGATCTTTAAGATACTGATCGCTTCGAGCATAATACAAAGGATTCTGATTACGTAGACGTTCAAAACTTGTTACAATTTCTGCTGGATTACGCACACAAACAAGCATTTTTACTTCACGATCAAGTACTGCTTCTAACTGAGCAATTTGACTTACCCAACCTCTGTCTTTATCAAAAATAACTGGCTTATCAATGTGATTGTAATAACCATCTAAGGTTCCTTTGAGTACACCTTTTAGTGCTTGATCATTTTGATATTCTCTATTCTGTTCAAAATTACCCCAATTGGCTTGTAAACTACCAAATACCCCTGACAAACTGCTAACTCCTTCTCCATGAATTTCAGGATTCTGTTTTAGAATATTTGCCAATAGAGTCGAGCCTGATCTTGGTAAACCGGTAATAAAATGTAATGTTTTCATAAATCCTCATTAAAGTAGTATATAACTTACTTATTAGTGTAAATCAGTTAGTTTTACGTCGCTGCTTACAACTATTCCTGTACTGTCTACGAGTTCGGCTTCCATATTTTTAGAATTTGTTTTAGGAAATTTTAATTGTAATTCTTCCGCAACTCTCTGAAATGTATCTTCCCACTGACCAAATTTGGTTTGTCTAAAAACTCTAGTTGTTTCCTCATACCACGGACTGTGCTCACCGCCGTAAGCCCAGACATGGTAGGGTAATATAGGCACAACAACCCAAGTCGGTTTACCCATGGCTGCTGCTGCGTGAGCTATGCTAGTACAACTAGTAATAATAAGATCCATGTTTTCAATTGCTGCTAAAGTATCTTCCCAACTGATAAGAAGATGCTGTAGATCAATAATTTCTTCAGGTAATTCTCTTACATCATTATCTCTTTGTAAGCTGTAAAATTGTAAATGATCATTATCTTTGTAAAGGTTAATTAATAATTCGCTAGGAAAAATTCTAAATTGTTGATGTTCAAATTTGGGATTACCGCTCCAGCGAATACCAATTTTTTTCTTAGATGTATTCATAAAATTTTGCCATACTTTAACACTATCGTGGCTGGCAAAAAGATAAGGTTCACGTGGCAATGTATCAAAAGTATGACCGAACAACCAACTACAACTAAAGCTAGGAATCCAAAAATCATGTTGCGTAGTAGAAAATTCATCTAAGGTGATACATTTTTGAACACCTGGTACTCTACTAAACATACTATGCATGGGCTTTTCGCAGCAAAGAATAGCTTTGCCGCCTCTGCGCCAAATTTCAGTAGCGAACCGAGCATAGATAATTTGATCACCAATACCTGCTTCTAGATTAATTATAACAGTTTTACCTGTTAAGTCAGTCTGATCCCAAACTGGCTTAGTAGTATTAGGCTTTTGACTGCCATATACGTTTAAATGTCTGCCTGATTCGAGCAATTTAAACCCAGCCTGTAAGTCTCCTTTATAGAGTAAAAACCATCCTCTATTAAATCTTGCTCGTAAATCATCGGGCATTTGTTGATGTAGTTCTTCAGCAATTTTCCAGCCTTCTTCAAACCTACCCCTAATCATTAAATTCAATTGTTGATCAATTAAGTGCATAAATTATTCCTATAACAAAAAAATCAGCTAGTACATTGTTTATTATACTAGCTGATTATTTAGTTTAATGAAATGAAATTACTAAATTGTTTTTAGTGTTACTGTTTGAGCACCACCTGCACTGGCTGTTAAGTGGTCGGTGTCGCTGCCAACTTGTACCGGACTACTACGAGTTGTAATTGTTCCATCACCTAGTTGCCCATTGGCGTTGTAACCCCAAGCATATAAATCTCCTGTGCTTCTAACACCCACTGTGTGCCAAGTACCAGCATCGACTGCGGTCCATGATCCAGAACCAACTTGTGTTGGGGCATCAGCATTTGTTGTAGTACCAAGTCCTAATTGTCCGTAGTTGTTTCTGCCCCAGGTATATAAACCACTATTAGTTTTAATACCTGCTGTGTGTTGATTGCCTGCGGTGATTGCGGTCCAACTTCCACCGCCAGCTACTGCCACCGGACTACTGTAACTAGCTGGCTGCGGTCCAGTAATAGTTGTATTTTCAGCCGGGGTACCAGAACTTGCTAGATTACCGTCCATTGGAAGATTGTTGTAATTACTCCAAGCATAAAGTTTACCAGTACTAGTAATGGCCCCATTCACTCCAAAGTGGGTAAAGGCGTTATGGCCTTTTGGTACAGCAGTAAATGATACCCCCACAGCAAGCTGTACAGGACTATTTGAGCTGGAAGTATTGTTACCTATCGAACCAAACTGAGTTCTACCCCAAGCATACAAGGCACCGTCTGGTTGTATGCCTAATAATAATCTGCCTACATAACCAATTGCTGTCCAGCTATCTGTGCCTAACTTAGATAGTGTGTACTGAAAATTGACATTATTTATAGTTTGAGTAAATCCTGAGTAATAAAGTTCGCCTGTCGAAGCTAATGCGGCCATACAGCCTATTGCACCTCCGCAGACTGCTGTAAAACTTTTACCTAAAGATGATCCAATTTGAACAGGACTTGATCTGTTAGTTGATGTGCTAGAAATTCCAATTCCTAAGGCAACACCGTAACCCATTCCCCATAATGTTCCGTCTGATTTGATAGCCATATTCGCAGCGTCTGAAGATCCAACTTGAATCCAATCGGTGTCTGTGCCTACCTGTACCGGAGTTAGACGGTCTGTGGTATCATTATGACCTAATTGCCCTTTATGGTTTTTCCCCCATGTCCAAAGTGTTCCATCAGATTTAATTCCTATAGCACTTCCAGTACTAGCACCTTCACTGATGCTTACAATCGACCAGCTTCCAGGCACTTGTGTTGGAGTCGAAACCGATAAGGTGTCACCAAGACCTAATTGTCCTGCGGCATTATTACCCCAGCCCCATAAGGTTCCATTTGTTTTTATTGCAAATGCCTGATATTGACCTGAAATTATCTTACTCCAATCACTATCAGTTCCTATTAAGTTTGGCGAGTATCTATCAGTGGTAGTAATAGGAAGACCTAAATTGTTATAGCTGTTAAACATCGACCATCCCCATAGTCTGCCGCTAGTGGTTATTACGTGAATAGTATCATATTGTACTCCAATTGCAGCAAAACTAGCTATGTCAGCTGGTCCAGCAACCTGTGTTGAATCATTTTTACCCCAAGCAAACAGTGTGCCATCTGACTTAATTGCTGCTGTATGACTACTACCGGCTGCTACTGCTGTCCAACTGCTAGTACCTACCTGTACTGGACTGCTTAAGTTTGTAGTATTTGCTTGTCCTAGTTGTCCAATGTTATTCAATCCCCAAGCAAACAGGCCGCCGTCCTTGCGTACTGCTACACTATGACTGCCACCAGCTGCTACAGCAGTCCAACTACTAGTGCCTATTTGTACTGGGCTACTACGGCTAGTTGTTGTTCCATCACCTAGTCTACCTGTGCCGTTATTACCCCACACAAAAAGTCCGCCATCACTGCGAATGGCCATGCTGTGAGCATCACCTGCCGATACTGCTGTCCAACTGCTAGTGCCTACCTGTACTGGACTACTTTTTACTGCGCTGGTTCCATCTCCTAGCTGGCCCGAACTGTTAACTCCCCAAGCATACAATGTTCCGTCACTGCGAATTGCCAATGTATGATTAGCACCAGTGCTAGCTGATTGCCAAGTTTCAGTGCCGAGTTTAACAGGACTTGTTTGAGTTGAAGTTAAATTACCTCCCACTAGGTTTGGTAGCCAGTAGGCATTACCGGAAATTAGTTGGCCTGTATCGTTTATATTGCCGCTTAATCCATATGATTCTAACCAACCCCATCCATATAATAAGCCGTCTGATTTAATACCAAAGGTATGTTTAGCATTTATATCAAGGGCATTTTGTCGAATAATAGTCCAACTACCTGAAATTTGAGTTGGATTACTATTCGCTGTAGTATTGCCTTGGGCTCCTTGACCGTATGAGCCTGCACCCATGTGATAGGCTGTACTGTTAGTTTTGATTAGATAATTTGCGTGTCTACCTGCTGATACTTTTTGCCAATCTGTATCTGTGCCCACTTGTGTTACTGTGGATCTTGCTGTGGTATCATTTAATCCTAACTTCCCGTTAGTATTGTCTCCCCAGGACCATAATGTTCCGTCTGTTCTTACACCAATAGTATGATTAAAGCCTGATGCTATAGCTGACCAGCTTGCTGTACCTAACTGTACTGGACTAGATACTGATGTTGGTACTGTGCCTACTAGGCCAGTGGCGGTAGCAGTTGACCCGGAAGAGGTACCATCACCAAAACTACCACTTATATTATATCCCCAATAATAACCAATTTTATCAGAACCTACAGCCCATCTTGGATTAGCAACATCAGTAAACCTGGTGCTTACTATCGTCCAGCTAGATGCACCAATCTGTATAGGACTAGTTATATTTTGACCGTAACTACCTGAGTCATCTCCGGTGTAATATGGAGTATAAAAATATCCCCATTTCCACAATTTTCCATCAGTAGTGAGGCCGTTTACAGCAGTATAGATACTATTAACATCAGTAGTCGATCTGGCGGTGAATGCACCCACCATTGACCAACTTTTAGTATCATCGAGCAGTTGTGGGACAAACCTTCGCGTACGAGCATTTCTAAGCAGTTGACCGTACTCAGACTGACCCCAACCCCATAAACTTCCTACGCTATCAATAGCAAACGATTGCCATTTTGATGTGTAAGCACGAGTAAAAGTAGGTACACTATCTAATCGTGGACCATCGAGCCAATTAGATGAATTCGCTGAAGAATTGTCATTTTTGCCAATATAAGCTCTTGTGGGTGTTGGAACATAATTTCCTTCTGGCCTTGATTGAGCAGGGAACGCACCAAAAATTACAGGATTTGAAATATCTGGTTCAGTTGCGGTCAAAGCCCACTCAATCTCTCTACCAGTTGCTCTTGCTTGTGTGGTAAACCATAACACACCAGACTCTGACAGATATAATCCCATAGAAGGACGACCATATGTTGAATGTGTTCTTGTCGCACTAGCAAATTTCATAGTTGGCTGTGTTCCAATAGCAGCGAATGATGTAATTTGTACTGGGGTTGTACTACTAACAGGAAAATGTGGAACTACCGATCTTCCGCCCCAAGCCCACATTGTGCCATCTGTTTTAGTACCAATGGTGTGGGTTTCAAAATCAACAAGACTATATCTGGGATTTGACTGACCAAGACTTACATGTTTCCAAGTATGTCCTCCCGAAACTAGTACAGGGCTATTCAGAGGAGTAGATGGGTAAGGATAAGCATTACCATCACCTAGGCCGCCGCCTTTTCCGCAGCCCCACATATATAAGGAACCATCAGTTCTAATAGCTGCTGAGTGCGCTGCCCCTATGTACACTGCAGTCCAACTGTCTGTACCTACCTGTACTGGACTGCTACGAGCTGTAGTAGTTCCATCGGCTAATCTATTTCCGTATGTGGTACTAGTACCTGTTCCAGGTTTGCCCCAAGTAAATAGTCCGCCGTCACTACGAACAGCAGCACTAATGCCCATAGTACCGACCGAAATCCAGCTATCCGTGCCGATTTGTGTTGGACTTGAACGGTTGGTTGTATCTCCTAATCCTAATTGTCCGACAACATTATTTCCCCACCCAAACAGTGCTCCGTCTGCTCTAATAGCTAAAACTGCGCCGAAACCAGTACCACTTGTATAACGATTATTACTAGTATGTTCTGTACCACCTATACTAAAGTCACGCCATTTGTCTGCGCCAATACGAGTTGGGGTAGTTGGGGTAGAAGCATCGTTTAGGCCTAGTTGTCCAAAGTTGTTCGTGCCCCAGCTGTACAGGGCTCCTTCCTCAGTAATACCGATATAGGCCGCATTGTGCTGCATTACTTTCTTGAAATTCAATGGTCCAGTATCAAATTTTATCAATACTGGACTATCTTTGTTCGAATACCAAACAGTTCCGTCATTTTTAACACCAAGAAATTGTAGATCACCAGCATCAACATGTTTCCAATAGTCGATAGTTCCTCCCACAGATGGCTGGTTTCTGTTTAATTCTGAAGTACCCCAGGTGTAAAGATTTCCTCCTCGAATTCCTACGCTATGACTTGTTGCTGTGCTTATAGCCGTCCAGCTTTCATTGTAGGTGTTGATATTTGGTGTTGGTGTAGTATACACACGATCCTCAGTATAAGCCCTGGCGACACCACCTCCCATGGCCCATAGTCTATTATATTCATCTATTAGGCAATTATAGTAGTCTCCAGGAACGAAGGGAGCTTTGGCGAATTTATATTTTCTAGTACCAATTTGTACAGGACTACTTCTCGAAACTGTATCTCCTAGCCCTAGTTCTCCTATACTGTTTTTACCCCAAGCCCACGCATAGCCCGAGGAGTCAATGCCTAGAGCAGTGACAACACTAGGGTTACCACCGCCTATGCTAATCTGTACCCAACTGCCTGTACCTACCTGTACAGGACTGCTTCGATCAGTGGTTGTTCCGTCACCTAAAATTCCGTCACTATTTTTACCCCAAGTAAATAAACCACCGTCAGCTCTAATAGCAGCTGAAGTTAAATTTACTGTTGCTACTGACAGCCATTTATCAGATCCTACCTGTACAGGACTGCTTATGCTGGTAGTGTTTGCCAGACCTAATTGTCCTGAACTATTATTACCCCAAGCCCATAATGCCCCAGCACTATCAATTGCCAATGTACTATCTGATATAGAAATAGCTGCCCAACTTCTTGTTCCTAATTGTACAGGGCTACTACGATTTGTTTTGTCGTTCAAACCCAATGGGCCGTATGTAGTATTTCTACCCCAAACAAATAATGCGCCATCTGATCTAATAGCAGCAGAATTTAGATTTCCTGCAGAAACGCTTACCCAACTATTTCCTGTACCAATTTGAATAGGACTACTTTTTCCTGTGCCGACTGTAGTGCCATCACCAAGTTGGCCATCACTATTTTGTAAGTTTAATGACCAAGCCCATAGTGTTCCATCGTTTTTGATTCCTAGTGTGTGATTTCTGCCTGCTGATATTTGTTTAAAATTTGAAGCAAATAAGGCTGGACTAACATTTTTCAGTGTCCAAACTTCGCCATTTTCTTTTAGAATCATTGAATACACGTTCTGACCTTCTACAGTGGCATGAATAATGCCGCTTTCTTGAACCATAACCGGACTAGACGTGCTATCTCCAGCTAGTCCATTGGCTCTATTGGTACCTGAACCTGTTACAAAAAGTCTATTAGGTTTGCCCCCACTGCCACCGGCGTTAATATTTGGTGACGCCGATAATAAGAATGTGAATCCGTTACCGGCTGCTACTCCGTTGCTTAACCATTCACCTACGCTGCCGAACGCAGTTGGTACACTACGATTTGTTGTGTCTCCTAGTCCTAACTGCCCTGAACTGTTTAGTCCCCAAACATAAAATTGTGCGTTCATAGGATAATAAGCAAACACATGTTTATTACCAACACTTAATGTTGAATAAAAATCACTGCCAACTTGAACAGGACTTGATCGGTTCGTTGTGTCTCCTAACCCAAGTTGTCCTTGATCATTTAATCCCCAAGCATAGAGATATCCAAGTGTACTAGTAACACTAGTGATACCAAACGTACTACCGTAGGCTGACTCTAAAGCACGCCATTTGAGTGTAGCTGTAGCAGGCTGAGCTAATTGACTGCTGCCATTACTTCCCCAAACAAATAATTTTCCATCACTTCTGATACCTGTAGTATGACTTGCTCCTACGCTGACTGTAGTCCAACTACCTGTGATTGCTACTGGACTGCTACGATTGGTTGTATCAGTTAAACCTAAATTATATGTACTATTATTTCCCCAGAGAAATAATCTGCCTGCTGTGTCAATAGCAGCACTGGTAAAAAGATTAGCATGGACCATAGTCCAGCTGCTGGTCCCTACTTGTACTGGACTTGAGTAAGTAATAGTGTCATTAAGACCTAGCTGTCCTGAGCCATTAGCTCCCCAAGCAAACAGACCCCCGTCACTGCGTATGGCTACTGTATGGCTGTCACCTGTTGCTACTGAGGTCCAACTATCAGAACCTATTTGTACTGGACTAAAATAATTTGTTGTTGTGTTTAATCCTAGCAAACCTAGGTTTCTGTGATATCCCCAAGTCCACAAGGTTCCATCGTTACGAATGGCCGTAGCGTGCCATCTACCTGATGATATTGAAGACCAACTTTGTGCTGTATTAACTAATGAAGGATCCCCAAGTTCGCCGCTATTATTGTTACCCCATACATAGAGGAATTTTTCAATCGTAGTGGTTGCTGATGGTGCTGGGAATGATAATACAATATCTAACATAATTTGGCTCCGATTTAGATTAATAGTATTTAGCTAAATCGAAGCCATGTCAATTAAATTAAACTGTTTTTAGTGTAATTGTATGAGTACCGCCAGCGCTGGCTGTCAAGTGGTCAATATCACTACCTATCTGTACTGGACTGCTGCGAGTAGTAGTTGTTCCATCACCTAGTTGCCCATTGGCGTTGTAACCCCACGCATATAAACGGTTCGTACTTCTAACTCCCACAGTATGCCAGTTACCAGCTTCAACAACAGTCCATGAACCAGTGCCAACTTGTACTGGACTACTAGTATCAACTAAATCATTGAGTCCTAGTTGTCCGTAGTTGTTTCGTCCCCAAGCATACAATAATTTATTTGTACGAATACCAGCTGTGTGCTGATTGCCTGCGGTGACTAAGGTCCAACTATCTGCTCCCACTTGTACTGGGCTACTTAGGTTTGTTGTATTCGATAAGCCTAACTGTCCAACATTGTTTAATCCCCAAGCAAACAGGCCGCCATCACTGCGTACAGACACAGTATGTGATGCACCGGCTGCTACTGAGGTCCAACTGTCTGCTCCCACTTGTACTGGGCTACTTAGGTTTGTTGTATTCGATAAGCCTAACTGTCCAACATTGTTTAATCCCCAAGCAAACAGGCCGCCGTCCTTGCGTACTGCTACACTATGACTGCCACCAGCTGCTACAGCAGTCCAACTATCTGCTCCCACTTGTACTGGGCTACTACGAGATGTAGCTGTTCCGTCACCTAGTCTACCTGTGCCGTTATTACCCCACACAAAAAGACCGCCATCACTACGAATGGCTACAGTATGAGCATCACCTGCTGATACTGCTGTCCAACTACTAGTGCCTATTTGTACTGGGCTACTACGAATAGTAGTATCACCAAGACCTAATTGACCGGAACTGTTTAATCCCCAAGCATACAATGTTCCATTTGTTCTGATAGCGACAGTATGATTAGCTCCAGCACTAGCTGCTTTCCAAACATCAGTTCCTAGCTTACTAGTCGACGAAGATGTAGTAGCAAGGGCTCCACCTACTTTGTTTGGTGTCGTATAAGCACTACCTGAGCTTAAAGTACCCACATCTGCAGGTTCTCCGCTTACACCACCAGCACCAGTGCCTAGCCACCCCCAAGCATACATTAAATTATCAGACTGGATACCAAATGTGTATTCTCGAATAGGGGAATATCCTGCATCTTGACCTTTTACTAAAATCCAACTAGCAGAACCTAATTGTACTGGGCTGCTACGATTAGTTGTATCGCCCAATCCCAATTGGGCTTGATTGTTTGATCCCCATACATATAAAGCTCCATCGGTGTTGATTGCCATAGTACCATATCCATTTGCGCTTAATTTTTGCCAATTTGTTAGGCCGCCCACCTGTGTTGGAGTTGAAACTGCTGTAGTATTACCCAATCCTAGTTGACCAGAACTGTTTGATCCCCAGGTATATAGTGTGCCATTAGATTTAATACCAACACTATGCGACATACCTGCTGCTACAGCAGTCCAGCTGTCTGTGCCAAATTGTACTGGACTAAGTTCACTAGTAGAAGCCACCCCAATTAAAGGAGATCTAGCACCAACGCTTGCTGTAACATTTATACCTAATTCTCCAGAACCATTAGTTCCAAAGCCTTCAGCTACACCAGTTGTACCCAATAAAAATACAGTGCCCGTGTGGGACGAAGAAATCATAGTATAGCTGGATCCTGTTCCTAGTTGTATAGGACTAGTAGTGCCTCCGGCGTATTCTGTGGCAATGCCCATCATGCCATAACCCCTAGCTCCCCAAGCAAATGCCTGGCCATCTGTTGTGATTCCAATGGCTGTGGGATGAGTATAAGGACTAGAAGATCTAGATCTTATATTAATTTTGCTAAATGTTTTATCTGCTTGCGTTATTTGAAAATGTGGGTAAGCATAATAAAAACTATTTCCCAGAACACCATAATTACCAGCCCGTCCTGTAATATAGGCTTTACCAGTCGAACTTAATGCCAATAAATTTTGTTTAGCAGCACTTACCATAGTAAAGCTAGTAGTATCATTAGGATCGAATATTAAATTAGTTCCGCCGAAAACACTTTGATCTTGAGTAGTTGCCATTGGATACATTCGTCTTGGACTAATGTTTTGCGTTCTAAAACCACCTAAAATTGTTGGACTTGATACTTCACTTTGCCTACTTTCATATGTAATAATTCCAGCACGACCCATCCAATACGCATAACCGTTTGGCTCATGAAACACCACTTGTTCAACTTGGCCTTGTCCAGAAATGCTTCTAATTTGTGCTAGTACTGGGCTACCTACTATGTTAATTTGAACCGGTGTAGCACCATACGGACTACTACTTTGTAACCTAGACCCCCATGCCCATAGTGTATTATCGCTTTTTACAGCATAAGTCATATGGCCGTTACTGGTCCAGCCTGTTCTTGTTGCCTTGACCGCTACCCAACTATCGGAGCCTATTTGTACCGGGCTCGATCTAGCAGCACCTCCATCACCTAAAGCACTATCTCCCCACGTAAACAATGCTCCGTCTGATCTAATGGCTGCTGCGTGTCTTTCCATGATAGAAACCGCAGTCCATGTACTTGCTCCAACTTGAACTGGACTTGACCGAGTTGTTGTATCATTTATACCTAGTTGACCATGTCGATTATCACCCCAGGCCCATAATGTACCATTAGATTGTAGAGCCATAGTCCCGAGAGCCATAGAAATCATAGTATAGCTGGCTGTACCTACTTGTACAGGACTACTTACTGACGAAGTATCTCCTAACCCTAACTGTCCTTGACTGTTAGCTCCCCAAGTAAATAATGCTCCGTCTTTTCTGATCGCTGCTGATTGTTTTACCGGGGGGTAAGGATATCCTGTATCAAATGTATTCCCCCCAGTATAAACTTTTTCCCAGTTGTCATTTCCTACTTGAACCATGGTAGCTTGAGAAGTTGTATTTCCTAAGCCTAATTGTCCTTGATCATTGTTTCCCCATGCCCACAGTTTATCATATTGATCGATGGCAAAATAATAATCGAACCAACCAGCTGCTATATATTTGAATGTTTTTCCTGGTGTTGATTTTTGTGTTAAAGGTTTATTACTATATGAAGCTTCCCATATAGTTCCATCACTTTTCAAACCCATAAAATACCAATAGGCGCCATTTATTCTACCAGTAAATTCAATCTGTTTCCATCTTTCTAAACCGTCAGAAAATACTTCATAATTTTCGCCAGTAACTTTACTATTGCCCCATGCGTATAGTTTTGAGTCATATAAAGCTAAAGTTTTGTCGTTGGCAGCAGATATAGCTGTCCAAGATTTAGTGGCAATAGGCATAGGAAATCTACCATAAGTTGCCACAGTTGGGCTTGTCCATGTTCCTAATCGATAACTTCCTGTTATGTGCCCAGCTGTTCCCCAAGCATGTAAAACCCCGGTATGATCAATGGCATATCCACCGCACCTTGTAGCATCTTCAACAAACACTGATTTGGCTGCTTTTTTCCAAGTTTTTGTACCGGCACTGCCAACTAATCTAGGACTACTACTAAAATCTACACTTTCGTCCCATCCTAAATTTTGTGCTGTAGAATCATTTAATCCCCATGCCCATAACTGTCCAGATGTATCTATAGCAAATCCTCCATATGGATTCGAACCTATAGACACCCAACTTCCACCTCCGCTGATAGATGTTGGACTACTAGTATTGGACGTACCGCCGTTGCCCAATCTTCTAAAAGATCCAGTACCCCACGACCATGCTGTCCAATCATTTCTTAGTGCTATTGTGTGTTGGGGGCCGCCCACAAACTCAAGCCATTTATCCGATCCTAGCTGTACTGGGCTACTCAGGTCGGTGGTGTTACCTAATCCTAATTGTCCGTAATTATTTCTACCCCAAGCAAATGTAGCACCATCATTTTTTAAAGCAAATACAATACTGCGATTTGCGTCAGCAACTATATTAGCATATATTTTATTCCAATCCGTCCCTGCTCCTATTTGTACTGGGCTTGAAGCATTTGTAGCTGAATTGTTACCAATATCAGTACCTAATCCCCAACCCCATAATGTTCCATTAGTCCTAACTCCCCAGGTATTACTGTCTCCTGCTGTAAAATCTCGCCACGAGCCTGCGAGTTGTGTAGGTGTGCTTACGTTACTACCTCCTAAGCCCAGTCTGCCTGTTGTGTTATCTCCCCAAACCCAAGCTGTTTCATCGTGCTTCAGTGCTGTGGCATGTAATTTCCCTAGTGATATTTTTTTCACATTTGTAAAGGCCGGAATTTGTGTTGGTACACTTCTATCAGTGGTATCACCTAAACCCAATTTACCATTTGTATTTTTACCCCATGCCCATACCGTCCCATCGCTGTGAAGAGCCATAGTATAATCTGTACTACCTTCTATGCTAACAAATCCTGGTTCACCTACTATGCTTGCCTTACTCATTGTTGATCCGCCAAGACCACTGGCCATACTGGTACCTGCTCCAAATGCCAACAACTGACCTAGACTATTTTTGGCTATAGTATAATTTTCGCCGCAGGTTACATCAGCAATTGTTTGTGTTATCGAAGCTACACTGGCCAAAGCAACCGGACTGCTACGATTGGTTGTGTCGGATAATCCTAACTGACCGCTGGAATTCAATCCCCAAGTATACAAAACGTTTCCGGCTAGCGCAGCCATAAATTGATTACCTACACGTACTTTTGTCCAGTTTGTATTTGATCCTACCTGCTGAGGTGTGCTATAAGAAGTAGTATTTCCTAACCCTAATTGTCCTGCGGCATTATTACCCCAAGTGTACAATTTTCCGTCATTGGTAATACCTATTGAACTTGCATAATTTGTAGATATTTCTGTCCAACTTAATGTTGGGGGAGCAGGATACGCTGCTTGACCTCCTGCGTTGCTACCCCATGTAAATAGTGCGCCATCGCTGCGAATAGCCAAAGTATGATTAAATCCTGATGCTATAGCTGTCCAACTAGCAGTACCAACTTGTACTGGACTACTACGATTAGTTGTGTCTCCCAAACCAAGTTGCCCTTGATCATTTAATCCCCAAGTAAACAGGCCGCCGTCGGCTCTAATAGCCATAACTGAATTTTTTCTACCATTGGATGCCACTGCTGTCCAACTACTAGTGCCAATCTGTACTGGGCTACTAAAACTTGAAGAGCCGGATGTACCTTGTCCCAATTGACCATGAAGGTTATTTCCGCCCCAAGCCCATAATGTACCATCATTTCTAATAGCAATGAACCATGTCCCTGATGCTGACCCTGTGCCTGAGCCTACACCGCCTCCTGTTATAGCAGTCCAACTACTAGTGCCTATTTGTACTGGACTGTTACGACTAGTAGTAGTTCCATCACCTAGGCCACCGTTGCTACCATTTCCCCAGGTCCATAATGTACCGTCTGTTTTAATTGCTGCTGCTACTTGGTTTCCTAGTGCTACAGCAGTCCAGCTTTGTGCTGTATTAATTATACTAGGATCACCTAACTGACCATAGCGATTAGATCCCCATACATACATGAACTTTTCTATAGTTGTAGCCGCTGGTGCTGGGAATGATAATACAATATCTAACATAATTTGGCTCCGATTTAGATTAATAGTATTTAGCTAAATCGAAGCCATGTCAATTAAATTAAACTGTTTTTAGTGTAATTGTATGAGCACCGCCAGCACTAGCTGTCAAGTGGTCAATATCACTACCTATCTGTACTGGACTGCTGCGAGTATCCACTGTTCCATCACCAAGCTGGCCGTCATAGTTATATCCCCAAGCATAGAGTGCTCCTGTACTTCTAACTCCCACAGTATGCCAAGTACCAGCTTCGACAGCAGTCCATGAACCAGTGCCAACTTGTGCTGGACTACTAGTATCAACTAAATCATTGAGTCCTAGTTGTCCGTAGTTGTTTCGTCCCCAAGCATATAAAATACTGTTTTTGGTAATGCCGGCTGTGTGCTGATTGCCTGCGGTGACTAAGGTCCAACTATCTGCTCCCACTTGTACTGGACTACTACGAGATGTAGTTGTTCCATCACCTAGTCTACCTGTGCCGTTATTACCCCATGCAAATAGTGCGCCATCACTACGAATAGCTACATTATGAGATCCACCAGCCGCAATTGCTGTCCAACTATCTGTACCTATTTGTACTGGACTTGAACGAACAGTTGTATTACCTTGCCCTAGTTGTCCTGAAGTGTTTATACCCCAAGCAAAAAGACTGCCGTCACTACGTAAAGCTAAACTATGGGTTCCGCCTGCCGAAATTGCTGTCCAACTACTAGTGCCTATTTGTACTGGGCTACTACGAGATGTAGCTGTTCCGTCACCTAGTCTACCTGAGCCGTTATTACCCCAAGTAAACAGTCCGCCATCACTACGAATAGCCATGCTGTGAGCATCACCTGCTGATACTGCTGTCCAACTACTAGTGCCTACTTGTACTGGACTTGAAAGATATGTTGTATTACCTTGTCCTAATTGTCCTGAACTATTATTACCCCAAGTAAACAGTGTGCCATCACTGCGAATGGCTAGGGTATGACTAGCACCAGCACTAGCTGCTATCCACGTGTCTGATCCTAATTTTATCGGGGTTTTTATAACAGACAGAGAATTTCCAACTAAGTTAGGTAATGTGTAAACAGCACCACCTTGTAATTGTCCTAGGTCAGATGTGTTTCCGCTTAATCCATATGATTCTAACCAACCCCATCCATATAATAGGCCGTCTGATTTAATACCAAAAACATTTTTAACGTTAGTCCGTAGTGGGTTTACTTTCATCATCGTCCAACTACCTGGAATTTGAGTAGGAGTGCTATTACTACTTTCATTTCCTATCCCCGATTGGCCGTAAGTGCCTTGCCCTACATGATAGGCTGTGCCATTAGTTTTGATTAGATAATTTGCGTTTCTACCTGCTGATACTTTTTGCCAATCTGTATCTGTACCTATTTGTGTTATTAGGGATCTTGCTGTGGTATCACCTAATCCTAACTTCCCGTTAGTATTGTCTCCCCAACCCCACAATGTGCCATTAGTTTTGATGCCTAATGTATGATTAACACCTGCCGAAACTGTGGTCCAACTAGCTGTACCCAACTGTTCTGGAGTTGTAGCTCGTGAAAGAGATAATGCTGTAATAGTTCCGATTCCGCTTGTAGATGTGCTGTTGTTAGTGCCCAATTGTCCGTAATTGTTGTATCCCCAATAATGACCAATTTTGTCTGTAGATATGGCCCACCTACTGGCATAGTTTGAAAAATTAAATCTAGTACCAACTGCTAGCCAACTTTGACTTGAGCCGATTTGAACAGGACTCGAACTAGGATGCAGGGGTGCTGATGTGCCATCACCTGTAAAATTATTCGCGCGGAGCCACCCCCATCTCCACAATTTTCCATCTGTAGTTATTCCATTTACACCAACGGCTCGACCATAACCAGCGGTATTGGAAGACGTAAATCCACCTATCATAGACCAGCTCTTAGTTGTATCAATTTGTTGAGGGATAAAGTAACGATAATACTCGTATGCAGGTTTAAATAATTCACTTCCGTAACTACTGCCCCACCCCCATAGACTTCCTGCGTTATCAATAGCAAAACATTGCCATAATGATGCGTAAGCACGAGTAAAAGTAGGTACACTATCCAATCGCGGGCCATCGGGCCAATTCCAAACGAAACTGGCACTATTGTCATTTTTGCCAATATAAGCTCTGGTGGGTGTTGGAACATAATTTCCGTCTGGCCTTGATTGAGCAGGGAACGCACCAAAAATTACAGGATTTGAAATAACATTATTGCCACCGGTGTCCCATTCAGTCTCTCTGCCAGTTGCTCTTTGTTGACTGTTAAACCATAACACACCAGACTCTGACAGATATAAACCCATAGCCTCGGCATCATAACCGCTATTTGTCCTTGATATACTAGCAAATTTCATAGTTGGTTGTGTTCCAATAGCAGCAAATGATGTAATTTGTACTGGGGTTGTACTAGCTCCACTAGGAAACCATGATTGTTCTCCTCTCGCGCCCCATATCCAAATTGTACCATCTGTTTTAGTACCAACAGTTCGTGTTCCAAAACTAGTATTGCTATATCTCCAATTCGACTGACCAAGACTTACATGTTTCCAAGTATGTCCCCCAGCAACTAAAACTGGACTGCTAGTATTAGTCGTTGTTCCGTCACCCAAACCTCCAAGACGATTTAAGCCCCACATATATAAGGAACCATCAGTTCTAATAGCTGCCGAATGTGCTGCCCCTATGTACACTGCAGTCCAACTGTCTGTACCTACCTGTACTGGACTGCTACGAGCTGTAGTAGTTCCGTCACCTAATTGATTGCCAGTACTGGCAGTAACTTTAGGTTTACCCCAAGTAAATAGTCCGCCGTCACTACGAACAGCAGCACTAATGCCCATAGTACCTACCGAAATCCAGCTATCCGTGCCGATTTGTGTTGGACTTGAGCGATTAGTTGTATCTCCTAATCCTAATTGTCCGACAACATTATTTCCCCACCCAAACAGTGCTCCGTCTGCTCTAATAGCTAAAACTGCGCCGTAACCAGTACCCGAAACATGAAAACTAACATCATTATGTTCTGTACCACCTATACTAAAGTCACGCCATTTGTCTGCGCCAATACGAGTTGGGGTAGTTGGGGTAGAAGCATCGTTTAGGCCTAGTTGTCCAAAGTTGTTCGTGCCCCAACCATATAGTTGCCCATCTTCTGTTAGACCTATATAGGCCGCATTGTGCTGCATTACTTTCTTGAAATTCAATGGTCCAGTATCAAATTTTATCAATACTGGACTTCTATAACGTGAATACCAAACACTTCCGTCATTTTTAACACCAAGAAATTGTAGATCACTAGCATCAACGTGTTTCCAATAGTCGATAGTTCCTCCCACACATGGCTGTTCTCTGGCTAATTCTGAAGTACCCCAGGTGTAAAGATTTCCTTGATATATTCCAACAGTATGGCTACCGGCAGTACTTACTGTGGTCCAGCCGCTTACTTGTGTTACGAAATTTCTAGCTGGGCTAGTATCAACTGCTGATCCGCTTCGGCCAAAGGCCGCATTGCTCCCATTTCCCAAACACCAGGGTCTGTTAAATTCATCTATTAGCGCAGCATAAGTGCCACCCTGTGCATTAACTTGTCTAGCTAATTTATATTTTCTAGTACCTATCTGTACAGGACTGCTACGATCCGTAGTGTCAGCTAGACCTAATTGACCTACATCATTTCGTCCCCACCCAAACGCATAGCCATTGATGTCAATTCCTAGGGCACTTACTGGTGTAAAGTTGCTGCCGCCACCTATAGAGACCTGAATCCAGCTTCCTGTGCCCACTTGTACTGGACTACTACGATTGGTCGTATCTCCAACACCTAAAATACCAAAAGTATTAGCACCCCAAGTCCATAAAGTATTATCTGCCCTAATTGCAGCAGTTGTTTGATTCATAGTTATCACACTTAGCCATTTATTAGAGCCGACTTGTACAGGACTACTTAAACTTGTAGTATTTCCTAGGCCTAATTGGCCTACATCATTTTTTCCCCAAGTCCATAGTGCTCCAGCACTGTCAATGGCAGCTGAATTGTCCGACATATGAACTGCTGACCAACTTCTTGTTCCTAATTGTACAGGACTGCTACGACTTGTCATATTACCTAAACCTAGCTGTCCCTGTGTATCATTCCTTCCCCATACAAACAACGCTCCATCTGCTCTTATAGCTGCGCTAGTGTTATTACCTGCTGATACCAATACCCAACTATTTCCTGTACCAATTTGAATAGGACTACTTTTGCCTGTACCCACACTAGTACCATCACCTAGTTGACCGCCAGTATTATCTGCGGTCAATGACCAAGCCCAAAGAGTACCATCATTTTTAAGACCCAAATGATGACTTCGGCCCGCAGACAATTGCTTAAACCCAGACGCAAAAAGTGTAGGACTAGCTGCTGTAGTCCAAATTTCACCATTCTCTTTTAATACCTGTGTTTTGGTATTTAGACCGTTCATTCCAATATCAATTATACCGCCTTCTTGTATCATAACCGGACTGCTAACATTATCTCCATTTAGGCCGCTTGCTTTATTTGTGCCCGAACCAGTAGCGTATAAACGATTAGAAATTCCGTCAGTACCGCCGAGGTTGGATTGGCCTGTACCACTAATGAGCAAAGAAAATCCATTACCAGCTACTACTCCGTTGCTTAACCATTCATTTGCGCCGCCTAACGCAGTTGGTACACTACGATTTGTTGTGTCTCCTAGTCCTAACTGCCCTGAACTGTTTAGTCCCCAAACATAAAGTTGTGCGCCTACAGCAGAATAAGCAAACACATGTTTATTACCAATACTTAATGTTGAATAAAAATCACTACTACTACCGACTTGAACAGGACTTGATCGGTTCGTTGTGTCTCCTAACCCAAGTTGTCCTTGATCATTTAATCCCCAAGCATAGAGATATCCAATATTACCATATCCTATATCAGTAATACCAAAAGTGCTTCCATATGCTGATTCTAAGACTGACCAGCTACGAACTTGGCCTAACGGATAACTCAATTGATTTTCTGCGTTTAATCCCCAACCCATTAGTTTTCCATCTGATTTTATACCAACAGTATGACTATGTCCCATACTCACAGTGGTCCAACTGCCTGCAATTGCTACTGGACTGCTACGATTGGTCGTATCTCCGAGCCCTAGATTGTTTACGGCATTGCCGCCCCAAGTAAACAATCGACCAGCTACGTCAATGGCAGCAGTTGATAAATTGTTGGCATTGACCATAGTCCAGCTGCTGGTCCCTACTTGTACTGGACTTGAACGATTGATAGTATCATCAAGCCCTAACTGCCCTGAACTGTTTAGTCCCCAGGCAAATAAGGCACTATCGCTACGTATAGCTACTGTGTGGCTACCACCGGCCGCTACCGAAGTCCAACTATCAGTACCAACTTGTACAGGGCTGTAGTAGTTTAATGCGATATTCAAACCTAACAAACCAACGTTTGCATGATTACCCCAGGTCCATAACGTTCCATCGCTGCGTATAGCTGCAGCATGTGAATGTCCTGATGATATAGACGTCCAACTTTGTGCTACGTCAATAGAAGACGGATCACCAAGTTCACCGCTGTTATTACTTCCCCATACATATAAAAATTTTTCAACAGTAGTAGCTGTTGCTGGTGCAGGAAATGACAATACAATATCTAACATAATTTGGCTCCATAAATCACTTTACTAATATTTATAAAAATTAAAACCCCTTAAAGGGGTTTTTTTAATCTTTAAGTTGTTTATCATTCAGCTTCTTCATGAAGAAGCTGCTTCGGCTGCTTCAGCTGCTAACCGTTGTCTTTGTTGTTCGGCTGCTTCAGCTAAGGCTTGATCCATAATTTGTTGCTGTTCTTGCCTGTGTTCTTCTATCATTCTTTCTATTTCACGTTCACGTAATTGTTTTTCTTCTTCTTCTGCTGCGAGCTTTTCTAGCTCTTGACGATGATATGTTGCAATTTGGTCATCTAACACTTTCTGATTATATAAAGCACGTAGTTTATCTACTGGACGATCACCAAATAATTCTCGTAACATATCCACGGTTGGGATAATTGTCCCATCATTTAAAATACGAGAAGTATTTAAACTTGGACTAGGTAAAGATTTGTTTTCAATTACAGCAGTTTCTAAAACATCATCAGATCTTACTGTATAATCATATCTTGAAATATAATGTGTATCACTATTATAACTGGGTACATTTTTTGTAACCGGTAACCATCCTTGTGACTTTAAAAAAGTTAGATCGTTTATAGACTTATCTAAGCCTGATATGTTTTTCCAATTTTTTGGCAACATATCATAATAGCTGTCGATTGTGTTGTTAGTAACATGTACCCATTCTGCCATAATTATACCTTATTTGCTGTCAATCATGCTAGCAACACCTCTCCATGTGGTGCCATTGTCATCTGTAATAAATGCTAAAACATCAGTTCCGCTAGCTGTTAGCGTTGGCGCGGTTCCGCCTGGCCATTTAATACCACTCATCCAGTTTTGTGTGTAGGCACCACCATCGGTTAGCTCAAGAATAAAATAGTTCATATAACTACTTCCGCCACTTAGACCTGACACTGTCCAAGTTGTTGTTCCAGTCGATGTCGCGCTAATATAATTTCCTGAAGCTAGGTTAATTTCGGTTGATCCAGTTACACTGCCTAGGGCATTATGCTTAGGCATAGCATTGTGAATCTGCGTTGTTCCACTAAATGTACTTGTTCCAGAACTTGTTACATTACCAGTTACATTACCAGTTACATTACCAGTTACGCTGCCTGTAAATGTTGCGTCTGTTCCGTCTGTGCCACTTTCTAAAATTTTACTGGTTCCATTACTTGCGTAAACATCTCCAGTTACATTTCCGGTTACTGGACCACTAAATGCTGTAGCTGTAGCTGTGCCAGTTACATTGACTGGTTTGTTGAAATCCCAACTTGTTGTAGCATGTGTATACAAAATTGTTGCCGATGCGCCGTCGACTGTTAATCCTGCCCCATTCGCTGCTGCGCTATCTGCTGCTCCTTTGGCTACTGTAATATTTAAATCTGTTACATCTAGAGTTGTACTATTAACAGTAGTTGTTGTTCCACTAACTGTTAAATTTCCACCAACTGTTACATTCCCAGTTGTAGTAATACCAGCAAAAGTTACGCTGTCTGTTGTAGCCACTGCTTGACCAATAGCTATACTGCCATCGGTTATGGTAACGCCAGTTCCTCCGCTGAAATGAGCACGAACATCGCTTGCGCTTGGACCGGTATAAGTAAACACACCATCCGAATAAGATAATGAACCATCACCGCCTGAATCTGTTACACTAAAATGAGCACGAACTTCTGCGGCGCTTGGACCAGTATAGGTAATTACTCCAGTTGAGCTATTATATGATAAAGATCCGTCACCTCCTGAATCTGTTACGCTGATTGCTCCTCTAGCCAATGAATCAGTATACTGAGTTACTGTTGTTGCTATAACACCATCAGTAATTGTAATTCCAGTTCCTCCGCTAAAATGGGCACGAACATCGCTTGCGCTTGGACCAGTGTAGGTAATTACGCCAGTTGTACTGTTATATGATAAACTACCGTCGCCCCCTGAATCTGTTACGCTAATAGCAGCTCTAATAGTAGCGTTATTAGAGCCGACTTCATTAGCAGTACCGCTATAACCAACGTATAGTTTCTGTGTATCATAAGCGTAAAGTAATTCACCGTCTGCTGGACTAGCAGGAAGATTTGCTTGTAAGCCTCTTCTAATTTGTAACGCCATTATTATCTCCTAAACTTTTTTGAAAAAAACTCTAAGTTCTTATCATTTCTTAACTTTATTTATCATTTAAATTAAACTGTTATTACTTTCCAACCAAATTCTGTATTAGAATAAACAAACGATAAAGTACTTTGATTTGTACTTACAACGTAATTACTAGCAGCCCCGTTTATCAAGTGTCCATTACGTGCTACAGTTAAATTATTAACCGCAAAAGTACCTGCCAAATCATTTAATTTTATTGTATCCCCGATAGTTGCCGAACTAGGCAACGTAATAGTAACCGCCCCGCCTACCGTGTTTACAAAATAATTTTTATTAGCTGTTGCAGTATCACTGGAAGTAACTACTTCCCAGCGGCTGTTTACTTTAATGCTGTCACCCAGGCTCACTGCTTGCCCGTCTATTGTTACACTGCTAAATTCTAAAGCACTGTTAGGAAATCCTGTTACGTTTGATAATCGGAAGATAGGATTGTCTAATGCTCCAGCATCCATAGCTGTATCTGTAGGAGTATCAAAAGAACCAAAATTTGGACCAAATCTATGAATTATCGAATTTAACGGTGTAGCTACTGCCGTTGAAAATTCTCCGTAATCAAAGGTATTATCAGCTATTTCAAATAATTCTATGTTACGACTACTGTTTCCGCCTACAGTTACTTCCCCTGTCGAATCACTAGCAATCGTTCCTCCACTCGGAGCTCGAAATGTTCCTAAATCGGTTAATTGTTTAAATGAATATTCCGCATTAGTTGTATAGTCATTGCTAGAAAATGATCCATAATCGTAACTATTTTCTAAACTAAACTCACCAGAAGTACTGTTGTAATCTAATCCAGCACCGGCGCTTAAATCTGTTTTACTTATACCACCTTCATCAGCAGCGTTTACCCACTGACTAGTAACACTATTATATTTTAAAACTTGTCCATTACTAGGACTAGTAAGCGTAACATCTGTTAGGCCATCTAATGTAGTAGCGAAGTTAGATACAGCCGTATCAACATAAAGTTTAGTAGCTGCTTGGCTATTACTTGATATTTCTCCGCTAAGTGTTACTGTGCTAAATGTCACAGTACTATTTGTATTAACTTCTTGACCAATAGCTATACTGCCATCGGTTATGGTAACGCCAGTTCCTCCGCTGAAATGAGCACGTACTTCTGCGGCGCTTGGACCAGTATAGGTAATTACACCAGTCGAGCTGCTATAAGTCAATGAACCATCACCACTGGCATCATTAACGCTAATAGCTGATCGAGCTAAACTATTAGCAAAGTATTTGTTAGTTGTTCCTTCTGCTAGATTATCTGTTGTATGATTGCTTAGGCTGCTAACGGTACCAGTTACAGTTCCTGTGAATGTTGCATTTGTTCCATCTGTTCCTGAATCCAACACTGTTGTTCCATTGCTAGATTTTACATCACCTATTAAATTTCCTTCAAAAGATCCTGCCACAAAAGTATCTGAACCTACTGTCCATTTATCGTCAGTTTCGTTCCAAAGTAGAGTCTTATTTGTGCTATCGCCTCTGTTAATCTCTATTCCGGCGTTTTCAGTTGGAGAGCCGGTATGATTACTGTTAAGAATAATCGTATTATCAGCCAGATTAATTGTTTCTGTATTGATAGTAGTTGTTGTTCCATTTACTGTAAGGTTACCACTTACTGTTAAATTGGCAAACTGAACATCACTAGTTGTTCCAACTGCTTGACCAATAGCTATACTGCCATCGGTTATGGTAACGCCAGTTCCTCCGCTGAAATGAGCACGTACTTCTGCGGCGCTTGGACCAGTATAGGTAATTACTCCAGTTGAGCTATTATATGATAAAGATCCATCGCCGCTCGCGTTAGTAACACTGAAATGAGCACGAACTTCTGCGGCGCTTGGACCAGTATAAGTGAATGTGCCAGTAGCACTATTATAGCTAAAACTACCGTCGCCGCCAGCATCAGTGACGGTGAAGGTTGATTCTAGTGTATCTGCTGTTAATCTAACTAATGCCATGTGTTTAGTTCCATTTCAAGTATTTATCTTTATTCCAAAATTCAAACTTTTAGAACAAAAAAACCAGTCTATCCTCTATAGACTTTTAAAAGCACTTAATTGAGCTTCTAGAGTTTCTACTTTGTCATTTAATTCCTTTACTGCTTCTACTAGTAAGGCAACCAATTTTTCGTACTTGATTGTCATATAATCTTCTCCAGATTTACTAGTTTCTTTACCGTCTACTACTTTTATATCAAAAGGCGCACGAACTACCACTTCGGGTAGTACAGTTTTAACATCTTGAGCTAGAAGGCCAACCTGTTTCTTTTTATCTTTATAGCCAAAACTTTCAGCTATATCATTAGCAGTATAAGTTACTCCGTGTAATTGTAAAACTCTGTGTAAGGCGTCTTCAATTGGTTGTATATTTTCTTTAAGTCGTTTATCTGAATAGTAAGCTGTAATTTCATTCGTGGCACGAATTTCCCCGCTTGTACCGCTAGCACCTGTGCCTACACCTAATGAACCAAATTGAACCGATGAGCCTGTAGCAATACTTTGAGGTAAACTAAGGGTAACTGATCCAGTTGAACCGCTTACATTTACTTGATTTGAAGTACCCGATAATCCAGTTACTCCTGAGTTCGATACTGTTATTGAACCTGTGCCAGCACTGACACTAACTCCAGTTCCAGCTGTTAATCCAGTTACTCCTGTATTTGTAATGGTAGTTCCTGAAAGACTAATACCTGTTCCATTACTAACATTTCCCGAATTCCAAACTGTATTTCCATTCATTAGCAGCCCGTTATTACTAGGAGCTACAAAATTAAACATGTCATCGGCATCGTTTCCGACCGTAAAAGTCATTCTTTGGGCTTCGCCGCTTGCTGCTGTTAAAGTGATTGTAGCAGTATCTCCACTGCCACCAAACGCATCTGTAGGAAACGCTATTCCTGCTGTGCCGACATTAACTTTATTAAATGTAACATTGCTAGTTGTACCGACTGCTTGGCCTATGCTAATTTGACCACTACTAATTGATACACCGGTACCAGCTGTAAAATGAGCACGCACTTCGCTGGCGTTTGGACCAGTATAAGTGATAATACCAGTAGTATTATCGTAACTTAAACTACCGTCGCCTCCTGCGTCACTAACACTAATATGAGCACGTACTTCTGCGGCGCTTGGACCAGTGTAGGTAATTACACCAGTTGAGCTATTATATGATAACGATCCATCTCCTCCTGCGTCACTAACACTAATATGAGCACGTACTTCTGCGGCGCTTGGACCAGTGTAGGTAATTACACCAGTTGAGCTATTATAACTGAGACTGCCATCTCCACCTGCGTCACTAACACTAATATGAGCACGTACTTCTGTGGCGCTTGGACCAGTATAGGTAATAACACCAGTTGAGCTATTATAACTGAGACTGCCATCTCCACCTGAATCTGTTACACTAATACTATTTCTTGCTCTAGCATTAGTGTAATACATTGTACCTGATGTAACTGTAGCAGCTGGATCTTCGGCTAGTTCACTAGTATTAATTGGTAAAACAACAAAGTTGGTTCCGTCTCTTGTAGCTTCCCATTTATCTGTGGTTTCATTCCAACGCAATTGAACATTAGAATCTGCTCCTCTGTTAATTTCAATTCCAGCATTTTCACTAGGAGTACCAGTGGCATTACTGTTTAATAGTATAATATTGTCAGCTAAATTAATGGTTTCTGTGTTTATAGTGGTAGTCGTTCCGCTTACAGTAAGATTTCCACTAACTGCTAAATTATTAGCCACTGTGGTAGTTCCTGAACTGGCACCTAATATCAAACTGGTAGCAGCACCGAAAGCTGTAACTGCTGTTGCGTTGGAATTTAAAAGATTAAATGAACTAGCAGTGGTAGTAATATCTCCTCCATTGACTGCTAGATCGCCGCTCAAAGTTAAATTATCTGTAATAGCAGCAGTACTGGCAAAAGAAATAGTGCCATCAACTTGTAAATTATTACGTATTCTTGTTGTTCCTGTAGTAGCTCCCATTGTAATAGTAGTTCCAGCTTGAGCAAAATTAACAGTAGTTGCGTTGGCATTAACTAAATTAATACTACTGGCTGCTGTAGTAATGCTGCTAATGGCTGATTTCAAATCCAAACTAGTTTCAGTAACATTTAAGGTATTAACGCCATTATTGTAAAAGAATAAAGTATTTTCATTTGACCCTGCGCTTAATTCAGGAATAATATAAGTGTTTCCGTCAACATCTCGGACACCGCCTAGTGAACCCCATGAGCTTCCTGGACCGTATCCTTCAAAAGAACTAGTAGTTGTGTTATATCTAATTTGACCAACCGCAGGGGTCGAATCTCTCTGCGCTGTTGTGCCTACAGGAATCTGTATAGAATCTGTACTGTTAAAAATAATTTGATTATTATTAAATGTAGTGGTGCCAGTAGCTGCTCCTAAATTTATAGCGGTGGCTGCACCAAAAGCATTTATAGTTGTCGCAGAGGTGTTGGCAAGATTAAATGTTGATGTACTTACAGTTAAGTCGCCGCCATCTATATTGACATCACCGTCGACATCAAGATTGTTATTAATATTAGTTGTACCGGTAGCAGCACCAATTTCAATTGTCGTTGCGGCCCCAAAGGCGTTTACTGTAGTTGAGTTAGAATTTAAAAGATTAAATGAACTAGCAGTTGTAGTTAGGTCCCCGCCATTAACTGCTAAATCTCCTGTCATTGTAGTATTACCGGTCACAGCCAAAGTACCACTTAGTGTTTGATTACCAGTAATTGCTAATGTTGTACCATTCCATCCTAGATTACTATTGGATTCTAAACCATAAGATCCGTTAACATAGGCAATGGCATTAGTTGTGGTATAATTAAGATTAACACCATTTATCGCATTAAAATATCTAGCTTCAACGTTACCGTTTACATTAACACTAAAACCATCCCAAGTTAAATTACCGCTATCAACTAAAGAACCTGCTGTCCCAACAAATACTATACGACCTGAAGTTAAATCACTTACTGTAGCACTAGCTAAAGTAGTTTCTCCAGTTACTCCCAGAGTTCCGACTACACTGGCATTTCCATCTACAGTGAGGCTATTGTTAATACTAGTAGTTCCAGTAGCAGCTCCAATATCTATCGAAGTGGCTGCACCAAATGCGTTAACAGTTATAGCATTTGCGTTGAGTAGATTAAAAGCTGAAGCACTAGTTGTTAGATCGCCGCCATTGACTGCTAAATTTCCGGTGATAGTGGTATTCCCAGTAAAAGTGCTGGTTCCTGAAACGGCCACAGTGCCGTCAATTACAAGATTATTTCTTACAGTTGTGGTTCCAGTTGTCGCTGCCAATGTTAAGTTTGTAGCTGCACCAAAAGCATTTAATGTAGTAGCAGCGGTATTCAATAAATTAAATGAGCTAGCAGTAGTAGTAATATCTCCGCCATTAACTGCTAAATCGCCGCTTAACGTAGTTGAATTAACAGTGACATCTAAGGTATTACCTTTTATATCAACATCCCCTCCGGTATCTCCTATTGTTACTCCAGTTATTGCACTACCTAATAATACTCTACCAACACCACTGCTTCGACCTATCTCAATTTGACCATTTCCGTTACTGTCTATAACCACATAGTTATTAGCGGTAATAGTTAAATTACCGCTATCCTTCGAATTATCATCATTAGTTATTGCTTGAACATGTATAGTTCCATCTACTGTCAAGTCTCCATTTACCAAAGCATTACCGTCTACATCTAAATTGTTATTGATATTTGTTGTACCAGTAGCAGCACCAACCTCAAGAGTAGTTGCACTAGTGGCGAAATTAACTGTTGTAGCGTTATTTGGCAACAAATTGAATGTAGCTGAAGTTGTTGTTATATCTCCGCCATCGACTGCTAGGTCGCCGCTTAAGGTTAAATTGTCACTAAGTGAACCTACACTACCGAAACTTACTGTTCCATCTACTACCAGGTTATTTCTAATAGTAGTAGTACCTGACGTTGCTGCTACTGTTAAATTTGTTGCTGCGTTAAAGACATTAACTACAGTAGGAGAATTAAGAAGATTAAAGCTGCTACTAGTTGTTGTTAGGTCACCACCATTAACTGCTAGGTCACTGCTAAATCTACCAGATCCTGTAACATCCAATTCTACAGCAGGCGATGTATTCATTATACCCACTCTACCATTTACTGAATCAATATATAATTTATCTTGAAACGTGGTCCTTGCTACACCACTTCGAAATACCTCTGTGCTGGAAACTAAGTTATTAGTGCTTATTAAACCAACTAGTTCATGGGCATTAGTAGTTCCATAATATCTTGCTCCAATCTGAGCATATCCAGTTACATTACCAGTAGCTCCGTAACTGCGTCCAAATGCCAGTGCTACTCCACCATCATCGGTGGCGTGAGTAGTAGCATCTGTAATACGTTTTTCTATAATTAGACCAGCTCGAATATCGCTTACCCCTTCTTGAGACTGCGTACGCTCTCTTGCAAACGTAAAAATATCAGTGGCGTCAGTTACTCCTAAATACTTAGAGTTAACAAATTGACCGCTAGCAACATCATATTTTACTAGTTGTCCATAGTCTAAGCCACTGATAGTCACATCAGTTAGGTCAGTGAAATTAATCGGAAGAACATAATTAGTCCCATCGCCGTTATCAAATACCCAACGATCATCGCTGTTCCGCCAAGTTATTGTTTTATCTGTAGAACCTTTAAGTGAAATTCCTCCGCCATCAGCAGTAGTATCAGTTGGAGTAGCTGTTGCTCCTAGTTCGATTAATTTATCATCAATGGTTACCACAGTTGAGTTGACTGTGGTTGTGGTTCCGTTCACAGTAAGATTTCCACCAAGTGTTATATTACCAGAAGTATTAATGTCTCCAGTGAATCCACCACCGCCTAAATAATCGGCTACTCTGATATCTCTATAAGAAACTTCATAAACACTGCCATCATTCTTTTTCATAAAAACTTTACCGTCAGCAGTATTAAGGGCGATTTCGCCCAAGTTCATCTGCGTAGTCAATGGGGTATTCCCAGCTACACTACTTCTTTTATGTAAAATCGTATTAGACATCGTTTTTCCTTGAGTGGGTCAGGACATAAAGTCGCCCAACGGGTCAAATTAACTCAGTTAATGCCCAACGGGTCAGGTTGGGAGGAAAATCCCAACGCCCAATTAAAATGTTCCACCGTCTATATTGCTTGTGCTGCTTATATTAGCTTCTAGCGTATATAGATCACCTGCAGAATTTTTAAAACTTACTTTACTACTCTCTTGTTTGATAAGAGCAGAACCAATATAAATTGTATTTCCGCCTAAATATAAATCGCGCCATTTATAAGTGCTGCTACCTAAATCGTAGGTATTATCCGCAGAAGGAATAATACTAGCATCAAGATTGCCTAATAAACTCTTTACTTTAGAATTTGTATAATACAAATTTACAGAACCTTCTGGTACCACATCAGTGTCTGTGATTTGCTGAGCTACACCAGTGGTGAAGTCAATAACCTCTACAATTTCGCCAGAATTTGGTGTACCACCCAGGGTTAAAGTAGTTCCTGAAACTGTATAGGTAGTAGATCTTTGTGGAATACCTGAAACTGTAACAAATAAATATTCTCTGCTAGCAGGAGCATCATTGAGAGTAAAAACATTTGATGATCCAGTGGCGGTAAATTGTTGGCGTCTCATCGTAAATGACATCATGTCGGCCATGATCCATTTTGATGTTGCTGAATCGTATCTTAAAATTTTATCGTTGGCTATGCCTGTTGTATTAACATCACTAATAGAACCCAAAGTGTGATTACTCAAACTACTTACTGTTCCTGTAACTGCTCCAGTGAAAGTGGCATTAGTTCCATCAGTACCATTTTCTAAGATTTTACTAATTCCATCCGACGCATAAACATCACCGAGTAAATTAGTAGTAACTGTGGCAAATGTTACGTTATCTGTTGTCGCTACGGCTTGACCTATGCTAATTTGACCACTACTGATCGATACACCAGTGCCTGCTGTAAAATGAGCACGCACTTCGCTGGCACTTGGGCCAGTGTAGGTAATTACACCAGTCGAACTATCATATGATAACGATCCATCTCCACTTACATCAGTTACACTAATATGAGTACGCACTTCGCTGGCACTTGGGCCAGTGTAGGTAATTACACCAGTCGAACTATCATATGATAACGATCCATCTCCACTTACATCAGTTACACTTATAGCACCACGTGCTAGTGTGTTTGAAAAATATTTGTTTGTAGTTCCTTCAGTAACATCAGAAGTGGACAATAAACTTATAGGCTTTTGTATAACAATATTACCAACCATAGAAGAATGGTTGGTACATTGATAAACATATGTGTTACCAGCTAGACTATAAGGTATTTTCCAAAATAATTTTCCTGAAACTTTACCTTGAGCAGATGAACCTGTAGAAGTTGTTCCGTCTGTTGCTATATGAGTAAGACCAGTATTGTAATTAGAACCACCGTTAGAAACCCTTATAGCAAATGGATGTGATGCACCTTGATTTAAGTCAAAAGATATAGTTTCTCCAGCATTAACATATATTGTCGGATTATCTCCAGAATATTGATCTATATTATAATTGAATACGGGTGTAGTAACTACTAATTGAGTAACGGCTGGAATGGCTGCTAATATGGCACGAGCATTGGTATAGTAAAGATTTGTACTGCCTTCTGTCAAGTTGTCTGTAGTATGATTACTAATATCACTCACTGTACCGGTTACATTTGCTGTAATGCCTTTATTAAAGTCAAATGTATCTGTGGCCGATACATATGTAATTGTAGCACCAGCACCATCAATGGTAATTCCTGCTCCATTTGCTGCTGCGCTATCTAGAGCTCCTTTAGCCAATGTAATATTTAGATCTGCTATATCTACAGTTGTACTGTTAACTGATGTAGTAGTGCCATTGACTGTAAGATTTCCGCCAATAGTTACATTTCCTGTTGTTGTGACAGCAGCAAAAGTCACGCTATCTGTTGTCGCTACGGCTTGACCTATGCTAATTTGACCACTACTGATCGATACACCAGTGCCTGCTGTAAAATGAGCACGAACTTCGCTGGCACTTGGGCCAGTGTAGGTAATTACACCAGTCGAACTATCATATGATAACGATCCATCTCCACTTACATCAGTTACACTAATATGAGCACGAACTTCTGTGGCGCTTGGACCAGTATAGGTAATTACACCAGTCGAACTATCATATGATAACGATCCATCTCCACCGGCATCAGTTACACTTATAGCACCACGTGCTAGTGTGTTTGAAAAATATTTGTTTGTAGTTCCTTCTGATAAATTATCAGTGGTGTGATTACTAATATCACTTACTGTTCCTGTAACATTACCAGTGACATTTCCTGTTAGATTTCCGCTAAATCCCGAGGATGCTGTAATAGTAGTTCCGGTTACTGCTGCTGCGCTTGCAGCCCCAATAATTGTGCCGTCAATGTTTCCGCCATTTATATCTACACTAGCAAAAGTACTTGTACCTGCACTGCTAATATCGGCATTAATTGTACTTGGTAAGCCTATAGTAATAACTTGTCCGGAGACACTGGTTTCAATTTCACTAGCTGTGCCTGAAATTTGTAATGATTGAGTTTTCAGATTTACTGTACTGGCAGTTCCTGTATCAGCTTGAATACCTAACGTGGTACTATAATTTGCCAATGAAGTATCAACGTATTCTTTGGTCGATGGGTGACTGTTTTGAGTTGGAGCAGCTACCGAAACTGTCCTTGCTGTTAGATCGAAAGTGTCTGCTATTTGACTGCCGGTTATACGAAAACTCGGATCAATCGAAATATTCTTAATCTTTGTTAATGCCATTGAAGACTCTCCTAGGGATTTAGCTTGTACTATTTACCTAAATTCTAAGAGTACAGGCTGTTAAGAACTTAGATTTTAATAAAGTCTACCCGAGCAGTCCAATTAAGTGTAGCACTGGATATTCCTGAAACTCCTATGCTCATGAGACCTGATGTATTGAAACTAATCGTCGGAGCAGGGATGGTAGATGTATTAACAAATGTGTTAGTAACTGCCCCGCTAACACCACTTACACCTGACAAATAACAACCTTTTATTTCAAATGCTCCAGTTTGGCCGCCGCTGGCTTGACAAACAATATAAGCAGTAAAAAACACAGTACCTGATGCAGTGTACTGATTACCTTCTCTATCTACTAAAGTTGTAGACCCTGTGTTTACAGTAGTACCACTGTGAGTAATAGATTCTGTTTTTGATCCAATTGAGAATGTATCAACTGTTGTGCCGTGTAGTTTTAGAAAAGTATTTGCCATAATATTATTTATCCTTTAATCTTTATAGCACATATTTTGGTATGAATTACAGTCCGTAAGTGGTCTTAGTAGCATTGTAATTTTGTAAAATTTCCGAAGAACTCAATGTTCTATCATAAACAAAGCATTCTCCTAGGTCTCCTGTATACTGATAACTTCCAGCAGGACGCACACCACCACCCGTAAATGCACTCTTACCAAACCATACTTCCTGAGCGTTAACGATAGTTCCCGATAGGGTATCTGATGCAGTGGCGATCTGAACACCATTTACATATAGCCATAATGAAGTATCGTTTCTAACGAACATCACATAATACCAGTTGCCATTATTATATGTAGTTAAAGGACTGGATATGCTGGTAGTAGTGCCGCCGCTGAGTGCTATATCACCTAAGATTCGTCCGCCATCCATCCATATACGATAATTCCAAGGGTATCCAGCAGTTTCTTCTTTGCTCAAGATCATCTTGATACCAGCAGCAGAGGTGCGGAACCAAGATCCAACCGAAAATTCTTCAGAAGACAAACTTTGATTAGTATCGAAATACTGCGTTGTACCGTTAAAAGTAAAATAAGTAGTATTGTAACTAGGAGCACCGACAAGATTAGTTGTAAAAGCATTACTACTAGAATCTGTCCAGCTAGTTCCTGATCCAGTGTACTGAGTAGGTTGTAAATAAAGTTGAAGACCGTTAGTGACTATGCCAGTGATATTTTTCCTTTTACCAAAAGCAAATGATCCTGTAAATGAACTTAACATCTATTTTAACCAAAAGATGTTAGTTGGCCTAATACTGTGTACGTTCCGCTATTATTAAGAATACTAAAGTTAACAATATCTGTTTTATTAGCATTACCTGAAGGAGCACTCGACGATCCTTGCCAATTTACAGTAACCGATGCTCCACCAATTTGTACTGCATTTGGTACATAAGCAGTAGCTCCTTGAACTAAAACCATTGTAATGGCTGTTGCGTATCCTGAAGTTAAACTCAAATTAGTAAAATTGGGTGTGAAATTATTACTAAGCGATGAGTGATAGAAAATATGTCCAGTTGAACAATCATGTTCAACTACACCTGTAGCTGACGTTTTAGCAGCAAATTTTTCATTAAATCCAATATCGGCAGTAACTAAGCCGTTAGTTACTGTAAGACCTGTCGACCATGTTAGGCCGCCCGAAGAATTATAAGTAAGTACTTTACCAGTGCTTGGGCTGTTATCTACAATAAACTTAGCAGGTGTAATTGTACCGTCGGCTGGAGTTCCGATAGCTACAGTACCTATATCAATAGCATAAAAATCACTGATTGCAGCCGGAGCTTCCGTAAATGTAATTGCATCTCCGCTTAGTGTATAAGCAACACCAGGTTCTTGAATAACTCCATCGATGCTAACAATTAAAACATTTGACCCTAATAAATTAGCAGCAACACCACCGGCTTGTAAAGTAAAAACTGTAGTTGCTCCGTCAAATCCTGCACTAATGTCATCTAACTTACGAATAGTCGATTGAGCTTCATTTCTAGGAAATAACAAATGATGAACACTAATAGTATGTCCGTTAGCTGGCGCTGTTGTAAACTGTAAATTTCCCTGTCCTGTTAGTGTGTAATCTGTGGTTGGGATCGTTAAAACTCCATTCACGCTAACTAATAAAGATCTTACGCTAGGTGGTTTAGGACTACTTAAAGTAAAAACAGTTTGAACGCCTGTTCCTGTGAAAGTGTCAACAACAAAACTACTTTCAGGTGGAGTAGTTACCGGCTGTAATCCAATATAATTTGGACTTAGCTGAGTACTATCCGTCGATGTTGTGTAACCTATATAAGCCATATTAGTTTCTATTCCATGAATCTAGAATTAATTCTTCTAGTTTGTTTATTAAACTAGTTCCTGCTGTACTTTTTTCCCATTTCATTTCTGGACAATGTGATTCAGCAAAAGTTACTTTAGCAGGAACATAACAACCGCATTTACTACAAATTTTAATTTTAGTTACAAAATTTTCGCAACTTTTACAAATCTTTAATCGAGACTGCCTTAATTCTTCGTTAACGGTCTTAATCATTAAACTTCCATAACGCTGGCAAACGCTGTAATTGGTGTGCCAGTATTACTTTTGATTCTTAGGATATCCGAAGTTTCTAAATTAATAGGTTTTTCTAAAACTAATGTTGTGTTAGCCCTTAACGGCACTTTGTCTAGCACCGGAATATTTGTAGTAGCACTAGAGTCTACTACTTCTAACACTACATCTGCGTTTGATCCAACACTATTATTACTAATATATACAGCATGAATTACGGTTGTTCCGGTAGCTGTAAAAATATTAGCGTAATTAGTATCAGTGTTAGGAATACTTGCTGATGCGTTCTTAAAGGTTGCCATGTTATCCTCCAAATACTATAGCGTATGCTATGGCGTCATCTGTTGTTGCCACTTCTTTATTATTTATTTTGACCTTTCCTGTGCCATTCGCGGCAAGATTTAGATCGCCATCTGAATTACTAGCAGATACTGTATTTGATGTAATATTAATATTACCTGCCGTAACGTTTGAACTAGCAAACGCTGTTAAATTTGAGCCTAAACGGCTTTCCCAACGACTAGTAGATTCATTCCATTTGAACGTAGCTAAGTCTTGACCAGTTCCTCTGTCAATCTCAATACCAGCTGTTCCGGCTGTCACTCCGGGGCCTGTTTCGCCTTTATTTAAAGTAATTATATTGTCTTGTAAATTTGTATTTGTACTATTAATTGTTGTCGTTGTGCCACTTACGGTTAGATTCCCACCGACTGTTACATTACCAGTAGTACTTAAACCAGCGAAAGACACTGTGTCTGTTGTACCCACTTCTTGACCAATAGCTATACTGCCAGCAGTTATTGTAACGCCAGTTCCTCCACTAAATGCTGCTCTGTAGTCACTTACGCCAGGACCAGTATAAGTGAATTGACCATTTGAATTATCGTACGATAATGATCCATCTCCAGTTGAAGAAGTTACGCTTAAACTACTCAATGACAAGCCAGTGCCGTTGACCCAACTAACACCATCATACGTTAGTATTTGACCAGCACTCGGTGTTCCAATAATTACGTCATTGAGATCATCAATGCTAGCAGCAGAAATTCTAGCATCTGCGTCTGTATCTGTGTATTGAGTAATTGTACTGCTAATTTCCCCAGATACACTAATATTGATTCCGCTACCAGCACTAAATGCTGCTCTGTAGTCACTTACGCCAGGACCAGTATAAGTGAATTGACCATTTGAGCTATTATATGATAAAGATCCATCTCCAGTTGAAGAAGTTACGCTAATCGCTCCTTGAGCATCCGAATCTGTATATTGAGTAATTGTACTGCTAATTTCCCCAGATACACTAATATTGATTCCGCTACCAGCACTAAATGCTGCTCTATAGTCACTTGCGCCAGGACCAGTATAAGTGAATTGACCATTTGAATTATCATACGCTAATGATCCATCTCCAGTTGAAGAAGTTACGCTTAAACTCGATAGTGTTATACCATTGTCAGTATCGTTAACCCAAAAAGTACCGTTATACTTAAGAACTTGACCGTTGCTTAGAGATGTAATGCTTACGTTACTCAGCGAATTCAAATCTGTTACTAGTGTAGGCTTGTTAATTAAATCATCATAATCACCTGTTGTGGCAACTGTTGCTAGTGAAGGAATATCGGTTGTGAGCGCCAGAGTCCCTGTACTTGCTGGTAAAGTTAAAGTACCACTAGCTATTGCTGCTGCTTGTATTGTTGTTTGCCCACTAGTGCTTCCAGTTACTATAAAAGAAGAGCTAGATACGGCACCTGTTACATTAAGAGGCTTATTAATGTCAAAACTAGTAGTACCATGAACATAGGTAATTGTAGCGTTCGCTCCATCTATAGTAATACCAGCACCATTGGCAGCGGCACTATCTAAAGCACCTTTAGCAAGAGTTAAATTTTTATCTGCTATATCTACTGTTGTTGAATTTACTGACGTTGTTGTTCCGTTTACAGTAAGATTACCGCTTACTGTGAGATCATTGAAAGTAACATTATCTGTTATTTCTACTCCTTGCCCAATAGCTATACTACCACCGGTTATTGTAACTCCAGTTCCAGCACTAAATGCTGCTCTATAGTCACTTGCGCCAGGACCAGTATAAGTGAATTGACCATTTGAATTATCATACGCTAATGATCCATCTCCAGTTGAAGAAGTTACGCTAATCGCTCCTCGAGCATCTGTATTTGTATATTGAGTAATTGTTGAGCTAATCTGACCTGTGACAATATTGATTCCAGTGCCCGCAGTTAATTTGTTTGATAAATCATCATAGTCGCCTGATGTAGCTACTGTAGCAAAATAATTATTACCTAAGCTATTCTTAAATAGTCCATTAGCAGGCAAAGTTACATCACCGTTGGAGTCAAATTGCCATGTTTGTTGAGTTCCTAACGCTGTTTTAGCATTAATATTAACATAGCTACCGCCAACTTGAACACTGTTTGTGTCAGTACCTAAAAACAGATCATTACTTGTTGATCCTGCTTTTAAATGTATATGATTAGGAGCAGTAGGATCTACTATAATATATTGTCCAGAACTATACAAAGCGTTATCTGGAACAAGTTCAATGGTTCCATCGCCAAATTCGCCTGCTGTTCCAGCTCCAATAATTTTAATTCCGTCAAATGTGATAAGACCTGTGTCTCCTACACCGGACACAGCATCGTCAACATACTGTTTAGTTACTAAGTCTGATGTGCCAGTTGGCGTTGCTGACATAGTAAGTTTACCAGTAATACTAACTACGCCGCTACTAGGAACGAAGGTAATATTTTGTCCGGAATCCGAACTGAAGGTAAGAGCATCAGTGCTCGCGATAGTGTTGGTAGGGTGGTTGATATTAATTGCCATAATCTTATTTATGCCGAAATAAAAAAGGGCTCCGAAGAGCCCTTTTAATAACTAAGTTCTTTATCTCTTAGATTAGAAGAACTTGCTGGTTCCCATAGCAATCTTGCCTAGGTAATCTGCTGCGTTACCTAGCGAGCTTGCTGTATTTGTTAGCTCTACATAACCATAACGTGTCATAAAGCTAACTACTGGTTCCATTGTGCTTGGATCTAGAACAACACCGCTGCTCATCAATGGGATGTATGGGCAGTAGAATGCTGCTGCGTCCATTTCGTTAGGACCTTTGTAACCAACTAGAATTGGTGTTGTTGCGTCAGCATAGCTGTCAACATAAACACGAACGCTGCTGTTTAGTGTACCAGCAAATTTTGTGTTTGTTGGAGCTTCAAATGTACCTTCTGTTGTACGAGCAAATGCTGATGTTGTCGCACTTTGTAGCACTGTTAGTGCTGTTGGGCTTACAACAACAAAATTACCTGCACCACGACGTGTACGCTGAGCAATTCTGTTAGCAACATCATTGATCATGATTGCTAGAGCAGCGTGTTGGTCACCAACGAATGTTGGAGTACCTGTGAAGCTTGTACCGCCAGAACCTTGGTCAAAAGTATGAACTGCTGTACCGCTTAGACTGCGTAGGCTATTTAATAGCTCTTGATCAATCTCAGCTGTAATTTCTTGTGCTAGAGCAGCCATGATTTCTGCCTCAACGTCCAAACCATGCATGGCTTGTGCGTCTTGAGCAGCTTCAAAAGTCCAGCGAGCAGACATTTTACGTGTCTTAGCTTCAACTGTTTGCTTTAGAATCTGGATGCTTAATTTCTTACCTGGTACACCTTCTAATGTTGCTGTAGCATCGGCAGCTGGTGAGCTTGCGTTAGCGTTACCGCTATATGCTTTAGCAATGTTAAAAGGACTTAGAGCTTCTGTACCTGCTGTAACGCCTGCTGCTGTTTCAGCATAACGTACACGCAATGTGTGAATTTGACCAACTGGACCAGTCATTGGCTGAACACCAACGATTTCGTTAGCAATAACGGTTGGCATTACACGACGAATTACTGGAAGAATCACTTTGTTTAGAACTGCTACGTTACCGCTTTGTGTAGCACCTGCAGTTGCAGCTTCCATCAAGTTTTTCTTGGTATTTTCTAATACTGATTCCATGACAGCCTTACGGTTGCCATTGAGCCCTTCTAGTAGAACTTCCTTAGTTGCAGTCCAATTTTGGGCCTCGAAAAGTTTTTCAGACATTTTTGTCTCCTTTGGTTTACTTTCCTATTCCGGCTAATTTTCTTAGTGATACAATTTCTGCCTCAGGAGCAGCGTTCTCACTAGAAGTTTTGTCGCCTGTGATCGCAGTCTTCTGCGATGTTGCGCTTTCAGAAATCATAGTCTTGCCGGTGGGTTTGACTGTTGTTTCATTTAACACAGCTGGTAGATACTTGTTGTATGCTTCACGTAGATTTTCTGTCTTAGTTGTCTTTAACAGGTCTTCCATGATATCACGCTTTTCTTTACCAAGTGGAGCTACCAACTCTTGCATAATTGTTTGACGCTTTACAGCATCTTCAGCTATGCGAATTTTAGCCTGCGCTTTGGCAATTTCAGCATCTTTAGCTTCCACTAACTTAGTTGATTCGGTTAGTTTTTGTTCTATAGATACTAATTTATCACTTAGTTTTTTCACTTGTGTGCCGTCAGCAAAGCCGCTAACCATAAACTCAGCAGCAAATGCTTCCATGATCTTACGACCAAAGGCATTTTCGCGGCTGATTTGAATATCTTCACGTAATTGTGTTAGTTCATTGCGTAATGATTCTGTCAATAGTTTTTCCGCTTTTACAGAAGCTTCTTTGATAAACTTAGATTTGGCTTCAGCTATTACTCGACGACCTTCTGTAACTAGGTCTACACGAGCTTTAACTAGCTTGTCCTCGTCTTCTTTCAGTTCACGTAATTCAGAACTCAACTTCTTCAGAGCAAATTCTTCAAGTTTTTCAAAGTTTGCTTTTTGAGCAGTGCGATCTTCTCTAAGTTCATTGATTTCTTTTACTAGTTGTTCCATAACAAACTTGTTAAGAATTTTAGCGTGTTCTTTCATTTGCTTTTTATAATTGACTTTGGCTTCTACTACGCCACGTTTGTCAATTGAAAATTCTTCTAGTTCTTTACGGATAGCTTCGGAAATCATCTTGTCAGCAGCTTCTACAATCAAACCTTTGTCATGCTCATAACGCTGGCTAAACTCTTCACGAAGATTTGCTTCTACTTCTTCGTGTAATTGTTTAACTTTTGTATCCCATGCTTCTTGTAGAGTTGTCTGAACTTCCTCAGATAAAACCCCAGTGCCGAATAGTTCTTTTAGTCCGCTCATCTATTTCCCCTTATTTTTTTAGGTTATTGATGAACCTGAGAACCTCTTCCTTGAGGTATTTTTGTGCTCTATCATCATGTCTTACTGCTGTGGCAACGTCCATTAAAGCACCACGTCTACGATCCGTCATTACACGCTCATAGATTGCTTTGGGATATGCGTTAGGAGCACTAGGTTGAGCCACGATGTCCACCGTGACAATTTCAAAATCAGAAACGCCACCAGATTCATTGACGTTTCCAGATCCCCTACTTGACACACCTAGTTTAACACCACTCTCTAATAGAGTTCGTACAATGTTACCCATTGGTGTGGGTAGGATTTTTAGCTTACCGATACCGTTGTTATCATTCATATACATATTAGTAATCATGTGGCTAACACGGTCTAGGTTTACTTGTAGGTCATCTGGGTGATCTGCTTCACCTAATACAGAATAACCATTTTTAATTTTTTCTGCGATTACATTACAGGCTTTAGCAATTTCGTTAACAGGATAGACACGTTTGTTTTCGTTTTGTATTCCACCCTGAATGAAAATACCTTCCATGTAGAGATCCTTGCCGCCATTGGCATTCTCGACAAGCTGGGTTTTTAAACCAGCTTGGTCGTAGGTTAGACTTTCTACTAGTGGTAGTGCCATAAAATTAACTCTTTGCTACTGGGCTAGTTTTGTTGCTAGCAGTATCACTGTTCATCTTAGGAACGCTTACACTTTTTGGAGCAGGAGCTTTAGCGTTACCGACTTTATTTACATTACCCATATTGTCTTCTTTAACGCTAGGGTTAGACATGCCTTTATCAGCTTCGCCGGTAAAATCAACAGCTTTGGCACCGTTACCATCTACACGCTTGCTGCTAGCAACTGGACTCTTTGTATTTTGTGCATTGTCGCCGTGTGTTGGCTTACTGACAGCTTTTAGACTGGCACTTTCGCCAAATGCTGCGATGCTTTCTTCTGCTGGCATTTCTTCGCTAGCGGCTTCATAGTCACCGCCTAATTCAGCAAATAATTCTTTTAGATCTTCTAGTGCTTGCGTAGCAACGTCAATTTTTTCGCCTGCTTGAGCAGCAGCATCACCTGCAGGTGCTGCGTCATCTGCGGACATTTCATCGCCCATGGCTAAATCTGCTGTAGCTTCATCTTCGCCTGGCTCATCTGCTGCCATTGCGTCGTCATCTTCAGCTTCGCCGAATAGTTGCTCATTTTCTAAATCTAGTTCATCATCGATGATTTCATCTTGGAAATCACTGTCTGGACTAGCTCCGAAACTTTCTTCAACTTCTTCGTCTTCTGACTCATCAAGTTCTTCTTCGGCTGTTTCATCGAACTGACTTAGCTCTTCGTAAATGCTTTTGCCTTTGCTGACAAAATAGTGATGTAGTAAATCACTGGCACGATCTTCTTCTTTGTTGATCAATGCTTCTAATACTTGCTCTAGTGTATGTTTAGACATTAAATTTCTCCTTTTGGCCAAAAGTGGTCTTGTCTGTAATTATATTTACAGTATTGACTAATTATCTAGGAGAAATATAGTTAAAAACGCAGTTTTTGATCAGAAACTTCGAGTAAGTATCAACTTTTTACATTGCGGCTACTGGCCGTTGATAAATCTTTTTGTAAAGTTCTTTGCGTTCTTCAACTTCTAGTTTACGAACTTCTCGCATTTTACGTAACTTGTTTAAATGTAAAAGACTGAGCCGTGGACGACGTGTGTCCATTTTTTCACTTTGTTGAAATTCATTATCCGCAGGATCGGCATAGCCAAGTTTTTCCATGTCTTTAACTTCTTTAAGTCGCACTGGGTGGTCCTCCTGTTGGTGCTGGCGCAGCCGCAGCTGGTGCTCCGCCTAGCGGGCTTACTCCTGGTTGTTCGACCGGAGCTGCCTGAGCTTGTGCTAGTTGATCAAGCTGAGTCATATCATTTTCACTAGGTCGTTGAATCCCTAGGGTGGTTAAATCGCTAGGTGCCAAAGCAGCATCCGCAGCCGTACTAGTAAGTGCCCCTTCGGGGTTTTCTTCAGCCCACATACCTTCATTCTCTACAATCTCATCATCAGTTAAGCCGAGATATTTCTTAAGAACAAAGCGTCTAGCTAGATATGGAACCTCAGCCAGCTGACTGAATACAGAAGCTCTAGCATTGTTTACTTCGATTTCTCTGTACTCACTAAAACTCTGTGGTGGCAAGAAAGTTAATTTAAATGTGCTTGAATCTAATTCAATGCCTTTCTTCTTCAAAAACATTTTAAACTCTTTGTCCAATGGATCTGTCATTAAATTTTGTAGTCTCTGACAGTACTTGTTAAATCTATATTCTTGAATAAATGCTGTACCTACTCTACCATCGTTAAAAACCGCAGTGCCATCATCTGGCCCAGTGGGCATATAACTACTAGGTATACGCAGTGCTCGATTTAGTTTATTGGTAAAATATCTCAAATCATCAATCTGTCCTAGATTGTCTCCACCAGGCAACACTTCAACTTTTGATCCTCGACCTTCAGCCGTTTGAGCAAAAAAGTAGTCTTCTAACATACTTAAAGGGTTATAGCTAGCGTCCATAATACTAGTGCCACCACCAGTTCTACTGGGAATACGTCTTTGATGTATTTCATTTTTAACACGCTCAACAAAGCTCATAGCCATATTAGCTGGCATGTTACCAACATCAATATAAAATACACGGCGCTCAGGAGCACGTTGTACACGGTAGATAATAATCGAATCTTCTAATAAACTTTTCTGTTGGTAAACTTTGTAAACAGCTTCTAATACGCTAGTACCAAAAGGATAGTTTATATCCATACCTTCACTTAAACTCATATGTACTACATGACTGGCCTTAACTGCTGTCTCTACATTTTGAGCATTCTGACCGCTGGGATTTGGACTGGCATACTGCGTAAATGCTGTTTTGTTAAATTGCGTTGGTCCATAATTACTGTCAGTGATTAAAGGTTCGCTGGCCACCTTGCTAACAATGTCCAGGCTCATGTTCTTAATCAAATATTGCTCTATTTCTTTGCCTTTAGCTTGATTAATAATAATCTTACTAATGTCTGCAGCGCTCACGTAATAAAGTACATAGGTTTCCGGATCTCTAATAAAGAACTGATCACCAAACTTTAGTGTATTACGAACCATGCGCCATAAACGTTTGTTCCATTCATTTATTAGACACCATTGACGAAGGCTAGCTGTTAAAACTTTTACTTCAGCTTCAGTAGGGTCATTGAAATATTCTATAGTAAACGGTAAGTTACTTTCGTAATCAAATTGAGTACAAAATTCACTTATAGTATCTAAAGCAGCATTGACTTCGCTGTCACTGTCCATTATTTCATATTGCATATATCTGTCTACACGATTCGGTGCACCGGTATAAACATCTTTTAGCCAACTACTAAATTTACTAGATGAACCCGTGTGGTTACCTTGTTTATTTTTAGTAGCAGCTATCTCATTTGCAGTTTGGGGTATTTGAAAGTACTTGCGCCAGCTCATATTTTATCCTATAGTATATTTATTGCCTAGTTCAAGCTGAGCCTCTAATAGCAAGGTCTCTCATGTAACGATTATTATCAGATTGTATAGCAGTATTTCTTGCACCTATCATATTCCCATAACTCGACTCATCAGTTAAGTGGCTTAGGCCTTCATTCATTTTTTTCATTTCCTGTAGCATGGCTATCTGTGTGCTATTGCTAGAGTCCATGGCACTAGCCTGTTCTGTTTGTATTTCTTTAGCAGCTTCTCCTGGAAATAAAGTATCTTTGTTTTCATATAGTCCTTTCATTAAGCCTATTGCACCACCAATCGCTGCTCCGGCCGCAGTGCCAATACCAGGAATTATACTACCAATAGCAGCAAAATTAGCTGCGTAACTGGCTGTGGTTCCCAATGTACCTAATAAAGCACCGCCGGTGGTTTCTCGGCCCACGGCATTGGCACCCATATCTAAGCCCATACCTGCTACTGTACCTATTCCTGCCATAGCGCCTGCTCGAGCAGCACGCTGTCCTGCAGTCATTGGCGCTGGTGGACCCATGCCTGGATTACGGGGAGGCTGATTGGCCATTCTATTAAGCGATGCTGCTGTATTCCAAACTGCTCTTTCTAATTCTGTGAATGAACCTTTTAGCTTGGTTGACGTGAATACTAAAAGATTCCAAATTCCTATACCGCCCGCAATTACAGCACCTATACCTAATAGGCCTCCAATTATTTTTCCGCCAGCACCTCTTATTTCTTCAGCAAATGGTATGAGATTTAAAAAGCTGTCAATGCCTTGACCTATATAGTCAAACAGTGTATTGAAAGCATCAATCACTGTACTAATAACAGTAATAAAAGTACCCCAATTAACCTGATTCAACAAGCGTAGAATAGGAATCGCAAGTGCTTGGACATTGGCCTGTAATTCTCTCACTGCTGCGTTAAACTGTTGAGCTGTTTTATCCTGTTCTCTACGTCGAGCTCCTTCTTCTGTATTGTAAAATTCTGCTTCATTGGCTAATTCTAATATCTGCTTGGCACTGTCTCCAACTGCGCCCCCTAACAGAGCAAAGGCATTGAGTTCCTGGCTACGTGATTTGGCTTCTTTGATAATTAAATTTCTAAGTCTTTCTCTGTCTGCTTCTGTGGCTGTTTCTCCTCTAGCAGCATTTTGTGCTTGACGTTCTAATTCACTGTAGATACTACTACTAGCCAAAGCAAGATTTTTTCCCGTCTGTGATATCACCATGGGAAGGCCACTCAAAGCAGACTGTAAAGCATCTTTAGCTAGCTGATCTCCTCTTTCGCCAAATATGCCTCGCAGATTAGCGGCAAATACCTGTACTGATTTGCTAATTTCTTCGCCACCCTGTCGAGCTGATCGAACAAAGTTAGCTACTATAGGATCTTGTGCTAGTTTAGCCGCTGCTTCAGTTAGTTCTAGGACGCTTTTACCAGTACGATTGGCAAGATTATCAATTTCTTCTGCTAGAACTCTTGTATTTCTTATAACCAAATCCTGCGCTTGTCTTCCCTTGAATCCTTGTGTTACTGCTACCTTAACCTGCTGTGCGGTTAAACTAGCCAACTGCTCGTTGTTCAAACCTAGGTTTCCAAATTCAGCTGTACTAGTGCGAACATTTCTAATCAAATTAGCAAACTGTTTGGCACCATCTGTAGCACCCATGCCCAACGAAGCAAAGCCGCCAGCTGAATCTTTCAGTGCTGAAGAAAAGTCTTTGATACTAAGACCTGCTGTTTTAGCAGCGATAGCGAAATCAAAGATATTACCACTTATACCACGCTGTAGTCCTGATGTAAGAGTATCTGCATAGCCGATCAAACCACCAATAACAGCACCAACACCAATAGCTAGTCTAGTGCTAAGGCCTTCTACGCTGTACAGGGCTTGACCAAAATTACCGCGTATTAAAGGTTGAAATACTGCGTTTAATTTATATAAGTTTTTGCTAAAATCTCTGTTTTGATCATTAAGTTCACGCTGCTGCTCCAACGCTGTTCTTAGTTCATCGGTATTTTCTTCAACAACTTTTTGCTGCTCTTCCTGTACCCGTTTGAATTCTTTAGCTCTACGTAAGGCCGAACTACCTGATTCTCCTGGAGCCTGTATCCCGGCTCGGCCAAGGCTAGCACTAATTGAACTTATCAATCGATCCATTTGACGGCTAGTAGCTAGTCCATCGAATGTGATTTCAAATAAGGATCCGTCAGGTAAGGTTCCGTAACCTTTTGATATCTCAGCCATTATATACGCATATAAATATAAGAGTAGTCTCTATTTAATATTTAGTTGGAGAAAAAATGGAAAATCAAAGCAACCCGTTAAAAAATTATTTTAGAAAACCGGGTATATGGATCAAGTTACCTAGTCTAGGAAAGTTTTATAAAGACAAGCCGTTGGAGTTAAATGAAATGGGGGAAGTACCTGTCTACCCAATGACAGCAAAAGATGAACTCTTAATGAAAAATGCCGATGCTCTATTAAATGGCACAGCAGTAACACAGCTTATTCGAAGTTGCGTTCCTTGTATACAAGACCCAGAAAGTATGCCCAGTATTGATCTTGATGCTCTGTTATTAGCCATACGTAGATCTACTTACGGAGAAAACATGGATGTTAGCACCCAACATGACTGTCAAGCTAATGCTACCACTGATTCAACACTTAATTTAAATGCTTTTATCAGCACAATCAAAACCATAGACAGTTTCGATCCAGTAGAATTAGAAAACAAAATTAAAGTATTCGTAAAACCTGTCAGTGTAAAACAATTATTACAGTTGAATTGGATTCAGTACGAACAGATTAGAAATCTACAAATAGCTGAACAACAGAATCTCGACGAAAAATCAAAAGTGAATATTTTACAAAACAGTTATATTTTGCTGACACAGACTAATTTGGAAATCATAAGCCAGTGTATCGAAACTGTACTACTTCCAGACAGTATCACAGTAACTGATCCAGGATCGATACTTGAATGGGTTCAAGATCTTGATAGCCCTACATTTAAATTAATTGAAAACGCAGTAATGTCTTTGGGCAGCAAAGGAGTTGAAAAGAAGTTCCAAGTAACCTGTAGTAAGTGTAACAAAAACTATGAAACCGAACTGAATTTAAACCCAACAACTTTTTTCGGATAAGGCTTTTGTCCCTACGTTCGGGGCCTGAAATTCTAAAGTTACTAGATAATTTAGAAAAAGAGACAAAAGCCATCATTGAAGATATAGCTACTATGGCCGTATACAGTGGACAAAGTTATCATGAATTATGGCACTTAACCAACGACGAACGCAGAATATTCCTTAAGATATTACAGAGCAAAATTAGTCTAGAAAGAGGCATAAAACCCAAAGACGTTATTACCCAGGAATTACGTTAAAGTTTTAAGTTGTTCATAGAACAACTAAGAATCGTGTTTTATTCACTTCGGCTCTAAAACACGATTCTTTTTATTCTTTCTTTACTGTCGAACACTTTAGTTTAGAGGTATAGCTTGCCAAGGTTTTGAAGTCGTACTTTGCCCTGTTAGGGGCAAAAGTAAAAAAATAACTTGCCGGAGGCCCATTATCGTAATCTATCGCTGCAACTTTTAAAGTAAGGGCGGTTACGCTGTACCCTTTTACGCAGTCCTTATAATAACGCAGAATCAAACCAGCTGATAGATGAACCAGTTTGCTCATGTGGGTTAGAATGACTCACTAGTGCCCACTCTTTTTTGACTATACATACACTTGCCAGCGTCTTTCAAGTCTAACGCTTCGTCCCGTCATCAACGGGATAGTGGCAATCATGTCTCCGCTACCGCTCGGAATTTCCTACCCTGCGACATCACCAGGGATTCGGGCACCTTAATCAACTTGCCGGTGCGGGCATTATCGGTAGTGCTTGGACCTAGATTTTGCCAATAATATGGGAGCCGTGAACTCTTAGATTAATAATGTTGTTATAGTAGTCGGGAGATTCTAATACACGTCTGTTGAATTGTTCTTTTGCTTCGAGATATGAGCAGACTGCTTTGCTAGAGCCATAATAGAGTATTTCGCGGATAAATTTGTCGGGACCTAGGGCAGCAACGTCCTTTTTTAGTTCTTCGCTGCTGCCCCAATATTCTTGCCAATCGCTGTCTATTTTAGATTTTATACGTTTGCGTTTTTTAGTGCCGTTTTTGAGTTTTATAGTTTTGTAAGTTGTTTTAGAGAATTTTGCCAGTTTTTTGCCAATATACATACGGCCTGTGATCGTATTGGTAATACAATAAACATATCCAACACAGTCGTTGGGAAGTTGTTCTACTAGTTTACCTTCAAATACCCATGTCATTTAACTGACATAGCTGCCTTTTCCTCAGTAATCTCTTTACGTCGAGCCTTAACTAATTTGGCAACTTCCTGTAATGCTTTACGAGCTCTACCCGCAGCCGCCTTTACTTTTTTATCAGTAAATTTTTGATTTTCTTCAATGTATACTTGAAATTGTCGTACTAATTCTTCTTGAGTGTTTACTGGTGTTTGTTCTGTCATATTATGCCTCTATCATTTCAATATCAGTATTATAGGTAGTAAATCCATTTTCTTTTACTACCTGTAGTATGCTATTTACTCGTCCTATCAGTTCATCTCGGTGACTAATTAAGAAAATATTCTTTCTACTTTCCCGACTCATTTTCTTTAGCAAGCCCAGAGCATTCTCTACTCCAGAAGAATCCAACCCGCTGTCAATCATCTCATCAATGAACAGCAGGTTAATAGGATGGTTTAGACTTTCATATACATCTCTAAATGCCCAGCTTAGGCCTAGAATAAGTCGATTACGTTCGCCCCTGCTAAGATTGTCGAAATCAAACTCTTGTCCTAGCTGAGTAATATCTACTTCTAGATCACTACGAAATTTAACCTCGTGCGGTAATGCTAGTTTCTCTAAGTAGTAGGCTAGTCTGTGGTTAAGGTAACTAAGATTTTGTTCAATGATACGTTTTCGAATAAAACTGTCTTTGTTGGTTAAGAGTTTTAATAGAAACTCTTGGTGCTCATTTAGCTTAGTTAACGCATTAATGCTCTCGAAATTAATTTCTTCAAGGGCCGTTGTTTGAAGGCTTTCAATTTGTTCTATATAAGGATCCAAGTCTAGCATTCTACGTTCGAACTGATCCTGTGCTGTTTCTAAAGTACTTTTATGGTTGACTGCGTCATCGATGTTTGGATATTTGACCTTAGGACCAGAACCTAATTTGCCTATCTCTTTGATGCGGTCATCTAATTGTAGCAGCAGTCGTTCTTCGGTGCCTAATTCTTTTTCTAAATCATGTATGGCAGATTTTATTTCATAGGTCATTTCTTGCTGTTGACTATCATGTAGTTCATGACCACAAGCATGACATTTGTGATCCTCAGCCTTGGATAATGCTCGTTGTAAGTCTGCGATATTTTGATTTAGCTTCCTACAATTGCTAGTATGCTGCGCTAGATCCTTATTATACTGCTTTAGTTCTTTTTCAGTTTGTTGCCATTTAGTTAATAGCTTATGATTTTCAAGTTCTTGTTGAATGTCGATGTTTAATAGTTCGTTTATAGTAGCTTCAAGTTTTTCAATATCTTCTTCCTGTTTGGCCTGCCAAAGACGACTACGACGTTCGAGATCCTCAATAGATTTTTTAACTTTATTGTTTGCATCTGTTACTGCCTTTATTCGATATTCTTCTTCTTTAATTTGATCTTTGGTATTTTTGATTAGTTCTTTCAATAGGTCAGCCTTTTGACTTAACTGTGTTATACCTAAGAGTTGTTCAATAATGCTACGTTGATCATTTGTTTTTAGACTTAAAAAAGGTTCAGTGTAGGTATTAAGAGCACAGATGTGCTTGAACATGTCATGACCTACTCCTAGTAAACGCTCAATTTCAGCCTGAGTTTCTCTATTTTCTCCCTGCTGTTCCTCGGTTTCTTCTTTATTGTATTCTTTATTATCCATAATAAAACGTAATACATTAGGTTTGCGTCCACGTTCTATTTTGTAGCTATGACCATTTGATTCTAGTTCACAGGTAACTAACATGTTTTTATTATTGGTCTTATTAATGAGATTATCTTTTTTAATGTTAGTCAAGGCGTTGCCATATAGTACATAGCTAAGAGCATTTACTATAGTAGTTTTGCCTGTGCCATTGCGACTACCATCTCCACCTAGGTCGAGATTATTGCCTAACACCAATGTTAGGCCGCTTTGATCAAACTTCAAAGCCTGGGTTACATTGCCCACAGAAAGAAAGTTACGTACTGTTAAGTTTTTTATACGGATCATAATTTTATTATACAGTAAGACTGTTGTAAATGTCAACGAGAATTTGACGATCGACTACATCGCTTTCGATAGAACTTAGTTGTTTTATGACTATTTGATCTACACTTTCAAAATGTATATCACCGCTCCAATCTTGTGCGTGTTCTTCTTGTTTGGATGGGATCAAACTGAGTTCTCGGAGATTAAATGTTTCCTGCCAAGTTTCTTTTAAAAAGTTAGCTTCTTCAAAACTAATATCAGCGTCACAGGTTACACGAAGAAAAGTATTTTTATTCATATAACGATCAGGGTCTTCGATCAATTTTGTTAGATTAATTGTTTTAAAACTAGGAGCATCAGGCCATGCTATGTATTCGGGTTCTTTATCCCATTCAAATATCATCATACCACGATTGTCATCCCACGCATCGGCATAATTATGGGGGAAAGCATTGCCTATATAGTGAACATTGCCTCTCTGCTGCCTTAGGTGAAAGTGTCCACTGAATACATATTCTTGATTAGGAAAATGATTAGAATTTAGGCCACCATGATCAGGCATTTCTACCATGGCATTCATTTTAAAACTAGGTAGTTCAAAGTGTCCAAAAACATAACGACTGTCTAGTCGAGACATTTTAGTCCATTCATCGCTTACAAGCCAAGGAACAAGACTAACCCCACCTTCAGAGTAGATTTCGTTTACCAAAACTACGTTATTTAAATGTCTAATAAACGGTAAACTATTTAAATCACGACGTTCTCGATAGTATAAGTCATGGTTACCAGGAATGAAAAAGAAACGCTCGAAGTGTTGACTAATATACTCTATGGCGTTAACAGTGTAATTCAGTGTACTGACGTTGACAGTGGCACGATGGTGATGCCAATCCCCTTGAAATATAGCAGTGTCGCAATCATGTTTATTAGCAGTTTCACAGAACCATTTAACGAACTCCATACAGTCGTCGTTATGTGCTTTACTGTTTTGACGCATGCCAAAATGTATATCTGTAAATACTGCAGCTCGTTTAAACAATTGACTCATCAATAATCCTCTGTCTTTAGATTGGCTATACGTTCTCTTTCGTCACGCATCATGGCTTCGTGTTCGAATTGACGAGTAAAGCTGGGGTTGCTTCCTAGTTCAATTAATAGGTCATCTCGTATCATTTGATTTTTCTTTTCTATATTAAGTATACGAGTAAAACTGTTATCAATAGCAGCAGTGTAGTAGGCAAATGGGTTTTGACTTTTCGATTCGTCAAACTGTAGTCCAATTTGACTCAATTGTAATAGTGCTTGACTACGCATTTCGTCTACATAGGTATAGCCGCGCCAGTTGAACCTCATACTATATCTTTCAACTAACATCATAAAACTACGAGCTAGTTTTGGAGTCATTTGCCCGTCTAGATTAAAGCGTCCTGTTGCTAGATCTCCGCGCCAATGACTTTTACCTACACAAACTAGCTCATCATTATCATTAAACTTCCAATGTTGATAGGGAGGAAAATTTACTTTACAGTGATGATCTCCGCGACTCTTTGGTGTTTTTTTACGTCCCGGTTCCAGCGGAATATGATCGTGGGTCATGATTCTAAACACTACATCATTTTTAGATATCTTTTTATAGTCGATTTCGACATCAGCTAATCGTGATTTGGGATTAATTTTTTGAGCCTCGGCTAGCGCAATATGACTTAGTTTAATAGCTCTATTACGTTTGGCTTCAGCAATAGTGCGTATGTTAATTTTGCTAACATCAGCTAATATCAAATCATAATCACTGTATTCAGGTTGCGAATAACTGCTATATCTGTTTTTACTTAGGTGAATCTCTTTGAGTAACTCTTTGTTAGTCAAATATTGTTTGGCTTGTGTTGTGGTGGTCATAGTAGGCATATTTTAACATTTCCTTGTGGTAAAGTCAATACTGAATAATTAAAACTATACATTATTGTACGATAAATATCATTATGAGTGTATATTTACAGCCCAGAAATCCAGTAGGTAACTTAAGGAAACTAGAATTTCCTTATGTGCCTCAAATTGACTATAGTAATGACGTAAAGTATGATGCGTACAATTTAGTTCATACCAATTATCAACCATATGCTTATAGTAAAACAGAAAACCCTCAAATTAATCTACAGGCCAAGTTCAGTGCTCATACCACTGAACACTTCAAATTGAGTGAATTTGCTTTGAGATTTCTTAGAACCTACACTAAAATGAACTATGGTAGAGAAGATGACCGTCGTGGACAACCTCCAAGAATACTTCGATTTTATGCTCACGGTACTCAGATATTCCATAATATACCTGTGGTGATTAGCAAATTTGGTGTAACCTTTCCTGAAGATGTAGACTATTACAAAGGCATATTTGATTCTAGCAGTAAGGTTACTAAAACTGAAGAAGTTGACTCAAAAAGAATTGCCACAAACAGCGAGCCTAAAATGAGTGCCGAATCAGTTCCTCCTACTGTGGTAAATGGGGAGCCTCAAAATTCAATACTATATTTACCGGCAATATTTACTATTAATATTAGTCTTTTGGTCCAGCAAAATATCTATAAAACAGTGAATCAATTTACCCTAGAAAACTTTGCTCAAGGCAAGCTATATAAGGATGGATATATCTGATGGCTAAGAAAAGTCTAGCTAACCTTTATGATCAGCGTAGCTTTTTAAGGAATACTGGTCTTAGAAATAATTATCTTGGCAGCAGTAGATTACCAAGTCTAGATACTAGTAAAGGTCAATATATTCAAGTACCAGTCGAGTGCGATAATAGAATGGATTTATTCAGTTATCAACAATACGGATCTAGTAGATTATGGTGGCTTATAGCAATAGCCAATGCCGATGTGATAAAAGATCCAATTTGGGACTTTCGGGCAGGCTTGTATGTTTTTGTTCCTGAAAACAGTGATCTATTAGAAAAACTTGCCGAGGTTAACTGATGTCTTATAGTCCGCCTAATTCAGGATGTAGAACACCTAGTCCTGGCGGAGGAGAATTTGGTGCCTCTAGATTACGTATAACCGGACCTGGAAAACACGATGGGTTAGACTTTACTACTCCAATTGGCACACCTCTTTACAATAAAACTCCGATGACTGTACAAAAAGTCAGTAACAAAATTAATGATGCTAGCGGAAAATATATGATCCTAAGAGACAGTTATGGTTCTGATTATGTTTACGCACACCTAGATAAAATTCCACCAGGTGTTAAGCAAGGTCAAAGTCTACCACCAGGAACTCTATTTGGCTATACTGGAAACAGTGGATTAAAGCCCGCTGGATCAGGCCCCGGACGAGTTGGTTACGCTCCTCATTTACATTTTGAAGCGTGGCCTAATGGCTGGAAAAATGGCAAGGCATCTAACCCTGAAAATACAAACCCCAATACCGGAGCTCCGTATTGGGCTAACACAACCTATAATCTAGACCAAGCAGGCAATCCAGTAAACGATTTAAGATATGGATGTGCGGGGAAAAATCCTAATGCTAAACCAAATACTCCTCCGCCTCCTACACGAGCTCCTACACCACCCAGACCTATACCAGATGAAAGAGTAGGCAATAACAGGCCTGATCAACAGGCACCAGTATCGGTACCAAGAGCACCAGCTGGCATATTAATAAACCCAAGGCATAAAATACATGATGGCGGATAACAATGGCTGATACCTACTACGCAAGATTGTCAATGGTACATCCTCAAATGGTCAATAGATTAGATCCTAGACTAGGACTTGTCATTTCCGAAACAGCTACCAGTGGCAGATTTATCATAGCTGATATTGATTGGGAAACTACAGTTAGTCCTAATGCTTTGACCAGCGTGGCGTACAATGCTACTGGAAATATAAAAATTTATGAACCTTTAGGTATGGGCTTATTTGATTATATCAGAGCAGGAGCATATGAGTTAGGCATGAATAATCATCTAGATGCTAGATTTCTATTAGAGATAGAAATACTAGGAGAAAACGTGCCTAAAGAAGGTACTGACTTGAAATACATTTGGCCTATAATGTTGATAAGCACTGAAGTAAAAGGAAGTGTAAATGAAAAAGGTACAGAGTATAACTTAAAATTTATACACAGCGGGCATCATACCCAGACTGATTTGGTTCAGCCTGCCAAAGACACTACCAAAATCAGTGCCGGCACTCTCGGTGAGTATTTTGATAAACTACAAATCGAATTAGAACATAAAGAATTTTTGTATGCCGAAGCTAGACAAAAGGCAGGCGGTAAGGTAAAAGCCGGAGGATCTAATCCCGCTAGTAGTGATCAATATCATGATGAGTATCACTTTATTTTAGAGCCTGAGTTAAAAAAGTTTACCTTTACCAGTAAAGGAAAAAGCGACCCGGGTATACAAGAAGCATGGTTTGCTAATTTGTTTAGAGGTAATGGCAACAAAGTGTTTAATATTACAATGAGACCAGGCACTACTTTGATTCAACAAATCAATAAGGTATTACAAAGTACTAACGAAATAAGCAGTTTACTACCTGGTAAAGATCGTCCGCAAACTGCCGCAGCACAAGGCAGCAGTCAAACTAACAGAGACAATCTCAAAAGTCAACTAGAAAAACCCTATCAATTTTTTAGAATAGAAACATTTACAGTTTACAAGGCCTATGACTATATTCGAGGTCGATATGCGGTAAAACATGTGTTTCTTATCTATCTAGCTGATCAGCCTAACATGTATAACTATCCTGATGAGATTGATTTGTTTAATCAACTTAATAATAAAGACAAAGTGGTATCTAGACTTCGATATTACATACAAGAAGGACTATTACGTAAGGTATACTATCACAACTATACTGGATTAAACACAGATGTTTTGCGAGTGGATTTAAGTTTTAATCAAGCATACAGCTTGCCTAGCTTTCCTGTGATATGGTCGGATCGAGGTGAAACTAGCGAAGGGTCAATGACACCAGCTAACTTTGGTCGAAGAGTTAGTCCTTTCGTCGGAGATAATGCTAGAGAAGCTGTACTAGAAATTAGACGTAATCAAAAAGCTAGTTTATTTTATAATCAAAGGCTATCAGAAGTAATTAAAATTAATTCTAAAAATATTCCTTTTCTACAAGGAAAATCAGTAGGTGATGTTGAAAAAATGATTGCTAATAGAGACAGCCGTCTCAGTCGTTATCCAGGATTTGTCAATGAATATAACGAAATTAAACGTGCCAGTGATTATTTTGCTTCGTTAGCTGATGAAAGACAAAAAGAATTAGACTCGACTGGAATGAGCCAGCAAAAAAATGTAAACACTATAAACAATCGTAGTGAATTATTAGTTCAGTTGAAAGATAGATATTTGGAAGACATAACCGGGGAAGATTTTAAAGCCATACTAGAAGATTATATTAAAGCGGAATATCCTGGCCTAAGACCAAGGATGGAACCTGATGCTATTGCTGACTATATTGACATTGCTAAAAGCGAAAATGAAAGAATGATGGAAAAAGTGTTTAGCGTGTTATTAAGCCCGCGGGATATCGTCGAGTTAGACATGGAAATATTCGGAGACCCGTACTGGCTTTGCGTACCAAATATTATGAGTCAAGGTAGCCAAACACTAGATCGCATACAATTAAGTGCTAAAAATGAACAAAGTGTAAAAGAAGAATTAAACAACAAAATGATTCAAATTGATCCTGATTGGTCTAATAGACAACCAACATGGGGCACTTACGGGGGCGCACAAATCTATAAAGGCAGTCCACTGTTTTATTTTACAAGTCAAATTCCCGAACCAAATTTTACTGCTGATGATCTGTTAACGTACACTCCGGGAGATCAAGTTGTAGGAATTTATCTTGTTAGATCTGTGATAAATGAATTCAAGGATGGAAAATGGACACAAAAATTACGCTCAGTCAAAGATATTACTATTCCCAGTCATGTTTTGCCTCGAGGTACTATTGGCACTCAAACTTTCGAAGAATACGTATCGTCAGTGATTGAAAGTCTAGATAGGGAATCTGAAAACGCACAAGAGAGGAAAGAAAACCTTGAAGCTGAAAGACAACGGCAAAAAACAGACAATGGTTTATAAATGGAGAATGTACGATGAGTAGAGTAGGAAATCCATACGGACAAAAAAGAGTACCTCGTGCCTATGACACGGGAGATTTTTCTCAAGGTCTAGCTCCAAGTCAAGGCATATTTATAGGTGTTGTAAAAAAGAATGATGATCCTCAACGCATGGGTAGGCTACAAGTATGGATCGAAGATTTTCACGGCGATCCCGATGATGAATCTAGTTGGATCAGTGTAAATTATGCTAGCCCTTTCGCAGGAACTACTAGCTTATATGATCAAGGTGCTAATGTAACAGAATATGATGATACTATCAAAAGCTATGGCTGGTGGGCAGTACCGCCTGATATTGACGCCAGGGTTCTAGTTGGCTTTGCTGGAGGTAAGCTAGATTTAGGTTATTGGTTTGCCTGTTTATATCAACGTGGTACACAGGTTACAGTACCTGGAATTCCAGCTCTTAAGACTTATGCCGGAGAAAATATACCAGCAGCACCTAAAAATAAAAGAGATCTTGATCAAGATCAAGACAAATATGTAGAACATAAACCCATGAGCAATGCTTTAAAAAAGCAAGGACTGGAAACAGACCGTCTAAGAGGTATTACTACTCACAGTGCTCTGAGAGAAAGTCCTAGTAAGGTGTTAGGTCTACTGACCCCGGGACAGCATCAATTTATTCTAGATGATGGAGATGCTCAAGGTAACAGCAAGTTAATCAGGTTGCGTACCACTAACGGCACGCAACTTTTATTAGATGATCAAGCTGGACATATTTACTTAATAAGCAAAAACGGAGAAAATTGGTTAGAATTAAGCGCAGATGGTCATGTACACTTGTATGCCAGTGGTGATATAAATGTACGCAGTCAAAACAATATAAACTTTTATGCCGATAATAATATTAATCTTGAAGCCGGCAATAGTGTAAATGTCAAAGCCCAAGGCAGCAATATCAATCTACAAGCAGGCACAGACGTAAACAGTTTTGCAGGTGGGACTACTAGGATTAGTAGCATAGAAACTAGTAATATCAATAGCGGAGTGGGTCATTTTGAAACTGCTGGTGTTATACATATGAACGGACCGACAGCAGAAATAGCCACTGGCATACAAACTTATCAGTTAGCCATTAACCAAGGTATAACAGAAAGTATTTGTAACACAGTACCAGAACACGAACCATGGCAAGGTCATAGCGGCCTTATTAATCCAGTTGGCTATGGTAATCAACAAATGAAAGAAGATCCTTCTCCTAGCCAACAACCAAGACAGCCTGAGCCAAGCGAATCTGGTAGTACCTTGATAACCAAAGAAGAACAAGGACCTACAGTTAATCTAACTCAAGCAAAAACATCAGATCAAGGACGAGATTTAATTAAAGAACAAAATAGTTATAGCCCCGTCAACGTAAATGATAATGGAGTAAGTAGCGGAGGTTACGGAAGTGTGGTGATGAATCAAGAAGTTGAAACAACTACCACAGCTAAAGAATTGGCCAGTGCTAAAGGTACAGAAGCTGCTCAAAATTCTCCTTCGGTTGATGGTAAAACAAGAGGTTACGAAACAGCCAATCAAGATAGTAAAGCAAGAATTAGTATTGACGAGAAAGCTCTTAAAGACTTTCAATCTGCGGTACAAGCAGCAGAAAATGCCTATAATCTAGAAAACATGGCACAAGGACAGATCGCAGCCGTGACTGGTGCTGATAAAAATTTACCCAAGTTAAGTTCAGCTGATAAAGTATTGGCGTCTAATTTAACTAGTTCGCTTAGTAACAGTGTAAAGTCTGGAGAGTTACTAGAAACATTAACTAAAGGTATTAGTGCCGACAAAGCTTCTAAACTTTTAAATACCGACTTGGCTATCAATGAATCTGCTGTTAAGAATAGCCTTAGCAGTCTAGGTGTTCAAAAAATTCCACAGAATGTCTTTGACGGCTTGGTAAGTTTTCAAAATCAAACCGGAGATATAAATTATGCTTATGTTAACGGAGAAAAAATTGATTTGACTCAATTATATAGGTCTGGAGAATGGGATAGAGCTGCTGGATTTATTGCTGCTGATGAACGTGATAGGCCAAGACGAATAGCCGAAGCTACTTTAATGACTACTAATTCTTATGGAAATCCCCGTAGCGAAGATGATCTAGTTCAACAGGGCCTTAACAGAGCTAATGAGCTTATTGCCAAAGGCAAACTTAATCAACAAACCGGCGCTCCTGCTACAGCACAACAAGCCTTAGCAGCAAGCTCAAGTTATTTTGATCAAATCGGAAAAGTATTGCCGAATACTAAGTTTGTTTTCAATAATATAGTAACCAGTAATAGTTTGTTTAATAAGCTAAACAAACAACCGGGCCCATGGCCTTACTAAATTACAAAATTATTTAGAAACGGCGGCCGCCAACCTTCAGGCTTTAGTACTTTGCCATCCTCACGTTTGCGAACCTTGCCAGTAACTGGATCTACTTTAGCCATGTTAGTTCGCATGACTTCTTTCCAAGCCGCTTCTCCATCGGCACCCATGCTGTGAATAGCACCAATGGTAACAACTAGAATGTCAATGAGCGCATCCAGTGTTTCTACTCGATCATTATTATTAACGGCTTCTTTGAGTTCTTTTACTTCCTCGTCAATTAGGCTAGCATACATGACAAATTGCTGTATGTTATATTCTTTAGTAGTTTGGTCGCAGGCTGTCATAAAGTCTGCTTGATCCTTAAAAGGGTTTGTCATAGTTTTAATGTTTCCATGAGTTGTTCTTCTGCGGTCATATAAGCCACAGGTTTAAGCCATCCTCGGTCTATACACTCTGAAATTACCATACGATATGATTGAGGACAGCCTGTACTGACTTCAAATCCAGCACGATGTGTCATTGTTAATCCGTCAATAATAGTAAACAAGGGATCGCCCTGTCGAATAGTTCGAATCTTACTTTGACGAGTAGTAATTTTCATTTCTTCATCTGCTCCAACATGAATTCTTTGGCTTGATCTTCAAGTTGTTTTTCCTGTGCTGCTATCAAGACAGGAACCATGGTTTGAATAAGTTCACTCATTAGTCGTTCACCGTTTTCGGTAAGATGGCTGTAGCCTTTTATTGTACTGCGATGACAATAGATTCTATCATGGACAATATTACTCAGTGTTGATATTAAAACTTTGCCGACTTCATGTTCGTTCATTCTGGTGTTAGCCTTTTTTAAGCATTTCCGTGAATATAATTCGGCCAATGCTGTCTCCAAAGTTCTCGTTATTTTCAATAACATGAAGGCTTGAACTCCAGCGATCCGTTCTTTTATCATAGATTCTAGTTTCTAAAATTTTGCCACCATTAGCATTATACAAGGTAAATCTAATGGGATCGTTTGCGTCTTCATCTATGCCCGAGTGAGCACGTAGGGTTCCTATATGACTCGGCTTAGATTCTTCATCGTATAAAAAATTGCGTAGTCGTTGTCTAATCCAGTTTCGCATAATTGTTCCTTTGCCCTACAATTATACAAAATTAGTATGACATTGTCAAGACTTTTGTCTTAGCTTTTCGTTAAATTTTTTCTGTACCACCAAGTCATAGTAAAACTTGGGCAACGGACTGTCAGTATATAAGAAACTGCGACCAGGCCTTAGATCACAGGTAAATGATCTGCCTGCCTTTAGGGCAGGAGGATTGTCTCCAAAGTCAAAGTTAAAATCAAATGTGTTTGTGCTCATAGTTTTTCGCCAGCTTCGAATCCACGAAAACGTAGGAAACGTGGAAAGCGTAAACTATAGCTACCATCTTGGTTTTGTGTAATAGCATCAGCACGAACTTCTACCAACTGGCCAAGTAGTCTATCACGATTAAGCCAATACTCATCGCGATTGTTGTCACTAAAACCGCTACCAACATTAACGCGAATGTCTCGTCCTCCGTCTCGCCCTTCGCAGATAAAGGCTCCAAGTCGTCTTTCATTTCGTCCAGTACCTTCTTCAACATCTTTAACCTCCAATGTAACTTCAATGAATGGCTTGAGCTTAAGCCAGCTAGTGCTACGCTTACATTCGTAAGGAGCTTTGGGATCCTTAATCATAAGGCCTTCGTAGCCAAGTTCTACTGCCTGTTTATTTACTTGCTTAAATTTCTCTTGCCCTTGTTCTGTGTCCAAATCAACAGCAACATGTTCAAGTACAGCAACATTAGGTAAATGTTGTTTATTGTACTCGTACCATACTTTTAGGTGATTTGAGCGAAATGCTTGATCACTAGCCCAACGACCAGACTCAAATTTAGATAAAGGCAAACTATCAAAGAGATGCAGAACAGCGTCCTTAGCATTAACATTGTCTTTCCTATGAACTTGCTTCATCAAGTCTTGAAAGCTACTTGACATTACTTCACCATCAAAGACCCAGGGTTCTGTCAATCCATCTGCTACTTTAGCAAACTGGTTTTTGATATGACCAAAGTTTAATAGTTCCTTGCCATTGCGGCTAAACTGGTCTACTCTGCCCTCGGGATAGACGATTGTGATTACTCTCACTCCATCTAGCTTTACTTCTAGTAATTTTTGGCCGCTTAGTTTGGCTTCATGGTCTGTGCTGTCATGTGCTAGCTGGCAACTAAACACAGGCACGGTACCTTTGACAACTTTGTTGATAGTCTTTTCGCTGACACCGCAGCGTAGGTCCTTGATAAGAATGCGACGATACCAATTGTTCCATTGGTCATTGGTACTATTGCTCATCATTTCTGTGATCATATCCCTGGCTAAATTACCAGTAACTTGTCTAGTTACAAAGCCTGTTAGGACTAGGACAAATGTATCCCAGTCTACACCTTTGCCATCTGGACCCCAACGTTCAGGAATCTGCTTGAGTCCAAAAGTAATCGTAGAGTCCAGTGCTAGCCTACAACCTTCTAAAAATTCCTCATTGTCGCGATTAGCGTTAATAATCTCTTCTTTGTTGGTACGTAGATTATGTACTTCTAGGTCGCGAATAATTTGCCACGGCTTATTCATTAATCAATGCCCTAATAGGAAGTTGACGGAAAACAATAGTATTCACATCTGTAATCTGTATTTACATACTACAAGTATATGATATTTGGTAATTTGTGTCAATTAAAATGTATCACTGAGTACCTTTTGGGGTAAAAGTCCAAAAAACTGTAGTGTTTCCGCCACTTCATTGGGTAGTTCTATCCTATGTAGTTTAGCAGTAATTTTTTGCCGCTCTTTGGTTTTATCTAATATCTTTATTTGTAGATCTTTAATACTAGTAGACAGTTGCTCTAGATCTATTTCATTGGCTTGTAGATAGAATTCTTTGAGTTGAGTTATTCTCAGATTTAAATACTCTAGCTCAAAGTCTAAAGCAGTTTTTCCTATTTCTACTTGCCAAAAACTACGCAGATTTCTAAGATGATATAATGACCTTAAACAGCGACTGGTATTGCCATCAGCAATCTTATAGTCATCAGATGGATATAGTTTTTTAGCAGTTAGATGATTATTCTCTGCTAGCTTTTCTAGATGTTCTATAAAAATGTTCAGGTTATCAAAGGTAAAGTCAGTCCCAATCAACTGCATTCATTAACTCGTATCGTTTTTTGTGCATTTTAGTCAGCTCGTCCTTTATTTTAAGTTTTTCTTTTTTGAGTTTTTCAGCTTCAAACTCATTCCAACTTTTTTGCTTGTATAACTTTTCTAAAGTTACTTCCAACAGGGTATGACGGTGGGTCAGTGTTTTAATATGATGATCCAGTGATTCGATATTCATCCTAGTCTCCTGGTGATTGCCAACGTTGACAATTCTTATTTAAGATTATATAATAATTTCTGATTATATTCAAGCCTATATTTTATCAAATAAATACACTTATAACTAAAATGTCTGATGTTCTTTTACTAAATCAAGATGGTAGTCCACTTAGTATGCTGCCTCCCAGCATAATTGATTGGACATATGCTATTAAACTATATTATCTTAACAAAGTATCTATTGTTAAGGAATACGATGATTGGCTTATACATAGTCAACGCATCACTATGAAGGTACCTAGCATAGTAATGACCAAGCGATATGTCAAGCCAAGACAAAGAGTTTTATTCAATCGCAAAATGGTTTATTTGAGAGACAATTATACTTGTCAATATTGTGGAGATCAATTTACAGCTAAAGATTTAACTCTCGACCACGTTAAACCACGTAGTCTTGGCGGTATCAGCAGTTGGAGCAATTTGGTTACTTGTTGTGCTACCTGTAATTGGCTTAAAGGAACTAAGGTTATTGAGCCATTAACTAAGCCTAAAGAGCCTAACTATTGGCAAATGGTAAAAGCAAATAAAAAGCACATTCATGCCCATAGCCAGCTTAGAGACCCAGCTTGGGCAGAATATTTAGGCTACGAACAGCGTAGAGCAAGTGCTTAATTAGTATAGACTAGATCAAGTCCGCCCATTTTCCCCTCGTATATTCCATTTAAATTTCGGCTAACTAGGGTAATTTTTACACCGGAAATGGCAGCGATTAACTGCCTTTCACTGAGGCTAATTACATCAGCTTCCATTTCACGTCCGTTGTTTTCGCAGATAATCTTTACACGGTCCGGTCTACGTGGTCGATTCCAATCATTTTTGTTCATAGTAAGTGCTCTGGGTATTAACTACTTATATTATTCTATAATAAATATCAGTATGAGAGTATTTAAAGGCTATAGTACAGTGGATAAAACATGGGGAAACTTCAAGTTATATGATGTTGACCTAGCCAAACGTGATTTATTAAACGAAATGTATACTCGCAAGGGAGAGCGTTTAATGAGTCCACAGTTTGGTTATATTGTGTGGGATGTGTTATTTGATCCCTTAACAGAAGATACTATTTCAATTATACGTGACGACACTTTGAGAATAGTAACAAAAGATCCACGTTTCAACCTAGAGCAGCTAGATGTTACCGAAAATATAGATGCTAGTACAATTACTGTAGCTCTTGTATTAAGATATGTGCCCACTGCCACAGTGACCGATCTAGTAGCAGTGTTCACTAGAGATACCGCAGTGTCGAGACTTGAAGGATAAGCAATGCCAAAAGCTATAAGACAAGAAAATTTGTATGGTGCTGAAGATTGGACTCTAGTTTATACCAGTTTTAAAAATGCTGAGTTTACTAGCTATGATTTCGACACCCTGCGTGACAGCATGATTAACTACATGCAGGTTAATTATCCGGAAGAATTCAATGATTATACACAAAACAGCGAGTTCATTGCCCTATTAGACCTTGTGGCTTTTGTGGGTCAAAATCTAGCTTTTCGAATGGATTTAAATGCTAGAGAAAATATTTTAGACACTGCTGAAAAACGTGAGAGTGTACTACGTATTGCTCGTATGCTTAGTTACAAACCAAAGCGTGTTAGACCGAGCTTAGGTTTTCTTAAAGTAACTGGTATAGTTACCACAGATCAAATAATTGATAGTACAGGAGCCAATCTTGCCAACAAGTCAATCTCATGGGGAAGCGATCCTAGCGAGCTTGATTATGAAAGATTTATAACTATACTAGATGCAGCCTTAAGTAGTAATAACAAGTTTGGTATGCCAGTTAAACGTAATCAAAACACTGCTAACAATACAATCTATGAAATTTACAATTTTAATAATGCGCTAGGGTTAACTAACTATCCGATTAATGCCACAGTAGATGGTGTGAATTTAAATTTTGATATTCTCCCAGTAACATTAGATACTAACAATTTACTCAGCCAGGCTGATCCTAGTTTTGATACAGCTTTTAGTTTAATGTATCGAAATGATGGCAAAGGAGTAGGCAGCACTAAAACCGGATTTTTCTTTTTAGCTAAACAAGGTTACATAGCTAACACTATTGAATCAGTTAGCAATCCAGTTGCTAATATGAGCATAGATATTGGTCAAAGTCAAAACATCAGTGAAGAAGATTTTTTTGTTCAAACATTAGATGACAACGGTTCAGTAGTAAAAACTTGGAAACGAGTGGGCACATTGGATTTTAGTAATATTGTAGTAAATGAATATAGTGGAGTTGATAAAGATGTATATGAAGTAATTTATAGCGATAACGATGTTACTAGCATTAAATTTGGTGATGGTACGTTTACTAACTTGCCTACAGGTAATATAAGAATTTGGTATCGTACAGCAGAAAATAGAGTAATTAAAGTCAAAGCAGGTGAAGTAAGCAATATTAATTTTGATTTAAATTATTTTAACTCTGATAATCAAATTCAAACTCTAACACTTACACTTGAACTACAAGATAACATGGTTACTGGTATACCTGCAGAAACAGTAGATGAAATAAAAATTAATGCACCTGAAGCATTTTATAGTAAAAATCGAATGGTTACCGGTGATGACTACAATGGTTTCTTGCCCAGCCTTAACAATGATGTTTTAATAATGAAGGCAGAAAATAGAACATTTAGTGGCCACAGTCGTTATGTAGATCTCAAGGATCCAACTGGAAAGAGTAGACCCTTAGTTGAATTCGCCGACGATGGATATTTATATAAGCAAGAATCATTAAAAAATATCTTTATCGCCGACGATCCCACTCGACGTACTATAGATTTGCTAGACGAATACATAGAAAAACAACTTGGAGATTTAGGGCTGTTAAATTTCTATTACGGAAGACTTAATTTAACAGGAATTACTGGAACAACTGCTCAAAAATATTTCGATGGTGTACCATTGGGTAAAACAATTTATTATAGCCCCACTGTCGCTAGTATCCTAGCGACAGGATCGGTCAGCAGTATTACGGTTAGTAGTATTAACACCAGCGCTGCCTACGATAATTTTGATGTAGACGGGGGACTTTTACAAATAGACAACGAGTTGTTTAGCTACACTGGAATATCAGGTAGTACATTTACTGGGGTTACTAGAGCTCGTCAAGGAACTGCTGCAGCCGCTCATACAGCCGGTGCAAATGTTTATAAGGTCTATGATTATCGTTGGAGAGCAGCTTATTCGGATTTAACTACAAGCAATGGCTTTATCAGTGAAAGCAATATCAGCGCCGCACCACAAAAATTAGGATTTACCACAGGCGGCCCATTGAGGTCATTGCGTCCTGGCAGCTTAGTTAAGTTTGAAGAATCGGATGGAGATCTTAAATGGGTAACTATTGTTGACATCAAAGGTGACGGGTTAGGTATAGAAAATACCAGTGATATCTACACCGGATTATTGATTGATGGTAGCGGTCCAGTTGAAATAAACAAACGAGTAACCAGTCAAGACTTATTGAAATTTATTATACCTCCGTTTCCAAGAGTTTTTGATGATTTAACAAGGGCAGCTATTATAGATAAACTAGATTCAAATCAAAGTTTTGCCTTAAAGCTAGATAATATTACTCCTAAATGGGATATAATTACTACATCGGTTAGCTTAACCAGCGAATTTAATCGCAGCAGTAATAGCACAGCATGGTTGATTTATGTTAAAAGAGAAACCAATGGCTGGACATTAACTTTTAGACAATTAGACTATATTTTTGGTAGCTTAGAGTTGATGCGATTTTATAATATTAACTTTGCGCCTAGCTTTAATCCTAATTTTAAGTCAGTAAGCAAAGATGATATTGTAGTTCTTACACTTAATTCAAGCAATAAATTGACAGAACAAAAGAGATACAGAATTAGTGGCTATTATGTCTATGACGACGGGTATACTGACAATAGTAAAGTTAAAGTTACTCCATTAGATTTAGACAACGATTTTTTGCCTGACGATCCCGATCATTTTAACGAAATAGTAGGCACTAGTAGCTATATTCTACTAAACAGTTACCAAGAAGGCGATTTTACCTACAAGGTACCAGCAGCTGGAACTAGTAGTGATTTACCAGGAACTTTGAATCTTGCCTTTAAATGGGAGCATAATGTTGACATTGATCAAACACTTAATCCTAGCCTAACTAATATAATTGATGTTTATGTACTAACAAAAAGTTACAATGAAGATTTTATGTCATGGAAGCGTCGCAATGATACCACTGTACAACAACCTTTGCCCGAAACAAGTGAAGAGTTGAGGTCTAGTTTTAATAACTTAATTAGTTATAAAATGATGACTGATGAAATCATTTTTCATCCAATCAAATTTAAACCGTTGTTTGGTTCGTTAGCCGAGCCCGAATTTCAAGCTCAATTTAAAGTTGTTAAAAGTTTTAAGAGTACTTTAACTGATAGTGAAATTAAAAGCAAGGTGATAAATGCCATCGATACATTTTTTACTCCCGGTAATTTTAGCTTCGGAGAAACATTTTATTTTACTGAACTAGCAGCCTATATTCATACTAGTTTAAGTAGAGATTTGAGCAGTGTGGTTATTGTTCCTACTAGCGAAACTAGTAAATTTGGAACACTGTTTCAGATCGAAAGCAGTCGCAATGAAATAGTAACTAGTGTAGCTTCGGTAAATGATGTAATAGTTATAAACGAAATAACTGACAATAACATTAGGATTGGACGATGAGTCGACAAGTTAGAAAACCCGCAGAGCAGCAGGCTACTAAAGTAAAAAATATTAACCTGCTGCCCGCAGTACTAGCCACTGACCCGAATAAAAAGATGCTGGACAGTACGGTTGATCTAATGACCAGTAAAGGCCAGTTAATTCCTTTTAGAGAAACTTTTGGATTACGCACAGCTAGTAACAAAACAACTGAATTTTTTAGACAAGAAACAGATCCAGTAAGAAAAGAAAGCACAGGTAACATCAGCTTGATTAGTAAATCCAGTACAGATGAGTACCTAGGAAAAGCAAGTTACCTAGACATTGAAAACTACCTTCGTGTAAAAGGTTGCGAACTAACCGACGGAGTATTACTAGATAAGAATATTAATGTTTTAGATTTGCCAATTAATTCCAGTAAACTTACTGATTACCATTTTTACTATTGGGTACCAAATACCTTGCCCTACTGTAGATTACACTTTACGGAAGCTAGCGGAGGAGGCAATAAATTTAGTATTATCAATGACTTATTATATAAACCTTTTGCAACAATTGTCGACGATTTAACTGGTAGACCACTAACCTTACATACCGGTATGGTTGTGTATTTTACTGGATTCATTGATACTGCTTATAAAACAACAGACTTAGATAATCCTTTACTGTATTATGTAATTGGAGTGGGAGAATCTATTAATCTTATAGCAGTTTCTAGTTTCGATCGTCGTATACCTTATGCCTATAAAGTAAAAAGAAATTGGGACAGTGATGATAGTTTAAATTTCCCTCCGCCAATCAATTGGGACAGTGAAGTATGGGACGGCAGTGAAATTATAGCCGGAGAGCCTGAATACATTGTACAAGATAGATATAGCTCTAATGCTAATCATTGGCAAATGACTGATAATTGGTATCATATTAGTGTAATTAGAACAGTGGCAACATTTTTGAATATTAGCGCAGGCGAGATAGCTAAAGCACAATATAAAGCGACTCGCCCAATTATTAGTTTTTTTAGAGGCACTAAACTATATAATTGGCCTAACACGCAAATTTCAGAAGTTAAAAGTCTATTACCAGGTCAACTCAGTGACTATACTGGTCAAGTTAATCTACAAGATCAATACGGATATACCTTTGTTAATAATGATAGAGTAGTGTTTGAAAATACATCTGGTGTATATGCTATTAGTAATGTATCAACTGGGGCAACATTTACACTAATAGTTAACAGTTCAAATCTCGACGGAGTGTTAGTTACAGCAAACAGTTCAATTCAATTTTATCGTTGTATCTACAAAAACAGTAAGTGGATATTTGCTCAAAACAAACTAAGTAAAAACCAAACTCCTCTGTATGAATTTTATGTAAGTGATGGAACACATCTGGAGTCATTTAATGAAACAAACTATCGCGGCGGCATAATTTTAGGCTACAAAGAAGGATCAGTAACTGACACAGTACTAGACATAGATATTGAAATAAGTAGCATTGATTTTGATTTAATTGATGAAACCAACAGTAGCGCAATAAGTCCTAATCAAATAAAGTTTATAACTGATATTGACAAAGAGTTTCATTATTACGATAGTGTCTCTGGAGAAAAGCTGGCTATTGTTGGTCCGTATGGTTACCGTTATAATTCAAGAATAGTTCCTTTCTATCAACCTAGAAGCGGACTAGACTTTACTAAGCAGATACAAGATTTAGTCTATGAACAAAGTGAAACTACAACATGGTCAGCTGAAATAACTCCTCCTGCTCAAGGTTTTGATAGAATACATATTTTCCATGATAGTCAAAGTAATCTTAAGTTTTATTTTGAAATACAAGGGTATGGCCTTATTAGATTTAGCAGTCGTCGAGGAGTTCATATATTTGAACAAGTTCTTCCTTTAATTTCAGGAGGTCGTGTAGAAATTGTTTGTCATGACTTGCCGTTTGCTGTTACTTTTTTCAGATCTGATTTAGTTAATAATCTAACCAGACCTATTGCAATAGGTAGTCCATATGTTTTAAACAACGGAATAACCAATGGTGTCATTGAATTAGATCTTAGTCTAACCATTGATCCGGGCAGCGGAAGTGTGTACAATATTATTGGCGCTGAAGATACAAGATTGTTCATTCGTTACGGTTCTAGCACTTGGAAAACAGCCATAGTTAAAAATATTAACAACTGGAATTTTATTCAAAATGTCTTTTTTAAAGATGATAGTAATCCCTTATACAATGAATATGATTTCACTATTGGAGATGTGTATGATAACACCGGGTCTCTCAGTTATAATAGCAAAATAATTGAGGACAGTGGGATTCGTAAAAAACTAAATGACAAAGAAAAAATTTGTGTCAAAAGCATCATTGAATATCCTATAGCAAAAACAGCACCGTTATCTCTAACAAGAAATCCATTAAATGAAAAATTAAGTACTATAAATTATTTTAGTATCTATCAACACGCAACAGATGTTAAGGCAAATAGTACAAATATTAGAAAGTATGTTGATCCGGAATTGATACTAACTACAAGTTCGCTGGGAGGTGGTACATTAATTAAACATAATGATCCTATCAGTAAGTTTGCTATTATGACTACCAATATGCCTTTCGACTTTGGTGATGTAATTATCAAACAAGGTAAGCATTATGATTTGTTTTTAAATAAGTTAAAGTTTGAACTAGCTAATATAATTAACTCAACTACCCTTTCATCTTTATCGTCATTGGATGTTTTGAGTTTAGCTATTGCTCGAATATATCGATCAATGACCAATAGCACAGGTTTTTGGCGACATAGTAACATGCTTGGTTGGGGAGAACAAACAGGCAATTATGTAGAACAACTTCATGTGATTAGTAGTTCTAGTAGAACCTGTTACTTATGGGATAAGTTGCTACCCATTCCTCACAGAGCAGGAAAAGAGTTACTAACTCATATTATATATGACAATAAGATTTTACTCAGGGGACAGGACTACGATTTTATCAGTGAAGGTAACTATTATACCGCAATTGAATTTGATGCTTCATTGGATGGAAATACAGTTAAAGTTTTACAATGGAACAAAGACTTTGACAGTCAGATTCCTGCTAGCTTGGCTAAAATTGGATTAGCGCCTATTTACAGACCCGAAATATATTTAGATACAACCAATGGTTATCGATATCTAGTAAGACATGACGGCACACGCTATTATCTAGAAGATGGTGTTGATGTGAACAATTATCCATCCAATCTTGTTGAACAATACTTATTTGAATATGAAAAAGCAGTGTTCAGCAGCATTGCTTATGATATTGAGAACAATGGTTTTACTAATTTAATAACCAGTATGCCGGGATATTTTAGAACTAAAGATAAGCTCTATAATGCTGCCAGACAAACTGTTATAAACGAATTTAGAAAATGGCAATTAGAAAATAACATTTATACAATGCCTAATACAACCTATGACAGCGGGGATGACTTTACTAAAATTTATCAATTGGGAACCGGAGACGATGACAGTGTAATAATAGGCTCATGGAGATTAATTTATAAATTCTTATACGATACAGATAGACCTCATAGTCATCCATGGGAAATGATGGGCTATACTATCAAACCAATTTGGTGGGATACGCATTACAATTGGACAGACAGCACTAAGCGCAGCAATTTGATTCGAGCCCTTAGAGTTGGTAATTTTACTGAACCTACTAACAAATTAGTAAATCCGGATTTAAGCAGAATCAGAGATATTACTGTTCCTGAAACTTTTCCAGTAGACACATTAGGTAATCTTTTACCTCCTACTAGTTTGTCTTGGCTGCCTGCCATTGAATTAGATAGTGATACCATGTGGAGTCCGGGCAACTACGGTCCGTATGAACAAGTATTTTCTAATACCAATCATGGTCTAGCAGCATGGTCGAGACAGTTATTTTTATTGAATCCAACACAGTATGTCAATAATAATTGGGTACCTGGTCAAATTAAATCTAATGCTTGGGGACAACGTATAGACATATCAACTGGATTTTGGAATCAAGGTACTATTAATCACTATTATCATAGACAGTTAGTTACAGGACAGGACACTGACATACCTCTTAATAGTGAAGAATGGGGCGGTGCTTTAGTAGTTGAAGGCGAATTAGCTTCAGGTGTTGTTAGTCCTTTATTTTCTGCTGAAGTTACGCCAATTTACACTCCAATGGAACCTACCATACTAAATGGGTACTATGTTGATGGTAGTGTATCTGAAAATGTAATTAGAGATCTCAATGTAGAAGTTAGTGTATATACTGCAGGCATTGAAAGTCTCATGGTTGAATTTTGTGTATTGTATAATAAAGATTATGCTACTGAAATTATCAGCAAGTTTAATAATCTTGTTGTAAACAAAGAATTTTTACTCAATGGGTTTACTAATAAAGATAATGTAAGAATTGAAAGTACTAGTATAAACAGTCAAAGGCAAACATTGTTTGTTCCTGAAGAAAGTTATAGTGTACGGACGGTTAAACATTATCCTCACAAAGAAATGTTTTTCTCCGGCATAAGAATTATTTGGGATGGTAATGAATATAGTTTAAATGGCTTTGCCAACGAATATGGATTATTTCCGTATTTTAGTCCATCACCAACATCACCAACAGCTACAAGACAAATAGGAGAATCGAGTATCAAGGAAAAGCTGTATTACAATACTAGTTCGATTAATTATATTCCTTACGGTGCTAGTTTTACTAATAGACAAGAAATTTATGATTTCTTAATAGGCTACGGAAAGTATTTAGAAAATCAAGGATTTGAGTTTAATGAAGTTGAAGGCTCGGACATAAGAAATTGGCAGTTAAGTGCTAAACAGTTTATATTTTGGAGTAATGATTTACTTGCTCCTGGAAACTATATTGACCTTAATCCTTTCGCTGACGTTATTCAATTAGTTAATCAACCCGGCCAATTGGAAAATCTTGAGGGGACTAACGAAAATGTCGGTCAAATTGTGAATAGATCAAATCGAGCTTTATTTGGCAAAGACTTATTGGTTTCTCGCAATGATGATTATATTACTATCAGGCCGAAGCTAAAAGAAAACAGCATATATGGTATCAAGTTAACCTTTGTCGTATACGAAACTGTGGTACACTTAGATAGTACAAGTATTTTCAATGACAACTATTTTGTACCAAGCCAAAGCACCAGTAAAAGAAGTTTTGTTATTGGTGGTAAACGTAGCCAAGATTGGTCAGGAAGATACTTTGTTCCTGGTTATGTTTTCAACGGCGCAAATTTATTACCGAACTATGACAGTATGTCGGAAGTGGGTCGTAATTTACTTGATATTGAAAATGTTGTTTTCGACCAAACTATTCTTGGTGCCAGTAGAAATCAATTTGGTCTAAATAGAAATAGTGAACTAAGACAGCTATTCTTAGAAGAAGACAACGAAATATTGTTTAAAAACAGTATAACTTATAATAAAGGTACAGTACAGGTATTCAATAGTCTGAATCCATTGACACATAAAGATGGTAGTAGTACTCGCGCCTATGAAGAATATATGGTACGCACCGGCGAAGTTGGTAATACCAAAAATATAGAGTATTTTGAGTTTGAATTATACAACGACGATATTACAGAAAATAATCAAGTAATTAAGTTTATTTCTGATGGAGACACTGAGGTTAGTAATAGAATATTGTATGTTAAAGATAGCAGCGAACGCTGGGTTCATAAGCCAATTAATGTCGATCTACGATTTAATACATATTCCGGTCAATTAGCTGCCTTAGATAAAAATAGCCCTATAATTGAAGGCGATACTACACTAATAGTTGATAATCTAGATCAGCTATCAAAAATATATGATAAGTTTGTAGATTTATGGAGTATTCCAGCTTATAGCGCTACAATTAGCTATAAAACCAATGACCAAGTAAGAATCAATGGTAGACTTTATTATGCTATAACCACTGTTAGTCCAAATACATGGACTAACAACAGTGATAAATTTACTGAAATTGGAGAACCTAGTTTGCCTAATATCTTTGTCAAGGACTACACAATTAAAAATCCTGATATTAGTCTAACCGGATCTGGTATATGTGATCCAGGTACTTGGGCTGGAACTTGGCAAGTCCTACAAACGACTGATAGGAATGTTGCTATAACTGAAATATGTCCAGGAATTGATGACACTAACCGTGCTAGAGTAACTTGTAATAAGGAACATAAATTAACCATTGGTGATTATGTCTTACTCATTAATGCAGATGGAGACAGTACTAGCGCAAACGGTATTTGGCGTGTAACTGGTTTGGAAACAGGCAACGCTACACAATTTTATATTGATACAAGAATAGTAAACAACATAACCAGTGGAAAACTGTTTACTTTTAAGCCCGTACGATTCCGAAACCTTACAGAACTAAACTTAGCTACTGGAAGTTCAGCTGACACGTATGGCTATAGCTGGAAAAAGAAATATAATCCTTTTACTAATGCCAAAGGAGATACTGTAATTCCTCAAATTAGTACACCTAGCGGATACAACAATACTTGGCCAATAGCCATAATACAAGATACCGCACAGTGTGGTTACTATAGAGTCTATGTAGTCTATACTCAAGGGACGAGTGTAAACAAAGCTATAGCTAAAGAAGACAGTGCTATAGTAGATCCAAGTAATATTGAACATCTTATCATATATGATTATGCTGCTAATATGACTTTGGCTAAGGTTGAATTATATGATCCAAAAAAACTATATCTACCTCAGGTGTTAAAAGATGATATAGATATTATAGGTCGTGTAGACCCAGCACGATATAATAGAACTAGCGATCCAAATAAGAGCGTGTATACTAGTCTAGGATGGTATGAAGAATTTGTAGGACGCCGTTGGTGGGATACTAGCACTATGATTTACAATGATTACGATCATGGACCTGATTTAACTAAAGCACAGTACTGGGGCACAGTAATTGAAAACACCACCGCTGATGTTTATGAATGGACTAAGAGCACAGTACACCCCAGTCAGTGGCAAAAACTAGTAGCACAAGGTACAGAAGTATTCGGAGAAACTGCCAGCGGTACAGCCTATGTTGAACGTGTACAAGGCGTAGATTATTACCATTGGGTGGAAGAAGTAGATTATCTAAACGGACGTAATTTTATTGTTTACTATTTTTGGGTAAAAGATAAAAATATTATACCAGTTGAAAGTAAACATAAAAGAATTTATAGCACTGGTCAATTAGGAAACGCTCTAATTAATCCAAGTAGTATTGGATTGCCATGGTACGCTCCTATAGGCACTGATGCTATTGTAGTAAAAGGCATCAAGCAGTATTTAAACAACTCTAGCACAGTGGTTCAAATTAAGAAAAAAATCAAAGGCAATGATAAGCATCACCAGTGGGTGTTTGTCAGTGAAGAAAATACTGCCGAAACTATTCCGCAATGGCTACATGTTAGACTACGAGACAGTATAGCAGGACAAATTGTCTATAATAGAACAGCAGCTTACACTAATTACTCAGCGACAGAAATTTATAGTCAAGGTAGTATTGTCAAGTACTCGGGAAATTTTTATGGCTGTAAAGTTAATATGACTTCGCCAGCTGGATCATTCAACCTTAGCCAATGGCAATTATTGACTGCTGTATATGAAATGACTGGATCATTGATAGGTACTATCGACATAGAAGTCACAGATCCTCTGCGTGTATATTTTAAAGTTAGTAAAAGTGTGCCAAATTTAGTTGACCTACATCCTTATAATAGACTAGGAAATACTGTACGTCCTTACATACAAAGTTGGTTCATGGATGTGCTAGAAGCTAGACGTACTATGATCAAACGGTTAAATGAAATCATGATCAATATTGACTTGATTAGTCAACCAAATTGGGGGCTAACTGCTTTAAACAATGCTATGTATGCCATTGACGGAGAAACTTTAGATATGACTACTTTTTGGTCTTATTCAGATTATCGAAGTGAAGACTATGATTCTGGCATTGTAGTAGGTTATTCTGTTTCAACATTACCTGAAATGTATACGCTGCCAGCTGTTGCGGGCAGCTATATTAGAGTTAATTCTGGCATGACTGAATATACCATATATGAAAAAATAGCAGACGGTAGTTACAAGGTAGTATACAGAAAAAATGGTACAGTACAGTTTAGTGAACTACTATACAGTAACTTAGGTTACAGTGGATGGGATACAGCAGTTTGGGATAGTACACGAATTACTTGGGATTTTAATTTAAATTCTGTATTTTTTGTATTACTAAATTCTTTAAGAACAGAAATATTCATTGGTCGATATCAAAAATATTATAGCAGTATAATGTGTACTATGCTAAGATATGTTCTCAGTGAACAGGTTAATGTTGATTGGTTGACTAAATCCAGTACTATTGAACCAATTAATCTAGCCGGCAGCAATTTGGCTAATAGAGATACTTTAACTAGAGATGAGATTACTGTATTAAGCACATTTTATACCAGTGTTAAAAGTTTCAGAGATAAACTTCGTGGAGGCACAGTAAATAAATCCAGTGAAGAAAATGCTGATTTTGACATAACAGAAACACTAACTATCACAGATATTACATAAAACACAAACTTAATAATACGAGTAAATAATGTATAAGGATAAATCATGCCACAAACAATGAACCTATCAATTGAAGGACATGTCAAAATTGTTGATCTAACAGCAAATCGAGTGTTATTCGAAGGGCATAACGCCATCAACTCTGAAACAATGAGTATAGTTATTGCCAACATGTTGAAAGGAAACCTAAGTAATTACATCAGCGAATTACATATTGGCAATGGCGGCACAGTAATCGACGAAGACGGTAATATCACATATAAGGATGTTGTTGAAAACTTAGAATTAGGGACCCTAGCTGAGTTGTATAATCCATTATACTATAAGATAGTAGATGAATTAGATACTGCTGCCAATGATGATCCAACACGTAATTTCTTGTCAGTTGTTCATAGTGAGGGTCTTAGCTATACAGATTTGACAATTACCTGTACCTTGGAAGAAGATCAGCCCAGTTTACCAGGTAGCAGTGCAGGCGAAGTAATATTCAATGAACTAGGATTAAAAAATCGCAATCGTACAGGCCTAAACTCGGGATATTTACTTAGTCATGTAGTATTTGAGCCAGTTACTAAGAATGCTGGTAGAGTTGTTCAAATTGTTTATACTCTACGAATACGGTTATAGCTTGAACTAAATATAACATAAAGGAATTGAGCAGATGGCATATGATGTAACTAAAACAGATGGAACTAGACTAACCATAGTCGCAGATCGTACCATAGATACAACTAGTCCTATCAAATTAGTCGGTAAAAACTACGCAGGCTACGGAGAAATAATGGCTGAAAATCTAGTTCAATTATTAGAAAATTTCAGTAATCCCTCGGCACCTGCTAACCCTATAATAGGACAATTATGGTATAACAGCAGTCTTGGTATTTTAGGTGTGTATACTTCGGGCGGGTGGGCACCTATAGGCGGCCTGGGCATAATTGGCGGCAGCGTAACAGGATTCAGCACTGCTACTATTAAAGATACTGGTGGAGTATTTCATCAGGCTATAAAAATTCGTGTTAACAGTGTCAATGTTGCTATTATTAGCAGCGATGCAGGAACCTACACACCGGCATTGGAAACAGGATTACAAAGTGCTTTCCCTACCATTGGACAAGGTATTAATTTAAATCAAAGCGGTACTGCTGATGTAGGCGAAGAAGCAGGTGGAAACTTTAAAATCCGTGGACGAGCAGTAGAAGCTGAATTTGCTGATATGGCAGAAATTTACCTAAGCGACACGGAGTTGGTTCCAGGAAATCTAGTTAAACTAGGTGGCCAAGCAGAGATTACTAAAACTGAATGCGAATTCGATGATGAAATTTTTGGAGTGATCAGTACAGCTCCAGGATTTTTGTTAAACGCTAAAGAAAAATTTACTGAACTAGCTTATCCAGTAGCTCTTAAAGGTCGTGTTCCTTGTTTGGTCACAGGCCCAGTTAAAAAAGGTGAGCGCATTGTAGCCAGCAGTATACCAGGTGTTGGTATGGCAGCTGAACGTTATGATCCTCGAGCAATTATTGGTAGAGCGATTTCAGCAAAAGCACATCAGGGCCTGGGCACTATTGAATTAGCAGTAGGTAATAAATGACCATTGGTGTTGGTAAAAAGGTTTCGGCCAGCGATTTTAATTCATTGGTAATTCAGACCAATAAGATTTTCTCCGATAATTATCCTAACGTAGTCCCCCCTACAAATACTACAGAAAAGAATAATCAAAGTTTTGGATGGGGAAATTCGGAAGCTAATATCATTACAGCAGGGCAAAAAATTACAGCCGCATCAATGAATCAATTGGTACATAGGCTAAACATAGCCAGTGATCATACTGGTGGAGTATATGAGCTTACTCCAGTAATACAAGGACAAAAAATTACAGCGGCAATTTGGACAGATGTTCAAACAGTAATAGCATCAGTCACTCCAAACAAAAATTTGGCAGGATCAGGACAAACAGCTCTAACTACACTAGGCTCATTGACTAGAGTTGGTAGTTTTAGCACCACATTAACCTACACTGTAAATATTGATTTTGCTGATTATGATCGTGCTAGATATTTCTTTAATAGCGGCAGTGAAATTAGATTAAGCCTTAGTAAAACTGGAGGAGGTACTACTGATAATGATTGGCAGTCAGTCTATAATCGATTTGGTGTAGTAAAGCTAGGCGTAGCCAATACCTTAAGCACCAGCTCTAATGTAATTAGTGAAGGCAAAGGTTTTCTCGATCTTAACAGTTCGGAACAGTTGTTGCTTACTTGTAATGCGGTAGCTGGGGGTTACGGTTATGGCTATGGCTATGGCTACGGTTATGGCTACGGTTACTATGGTTCAGCTAGAAATATTAAAGTATACGGCAGAATTATAGCTACGGGTGTAAACTATGTCACTGGCCCGGTTAGATTAATCATGAGAACTACTCTTTCAACACTGGATACAGCTACAGCAACAGGAACTCATGTGCTTAGTATCGTTAGCAACAAGGCCACTAATAAAACACAAGGTGGTGTCACATTCAGTATAACTCAACCAACATATTCAGGCAGTGTAGCTGTTTAATTGCGTTTTACTATCATAAATAGATTAAACTAGTATATAATGGAGTTCTGAATGGATGACAAGCTAAAAGCAGCTTTGGAATTTAGTAACTATAGACTTACGCTAAACAATCAAAAACAAAACCTTAAGCAACGTATGATAACCATGTTAACCATTGGTTATGCCAGTGCGTTGTTTACAGCTCGTCCTGAGCTTATTGTATTTGTCAAACAGTTAGTAGACTCAAATGTAGAAAAATTTGTTCTATTAGATGATAATGATAATCCTGTTTTGATCAGTGACTTAGCGGATTTTCATAGTAAATTAATCAGTGCTTATTCCGAAGCTATGAATGAATATTACACCGAATCACAAAATCTAAAAAAACACCGCGACACAAAAAGTTTAATTGGAATAAATGGCTAACATGGACAAGGGTGTTTTATTGATTGCCTATAATAATGACTATATTGCCTACGAAAAGTTAGCAGCATTAGCAGCGAGATCTGTCAAACAAAATATGTTGGTTAATCATGTTACATTGCTAACAGATACTCCTACTTTTGCTGCGGTCAAGAGAGAATTCAGTGAATCGGAAATACTAGACACATTTGATCATATTATTGTAGAAGATATAAAACATGAACCAAACAGTCGAGCTCATAGAGATAGCCCATGGTACGAATTTTTAACACAGTTTAATAACAAAAACAAACACAGCATATTTGAAAAAAGTCCGTATCGTCAAACTTTAATGATCGATGTTGATTATTTTATCGGCAATAATAGCTTAGACGCAGTATTCGACACTGACTACGAACTAGCCATGTACAAAGACGCAATCAGTGTAAGAAACTATCAGCCTAGAATCTGGGAACGAAAGCTTCAACCGAATGGAATTGATATGTGGTGGAGTACCGTGATATATTGGCGCAATGATAGTGAAACTGCTCGATTATTTTTTGATTTGTGGCAACATGTCAAAGAAAACTATCAATACTATAAATGGGTATACAAATTTCCAGGCGCTTTATTCAGAACAGACTATGCTGTTAGCATAGCCAGTCATATCTTAAACGGTCAAATTGGCCACGGACTGATACAAGAATTACCAGGCCGTACTATGCGGTTCAGTGAACAAATTGATGATATTGTGGAGTTTTCTAGCTTGAATGACTATGTTTTACTTTGTCCTGATCCAAAAGAATTATGGAAAAATATTTGTAGCCGAATACGTAGAGAAAACGTACATTTAATGAACAAAATGGCCATACTCAGGCACTATCATAAATTAAAAGAACTAGCTTATGAATGAAGGTTATTTAATCATTGGTGCTAACAAAGACACAGTTAGGCAAACCAATTTGTTAATCAGTAGCATACGCTATAATGATCCCACACGTCCAGTAGCAGTAGCTACACAAGACAAATCTATACAAAAAGAATTTACTGCTGACACAGTAGTTGTTGTACCTTATGAAGATGATATTACCACTGTGTTTAAATCTTATCTTTTAAGTCCTTATGAAAAAACCATAGCATTTCAAACTAATCAACTGCTAACAGATTTTACACCAAGTGTTTGGGAAAATCTAAGAGGTATGAATAGCATAGTTATTTTGAAAACAAGACATAGCCACTGTATGTCAGCAATTGATCCAATGGTCTACTATAAATCATCAACTGAACAAAAAAGTTTTTCCACACATAGTTTAATTAATGCGATATATTTTAACAAAGAACAAGGATCAGATTATGTGTTTGGTTTAGCTGTAGTAATTGCCAGTAATTATGATCAAAACTTGTTAATCGACTATTTCAGTAACAAAGAAAATAGCATGCCTGCTTTTCCTAAGTATATATGGCCTGAATGGTTAATGAGTTTGTTTTACCAATGTTTAGAATACAAAATTGTCAAGTATGACTTTGTTAGACTAATAGACCTACGTCGACGAGAAATGATTGATCAACAAGACGATTGGAATAGCAGTAATTGGCAGGATTTTTTAACTTATTGGGTAACACAAGACGGACTAGTTAAAATAGAAAATTTTATACAACTAGGTCTTATTCAGTTTAGAGGGGACGAATGGTTAGATGATCGATACATCAAACATCTAGAATCTAGATTTGCCAATGGAAAATCTTGAACTAGAAGATGGCGAATTTGATGTACAAAAAACTATTCTTAGGACTCGATCTCCTAAGAATATAACGTACTATATTGAGTATGATAAACTAACCGGCGGTGTGCTGACTATTAGCCCAGAGGTTATTCAAACAGATAGTCCTCGAACTCTGGTACTAGAACAACCAGCAAATGAAATAATAACTAATGTATTTGGCAGTAAAGTGCCCATGGCCAGCCTGCGAGTTGTCTACGATCAAAAAACAAAAACTAAATTACTAACCAAGCAGTCGGATTTGGTTTACAATGAGTTCGCTTATAGTCATCCAGATAGTGAGCTTAAACAATTTGTACACTTGAATGTTGATGTCGTATCCAAAAGAATAAGAGTTAAATTACGCTCAGATCAATTTAAAGAACAAATAACCAATGAACTTTTAAACGAAACAGAAATAGCACAATACCCAGATTATCTAGACGTTTATTGCTATAATACCTATGATTCTAGTATTTTATATGACAAGCTATCCATTAGATTAAGAGACTTGTTTATGGGTAAGGATATCTTTTTCAACTGCTCTTGGCTACCAAATACTAAATCAGACTTTGCGAACTACAATTTTGTCTACTATGGCAAGGGCTTAAAGATAACTGTAAGCTGTAACGATATTTATGAAACTCAAAGACGTCAAGTACACAAACCATTAATTGTCTATAAACAAAGAAGAAAAACCATTATGCTTCAAAGTCTCATGAGTAATCATGAATTTTATTATATAAACAACGCAATAACTTTTTACTGTATGAAAGAATCAGACCCTGACATCTTGCTAGATACCATTACAGTTACTAGTGATCAATTAAACGATTTTAACATGATAAAGATGTCAGTTAGCTTCACTGAACCCGTAAAAATAATAAGTAATTATTCCCATATACACATGGAACACACAGATGAAAATTCCTATTACCAATTTTGATATAGTTTTTATCAGTTATGATGAACCTAACGCCGATAAAAACTACAGTGATTTGTTAAACAAAGCACCATGGGCTAAAAGAATTCATGGAGTAAAAGGGTTCGACAGCGCACATAAAGCAGCAGGGCAGGCTGCTGAAACAGATAGATTTATTACAGTAGATGCTGACAATATAGTACATGATGAGTTTTTTAATGTAGAATTAGAAATGGATAAGATTGGTCGACATGATACTATAAGCTGGGCAGGTAAGAATATGATAAATGGATTAGTTTATGGAAACGGCGGCATAAAAATTTGGAGCAAGAATGTAGTTGAACAGATGAGAACTCATGAATTAGCCGACGACGATAAAAGTAAAGTAGATTTTTGTTGGGATATTTACTACCATCAAATGAATAATATCTACAGTGATGTTTACAATAATGCCAGTGCTTATCAGGCCTATAGGGCAGGATTTCGAGAAGGTGTAAAATTACTACTTGATGGAGGTCAACAAGTCGATCCTGTCAACATACGAACTCTAGTTCATGATCGTAATTACAAAAGAGTCTTAGTATGGGCCAGTGTCGGATCAGATGTAGATAATGGTCTATGGGCTATGTATGGAACACGATTAGGCATACAAATGGCTAACTTTGATAAAAACTTTGATTTTACCTTGGTAAGAGATTTTGATTGGCACAGTGATTTTTGGAAACGAGAAATAGCTGACAAATTCAAAGGACAAGATGGTTTATGTAAGGGCACTGGATGGACTTATAGTATAGAAAAACTAAAACAGGAAATATACAAGCTAGGGCAAGATCTTAGAAATAGATTGGATTTAGAAATAGCTGAATTAGATCAAAACGGGAGTAGATTTTTCAAAGAGAGTTTTATCAATCCACCCAGACTGGGTGCAATGGTAAAAGAATCACATGTAAATAATACCATAGCATGAATCACAACTATATTAAATTAGAACATAAAAATCCTGACAATCTAGATTGGTTCGTGGTCAATTGGTGCTTGGGCAATGTCTGTAACTATAGTTGTAGTTACTGTCCAGAGTATCTACACAATTCTACCAAGCCTTGGCCCTTACCGGATGTCATAAAAAAGTTTATTATACAGATAAAGAATCATTTTTTTGACAAACAGATATATTTTGAATTTACCGGTGGCGAAGTTACCATGTACAAGCATTTTGAAAGCATAGCTAAATTTTGCCATAGTATAGGTATCAGAGTAGGTTTAATCAGTAACGGATCAAGGACCATAAGATATTGGCAAGAAAATAAACAGTATTTTGATCATATCTGCTTGAGCTTCCATAGCGAGTTTGCTGACGCCGATCATTTTGTAAATGTAGTAAAAACTGTACACATGGATGTGAAGACTCATGTCAACATCATGATGAACCCAAATCATTTTGATCTAGGACTCAACGTAGCTAGACGATGTAGGGAATTAGGTAATCTCAGTCTTGCCCTACAACCTTTATTACATGATATGAATCGGGGTCTTTTTGAATATAGCGACAATCAAAAAACTGTTCTAGACAATCAATATGAACTAATTACTAAAAATATTCCTATCTATAAACAGTATGATTACTATCGTGGAGCCATGCGTAAAGTTCGAACAGATGGATCGAGTGAAATAGCCAATACCTACGATTTTATTAATGAAAAAAGCAATGACTGGAGTGGGTGGAATTGCTATGCTGGCCTTGAACAAATAGTAGTTGACACTGACGGAACTGTGTTTAGGGGATGGTGTAAGCAAGGCGGCGAAATAGGCAACATTCATGCTGAAGTACATTTGCCTGAACTGCCAGTATTGTGTGCCAGTACTAACTGTGCTTGTGGTCTAGATATTATGTGTACGAAAGAAAAGATATGACTGAACAGTTAGACATAACTCAAACTATTTGTCGATATGCTTGGGATTACCCAGTGGTAAACTTCAGCAGACACGAGCTAAGAAACTGCTGTAGAACTTCGGGTTCCTACGTAAGTAAAGAAGATTTGGCTCTAGGCCCTGATTTGTTTAAAAAATTTAAGCCAATCATCGAAATTAAAACCGACCTCCTTCGAGGTATTAGATCTAGTCAATGCGAAACCTGTTGGATTACTGAAAGAGCTGGAAGTCAAAGTCCAAGACTTGGCTTTGAACATTTTGTATCATTGGTACAGAAAAAATACCCCAACTTAACTAGGCTAGAATTAGTAGAAAAACTTAAAAATCTTACTGACAGTGAGATTCAAGAGCTGGCTAATTGGGAAAGTCCTAATAGGATTGAAATCATGCTGAGTAACACCTGTGATTTAAAATGTCTTTATTGTAATCATGTGTTCAGTAGCCAATGGGCAGCGGAAAAATTAAAGTATAGGGAAATAACTGACAATGAAATTCACAAGCCAATTTCCAACGAATTTGAATCAGTTTGGTGGGAATGGTTTCATAAATCAGCAGTCAAAACAGTCAAACATATTACATTTGTAGGTGGTGAACCTTTACTTAACGAAAAAACTTATGAATGGCTAGATAGATTATTGAACTTCTATAATAATCAAACCGACTATACAGCTGACTTGTTTATTGTTACTAATTTTAATTGTACTGAAAAACTTTTTAATAGATTTATGAAATTCGTAGAGAGAATAGCTGATCCACAAAGTAAAATGGATTTAGGTATTGGTATTAGTTTTGAAAGTATCGGCGACAAAAATGAATTTATTCGTACAGGATTAGACTGGGATAGATTTGATTCGAATATTAAAAAATTATTAGAATACCTTAGGGTAAACCAGGTATCTTGGGATAAAATTTTTATTAATGCTTTGCCTGCCTTTAATTGCCTTAGCCTAAGTGATTTACCAAACTATATTACCTACATAAGAAGTCTAAATGAAAAATATAGGTTAACCGACTTACCACGCAAACATAGACCTTCCTCTGGAATAGAAATAAGTTTTACTCACGTGGCTAATCCTGAAAGATTATCTCCTTTTATATTAACTAATGATTATATCAAACACATTGATCATGCTATTAATCTTGTCAAGGAATTAAACCAATTGGATATCTATAAAAGAGATTTTGTAAATTATCTGCTTACACTAAAAGATGGCATCGTTAATAACAATGAAAAACTCGATAAGCAGGTCTATTTAAGAAAACGATTTATCGACGATATTACTCAAATCTCAGCAAGAAGAAATCTAGATTTACATTCTACATTTCCAGAGATGCAGGAGTTCTTTGATCTTTGTAAAAGCTATGCTTGATATATTTTTTCTAAGTTACAACGAACCTTATGCTGACGACAATTACAAAAAATTGTTACAGCGATTTCCTACTGCTAAACGGGTAAATGGCATAACGGGTTTTAGAGCGGCACATCAAGAATGTGCTCGATTAAGCATGACTGAAAACTTTTATGTAGTAGACAGCGACGCAATAATACAGGATGATTTTAACTTTAGTTTCAAACCTAGCAAGTTTATGCGTTGGTGGGATATACCGCAAACCAAGTTTATTTGTCTTTTTCAAAGTGTAAATCCCATTAATGGATTGATTTATGGTCATGGAGGTGTTAAAATACTACCTAAGCAGGGCATACTTGAATCGGATACTAATAGCGTAGATTTTACTACGGGATCAAATTTACCAATTAAAATGTTTGATCAAGTCAGCAATGTTACTAAGTTTAACCATGATGAGTTTAGTACTTGGCGCTGCGCCTATAGGGAAGCAGTTAAGTTAGTCATGAACTTGAATAATCAAAGTATATACTACAAATTAAATGATGATGTGCTGATCAATCAATATTTTAAGGACAGTAAGGACCGTCTAAGAGTATGGTGTAGTCTGGGTAAAAATAAGCCTTATGGGGAATACTGTATAGAAGGTGCTCGGCAGGGTAAATTCTACGCCCAGTCGAACAAAGACAATAATGACGCATTGTCTCTAATAAACGATTTAGAATGGATGAAAAATGAGTTTGATAAATTCATTAAATCATAGACAGATAGAATTTGGCAAAGTACCAGTAGTTTTTATCAGCTACGACGAACCTAACGCCGATGAAAATTATCAACATCTTCGAGATAATCATCCCAACCCTTCAATGATATCTAGAGTACACGGTGTTAAAGGTTTTGACTCTGCTCATAAATGCGCTGCTAGACAAGCTGACTTTGACAGATTTTTCAGCATTGATGGTGATTGTCAAGTTGATCCAGCATTATGGCAGAAACGATTGACCTTAGATAGAGATCATCAATCAGCTACTCTAAGTTGGAGCAGTAGAAATCTAGTAAATGGGCTAGTTTATGGTAATGGTAGTGTAAAACTATGGCATAGTGAATATGTACTAGCCATGCGTAGCCATGAAGCAGCAGATCCAAATGACAGCCAAAATAACATCGACTTTTGCTGGGACGCTGATAATTACAAATTAATGAACAATACCTACGGGCTTATCTTTAATAATGCCAGTCCTAAACAGGCATTTCGTTCAGGCTTTAGAGAAGGCATAAAAATGGGCCTAAACCAAGGAGTTAAGATACTGCCTAAAAATTTTGCCAAAGAAATGTATCCTGCTAATTATGCTCGTTGGTTAATATGGATGACAGTGGGTAGAGATGTAGCCAATGGCAATTGGGTTATGTACGGTGCTAGATTAGCAGCCAGTTTACTCTACATAGAAGGCTTTGACTATAGTTTAATTGCTGATTATGATTGGTTTGATGAGTTATGGGAACAACAATTAGACGCACTAGACGATGGAGAATATCTAGAACATCACAGTCGAAATCTTGCTAATCAGCTTAAAGAACAGCTAGATCTTCCTGTGGAAGAACTTACCAGTGAACAAAGCATATGGTTTAAACACTGTAATTTTAGCCCTCTTAAAGGCACACCATGGTCTGTGTTATTAAATCAAAGCTCATTGCCTTTATTTGGATTTGAAACACCAAACTTTTAATATGATTCCTGTATATTTTTTATTCACTAACGAAGCTAACGCTCAAGAAAACTTTGAAAGATTGTGCGATAAGTATGAAAATGTAATACCGGTTGAAGGCACTAACAGCATATTTCTAAGTCATAAACGAATAGCAGATCAGTGTGACTACGATAGGTTTTATGTAGTAGATGCTGATTGTTGGCTAGTAGATAATTTTAAATTTCAACACAATATTGAATTAAGATCAGGTAGTGTAGCAGTATTTAGAGCAAAAAATCCTATCAATGGTTTGGTTTATGGACACGGCGGAGTAAAATTGTTTAGTAAAGATTGTTTTAGTTTAGCCAGGCTAGAACGTCCTGATATGACAACCAGCTTGGCTGACGAATATATTAAGGTCAATATATTGGCCAGCGAACATAGATTTAATTATAGTCCTTATAGCACCTGGAGAACTGCCTTTAGAGAAGCTGTTAAGTTAAGTGCTGGATTGAATAAAAATAACAATGACCAAGAAAGTAAAGATCGATTGGCCATGTGGTCTACAGCAGGCATAGAAAATCTCTATGGATATTTCAGTATACAAGGGGCAAAACAAGGAATTGACTTCGCTCATGATCCAGGCAATGATCCTAATAAAGTAAATGATTTTGAGTATCTTAGATCTAGATTTGTAGCATGGACTGGCATCAATGACCAATGATGTTTCATGGCTAGTGGGATTAGAAAAATATTTTCGATTTGTTAACCAAGTCGAACAAGCTCAGTTTGTCAAACATATCAGTAGCTTATTCTATACCAGTCAATTAGATAAACCATGGACATTAAAACATCTAATAGCCGATGACTACGAAAATTTTACCAGCAGTAATAGAAATTTAAGGTCTGCTTTTTATGTTAAACTATTCAATGCCACAGAACTATCAGCCAAAGAGTTTTTGGATACAATGAAGTCTATATGGCCCAGTGATATTTTCATTGATAATCTAATCAAACTAAACAATATAAACGACAGAATATTACAGACTGTTTTTGCCAAAAGTCAAGTGTTAAGTAAAATATGGCTATCTGAAATTTTAGAAAAGAATGAAACAACGTTTGATCACATTCTTCTACTTGGCGGGTGGCTAACACAGCATACCTTATATTTTCGTAATATAAAATATAATAAGTTGTTTAGTATAGACATGGATAAAGAAACGAATACTTTGGCCAAGATACTTAATCCGTTCGCAGTTATCTTAGACAACGATTGTAATAGTTGTTTTGACGAATCTAATAACATAGTAATCATGGATAAAGTTCTTGAACCTGATTTGATAATTAATACCAGCGCCGAACACATGGCCGATGACTGGTTTCATAAACTTAAACCCGGCACACGAGTAATTGTACAGAGCAACGATACTGCTCTAGAAGATCACATTAATTATTGTAGAGATTTCAATGACTTTTTACGCAAGTATCCTGTTGACACTGTGATATATAGAGGAGAGCTAGTAATGAGTAAATATACAAGATTCATGCTATACGGAATAAAATAATGTATAAGTATCACCAAATTGAAGTAGTACATTTAGAAATGACAGAAGCCTGTAATGCCAGCTGCCCTATGTGTGCTCGTAACCTAAATGGAGGGGAAGTTAATCCGTATTTAGACAACAGAGAGCTTAGTATAGAAGATATACATAAAATATTTTCTCATGACTTTGTTAGACAATTGAAGCGTATTTACATGTGCGGCAATTACGGAGATCCTGCTGTGGCTCGTGATACACTGGCAGCATTTAAGTATTTTAGAAGCACAAATCCTCAGATTAATCTTAGTATGCACACTAATGGTTCAATGAAAAAACCCGAATGGTGGGCAGAACTAGCCCAGGTAATTAATCGAAAAGGATATGTGGTATTTGGTCTAGACGGACTTGAAGATACTAATCATCTATATAGACAAGGCACAGTGTGGGCTCGTATAATGGAAAATGTAGCAGCCTTTATTGCCGCTGGCGGCCGAGCTAGATGGGATTTCATCGTCTTTGCTCATAATGAACATCAAGTTGAAGAAGCTAAAAAGCTGTCTAACCAAATGGGCTTTGAACGTTTTCAATACAAAAAATCTGCTAGGTTTTTTAGCAATACCAAAGCTAGTACAAAGGATCAACATCAAGCACAAAACCGTCGAGGATTTACTACTTTATTACAAGCACCTACTAATCCTAAATATAGAAACTCTGTGTTAGATCAACTCACCAAGCAGGCTAGCTCATCTGTACAGAATATTACAGTAGATAATATCGTACGTCGAGAAAATCTAGATCAAGTACAAGGCTATCAAACGTTTAGTCTAGATCCCGCCAAGAAAAAACCAATAGAACCTGTATGGGATGAAGCAGTAATTGATTGTAAAGTAGCCAAAGAAGGTAATTTGTACGTCACAGCTGAAGGTGTACTACAACCATGCTGCTGGACGGCAGGACAGATGTACCTTTGGTATTATCGACCGCAGGGTAGTCAGATGTGGCAGTTTATCAATCAAGTCGGAGTAGATAATCTAAATGCTAAAAATCACAGTGTTGAATCTATAGTGAACGGTGATTTCTTTCAGAAAGTAATTCCCGAATCATGGGCCAAACCTAGCTGTGCTGAAGGAAAAAGTGCTATGTGTGCTAAAATATGCGGCACTAAATATGATGCGTTTCAGGAACAGTTTAAATGAAGCACTACCTACCAAAGCCTAAGGTAATTCAATTTGAACTAAGTTCGGTATGTAATCTACTTTGTCTTGGTTGTGTACGCACAGATCCCGGCAGCTTTAACACCGCTAAATCTTTTATTAATCGTAATGAATATCTTAGCAAAGAAACTTTTTTGAAAATTTTATCAAGTGATTTTTTTAGTCCAGTTGAAAAGCTAGATTTTTGTGGAACTATAGATGATCCACTTACTCATCCTGACTTTTTAACCATGCTAGATATGTCTTTAACAGTTAAACAATATGAAGTTATTATTCATACAAATGCCAGCTTAAGAACACCTGAATATTTTGTAAAATTGGCTAAAGTTTTAGGCAAGCATAGACAACATACTGTACACTTTAGTATTGATGGACTGGAAGATACTAATCATTTATATAGGCAAGGTAGTTCATGGTCTAAGATTATGGAGAATGCTCAGGCCTTTATTGCCGCTGGCGGCCATGCCATGTGGCAATTTTTAGTATTTCCATGGAACAAACACCAAATTGATCTAGCTAGGCAAAAAAGTAAAGACATGGGATTTCGTTTATTTCAGCTTAGGCATGATCGTAGTCTTATCACTAAAATAGGCCTAGAAAAAGTTCAACAGCGTAAACTAATCAATAAGGTAAGCATATCAGAGCCTGGAGATTTTCATGACTTTACTCGAAGTTTAGATGTTAGACTTGCTGAGCCTGTACTGTGTAATACACAAAAATATAGTCAGTATTTCATAGGTCATGATGGTCGCATATGGCCGTGTTGTTTTATACATAACGGTTTTCTGGCTACTGATTCAGCTAAAACGTCTTCGCTTAAGCAAAGACTTTACACAGTCTATAACGATACTGATTGGAATAATGTAAATAATCATGAAGTTGACGATATTATACAGCATAGATTTTATGCCGAAGATTTAGTGGATAGCTGGCAGTCAACTCAGCATGGAACAGCTATGAAAGATAGAATATTTAGATGTACTGAAGTTTGTAGTAAAACCAATATAACTGAGTTACCAATTGGTAATCATGAAGTAGAAACCTTAAATGTCTGAAAATAAATCACCTAGTAAAACATTTTGTATATTACCCTGGGTACACCTAAGTACTAGACCAAATGGTCATATGAGGGTCTGTTGTACTGCCAATGCCAGTAGTGTAGGACCTACCAATGATAAGAGTCACGGCGGTGAAATTGGCGTACTCAAGCAGGCAAATGGTAAACCTGCTAATCTTAATCAAACAGATTTTCTTACTAGTTGGAATAATCAGTACATGAAAAATGTTCGAATACAGATGTTAAATGGTCTAGAACCTCCTAGCTGTACCAAATGCTACAAAGAAGAACGTGCAGGTCATCAAAGTAAACGCCAATGGGAAACAAGGTATTGGAGTGAACGGGTTGATGTCGATCAACTAATAGCTAACACAGCTGAAGATGGTAGTGTACCTCCACAGGTAACCTATATTGACATGAGATTCGGGACTAAATGTAATCTAGCCTGTGTAATGTGTAGCCCCCATGACAGTAGTTTATGGATACCTGAATGGCAAAAATTGTATCCTAAGTTTCGTAATGTCAGTTTAAAGGAAACCATGCAATGGGACAATAAAGGACAAGTAAACGGAGCTAGCTACAATTGGCACAAAAACAATCCTAAGTTTTGGGAACAATTATGGGAGCAGGTCCCCAACATGAAACAGTTGTATTTTGCTGGTGGTGAACCATTGATTATTGACGAACACTATGATATACTGGAAGAATGTATTCGTCAGGGATATGCCAAAGATATGGAAATACGCTATAACAGCAATGGGGTAGAATGGCGAGAAGATCTGTTTGATTTATGGCGACAGTTTAAGTTAGTTAGATTCCATTACAGTGTAGATGCCTACGGAGAAAGAAATGATTACATTCGTTATCCTAGCAAGTGGAGTCGAAACCTAGAAGCGTTTCGTCAACTCGATACTGAAACCAGCAATAATGTTGAAGTTACCATAGCCTGTGCTGTACAAGCTCTAAATATATATTACATTCCAGAATTCTTACGTTGGAAACTTGAACACGGCTTTAAAAAAATTAACATGTGGCCTTTTGGGGCTGGGGGTATAAACTACCATTTTGTTTATCATCCTCCGCACCTAAATGTCAAAGTTTTACCTATGTGGTTTAAAGATGAAATTGAACGCAAATACGAAGAATTTATACCATGGTGGATTGAGAATTGGGAACTAGGTGTACCTACATGGTACAGAGGTAAGGTAACAAAAGAAAAATGGCTGGCAGCAGACTATGGCATTAGTAGACTACGAGGTATGGTTCGTTTCGCAAAAAGCGAAGATTGGAGTTTACGCTTGCCAGAAACACAGGAATACTTAGAATTATTAGATCAACAACGAGGTACAAACTTTTATACTAGTTTTCCAGAAATGAAAGACATATTTAAAGATGTTTAACAGTAAAACTTTTTGTATAATGCCCTTTATACATCAGAATATAAAACAAGAAGGTAAGGTCAGTGCTTGTTGGCGTTATCCGGATAGGATCGGCGATTATCGCAAACAGACTTTGCCAGAAATTTGGAACAGCGAACAAACCAAAGAACTAAGACGTAGTTTGCTTAATAATGAGCGACCGCAAGGATGTCGTAGTTGTTGGGATTTCGAAGATAGCCGAGTTCCTAGTACTAGACAAACTTGTTTGGATACTTATAAAGAACAGTATAAAATAAATTTTGATCAGATTATTGCCAAAGTAAACGATGATTACTCTATGCCTTACCAGCCACGTTCAATTGAAATACGCTTTGATAATACCTGTAATTTTAGATGTAGACACTGCAGCCCTACTTATAGCAGCCAGTGGGAAAATTTGGCTTTTCAAAATTCCGAAGTAAAACAATTTTTTGATCAACATGAAGTAGGCAGGTTAGAAAAAAAGCATATTAGTTTGCCCGATACAACCATGGAGGAATTCATTACAGCAATTCCTTATCTTAAAGAAGTTCTTATCGCAGGAGGAGAACCGTTACAGCAACTAAGACATTGGCGTGCTATGGATGCTATGTTACCCTATGCTGAGAACATAACTCTTAGCTATAATAGCAATCTTAGTTCGTTAGGTATAAAAAATTATAATGTCTTAGACTATTGGCCGAAGTTTCACAAAGTTGTTCTTAGAGTAAGCATAGACGGTGATTCAAGTACCTTTAGTTATTTTAGAACCAATGGACAGCTTGATCTAGTACTGGCCAATGTTGAACAACTACATAAGTTAACCAACTTAGAAATGAGTCTAACTACCACTGTAAGCATATATAATATATCTAGACTAATTGATATAGTTAAGCTGGTAAATCAAGCAGGGGGATACTTTCATACCAGTCTTGTTCAATATCCTAGGCCCATTAATCCTAAAGTATTACCCAAGCACATCAAAGAAAAAATTTCTGATGAATGGTATTCTTTTACCAAAACCTTGAAAGAAAACACTAGACTTTGGGAGCATGACATTTGGCTCAATGAGGATCTAGTTGAAAAACAATGTAAACGTATCAATTGGTACGGTCACTATGTAATAAAATATATGAATGCCGAAGATTATTCCAACAGCCTACCAAAAACTAAAGAGTACATTAGGTTCTTGGATCAACTTAACAATACTAGTTTTGCTGATGTTTATCCTGAACTTGCTGAGTTAATAAATTGATGTAAGTTAGCCAGTAAAATAGGATTTACATCGGCTAATTTGTTTGATCTTATCTTTTCCATTTTTTCAATATAGGTCATAAATTGTTCTGCCAGCTTATGATTGCCTTTTGAACCACTACATAGTTTGCGTATTTTTTTAACACTGACTAATATAGATTCTGGTAAACTAGTATATCTAGGATGTATGGAGGTAAAATTGGCTTGATAATTATCGCACCAGTCAATAATGTTTTTGTAATAAGACTTAGGCAGTATGTTAACAGACAGATATGATGGGTCAAACGCTGGCTGTATTTTAAAAAATCCGTCATATTCTACACTGTCTAAGGAACAAGGGTTATCTTCATTAAAGTAATTTCTGTATTGATTAGTCCACCAAGTAATCAAGTCTTGAATGTTATAGACATTTAATACGCTAAGAGTGGTGCTCATTATAATTAAAAAGTTATCGTTCTGTCGACTAATCTCAAGCCAGTAGGTTAAGGCACTGCTGACAGAATGTTTTTCTCCTGACCAAATACTGGGATAACGTATGTAATCGTTCAATGACCCATAGCCATCTATGCTTAAATTAAGGTATATTTTTTTGAATCTATTCAAGTTGGCTAGTAATCGAGCACTTGGTATATAGCTACAGTTAGTGTATATTTCTAAACTGACCTGTTCGGGCTTTCCTTGCTCGCATATCTGGTCAATGAACTTGACAAACTCAGGATTAATCATTGGCTCTCCGCCAGTAAATTTTACTAGATTAACCGTGAGTAAGGACTGTTTACTGAGTTTAAATTGTAAATTGTCTAATTTTGGATAGACTATTCTTTTTAAGTTCGAGTCTTTTTCTGACAACATACTGTTTAATTTTAGTTCGTCATCGTGCCAAGTTGTGCTAAGGTTGCTGTTACAAGTCAGGCAGGCCATATTACAGTAGTTCCCAAATCCTACTTCAAGAAATTCTAATCTTGGATTAGGAAACTTTGGCCTACGATGCAGATAACCATGGTTATACAATATATTTGAGCCTAATCTCATGCTCAATCCTACATCAGTTTCGTTATCAGCTTGTTCTTCTTTGTAGCATTTGTGGCAACCTTCTAAGGATTGATTGTTTAATATATGCTGTCTTGCTGTTTGCCAATAAGGGCTGGTATAAAATACACTGTCTATATCTTGTTGACGTATACTGGGTCGTTGATCAGTCAACTTCATATAGTCATTAATATGATCATGATTGGTGATCTTTTCATAGACACTGCGTTTATAGACTGTGTCATAACGACAACATAGTTTACTTTGACCGTCTGGCTTGTACTGTATATGATTCCATGGAAGTATACAAAAAACTGGATTCAGTTGAGCATATAACTTGCCAGCATAATTTTCATAGTGGCTATTAGTTGAATCAACTAGTTCTATCAGTGTATTGTGGAATCTCCATCCAATGGTCCAGTTCCTATGTAGTATTTCGTTCAAGGCAAAATCAAATTTTGAGTCTTTGTACTTGGATCTATTGAAACCCATGTACATGTATTGATTTTTATTGTTGTCTAATTTAGTTAGTTTGCTTAGTATAGCTAAAAATTTATTTGTGTCGTCGACTAGGTCTACATGATGAAATTCAAATTTTGATTGACGAAATGCTTGCCAGCAGGCCTTAAAAAATTCTATATTATAGAAGTTTTCTGGTATATGTTTTTGGTAATTATCAAGGTCAATTACCATTGGTGTTGAAAATTTTTCTTCGGCAGACAACGTTAGTTCGAACAAACTGTTGAGATCTCCGTCCCATGATAAAAGATATTTGAATATATCTATATTATTTTGATTTTTATCGTAGACAACGAATTCGGGACGATAGCCTTGTAGATCTACTGGGCTTCGATGACCAAAAGATCTTAGGAATAATCTAAATAGGCTGTCTCCTGTACCTATGTATCTTAGAAAATTATTAGTACATCGGCCTCGTTTTTGATTAAGCAAAGCCTGGTTAATAAGAAAATAACTCATTGTGTTTTGTGTGATAAATATTTATCTTAGTATATAATGATATGCCAGATCTTAAAGAACTATCCCTAAGACAGCTACAACGTGAAGCAGCTAGAGTAATCAGCAGCATGCCGGCTACCAATGATAATATTTATAAGTTTAATAAAGCCAGCAGACATAATAGTCAAGGATGGTATATAGCGGCCATAGAATGGTATATTAATGAATATGGTGGTCTGCCCAGCGAATGTGGACCAGGCAAAGATGTAACATTTATCATGGAGGAATAATATGGAAGAAATGTTTTGGAAAGAATTGATTAAAAGTAGAGCTCAAAATTTTACATGGGATATGACTGCAGAAGTTGATAAAGAATTAATTGAAAGCATTGCTACCGACATACATCACAGAGCACCTAGTAAACAAAATAGAGTACAGTATCAGATGCATATCTTTGATTGGAGTGATAGTGAATTTAGAAATGATTTTTATCAATTTGCCGTAGATAGAGATAATCCTAATCCAAGATATAATCCACAGACTCTCGCTCACTACTTGTTTGTTTTTGTTGGCAGAAGTCCTGGGTATTTTGCCAATAGTTTTAGTAATTGGGGTCCTGGCATTCACCCACAAATCAGCCATTTAGAAATTGGTCTTGCCAGTCATATGCTTATACATGGTGCGTTTGTTAGAGGGTTAGCCTCTGGATTTTGTAGATGCTTTGATCACAATTATACTAAGGCACCAGCTATTGCGACGAAATTAAACTTACCATCAAACAAGTCTGATCATATATTTTTAAGTGTGGGCGTTGGTATTGAAAGCTATAATAAATTTCAAACATTTAATCCATTTACAAATTCCATGATTCCAGTATCTAAAAACAGCGGAACCATTTGGTACCATGAACCAAAACCTGATCCTGCTGAATACATTGTTTATCATACCGCATGACTGATTTAACTACTAGCGAATACGATTTTACTAAGATTCCCTATAAAGACATAGTGCGAGTTGGTCAACGCACTATGTTATATAGAGATATGTTTACAGTGAGCTGGCTATTGGGTCGCTACTGTAATTACCGTTGTAGCTACTGCTGGCCCTATGCTCGTAGTGATACCAAAGATCATCGTCCTACTCCTTTGATGTTACACACAGTAAATGAAATTAAACGTCAAGCTAGAGAACGTGGGTTTAATAGTTTTCATTTTAGTCTAAGTGGCGGAGAACCTACTTTTCATCCTTCTTACATACCCATCTTGAACCATCTCAATGAAGATGCTGCCAATACTAACTATACCAGCGTACATATGACCAGTAACATGAGCAGACCTATTCGATGGTTTGAAAATGAATATGTTCCAGCAGTACGTAATTTTCATCGTGCTAGTATTACAGCCAGTTATCATCGAGAACATGTTAATAGTAAAGAAAAAATGGCTGAGTTTGCTGACAAGTTAATCTTATGCCAAGAATATGATACTCAAATTACCATAAACATGGTAATGGTACCAGAAAACTTTGATCAGTTATATGAAGAAGCTCTTTATTTTCATGAACGTGGAATTAATGTTACCCTAAAGCCACAGAGCGATCCTACTGCCAGTCGTGTAGTCGATGGATATACCAAAGACATGTATAAAAAATTACATAATGGTATGCCGCAACGTGCCTTTACTGAATATAAGGCCAGACGAGCCGGTCTAGTGGAAAGGCCTCGCCCAACCTATATGATTGATCGCGCCGATCCTCTTAGAGAACAACAGGCTGCTATCTCAGCTCACTATCAAATTGAGTTTATAGATAAAAATGGTCAGTCATGGTACATGGATCAAGCCGAACGGTTTAATGCTTTTAACTTTAACAATTTTAAAGATTGGGAGTGTAGCAGTGGATATCGAAGTATTATTATTCGTGAACCAGACGGCACAATTAAGCGTAGCTACAGTTGTGCCGAAGTACCCTTAGGGCATATCGAAACCGGCTTTAAGTTATATGACAAACCCATGCCATGTGGTAGTTCTAGTTGCGTAAGTAGCGCAGATAGCAAAATACCTAAACGTGCCCCTGGAACTAAGTTACCCTTATTTCCAGTTGATCGAACTTATGAGTGATACTTTTTGTCCAATCCCTTGGATATTTCAAGCTGTACGTAACAACGGCGATATTCGTATCTGTTGTCAAGCCAACGTGACTGAAAATCAAGGAGTAGTACGCAAGGAAGATGGAACCCCATTTAATGCTGGTAAAGATGTGATGGAAGAGGCACGCAATGCCGAATTGATGCGAGCAGTTAGGCTTAACATGCTCGAGGGACAATGGAGTACAGAATGCGGTCGTTGTCAGCAGGAAGAAGCCAGCGGGCTTAGTAGTAGACGACAATATGAAAAGGAAAATTGGAAGTTTAATATCGAAGCTGCCAAAAAAATTACTAATCAGGATGGATCAGTTACTGGTCCGAAATTAGAATACTACGATCTACGGTTTGGTAACCTGTGTAATCTAGCCTGTCGTATGTGCGGACCAACTGACAGTCATACATGGTACGAGCAATGGACAGACTATCATGGATCTCACAGTTATACTGATACTCATGGCACAGTTAAATTAACACGTAACGACAATGGAAGATTGACTACCAATGACTATGATTGGCACGGCAGCGAAACATTTTGGCAGCAGTTAGAAGCCAACATTCTTAATATACGACATGTATATATGGCAGGCGGTGAACCCATGATGATAGAACGCCACTATGAGTTTTTACAGCGTTGTATTGATCAAGGCCAATCAAGCAAGATGATTTTAGAATATAATACCAACATGACAAACTTGCCTAACCGTGTTCTAGACATGTGGACTAAGTTCTTACAAGTCCGTGTAGGTGCTAGTATTGATGGTATAGAAAATGTCTTAGAATATCAGCGTTGGCCACTAAAATGGAATCAAGCCTACAAAAATCTACAAAAATTAGATCAATACGCAATAGATAATAAAAACATACTAGCTTGGCTTGCCTGTACTATAACTGCTTACAATGTATGGCACATACCTGAATTCATGCGATGGAAACTTGAACAAAGTGGTTTTAAGAAAATTAATAGTACTCTAAAACGCCCAATAATTACTCATCATGTAGCCCATGGACCCAAGCGTGTTAATATAAGAATTTTACCAGATGGGCTAAAACAAGATTTATCCAAATTCTATGAGAAGCATGGAAACTATTTTGCCAGCAAATATTCAAGTGAAATAAGCCAATCCGCTACAATGATATTGAATAGCATACTTAAGTACACAACCACTGGCAACTATTCTGATAAATTAACTGAATTTGTTAAGTTTACTAGGTACTTAGACAAAGCAAGAAATAACAATATTCTAGATATTGTCCCACAGTATAGAGCCTTATTTGACCAATGAAAATTTTAATATCAGGTAATTCAAAATTAAATTTTGCTCATTCATTGAACAAAGTACTGATTGATCATGACTTGAAGTTCATAAGTCGTGCTAGCTCAGGTCATGATTTGACTAGACATGATGATCAACTAGCTTTTGCTAAATTAGCCTGCGAGTTTGACGTTGTTATTATTAATAGTGCTTTATGGAAATTTAATCAAACTGTTTTACTTGATTATGTCTATAAAGCCTGTGTCGAAGCCAAACATAGAAACTATATCATTTGTATAGGTAGCACAACGGATCGAGTTAAAAAAGGAGGAGCTTGGTTATATAATGCTGAAAAAAAAGCTCTGCGTGACTATTGTAATACACTAGGATTAAATGGTGTTTGGGAAAGTGGCCCAAGAATAACCTTAGTTAGTTTAGGCACACTTACTAATAATCAAGCTAAACATCCTACAAGACGTTGTATGGATATTGACTTGGCTGCTGGTTATATAAAATGGGTTATTGAACAACCAGCTGGAGTTCATGTAAATGAACTCAGTATAGATCCTTTACAGAATCCCTAATTTTGTTTTAAATTCAGCAAGTTCTCGTTGTCCGAGATTAAATTCTCTGGCTAGAGACTTTTCATCTCCGTGAGCTGCCACTATTCCCTCAAAGCGACTTGAATTTAATAGTTGTTTGAGTAAGTCAAATTCTTTAGCACTGAACTTAACTGAGTTTACAGCATAATCTTCAAATGCAGAACATGCTTCAGGAAACAACGGTTTTGCTAGATCATACATAGCACGAGCATATTCTTGAATCTCCCATTGAGCATGACGGTCCATACGTAAGCGAGCCATGTGTAAGAAATTCTTTAGGTTAGCTTTCCAGTATAATTCAGTATATCCGCTTACTGGCAGCACACTTCTTGCCAACTCCCTTGCCATACCCTCGTTGAGTAATTGTTCATAATCGCTATAATTTGTTTCAAAGAAGACTTCAAAACGTTGCTGTAGTTTTTGCTTCTTGGCAGTGTCCCAGTCTGATTCTTCTCTACCTTGCTTGTTAGTAGTGCTTTGTTTTTGTAATTGTTCCAGTTCAGGAATATAAAACTCATCCGTTAATATGCTATAACGAGCACTATATTCATTGATACTAGCAGTGCGATGGCGTACCAGTTGCCTCATGACAAAGATAGGCAGTTTAATGTGAAACTTTAGTTCACACATTTCAAATGGTGTAGTATGTTCATGACGCATTAGGTAACGAATAAGGTTACGGTCATCTTGAACTTGCTTTGTGCCGGCACCATAACTAACACGAGCTGCTTGGACAATGGCACTGTCATCGCCCATTGAATCTACTAGACCTACAAAACCATGATCTAGTACTGGAACATAATTGGTATTATCAAAATCTATATCTTGTCTAAGTGTCATCTTTCTTCGCCGAACTGTGTTTGTAGTAGTGATTTAACATAATGGATTACTCTAGACTTTATTTTTGTACTGTCAATAAAAACTTCTATGTCAGCTACCTTTTCTCTAAGATGTTCTAATCCCTGTGCCTTTAATACTTCTCTAGCATCTTTCATTCCAACTAATTCTTCTTGACTAAATTCCAATACTTCTCCATTGGTCAACTTTAATTGAATGTGTGTAATGTACTCTATTGGAACTTCTTCCATGACCACATCTTTAAGGATTTCTTCAAAACTTCTATCCTTTCTCCTAATCGCCATGTCCTTGCGTCCTTAGTTACTTTTTTTTAGTGTACTTCCTCTTGGGCTTATCCACTGTAGTTTCTGTTATTACACTAGTATTTACTGCTTTCGTAGGATCTAGTGATTCTGCCTCTTTCAATAATCGTTCTGCTTCTTTATGAAAATAGGCTGCTTGACTACGCATTTGATTGGCTATCTGAGTATCACTTAATGTGCCTGGACTGTTGTCCTGAGCAGGTGTAGCATTGATGTCACCGCTGGTTGTACGACCTTCGCTTTTCATTGAGTCAAGTTGATCATTAAGTAGATTTAACTTAATGGTAGCTTCTCTAGTTGGTAGCATGGTTACTTCGGTAGTGTTAACTTTTCTTAACCAACCACTAAGGTGAAGAGCTTCTAACATGTTACGGCCATCATGGAAACTGGTTCTACTTAGATAAGGATAAAAATCAACCTCACGCTGAGCACCTTCACTTTCCACAGCAGTAATAATATCATCATGATATTGCCGTGGAAGTGATTCGGTTTCGACAACTAAACAACTATTATTTTCACCTGGCACTTGTCTAAATACCACAACACACTTCTGGCCAGTAGCGTCAACTTGCCCTACGTGTTTTAAAAACTGGGGCATAACGACTCCTATTAGGCTTTAGCGTCAGCAACTGGCTGAGCTTGTTCGGCAGATGCTGCTTGCTCACCTTGAGCTTCTTTTTCTGCTTTTTCTGCTTGCTCACGGGCATCATTTAAAAAGGCGGTTAGCTTTTCACTTACTGCGCCTACTTGTTGAATTTCAAGTATACTAAATGCGCCTCTTTTTACTGCTAATTCAACAGCGGCTAGCAAAATTGTCATATCATTAATGGTCATCATAATCTCCTGTAAATTATATACCTAGTTTATTTATTGTATAAGTTCGTATTATACAGATAAAAAAAGGCAGAGTCAAGCTCTGCCTTAATCGTTTTAAGTATTTAGGTTTTCTTAAATGTATAATGAGCAGTTAACCCAAATGGTGCTGTAATAGTTTCATTGCCATGAACTACGAACAAGGTGTCGCAGTAGTTCTCATCACCCCAGCTTCCAAAAGGACAACCATCTGTAAACATAATAAACTGCTTGGGCGAGATGTCATTATCTTTCATGTAAGTCCAGCAAGCCTCGAAGTCAGTACCACCTCCGCCTTGAGCATCATAGTCAGCAATATCCTCGCCATTGTCATCAGTAAACACTACCGGGTTATAAACTTCAGTGTCAAAACTAAACACTAAGATGCTGTAAGTAGTATACATATCCATCATGCCCTTGACTTCGCTGAGAAAGTCTCGCACCATGTCATCGCTAATACTGCCCGAAGTATCAATACCAACTACAATATCCAAATGTTCTGCTGGTAACATGCCAGGTAATACTGCTCCAGTGTGCCAACTTTTACGACTGGGACGCATAAACGAATAGTTATTCTTGAGACTGGACTCCAACTGAATACGCAACAAATCTTGCCAACGCAATTTTGGAGCAGTAAATTGCTGAATTAAGCGACGAATACCTGCGGGAGTATTGCCTGCTCCTGCGGCTTGAGCACTTTGAAGAACAGCCTCCTTGATCTCATCACGGATCTTCTTCATAGTTTCTTCGTCAATCTTAATGCCGCTTGACTTACTTTTACCGTCGCTGCCTTTGCCGTCTTCGCTTTCCTTGCCCTCCCCGTCTAGGTGCATGTCCAAAGTTACTTGGATTTCTACAGCGTTCTCCATGAGCTTGTCATAGACTTCTTCTGCGGTCATGTTGCGATATTGAACATCCCACAGGATAGGAACTTTATTGATCTTTTTACCTACGTTATTTTCAATAAGCATGTCATTGACAAGATAGTCACCTGCCATGTTCCAAATTTGGGGATGGCGTTCACCTCGGCGGCTCATGTGATTGTAGACGCAGTGTCCTACTTCGTGTCCAAACAAAAACACCAACTCGTCGTCATCTAACTTGTTGATGAATTCACTGCTGTAATAAAAATTACGTCCATCTGTTGCCGCAGTCTTGCACCAATCACTGGACTCTATTAATTTCAATCGAGTAGCAAGATTGCCCCAAAATGGATGCTTAAGCAGCATCTTAACACGAGCTTTAGTTAGTCTGTCCCGTACATCTAGTGTCATTGTTCACTCCTATATAATATACTTATTATATGACACATAATATATTGTGTCAATTAATTGCCAAAGTGTAGCCTAAACAAAAAGGCATCATGTGGATTTCGAAACCATATTAGCATGGCACTGTTAAATGGAACATGGTAGTCTAAACCACGTAGATTAGTCTTTTTGGTCCAACCAAAGATTTCACTGTTACTGATGCCGTACCTGCTGATACTAGTCCATTCTTTTTTGGCACGTTCAAAGTATTCGTGCATTAAGGCTCTTGTCACATGGTCAGTACCTAGCACACTTCTCACATAATCCATGTCACCATAGACTAACTCTAACACAGTGTTAGAAAAGGGGATCAAGTCCCCTTCTTTTGCTAAGAACTTAGTTGCTGACATCGACTACCAAGTGAGCGTAACGCTTGAAGAACTCTGGGAAGTTCTTGAGCTTCTTGTGGTCGAAGGGCAAGTTGTAATTCTTGAGCGCAGTATGAGCACCCATAATTACCATCTCGGGTTCAAAATTATCCATCATATACTGGATAAAGTTTTCGCACTGACTATGCCATTTGTCTACCTTATTATTCTTGCGAGCATCTTCGTAGCCATCCTTGAGCTCATAGCACAGGCTAGTGGTCAAACTATACATAGCACTGACTTCTTTGACCTTTAAGTCCTTGACCTTGCCAGCAAGAATATCTGCTGGGTTGGGTAAGTCTGCGGCAATCTTACGATGTGCCATAAACTTAATAGCAAGTCCTTCACCAATAGTGCCAGCAGCCATATCAGTCTGCTCGTTCTCAGTCATAGTGTCGTCAATAAGGTCACTAAGGAAAGCCCAACTACGAGGAGTAGCAAAACTGCGGTCATGCACTGCGGGATCAAAGTTAAACAAGTCACTCTTGGCCCAGTTCAAGTAGCCTACAATATCTGAATGAATACGATTTTGCAGAGCCCATACGTTCCAGTCAGCAAAGTCAACACGCAGTTCAAAGTGAACAAAACGGTTAGCCAACGGAGTAGGCATGCGATACGTCACACCCTTGTCAGTCATACGATTACCTGCTGCCATAATAACTACATTATCGGGCAGTCGATAAGTACCAACACGGCGGTTAAGAATAAGTTGGTAAGCCGCAGCCTGAACAGCGGGAGGAGCACCTGCAAGCTCATCTAAGAACAGTAACACCACAGGATGTTTACTGGCGAATTCTTCGCTGGGCAGTTCTGCTGGAGGAGCCCACTCCATAGTGTTAGAACCGGCATTGTAAAAAGGAATGCCTTTGATGTCAGTGGGTTCCCACAAGTTCAAACGAACATCAATAAGAGCACCACCTAGATCCTCTGCCAATTGTGCGGCAATATCACTTTTGCCTACACCTGGGGGACCCCACAACATAACAGGTCGGCGAACATTCATAGCCCTGCGGATTAAACGCTTGGCTTCAGTAATCTTTACTGTACGACCTTCAATTTTTTCTTGCTTTGCCATCTCAAACTCCTTGTTAAGTAATATGGCTATTATATGTTAGTCTGTATTTTGTGTCTATTAAACTTCTTCGGCCGCACGTTGAGCCATGAGTTTCATGTCCATCTCCACACTTTTGGGACGTCGTGGAACATGAGCTTTGATTGGAATATCCGCAGTCTGCGGAGTATCCCCAAATTCTTGTCTTACATAAAAATTAATAAGTTGTCGCATGACGATACCAACTAAACCTTCAGGTCCATGTTCGTCAGGGCAGATGAATCTTACTGGGCACCGTCCCCAAGTTTTGGTAATAAGGAATTCATGAAAGTAAGCACGATGGTCCTTGTCCTCAGCATCAAAAGCAACTAAAGGACGCTGATAATATTCTAGTCTACTCATTGTAATCCTAATAAAAAGGTGGGGCACCTTATCGGTTATTTAAGACTGGCCCGTCTGTGAGCACTGTCCCCTTGCCTTCACACGGCAGTTAATCTTGCGGGGCATTGCACCCCGCCGAGTTATACGTTAATCACTCGCCCTGTGCGGCGGCAACTACGTCTTCAGCAGAAGCATCAGTGTCTGCTGGCACTGCGAACAACTTGTTCGCACGAGCGAATTCAATACCTGCCTCTTTGGTCATTGCTTGGGGCAGTTCGAACAGCTCAACATCAGTGTGACCGTTCTTAACAAGATTCTTAATACGAGTTGCCAAGTCATTGGCAAAACGAACCTTAGTCTTGCCGTTAAGAGTTGAAACACCAATTACCTTAAAAACTTTATTAGTAGCCATTTTAAAAATTACCTCTCTCTGTGTAAAAACATGGTAAAAAACTTACCATACCATTATAGTAGCACTACTACCATTTTGTGTCAACGTCCCGCTTGTCCGTTTTCTTGCGGTTGTAGACCTTGGCACTAGGAACTACCTGTGGGCGAAATTGCCCGTTATGGAACAGAAAATCAGCACGTCTGCGACTGTGAGCAATCTGCATTGTAAACTTCATAATCTGTTTCATAACAATCTCCTTGTTACTTACTATACCTATAGTATAGTATCAACTCAATTTTGTGTCAATTATTTACCGCGAATTCGATTTATCACCTCCTCAACTTCAGTGCCTTCAAAGTTCTTGAAATCTTCAAATAATGCGTCCTGAACTGCTAAGACCAGCAGTTGTTCGCAAGTTTTTGCCAGTTCTAGTTCACGTTCGTCTAAGCAGGCCTTAAAACTTTCTAACTCTCCTTCAGTATCAATGCTGTATAATACATCCAACATTTCAACCGCTTCAGCAGTTAAGCCTTCAATATTGATCTTTAGGTCTCGTTGAGACTTCATGCTTATTTCCGCTCCATAACATAAGTTGATAAGATCCACTTGGCACGATTCAACAATTGACGTTGGTCTTCCAGGATGTTAGCCAGTGTATCGCTGTCATAAGGGCCATAGCTGACCATTTCTTGTGCGTCGCTCATCATGCTCATGGCATACATAGCAGCACCACTAAAACGATAAGTCAAACTTTGTTCTACTGCTTCACGCATTTGAGCTTCAGTACATCCATACATACGGACTTCACGGCGTTGCTGTTCAGTTAATGCTTGGTAAGTCGCTGTAGTCATTCGGTACTCCTAATTAGTCGTTGAGTTCGTACTGCTCATCATACCATGAATCGTTGTCAAACCACAGTTCAGCATAAGCCTGTATAGAGGTTCTTAAACCAAAACTCATCTCCACGGGCTTCAGCATACCGCTCTGCTCTTTGTAGAAACTCCACTCTACTCTCCTTCAACTAAGTAGTCTCTCAAGTATTCTTTAGGGCATTGAGCTAGTAGGATCTCCAAGTCCTCGGTCTGTCCCAACTCAAAGTCCCACTTGATCTGCTCTATAACCTTTTCAATTAACTCTACAAGTTCTGTATCCATCTCTCACTCCATGTCCAATTCGTACTGCTCATCATACCATGAATCGTTGTCAAACCATAATTCAGCATAAGCCTGCAACATATTAGAATAAGCCTGCCATACCCAATCGATGGGTACATTGAAGTAGTCGGCAACATCCTCAACGCTAGAGCCACGCTCTAACATCTCCTGCATCTCAATGTCCAAGTCGCTCATTCTGCTCATATTATTGACTCCAAAAAGATTCACTATCTACACGGCAACTCCAGGGAGTGTCCACGGGCTGCTGGATCCACTGCTCTGTCATCAAGTTCCAAACCCACTCATATCCTTCTTGGGGCTGCTCTAGGGGTTTCTCTGGTTTCATCGCTGACTCCTAATTGCTTACTATAACCATAGTATACTGCCAAACCGATTTTGTGTCAATTAACGGTATTTTGCCATAATTTCAGCGTGTTGTTGTTTCATTTCCTCAGTGCTACGCTCGGTTTCTAGCCGATTTAGGTTAATCTGGTAAATCATGTAGATACAAAATGCTATGAAAAACCATGTTAGTCCTGTAGATATTTCATCTGGGCTAAAACGACTACCCAAAACTTGTAACGTAATTACTGCGGCATTGACGCCTAAAATAAAGGCTCCAACTTGGAGAGCTGCTTTTAACTTCAAGTTCATTTTTTCCCTTTCATATTATGCCATATTATAGCAATTTTACCATTTTATGTCAATAAAAAACAAGCCGCATTGCGCGGCTTCAGTACGACCCTATCCCAGGGTTGTAGTTTTTTCGAACTTCAATATGGCTAATAATCTAGCTAACTTGAGTCGACTTTTCACATAATCACTTAATTCTTCGTTTTTATTGTTGGTATTTAGTTCTTGTATTTCTAATCTTCTTAGATTACGACCTAAATCGAGCTCTAGAGCAATAACGTTAGAATCTAGATCGCCATCGTCGAGATTACTTCTTAGCAGTCTCTGCTGGTTTCTTTTCGTCCTTGGCAGGAGCAGCAGCAGGTGCTTTTGCGTCACTTTTAGTATCGGCTTTTTTGCTATCTGCTTTGGCAGCTTCTTTCTTAGCAGGTTTTTCTACTTTTGGCATTTCCTTTGGAGTAGCGGGTGCTTCAACTTTAGCTGGAGCTACAGCTTTTTCGTCTTTCTTAGCGTCGGCGGCATAGACTGAAGTAGCCAAGGCAGCCGTAATTACTAGAGCGATAAATGATTTCATATTAATCTCCTATAAATTCGAAATCTAAGCAAAATTAACTTGCTTACTATATTTAACGCCTTAGGAGCCTAAACAGTTGACAAACTTGGTAAACCTGTAAAGATATTGTCAACCTGTCGCATTTTTGCCGCCATGGTCTGGCTGGTTATGTGTATCAATAAGGCTCTTCTATTTTGATTGGTTATATTTGGCATAGTGCTGTGTAGAAGTTTTGGATGATATACTAATACATCTCCAGGTCCTATACTTGGTTGTATCATGTCTTTTAAAAAGATATCATTATATAAACCCTTATAGCTATCCGCAACTATCCAAGTTTTTCGATGGCTCCCTGGAAGAATACCAGTGCCTCCATTGAATTTGGTAAATTCACACAAAGGTAATATACACTGTAGGCCTAATAATTCTTCGCTAGCGTGCCATTCTTTGAACCTATAAGGACTGTCGATATGTGGTTTAATGTACTTATTTTTTGGGGTATTGGATATTATGTCAGCAACATAAACACAAGGATCATCGAACAAATCACCTAAAGTATTAATTAAAAGATTTGAAATTTGCTGAACCTGTACCCAATGAGTCAACTGTTGACTCCACCAAAGAGCCAATTCAGGGCAGGTTTCGATTACATTTTGGTTAAAGTATTTGTTATCTACACCATGCCCACGTTGAGGAATCAATTCTGCTTGTCTTCGATCCAAGCTATAAATTAAAGAGGGATCAATTAGATCCCTGAAAATTATATATCCTTGTGAAAAGAAAATATCTTTTAACTCTTGTTGGCCCATAAGTTAATGTCACCTTGATAAAGACTAAATTCGAAAGCGTCCATTTCGTTGAACAATACTAGTTTTGTATTACTTAGATAATAAGGCCATGTCATACGTTGATCTAGCATAACCAATGCTTTGTTTTTCACTACGGTGCCTTTTTGAATACGTACAACATAGATAGTCCATATTTTTTGAGCTAATTCGTAGCCCAGTCTGGTAAACCGTGTTCCTTTTGGATTTTTGAATACACTGAAAAATTCCAATGGTTTTTCACTGTGTTTACCTAGTTCGCTTAACACAAGATCACTTATCTGATTTTTTGATAATGTCATGCTCTTTTACAGGCACGCCGGATCTAAGTTCAACCACTGTGAAATCACTACACTTGAATAATAAGTTTAGCTTTTCCATTAGATTAAAAGCATGTCCAGGATTGCTAAAGCTAACTTTTTTGTATTTTGGCCCTGGATAATCCTGTAGACTATTTAGATGTGTGCGTAGATTAAAAGGCTTGTTTTTGTAAAACACAGCATAGATGGCATCGGCCTCCAATATCTCTTCGCTTTTGAAGGTAGTCGAATCAACGTGAGTTAGTAAGATTGTAGGTTTCGGCCTTGCCATGTGTATCTCCCTAGTTTATTTATCAGAGATACACATTAAATACCGTTTTAATCTTCTATGATATCGCCGTCTTTCTTTTGATTTAGGACAACTTTAAGATCCATTTTAGTTTTATACGGACCGACATGTTGATTAGTTTTAATGGTACTTAGCCTGGGGCATAGGCTACATACCCAACCATTCTTAAATTTTAATCCGTACCAACCTGCCACATGAGTGCTTTTGCTAGCGGCTTTTTTAGTAAATGTTGGATAGCCTTCGATTTCTTTTACATTAAAAACTTCTTCTTGATCAGTAGGATAGCCCATAACTTCAAGATGTCCGCCATGAGTATAGTCTCTTACTACGATTTCTATGCCAAGATTTTTAAGTTCTTTAGTATCTCTGGCTAGATAATCTTTACGTTTAAGACTGATAACATAATTGTCATCTTTGAAATTCATCATACCTACACGTTTGGCATTTTCTTCTAAGATCCAGAATTTATCTTTTATTACATTTTTTGCTAAAATCATTTATAGCTTGCTCCTAAATAGTCACTATGTTCAGTCATTTTGTCCGCAATATTAGTTAGTTGAAATTTTCCACAAAACCTAACAAAATGTAAACCAACCTGACTTATTCTTTCTTTTTGACTGGCTGTTGTAATAACAGTATCAAGTGCTAGTTTAATATCTTCTGGCTGTTCTGTCAAGTCGATTAGTGTTTTATTGAACTGATATCTGTCACGAACTCTATGTTCTTCACCATTATGATCAACCCAACGCTGTAACATCATATTATTCCAGTTATAGCCTTTGGAATTTCGATCAGCGAAGGCTTCGCGTAGACCAACTTTGTTTTTAGTACCTTTTTCACGCACACCTGGAAAAGCACTAAAAATATTATCTGTACTATCTCCACGCATACATTTTTCAAATAGTAGCCAAGCCGGATCTGGAGCAGGTAATGGTTCTTTAGTTTTTTTATCTACTACAGCACGACCCTTTTCGTCAAATACACCTTCTACTGTGATTAGTTGTTTAGTAATACCATTAAACTGCCTAACATTAGGTGCCAGTAATTGATAGAAATCACTATCGCTGCTAACAATAACATGATTATCATTAGGATGATTTTGTATCCAGCGAGCAATGAAATCATCTGCTTCACAGCGTTCATGCCGTAATACTGTACAGTTAGTCTTGTCGGAAAAATAGTTTTTTAGTTCATCAAAGGCTTGCCAAAAAACTCGATCCTCTTCAGCTTCTTTAGGACTAAGAGCAGCACGAGCATCTTGACGATTACGTTTATATCCTTCGTAAACATCCTTTCGCCAACTACGCCCTTCTAAACAGATAACAACATGACTGCCTTTAAAGTCACGCCATACCTTGTTAATACTGTTAAACATAATGTGATAGGCCATGCCTACTTTGGTTTCAGGATCTTCCCCTCGCACAACATGTCTGGCACGAAAGAACAGGTTAGCGGCGTCAACTAGTAGATACATTTTAGTCATTTAAATAAGATTCAATTAATTTTTGGTCAATCTGTTCGCGAAATACTGAATTAAATTCCTGTAACAGGCTCATCCACTCCGTATATTCTCTTACTGTAAATAGGAATTCTTCCCAATCATTGTTTTCTTGCGTTTTATATGAAACTAATATATGATCGGAGCCAACCCAATTTACACGAAAGCTCCAGCGTAGTTTACTGGTCATCGGATTTTTTGTCAACTTTTTTACGTCGTTTTGGTAAAATGTCCGCATCAGCTACGAATTTGCTTTCTTCGTCTATCTGTGCTCCTATATTTTTACAAAGATCTGTAAACCAACGATCCACTATTTCTTCGTCGTTTTTTCCGCTATAGCCATGGGTTTTTAGAAACTCAATGAAAGCATTGTTCCATTCTAATTCCATAAAGCCTTGTCTTGGATTGTTTTCATCAAAATCGGTATTGATTACGTTAACCCAAGGTTCATTAGACTCTTTGGGATTTTTTGTTTTGCTGAATAGTTTTTTAATTTTTTCTAACATATTATTTCATTGTTTTAGCATGTGTGCTTAGGACTGCTGCAAGTTTTTCTGTAGTTTTCTTGTCCAACAATATTTCTTGGAAAGCACCATAATCACACTGATGACCTAGAATATACTTGACAGCATATTGTACTCTATTCCAAAATTTCTTTTTTGATAAATGAATGTTCACGTATATATGATCATTCCATCCAGGATCTGGGTCGTAGTTTATTACAAATTGATGTTCAAGACTACCGCAATCACAGACAAATAGTTTATTTTCCACTACATTTTCCAAAAGTTGTTTTGCCATCCTGACAAAGTAACACATACTCTACACCAGCAGCACCACCCACATATTCTTTTTCTGTTCGAGGAGTTTCGGTTCTATCAATCCTGGTCCAATCTGCTCTTAGAGCCTGCGATGATACCATGATGATAAATGCTGCTAGTAATATGTTAGTATAAGTTCTGAACATTATTTGCCCCAACCATTGCTCCAAATATCTACATGAAGTCTTGGACTGTAACGATAGCCACGCTCTAGAGCCATATCTGCTACCTGCTTGTTATTAGCAAAATAACTTTCATCGGTGCCACCAATACTCATAACATATATTTGTCCACGAAAACCTTCATGCCGATATTCTTGGACTACTTGATCTACTTCATCAAAATCTTCCTTAGTGCTAACAACAAATTTAAGATAAACATGACCTACGTCTTGATAATCAATAATTATACTAGGCTTAATTGCCTGTTCTTTTGTTTCACCACTGCTACTGAGTTTCGGGCTGACACTAAATGTAATATTATCTTTGTTTAAGTGACATTGATTTTTGAGATAATCTTTAAAATCTTTATGTAGCAACTGGGTACCATTAGTTTCGAATGTTAAGTTAGATAAGTCACGCATAGCAGCATGGCTTAACAGCTCGGGATATAAGTATTGCCATGCCAACAAAGGTTCGCCGCCAGTGATAACAAGATGAACGTCATTGCCATTATCTTGAACCCAACGGTGATTGGGTGTAAGTTTAAGCATGGCGCTAATACTTTCTTCTATAGTGTATCGAGGACTAAATTTTCTAAAGTTTGGATGCCAGCTAGCATAACTATCACATCCATGTTTTACCAAAGGTAAATCCATAAAATTAGCATATTTACTAGGATCAATTTCATCAGGCTCTGTAGTTTTTTGTCCTCGAGGCAAGCCAAAACCCGCACACTGGAAATTACAGCCAAATGTTCTAAAAAACACACTGGGAACTCCTGTAAATCGTCCTTCTCCCTGTGCGCTGTAAAAAATTTCACTTACTTTAAACGTTTCCAAATCTTATTCCACTCCTAATTTTATCACCATACTTGAGTCTAAGTAGACACTCAAACTCTGTATCAATTGGGCCTTCTAGAGCATACCATTCTTCGGACTCCGGCGGACTCCAGGTGTCATACAATACTCTGATTTTAACATCAGGATAATTGTCTGTCAACCAGTATTCTAATTGTTTACTTTCCCAAAAGTTAAGAGTCAGAAGTATTTGACTCATATTGTGTATAGTCACCTTTTCCTGGTATGACATGCCGTACTCCACCTTTTGGATTTTCGCAATCACCATTTTTTCTTAAAATAAGATGTATATGCGGCCACATCACAGTTTGTCCAGCCGCTTCGCCATAGTTTATGCCAACATTGAAACCATCGCAGTGTTCTTCATCTACCATTTGTACTCCTTGTCGCACCGCAGCAATTAAACATTCAGCCACATCATCCATATCATTGGTTTTTGGTACGTACAAGTAATGACCAGCAGCACTTACAGGAAAACTATCTTTATAGACAACCATACTGCCATTGTCTTTAATTGGATCCCGCCAGGGATAATTTTCTGGAATATAGTTTTCCACACCATACTTAATGATAACTTCTGATTGTTTACCGGCTCGTTTTCTTTTCATTCTTTTTCCCTACAAATGGTTCTTCCCATGGAAACACTACCCATGGATCAACAAGAGGATCCTTATTGTGTATGGTATAATCAACTTTACGTTGAAAAAAACTAGCCGGATTATTCCATAGCGTAGCAAATCGAACATTATCGTTCCAAACGTCATTCCACCTAGGATTACTAGGAAGAGTTTGCTCAGGTAAGTTTTCAATTATGTAATTAAACGTAGCACCACTGTCGTTGATGTCATCACAAATCAGTATTTTTTTACTGCGCTTCTTGTAATCCGCTCGATATGAACTGTTGTTATGCGACAACTGAGTATCTTCAACATGAGCATTGTACCAACCAAAAGCGTCATCTGCTATAGTTTTATCCATATCAATACGCACATGATCTCGCAGACTAATTGATATTACCCTTAAAGGTATGTCCATATAATTACTCAAACTTACTCCTAGGGGTAATCCACCTCGAGTTATTCCAACTAGATAATCTGGAATCCATTTACTTTTAGTGATTTGATTAAACAGTTTAACAACGTCTTTATCAAAATCTTTCCATGTGTAATAAATTTTATTCACTTTTCTTTTTTTTAGCCTTAGATGGTTCGCTAGTAATGATAGCGCCTTCGTATCCTGGGTGATAGGGAGCTTCTTCAACTAATTTGCTACGTTTATGTTCTTCTATCGCCTGCTCTACATTCGTAGCCAACTTGTCCCAATCAATAGTAAGATCAACTCGTCCGTCACTGTAAACAGTGCGTACACTATAGTTGCCAATATGTACGCCTGGTTCTTCGGGCTTAATGTCAAACAACTTAGTTTCTTTCTTTATGCCCTTAGGTTTGACTGCGGAGTCTTTTAATTTTTTTACTGTCTTTTTAGACAAAGCACCATCATCCTTGGGATATGCTGGTTTGGTAGATTTTTTAGTTGCCATACTTTTCCTTATTCAATGTATTTTTCTGCTTCTTCAGATTTGGTTTTTAATAAGTAATTGTTGTTAATTCTTTTATTAAATTCATCAGGTATGCTAAGTAAGTCTTTAATTTGAATTTGCTGTTCTTCTGATAGTAAAGGCATTATTTCTGATGCGGTAAGCCATACAAGTCGTTCAAGTCTAGTACGCTCATAAGTGTTACTAAATCCAGCTCGATATATTAATTTTTCTAATCGATTGTTATTCATTTTTAAGTGAATCCATTAACCAAGAATGAGCAAACTCAGTTACATCGGGCATTTTTTTAGACAACTCTTTATCATTGGCTATATTAATTGCCATAATTTTCATGATCTTAACTACTCTGAACAAATCGTCAATTTTAATAATTTGTCCTTGATGCTCTAGTGTACCATTAGAATTTACCTTTAGTACCGCCTCTCCTGCCGATGATGTAACTGCTAGGAGGGCTGTGTTTGCTGTTATTGTACCGTTATTTACATTGGTTAGAGTGGTATTTGTATGACTTAGTGTACCACCAGATCCACCAGATCCAGTAACTACATTATGAACTATAAAAGGTTTATGAGTAGTCATGTGATTGAATAATACTAGTGACAGATATTAGTGTGGGTTTTATGTTGCTATCTCGACCTACCGTTAGTTGTATAATGACATCATGATCATGTAAGCTAGACATGATACCGTTAGCTTCCTCGAGCTTTGTTTTTAGTTGACTCACTAAATCAGATACTATGGGATCTTTCATTAAGTTCTCTTACAGTTATTAACTATGTTCATAAACTCGGCTCTTACAGCGGCCTCTGTTTTAAAGCAACCTCCTAGTTTACTTGTAACAGTGCTTGAACCAACATCTTCGACTCCTCTGCTTTTTACACAGTAATGCTGAGCATCAATTACTACTGCTACATTATTTGTGTCCAGGATGTAACTTAGAGCATGAAAAATCTGTTCTGTTAATCTTTCCTGTATTTGAGGACGTTTACTAAAATATTCTACGATACGATTAATCTTACTTAGTCCTAGCACTTTATTCTTAGGAATATAAGCTACAGTGGCTACCCCATCAATCACAACAAAATGATGTTCACAGTTGCTCTGCACATTGACATTACGTTCAATGACCATTTCATCGTACTTCATCTTGTTATCAACTGTGGTACACTTAGGAAAGGCATCATAGTCGAGCCCCCAAAAGATCTCCCCTACAAACATTTTGGCCACACGCTTGGGAGTTTCAATCAAACTGTCATCCATCAGATCCAGTCCAAGAGTTTCCATGATATCTTTGAACTTTCGTTCAATGATTTCAATCTTGTCTGTTCTACTAAGACCATTTATAATAGTGGGGGTTTCAACACCCATTTTCACTAGATGATTGTGAACTTGTAGTCCAAGTTCAGGATCACACTTTACTTTGTTGAAGCTCATTACAATTTCCTTTCAAAGCATCTATCGTTTATGCTCAACGAGACCTAAGTCTAAGATGTTACCGTTGTGTAACATGTTTATTTATACTGTGGTTTTGTTTTCTGTATAGTCTTTGACCAAGGTCTTGATTAACTCTAGGTGATTGTATGCTTCATCTAGTGCAGGGTATTGACTGCGTAGTTCTTTTTCTTCAGCCTGTTTTCGTTTTTGTTCTTCAATCCATATATACATGGCATGAACATCAATATTACTATGTAGTTCAACAGTGGGATCTATACGTTGCCAACCATTGCCAATACTGACTTCAAAACACTTGTTCATGCCGTTCCATTGAACAGCACCTGTGACACTAGGTAAATTATAACTGCGATCTGTTTGATAAAATACAGGACTAACTCCAGTATGTGTAATTCTAATCATTCGAAATTTCTCCATAAGTTATTGGCACTAAAGAACTGTTCCGTTAGAGCCTCCGTTTGTTTTCTTAGCTGGACCAGTCTTTTATCATAGTGTGTCATAGTAACTATGATGTGATGACATAGTTCTTGCCTATGTTGTAGATAATTATCCCAGTTCAAGGTCCATTCGCTAGGATACTTAAATCCGTCAAAATACATCTCTTTATAACTGAGTCTGTCTGGCACTACCGGAATAGCATCTACCAAGGCACCTTCGTAACAACTAATACCTAGGGTTTCTTGTAGATTAGCGGAAAACACAATCTTAGCCTCGCCTAACAGATTATGATATTCGTCTTTAGTCAGCGATTGATCTTGACATACCACAAACTCGTACTTTGGTAACCAATGTTTTAGGTCACGAAAGATTTCAACCTGCTTCTCTGGTGCTATACGATGTGGAAACAGAATAAGGTCACGCTTGGATAATCCTTTGTATGGAAGTAGCATAGTTTCCATATATTCCATGGGCCAACCGGTGCGAACAATCTTATCTAACTTGCCATCGAGTGCTTGTTTAAGATCTTCATCGAACCAGGGATTTTCCATTTCCATGCCATCGTTCAACAAGTTACGCATAAACATTTCAATATGAAAGTCTGTGGCAAAGTAGTTATAGTCAATAGCGTGAAAGAATGATTTTTCAGCATGTCTTACCCACGGAACATCTCCAATAAGGCGTCCTAAGAAGTCTTGTGGATCATAACTACCAGCATGCCATAATGCGTGAATTTTTACTGGCGTGCCCAGTAGCTCACTCATATATTTTAAGTTTATAATGCCTGGGTGCCAAGCATCAGTAAGAAGAAAATGGTCGCCAGGTTTAACGGCTCCCTGGCAAAAAAGCCTGCTAAACTGTTCAACCTGACTAGACTTATATATATTGGTGCCGCCAAAATTAAGAAAAGCACCAGGAGTAGTGGCACTAGGAATATCTTCAGGACCAGCGATGATGTGAACATCATGTCCTTGTCTTTTAAGAATTTCGGGTACATGTTTTTTCCATTGAGCAGTATAGCGTGTTTCTACACTTTCTAAGTCTATTAGAAAAATTCGACTCATACTGGTTGATCTCCAACATAGTCTTTCCAGTCGGTATATACTCTACGACGCATAAGGTCGTGTAAATAATGACACCATACTCCAGGATTAGTATCTCCCCAAGTATTGTCATCGATTTTTAATACTGCGTTATAGTTGTAGAGTTTGATATAGGGAAGTTTGACACTGATCATAGGAATAAATCTATTGTGCTCAGTGAATCCCATTTCGTGAATTTCATTAGCATACTTTACATCAAAGTCAAGAGTAACCCAATAGCCATGATCCAATAAAGTATTGATCATTTTACCCCAAGCACGCCAATCATCTGTTGTTACAGGTTTAAAGCATTGGCTAGTGCCTAAATAGATGTGACGTAGGTTATCGACTTTACTAACAATCTCATCTATGGGTTTTACTCCAACTACAAATAATGTCCGTTCTCCCTTCATCGGTGTGTTTTCGACTTCTATACCAATGAAGTAATCTACCTGTTGTCTGCCTTCGGTGTCTATGGCCATACAATGTATCCTCTACTATAATCTCTGGGCCTATTCATGCCATCTTGAAACGCATGTTGCCATTCAGTTGTTCTATTATAGCTTCTTGTCCAAAATTTATCAACATTAAGTTTGCCACTTTCAATCCACTCTACAGCCTGTTTCATACATAAATCAAACATAGGTTTTCTAGGACTTGGTCTACTGGTTGTTACAGCCCGCCAAAGCATGTTTTCACTTTCTTTTTTAGAAATACTACGACCTACAGCATCGACTAGTAAACCATTTTCATTAATCAGTTCTGGATCTTCTAAGAAGGCAATGCCTTCTTTCAATACTATAACAACTTCATAATTTTTATCTGGACGATCTTTTAGTACAACGTTTTCTTTCTCCCATATATCGTGATTGCTTTTACCTATTACGTCAATCTGATACGCTATATTGTTCAGCTGTAGTGTTTTATAGGATATATATGCTAAAAATCCGCTGCCTATAATTAGTAATTTAGGATTATGTAAGGTAAGGCTTCGTCCTTTGATTTCCATTAACTCACCTTCTACAATGTTTATACCACAAGCTACAGGTTCAATTATATACTTGGGGTCTGCTTCGGGTACAACAACAAAGTGTCCATCTTTAACTGGATAATAATCAGCATAAGCAGGTTCTCCCCTTGTGGCAACACAATCTCCTACTTTTACGTTTTGATAAACATTAGACCCTACATTAATTACTCGTCCCAGACCTTCATGTCCTTGCATATGTAAGGGTAATGGGCCGAATTCTCCCTTCATCATTGCGACATCGCTAGTACAAACGCCAGTCATTATATTTTTAACAATTATACCGTTGTCAAAATTTTCAGGGCATTCGTATTCAGTTTCATAAAAATACCCATGGCCTTGTGTAGCCAACAATTTAGTTTTCATTTATGTCCTTTAACACTATTCCAGTAGTAGATTAAACTTGTCAGTATTATACCTAAAATTACAGCATAAGCGAGATTTAATATCACTGTGAGAACTGTAACTGATAGCATGATTAAAAAATCTTCTTTGGACCTTTTGTTCATAGAAAAACTAGTCCAATCAAATGTATGATAACATACAACGAACATTACTCCAACTAACGCAGCCAAAGGAATCGATTCAATCGCAGCACTGGCAAACATGATATAGGCTAGTATACAAAGGCTTTGAACTACTCCGGCTAATCTGTGAAATCCCCCTGCTTCTAAATTGATAACAGTTTGTCCAATCATAGCACAACCGCCCATGCCACCAAATAATCCAGTTAAAAAGTTACCTACACCTTGTGCCATACTTTCTTTATTAGGATGTGTTTTGTGATTAGGCTTATGTTGATGAACATAGTTGTCTACTAAATTAGCAGTTAGTAACGTTTCTATAAGTCCAATAGCGGCCAAAACAAAACTATAAGGTAAGATTACTTGTAGTGTTTCCCACGTATAAGGAACATCTGGAATGTTGAAACTAGGAAATGTGCCGCTGATTTCAGCAATGCTGCCTACTGTTCTAGTTTCAACATTAAATGTTAAAACTACTAAACTAGTTAGCACAATCCCACATAAACTAGCAGGAATCAATTTCGTTAATTTAGGGGCGACTAATACTCCAAAAACAGTTAATGCTACTAACCCAGTCATGGTCAATAGGTCCTGGCCTTTTAACCAGTGATCGCCAAATTGGAATTGATGAAATTGTGCTAGAAAAATTACAATAGCCAAGCCGTTTACAAAACCAGTCATTACAGCAGGAGAAACTAGTTTTATTAATTTACCTAATCTAAACGCACCAAATAGAAATTGTATTACACCAACAAGTACTATACAGGCGAAAAGATATTGAACACCATGTGTTACTACAAGAGCCACACTAACTACTGCCAAGCTACCAGCACCACCAGATATTAATCCGGGTCTGCCTCCGAATAGAGAAGTTACTAGACCTAAAATAAAAGCAGCATATAATCCTACTAAAGGGTTTAGATGAGCTAATAAAGTAAATGCTACTACTTCTGGAACCATAGCAAGGCTAGTAGTAAGTCCAGCAAATGAGTTTCTAACTACTGATTTAAAAGTCATAATACCTCTAGTTGTCGATGGATCCAAACGTCTTGCTCAAGTTGATTTTCCCAGTAGTCATTATTATAATAGTTTCTGACAGCTGTGTCAATCATTTTATAGTAGGCTTCTTCGGGACATAGCCCCAATTCAAATCTACGCCCATCGAAATCTATACTGATATCATCATAGCCCAGGTTGCTAGCCCAATCGGCGCTGAGAATGTATTTGGTATTATCAAATTCGAAATGTATTTCACAAAAGTCATCCACATCGTAAATACCATCTTTATTAACCGAACCGTAGTTGCTAGATTTTATACTGTCTAAGGTATACCTCTGTTTACAATCAACTAAAACTTTTTTAGCTTCTTTGTAATCAGTGAAGTGAGTAAAATAGCTTAGTAAATGAGGCATAAGATCCCTGCTTACTCCGCCAAAGGCCTGCGACTTATCAGTAAACCAGCTTCCTGGCTTTGGTATTCTATTGGTATTATGCCAAAATATTTTTACAGTATTAGATACTTTAGCCAACTGTTTAAAGTAATTGATCTCATTTCTATATTGGTTATTTTTAGTCATGACTACCTTAGTATTGGGATACTTTCTAGCTAACTTAAACCAGCTAAGACTGTCAGACACACCAGGCTTCTCAACAAATATAATTCTAGCATTATCAGCTACAGTTTCTGTGATGGATTCATGCGTATTGTTCGGAGTACAAATATGTACTAGGTTAAACTTACCATGTTTGGCTATAGCTTCTTCTACTGTGGTAAAGTCTGCAGGCAAATATTTGTCTACGGTAACCACATTAAAGTTCATTGACTTTAGTACAGGCATGTACACTGCCTGCCCAAATCCCATGCCTACCAGTAACACATCACGCATTTGAAGCCTCTTTTAACAGTTCTTCTGCTTGAAGTTCATCCCAATCTTCAATACTTTCAGCATCATTGTTATCACTTTTATCAACTGCTTCGAAGTGTAGATTCTTTGCCTTGGCAGTTGTTTTTAGTGTTTTTTTACTGTTAAGATTTGTTAACAGTAACTGACAACGATCTAACAAAGTATACGGAGTTTGACTAGTAAAAACCTGGTTAATTAATTCTACACCATAGATTAGACCACGTGGTACCCAATTGTGTATTTCTAAACTTTTTCCTTTTTGATTTTGAAATCTAGTAGGATCTGGTTGATATAACATACTGGCAGTATCAACTAAAGCATTTGCTCGTTGTACACTTTCAATATGCTGATAAATGTTATGTGCCATCATCATGAAATAACTAAAACTGTCCCAACTAGTTCTACTTTCTTTACCTAGTTTATTTAGGTCGCCTGGTCGATAATAGCAAATATCACCCATGTTCATACGTTCACCTATGGGACTTGACCATGGCCATGGAACTGTGCTACCAGCTAATTTGCGGTCATCTACAGCCTTATCCATGATATAACTAAACCTATTATTAACATGAACGTGCTGAGTATAAACTTGACCGTAGGCAGTGGCCAAGAAAGGACTGGCACAGTCAAAGGTTACTTTCATATTAGAATTAATATGTTTTCTTATATTACGTTGTATAGCAGTTAAGATACAGGCCAGTTCTAATTTACTGGTACCTAGAAAGTGAATAACATCTCGGCCTGGTTCTAGTAATTTTTCGTCGCGAAGTTTAATCAATCGACGCAACATAAGGTCCACGTCTTTCATGTTGTTGCCACCCATAGCCCAGCCTTCAAATGGATAGTGTTTGACAGCTTCGTACCAAGTTTCAGCGTCGACATTGTTGCCACCTTGTAAGACATTTAAAAACTTGGTCTTACCATGGCGATGCTTTAAGAAGAATTCGTTATTGTGTAAGGTACCACTCAAACAATCTCCAAAGTTTTTTAAGCCAGTTCTCTCTTGATTAATAGGAGCAGCAGCCCATGTTGGAATATCTAGTAGCATACTATAATCAGCAGTATGTTCTAGCCAATTAAGAATAGCCATACGGGTTTTATCTGCTGTACCAACATAACCGGCATCACCCTGCTTTTCCCAGAAGCGTTGCCAGTCAAAGTTAATAACACCCTTACCAATTTGAAAACCACCGCTGTCACCTAGGATAAAATTGTTAGTTCTATCTCTTTGTTGAATCATTGATTCTTCGGTATCTGTTTTAGTAAGATCCAATTGAGCATGACCAGCACTGTACAATGCGTCGGGATAATAAAAGTATGCTGCTTCTTTGTTTAAGAAATTAAAACCTTCAATGCCATTCTCAAACTCTCTAGGAACTCGATTATTAGGAACAAATGTTTCGAATCTTTGTTTACTGATAAAGGTTTGATAAAACCCGCTTATGCTTGGTAAAAATACAGCATAATCGAGATTTTTTTCTTTTAAGTCTATACGTGTTTTTTTACTTAAAGACATAACCACTGCCGGTATATTTCATCTTAGAAGCAGCCAATTCAGGCCATGAACTTTTATATAGTCCTACATGGATTTTTAATTTTTTTGGAGTACGATCTTCAGTAATTTGTACACTCATGTCGTAGGTATAACTTTGCTCTTTAAGTGTTATCTCATTAATCTCATAGTTAAAGACCCAATCTTGTTCTTTGAGATCGTTTAGATATAGATTAAAAATGTCAGCTGGTAAATGACCTAGCCCTTCTTGTAAAATACCATCATACAGTTCGGCAATCTTTAATAGGTCATACTTGACATCATTGATATGAATCATTGCTCTACTTACTTGATTATAGTTGTTCATAGTTCTCACTTTAGTTTTTGTCAAATTGAATGTGGCATCCATTCTCACCATCCTCGCTAACTTCAATCCAGATCTCTCTATCTGGATATCGTAATTTGATCTGTTCATGTAGATCTTCGGCAATCATTTCACAACTCTTAAAGTTATGCTGTACTACCCCCTCACTGAGGAGATGCTCACAAAACCGTTTGAATTGGATGAATTCAACATCTCGGTCATCATGAAATACTTCAATACTAACACGAAAGTGAAAAATATGCCTATGCGGATAGCCCAAAAACGAAACATCATCATCTCCTCCGGTAGCTAATTTGGGGTCAGTTAGCGCAGCTGGATACTTGTGTATCCCTTCTTTTTGAAACGTAATCCATATCATTTTTTTCATTGATTATCTCCAAGTTGGTTTTTTAATTTTTTTTGAATCAGGCTGTGATCTGTCATCTAGTATGGAACTAAGTTGATTGTTTTCTTCTTGTTCAGCTGTCTTTGGTTGGTGCGGTGTCACTGACTCTATATATTTTTGATGAAAGGTCCATAATTTCCAATCAATAGCTTCTAAGTAGCCTTCGATTTTTTTAAGACTTTTCACTAAGGTTTCGGTATCTTGCTTATCCATTTGTTTCTGTACCTTGTTCTATCAATGGTTTTTTACTGCTGTTTGGCCCTACTGAATAGCCCATTTCAGTTGCTACAGTTTTGATATTATTCATAATGACCCATAATTTCCAATCCATTTTGTGAAGGTAGTCGGTGTGAGCTTGAAGTTCTTTTAATATTAAACGATTAATATCAATCGGATCATCAGTCGATCCGCTGTCAGTATTTTCTAACTGATCGGGCTTTTCACTTTTTTTAAGTAAAACAACTCGCTTTTTCATATCATCTAGTATGCCCTAAAAGAATATAATTATACACTCCAATTCCGCTGTCGATGGTAATCATACAGGCTGCTTTGCTAAAGCGTACAGTACATTCGCCTACCATGCCTAGCTTAAGTACCGATAAGAACTTGTCAATAGGAAAGGCGAAATCTTCGTCACTGCTAGCACCGCTAATATTGCTAGCAAAGGTCATACGTCCGAAGTGACTGCCTGCTTGATCACTACCAAAAGTAAAAATAAGATTATGATCTTTTACTCCCACTGTAAACGTAGGCTCAAGTCCAGAATAAATGCCGGCCTTTTGTGACATTTCACTTACCTTAGATTTAAGGGGTTTAAATTCCACGTCCCATTTAGGAGGTTTAAATCTATGTTGTTCCAATTGCTCATCTATCAACATACGATCCATTAAACGATATTTGTCGTTGTTACCGTCGTTATCTTTGAAAACAATATAGTCAGGAACTGACTCGTTATTTTTTAATACCTTGTTGATTTCAACCACACTATGCTCTTTGTTGTACAAATTACATAATCCATTTAAGAACGATAAATTGCCTAGACCAAACTCACCAATCATTTCTGCGTTGGGTGATTTTAGTTTGGCATCCAATACCACAGTGGTATCTTTATCGCCTGTATATATAATAGTTTCGTTTTCAGTGCCAGTAATTTTAGCTAGGTCAAAAAAACCCAAACTGGCAACATGTCGTACAATATCTAAAATTGCGTCTTTCAAATTGATTCTCCTTTAAGGAATTATATGATATTTAGAATTGAATGTCAAGTAGTTTACTAAAGTGTAACACTAGAATGGCTAACAAGACATAGATTAATTGGTGAGCAAATTGCTCGGCGCCAAGCCATTGCCAATAACTTTTATTACGATAAGATTTCGCACCAAACTTCATATGTGTCCAATCTACGTGATAATGAAGGAACATTTCAAGTAAAATCAATAAAAGTATTAAGCCTAACTCTACATGAAATAACTGTAGTATCACCAAGGTACCTAACGCATGGTGTAAGATGTGTAGTACACTAGGCCAGCTACCGTATTTTAATTTACTAACTGCGATTTCATCTGTTTGTAGTACAAACTCACAGATAAAATGTTTTAGGTTAATTAGTATGACAAACTGGATAATCTGGTATTGTTCTACTATCACTGTATATTTATTTACTCAAACAGCATTTCAAAGGCAGTTTTCTGCCTATTAGATTTCAAGTTCCATTCCAATACACCAATCAGGTTATCTACTTTGTTATCAATGATAGTTTCTTCCATAGCAGCATGATCAAAGGGCAGTTCTTTAAACCAGTCTGGTAATCTAAGTTCATCAATAGGGTAAGCTATACTGGTAATACCCATGGGATTGTTTTTAAGTTTACAGACAATAACCTTCATACCATCAGTTATGTCTAAACTACGCTGATCGCTATAGGCACGTTTGAATCTATTCCAGTTAATGGCCGCCATGGCATGTCCTACTCCACAGCGTCCTGTTTTACGAAATACTTCAGTGTGTTTGGTTAAGTTGTTTACTCGTTTAGGAGTACCTTTTTCCCAGCCTGGCCTATTTTTAAAATTTGTTCGGAATTCATCAATGGCCATCTTGACATCTTGTTTTCCTAAACCTGTCAAAACCATAAGTAAAATCTTTTCTAAAAACTTCTGCATAAACTCGGGAGTGTCTGCTCGTTTTAGATCTAATCCCATGGCCTTAATCTCTCCTGCTTGGTCTTTGTCTACACGCTTGCCTTCTTTATCGTAGATTAAAACTGCGTAGCGTTTTTTAGTAATATAAAGACCTTTACTAGCAACTACTTCACGACCAGCCTTGATAATTTCTCCATACATACTTGGACAGTTAAAGGCGCTGTTCATGTAATTGATAAAACTAGCGTTAACTTCTTCAGCAACCGCATCATATAACTCAATTACCTTTTCTTTGTTCCATTCTATAGAATTTGATTCAATCTGTTCTTTGTATAATGGATACCCACTAAAATAGCAGCTGTCTGTATCTCCGTAAATTATTGAATCGCCTAAATGGTTGTAGTCTCCTGTAAACAATTCGTTTACTTTACTGGCCATATGCCGAGCCACACAGCGACCTGTTAGTGTCGTTGATTGTCCCATACGATGATCAAAGAATCTAGATCCTGCGTTAAGCAAAGCACCATACAGACTGTTTAGATTAATTTTTTTAACTAACTGTCGTTTATCCCAAAACTCGAACTCTTTTGGATCTGTGCTTGTTTTAGCTTTCTTTTGTAGTTCTTTACGCTCACTGTACCAACGTGCCAACAAACCCGGAATAACACCTTGTTTTTCATAGGTAAAGATAGTGCCATTGGCAGTCAGCATCCATGGATTACCGCTTAGATAAATTAATTCGTAAGCCTGAGCAGCGCTCATCTCAGTGCTACGACCATCTTCCCAATCAATAACAACATCGTACCCTTTGCTTCGATTAAGTATTTCATCGTATTCATAGACACAAAATTTACCGTCCCAAAAGTCAGCAAACGCTTTGCCTGCCTTCAACCATTGGTTTAATTCGTCTTTGGTTTGTCGTTGACGAACTTGACCAATAATAGTTTCGGGGCTCATATTTAAAGCGCGAATCAAACTTGGGTACAGACTATTCAAGTCCATACTACCGATCCAGTCGTGCATGCCTTTTTTAGGATAGGCTACATAAGCACCTGCTGCTTGAGTTTCGTTGCCTTCACTACGGCTGCGATCTGGAACCATTAGGTTTCGACTATGAGCTTCATTGATAATTGCTTGATCAGTCACTGCCACCGCACTCAACGTTTTCCTTATAGTAACAGTATTGGCATGTGCTAGCACATTAACTAGGTCAATATACTGTAGCTTTTTATCTAGCTTGTGTAACAGCATGGTATCTTGTCTATTATACTCAATGAACTTTTCAAAATCATTATTGTACAACTGATCTAGAGTGCCTTCATACTGTACTTTAGTTTCATTGAGTTCATACTCTCCAATGGCATCTAATCTATAACTGTGCATCTCATGATAGGTATATTTTCTATACAGTTCAAGATAATCCAAATGTACACGGCCTATAAAGTCATAGGTTTCAGCAATTCTTCCATATTTTTCAAACTCACGTTTTATTGGTTTCATATCCCATAGGCAAAATCTACGAGTATGGTCAACCCCTAGTAATTTTGCTATTCTATTAACCATATATGGAACGTCATAGCCTTCGCTATTCCAGCCACTTACTACATCTGCTTCGTCAAGTAAACTAAGGAACATATCTAGTAACTCATGTTCGCTTTGACATAGTATAGTATCGTCAAATCTATTTACTATGGCTTCAGCTTGTGTTTTAGCCATATGTTCAGGACTAATACAAAAAGTAATTAGTTTTTCTAACCAGCTACAGTAAACCGAAACCGCAGTAACAGGATTAAAAGGATCACTGGGATCAGCGAATCCTTTTTCTTTATCAAAAGCTACTTCAATGTCAAAAAATGCCTTATTAAGTTCTGGCGCATCACTGTTTAGATAATTTGTTTCCAAGCACCTGTTAAGTGGCTGAATATCACTTTCATAAAGACTTTTATGACCGTATATTTTGCGCTCTTTTTCAAAGGCTTTTCTTGTAGCCACTGCCACTTTGGCCAATCGACGTCCGTCGATACCTTCATAAGCGCCTTTGTTGTCTGGATAATAAAATACATAATGAGCAGGGTACTGACGCTCCTTTCTTTGGCCGTTTACTCGTTCGACTACTCGAATAAGATCTTTTTCTTTAAGGTAGATTGCGTCAACGTAGCTCATCGATATCCATTACTAAACATTTGGCAGCTCCGCCTGCCTTGATAAATTCACTAAGATCAAACATTTGATGATCGTATCCAAACTTAGCGAGCATTATACTAACTAGATCACTACAGACAGGAGTGAAGACATTATTGTATAAGCATACACTATTACAGGCAAAAAGTCTAGCATCTTCTTCGCAGACATCTAATGTAGTATCGAATAACGAACGAATTAAATCTTGACTATCATTGTCAAAAGCACCTGGATACCATAGGAGTTCACCGTTGGGTAACGGGCAAAAACAAGTATCCAAATGATACCAATAATGATCAACTAAATTTAATTTATGTATATAACAATCTAGAATATTTTCTAGTTCGTTGATTACCTGCTGGTCACTTCGAAATCCTGTCCCCAACCATAATCGTCCGTCTGCGTCTTTTAGTAAGTCTCCTTGTCCTTCAAATGATTCATTGACAAAATGAATATTGTAGCCATTGCTTTCAAACCAATGCCTAAATATTACTTCTTCGAGGCGTCTCTGTTCATATTTAAATTTGCTAAGTATGACATTTTTATTATTAAATTGAAATCCAGCATTGGCGGTAAAGACCAAGTCAGGACACATTTTATTAGGATCTATTAAACGAACCGAGGCACAACTACGAATCATAGCATACAGTATGCTCCATTGTTGTAAGGCAAGATCTTTGTCAACAAAATTTTGATTTCCGGTCATCCATGGATTGATGTCATAGACTACATTATAGTAGTTGGGTTGGCACATTAATACCTGTTTCATATGATATATTTTATAGTTAATACACTACCGATTATAATGTTACAAAATAAGTTTGTAAGAATGACAGTTTTTTCTCGCCATAGATAACCTGCGTAGATCCATAAGCAATTACCTACAAACTGTATTATTATGCTATAAGGATAGTACCACTCGCCTGCTAACATGGTAACTGCTATCATTATTAATAGAGTGGCAGTCCATTTTACATAAAATTCAAGCGGCTTTGACATTACCGGCGACCGGCAACTTCCAATACTTCTTCAACTTCATTGAAGTTGTTTTGCTCTTTTTCGAATTCGTTCTTATAAGCAATTTTAAGTGCCTTTTTTAAGGTTGCTGGTTTCATATCTAATTCTTCTGCTATACCCTTAATGGTATCATTGAGTCCTTCGTTAAGTGCGGCAACTTCGCTCATAACTTGGATTCCTTCAGCAAAAAGTTTTTTAATTTTAGCAATTTCTTCAGGTTTAAACATGCGCTCGGGCATAACATCTCCTTATTCTAAGACCTTAGTATACAGGATATAAACAAAGGTGTCAAGTTTGTTTGGTGAATAATTCTATTTCTTTGCTGCGTAATTGAACTAGGCTGGTATTGGTGCGCCCATTTTCCACTGTCCATCTTAGTAATTCGGCAGGAACCATGTCTAATTCATTTTTATTAATAAATTTAAGTAGGGTGCTATTTTTAAAAGCACTAATACCTCTATCTTCAATAAATGATGTTAGTGCTTGAATTTGATATTGATTTAGCTTAACTTTGACTAGGTCTTTAAGTAATTGTTTGGTTGACATTATTTAAGAGAAGATCTTAATTTCCATGCCCATTTACTACACATATCCTGGCGCTCTGCTAGAAAATTGCTTAGGCCATGATTATGAACTTGTTCAGCTAGTTCATATGCGGTCTCTAAACCCATTTTAACTGTGGCCAAGTCTGAAAGAAGTCTTTGTAGCATCGCCGTTGCTGGTAGTATTTTTATTTCGTCTTGGATATCAGTTAGTTCCATAAATCGTGAAAAGCTAGCTGGAGCATAGGCTTCCATAGCTCTAATTTCTTCAGCGAATTGATCTATGCTGCCGTGAAAATCTTCGTAGATGTCACTGAATAGTTCATGTAATTGAACAAAATCAGATCCCTCTACATTCCAATGAAAACCGTGTGCTTTTAAGTAAAAAGCAAAATGGTCTGCTAGAGCTTTTTTCATTGCTTGAATTAATTCGTCCATATTGTAATCCTGTGTTATATTTACTAGTATTTACCACATCAGCGTGGTTCAACTACTTACAATAAATCTTGACATATACTTTGCTACTATTGTATTACTTTGATGTTACTTAGTATACAACTACAGGCAGAAAAACTATATTCAAGTTGATTGTATAAATTATTTTTACCTTTTACATAGGCCATGCCATAGGCCATAGTGCCCATGTCTTTATAATAGGTTTGACTAGGCCATCGAGCTTGACGTATCTTAAAACTGTCATAGAATAAACAAACATCTGCTACTTCAGCTAGATCTGATTCTTTGGTGTTTTGCATGGCAGTCATTAACATTAGAGCTACTGGCGTATCAGGTGGAATATCATTCCTATCAAACCATTTAGCTAATAATCGTACCAAATAGCTTTCTAAATCTTCGTTGAGGAATATACTGGACTTACCTTCTGCTTCAATCACTAAATCATAACTACTTCTTATGTATTCGTGCCAATATTTCATGATTTACAAATAGACTTCATCCCGTTTAGAGTAATGCCTACATTATCAATATCTGCTACTAAAAAGCTAGGCATATACCATGCTCCTAAAAATACTTTTATAGTCAAGTCAAACCAAATATCAAATAGTTTATCCATTATTTTTTAGCGTTGTGTCGCTTCCATGCTGTGGCATATAACACAGTTTTCCAGCGTTTACCGTAACGTTTTTTAAAATCTTCTTTACGATGTTTAATCCATTCTTCTTCTCCCTCAGGAGAAACTTCATTGACCGCACTGCTATCAGTTTCATTATATTTTAAAAAGTCATGAACATCTGTTATGTCTGCTTCTGCTCGACTGATTAAACTTTGAACCCATGCTTCTAATTGTTGATCTGGGCTGATATTTTGGGCCATGGCCATGGCTCGATCTGCTATGTTTTTTAATTGAGCAACGGCCATTTCTCCTTCTTGATCGGTGCCTTCACCTACTAATCTATTATTGTAAGGATGTTTTTTTGGATCTTGTCCTAAGATTGGACTGATTTTTTTAGCTGACTCATCGCCACTTACTTGTCCTGCTTTATGCTGATTTTTATCTATGCTTTCACTTTTATTGCCCCAGTTGGCAGCACCTTTTTTACGACATTGTACCAGTGCGCCACTGGCGTAAGCACTAGGCCATACCTTATATCGACTGCGTACCTTACTGTAACAGGCATCTTTTTTTTCATCAACAATGTCTTCTATTAACATCTTCCTATCGATCCTCAAAATTGCCAGTCATTCGTTTATGCTCGATGTTATTGGCACTAGCATATTTATCTAAAATTTTGGCTAGTTTAAAATCTAATATAGTTAATCCGTTAACATCAGTTGTTGTAGTTTTAACAGTTACGTCTGCTACATCTTGTGTAACTTCAGCAAAATGATCAAGTTTCTCTGATTGCTTGTTAATGAAATTAACAAATTTTTCTGCCTGCCTATGATCTTGACAAATGTAAGTAGCTGACAATATTCTATGATCTAACATTTCCCACATAGGGGTATGCTGAGCTCTGATGTCATTTAATTTTTCATTACTAAATTTGCGTTCTTCTACATCTCGAGCTCGGAACTGACCTTCGCCTATTGATTCTTTTTTTGTGGCAACATTGACTGCTGGCCCTCGACGTTCAGGATTAGGATCTTCTCGTCGTTTACGTCTAGCCGCACTAGCACGACCTTTCTTACCTAAACTGTGTGCTTTACTTTGCGGCAAACATTTCGGCTTACCTTCACTATCGTCTCCTCTAGCACAAGCACCGCGAATTTTCCCATCCGGGCCGAACCTGACCCATTTATCCTTGAACCATTTGCGAAGATTTTCATTTATAAACTGGGAATCTTCAGTAATTATTTCAATGATCTTCATTAGTACTCACCAATACAAATAAAACTGACTTTTATTCTATTAGAAGTAGTACCTGGAAGAGTACAAGCATCGATTGTAATTTGTTGACCTGGACTTGCATAAAATTGTGTCGGAAAGTGCCAATTTATAGATATACTGGCGTAGTTACTTACGAGTCCTGATCCTTGAAAATTGAAAGGAGACCCGCCACCACCCGATATGCCTGCCGTGCCAGAGGCAGCAACAGCATTAACCACATGACTTCCTCCTGTAATTATGACCTCACCATTGAGTGCGCCATTACTCGTTTCTAATCTAGCAACCTTAAGCCCATCTAAATAAATTCTAAACCAAGTTTGGCCACTGCCCGGGCTTGCATCAGACGCATACCACCAAATGTTATCTATTAGAACTCTTGTAACTATATCTCCTGAAGTGCTAGGAAGATCTGTTACCGTAAAAGTACCATTATAACCAGAGGCAAGACCATTAAACACTTGATAAATTCTTTTTACTCTTGTTGGCATAATATTTTTTAAATTGCTAAAATTCCTGATAAGTCATTTGGATTACTGCTATTTGATGCTACAATATTCGTTATTGTTCCGATGGCGTCATACACACCCACACCAGGTATACCAAGCACACTAAAAAGACCTGATGAACCTGAGCTTAAGCTCTTTCCATAAAAATCACTTAATTTAATAGTGCCACTAGCGATGCCAGCTAGATCTCTAGCTGGCGCACTTCCAATCGACAATTGGTTAGTTCTTGGATTAGTTAGTTCTATATTGATATCACCGAAACTAATCGTACCTGATGATGTTAGTGCCATAGTTAATTTAAATTGGACCTAATTTCTTCTCTTGTTTTAATACCTTCAACAACAAAGCGCATACTTTCAATAAACTCGCGAATTTTCTTAGGACGACCTTTAGCACTCTTGAATGCTGCTAGTTCGTCTGCAGTCATTATTTCTCCAGCACTGGTATGAATATTGCCCTTACTACCTTCCCATGATCCAACCACAGCAAACTTCTTTCCTTGAGGAATAACTGCTATGGCCTTTGTAGCACTGCCCACAATCTTACGCTCGGGATGACTACGCTTGCTCTTATGATACCATGTGCGATAATCTGATATGCTGCTACCTGTATCTGTTTTCTTAACTGCGGCGCTGGGGCGCCCTTTGCCTTTCTTTTCCTTCTCGGGCTTGGCTACAGTTTTTTTAGAATCGTCTTCTTTACTAGGCGCTAGATCATCATCATCGCCTTGATATTCTTTGCCATAGTGCCCTGTTACTTTGGTTGTTTTATATTTAGGCTGCTCTGGTTCTTTTTGCCATGATTTTTTAGGCTTGGTACCGTAATAGTCATCATCGTCTATGGCTTCAGCAACTTGGTTGTCGCTGCCATAACTTTTGCCTTTGACCTGTGTTCTTTTATACTTGCTTAAATCTTGTTCGGGTTTGCCTTTGCGAATCTTTCTTACGTCACCAAATGATAGGTCATCTTTTTTAACATTGACATCAAATCCAAATTGGTCACGTTTGCTTTCCATCATGTGTGCTGTGGCTTCCATGGGATGATGACCCATGTCCATGCTGAATCTATCACTGACCCACTCAAAGGGATCACCTGTACGTGCCTTAGCTACACCATAGGGCATTTCACCATGTAGCATGTAGTAGTCAAACAGGGCTTCGTATAAGTCACCGTCCATTTCGTTACCAGCATGAAAATCTTTTACTTCTTTAGGAAAACGTCGTATAATATGATCCAGTGTATTGATATTTTCTGTTAAAGTAGATTCATCTAAACGCTGTGCTCTGACCAAACAATTCATATAGATTGAATCAGTTAAGCAGCGTAGAAAATTATCTTCTTTTCCTGATGCTAGTGCTTTCTCATACAGATTGTAAAGAAATTTAGCTTCGGCGAATCCTAACTGAATTGACTCGTTGTTCAAGTCGATGCTAGTTGATGTTTTGTTCGCAACTGCTTCGGCAATACGCTTTAAATTTATTGTGCCTTGAGAAATAGGACTTTCGTATAGTTCAAATAGTTTCATATGTTAACCTTTGTAGTTGCTGAAATCAAAAATTTTCTTTAATCTGTCGTAGGCTTCTCTTTCAATGGATTCTTCTACTTTTTCATCATCTCCATGTGATGTAGTTTTGGTATATTCTTGCCCACCGACTGTAAATTTTTCGCCTTTTTTAACGCCTCTCATAGCATCTACAAAGGCATTGCGTTCGGCTATGGCGGCTGTGCTTTCCTGTGGCACCCCTGTAGGATTGCCTGCCTTAATTAAATTGGCAATGTATTGAATATCCTTATCATTGCTATTGCTAATCATATTTAAAAATGAACGAGCTAGCACAGACATATCAGTTCTAGTTGCTTGTCCTTGTAAACCTCTTGTTATTGCCACACGCAGCATTCTTGGATCAATGTCTAATGCGCCACCTAATTTAGTTACAGGGTAATTTGTATGCGGTGTACTTCCTGGTGCTTCATTCATATCATTCTCCTCATCGCCGAAATCGTCTCCAGGTGCGTATAATTCATAGTCCTCATCACCGGGACGTGGACCCTTTTTGCCGAGATAACGATCTACAGCGTTATAGTAATCAATGTCACTGTCGTAATCATGCGGACTAGGATAGCCTTCCGCTACACCTTCGTCTATGTCAGGTTCGTAATACCAGCCCATGCCTGGATCATTGTCGCCGTTCTTTGCAGGATTACTAAATTTGAAATAACCAATCTGTATCAGACCGTTGGGAGCGTCCCGATCAAACCAGTATCCTTTGAATACACCTGTCTTTTCATCAAATTCTTCTTTATCAAAGTGATTGGCTTCAAACTTCTCAAAGTAATCTATGCTACGACGATAATGTTCTGGTTTAGGATATTTGTAAGGATCATTGCCTGGCCCATCATTGCCGCCCCAAGGATCGCCACCTCGTCCACGTGGCCCGCGAGGTGTGTTGCCACCACCGCTGCCAGCAGGAGCAAATTCATTTAACGAGCCTTCCCGCATACCTCGGGCAATTTTCTGTAAGTGCTGAATCATTGCATCACGTTCAGCCAATTGTTGTTCGTTTAGGCTGGCTGCATCAACTTGACTTAGTTTATTAGCAAGTTCATACATTTTTTTATATTTGGCTTTATCCATTCTTTCGGTCCTGTTCTTCGGCTATATTTGAGTAGGGCACTCTACGCAGTATTTCGTTGCCACTTTCCTTACGCATACTTCTCTGTTTGCGTCTACGGTGCATACGCATAAAAGGCATGCTAACTGAGGCAATACTGCCGGAGCCCATACCAGATGCGTCTTCTATAAGTTCTCGTATTTTCATATGATTATTTATCGATTTTATGTCGATTTATTTTTTTTATTTTTTTATCTGAGTCATTTGAGTAGTAAATAATGCTGAAAACAGGTTGCCTTTTTCAATAATATTACGCAGATAACCAGTGTCACTTTCTACTTTTACTCTAAATTGTAGTAATTTATTCTTGGGATTGTTTAGGTCAACAATGTCTATTCTAGGCCAGACTTTTTCTTCCACATACTGAGCCCCTAATTGAATAGAACTTAGTTTACCTTCAATATCATTGAATCGTAGCAGACTAAATCCACCCTTGTCAAAGTCTACCATGACCACTGTGGGGTCATTCTTAGTGGTAAAATAAGCCAGTGCGTCACTAAACGTTTTAATATACCGATATTCTTCGAAATCTGTGGCCGAATTTAAAATATCATTCCAGGTTTTCGCGGCCTTCCTATATATAAATTCCATAGCGGGACCAGGGCCTCGGCTCTTTAAAATACGTTCAAATTCTGGTTCATCTGGCCCAAAGTCTAGACCAAACTGCCCAAACAGTGCGAACACACCTTCAGCACCACCTACCTGTCCAAACTGTCCTACGCCGCCTACTTTGAGGCTGATGTTTAATCTTGTGCTACGCATCTGTCCGGTAGCATGGTCTTTGAATAATACTTGAACGTCAGTTTTTTGTTCTTCCTCAGCACTGACACCATCACTGATAACGTGTATTTGATCCGGCTTGCCGTTTAGGTAAAAGTATTCACTGTAACGTTGTATGTCTTTACTGTTGGCAAAAGTAACAGCACTGCTAATCAAATCTGTCAACATAACTCTCTTTTCTGGATTCATTAAGTCCTTGTAGGGAGCTGACTTGAGACGCAGTGTAAAAGTAATACTATCCTTTACCGCTCTGCGTTCACCATCAGGTACTGTGGTACTATAAGTATCTTCACCAGTTTGTTTTAACTGGTCTATAATACGCCAAATATTGTCACCGGTAATTTGTCCTACATATTCTCCCTGACGCTGTAGCATTTTGGCAAATACAGCAGCACCAAGTAGGCCTTCGGCTACTTCTCCTCTGTTACTGATTTTGTTGGCGCTATAGTGATTAAAAGCATCTTGAATACTGGTCTTGCTGCCAGTTAGATTTATACGCTGTCCAGCATCGTTACTCAGAGCCAATACATAATCACTGGGTTTTTTACCCACTTGAACTGTATATGATTTAGCATTGGGTTCTTCTATAGTTAGTGGGTCTGTATTGTAGTTAAACTTAGTAACATCGATTAGGCTTTTCAGTGCTTGTCCAGCAGCGTTGTCGCCCATGGCAATTGTGGACCCTATTTTAAGTTTACTAAATGTGACTTCGTTTAGGTTCTGTTTAAGTTCAAGTAATCTCATAATATATTATTTATCGCGGCCGCTTTTCATATTGGCACACCAGTGATACATTTTACCCCGTTCACCACCGTATTTTTTAGCCTTGGCTCTAAGATCTGTGACTGACCCATCACAACTTGCTCCGGCACTTTTTACACGCCCAGGACGACTCTTACCCTTGACTTTACCGTCGGCAAAGTTTTCCGCAACCCCTCGTCCCAGGCTATCTAGTCCAAAGTTTGTAGGTGGCTGATACTGACCACCATGTTGTTGGATATGATCTGCTAGGTCTGCTAAATCTCCGAAGCCACGATCTTCTAGTTCTTGATCAACATCAACTAGATTTTTACCGCCCCACATATATAGGTTCAGTTCCATACGACCTACGTCTTGATTCTTTTTTAATCCATCGATAACATAACCCACAATGGCGTCCCAATTCGCATCTTGCTGATCTTGGTCTAAGTCACTCATTACACCTTCCGCTACACCGTGTTTACTTGTCAAAGTTATAGTTTTATCTGGAGACATTCTAATAACTCTGTTGTTTAATAAACTTTTATAAACATTAAGTTGTGCAGGCGTGATACCATTTCTATCTATTTTAAAAGGCAGATCGTGTTGTTGTGCTGTTTCTATGGCCTTTACTAATAACATTTTACCATAGCCCTGCCCTCTGAAATCATTGGTATATATCATAGAATCATTTTCTACATCATTTGTTTCGGGGAAATATTGATAGGCAAAAAATCCTACATCTTTGCCGTCTACAGTAAGTTCAACTTCAAATGATGTTTCAAAGTCGTCGCGGGAGAATATGTTAAAAGATGGCTGTGATGATTCTTCCGTTACACCTTGTTGATTTCCGCTCCAAGTGGCTAACAGCAGGGTGTCTGAATCTTTGTCATATAGTTTGCTTAGAGAATTCTTCACAGCCGGTTGCAGACTACCTTTGCCGGGTACAACATCAAACAACCAATAAGTGTTATGGTTGTTTTTAGTGAAGAATTGCCCACCCAGTGCCATGATTTGGTCCATGGTTCGATCACTATGTCGTTTCATGTCAAAGATCTGATCGGGAATCCGCACCATGCCTCTGACTTCAACGCCAGGTATGTTGGCCAGGCTCATCCAGTTTCTACGACCTCCTGGTGTTTGTGAAGCACCACTCAAGAGATTCTTTCGCATCACTGTGAACACAAGGCCATACAGGGCCTTGGCTAGGCCACGACCGCGATAGTGTTCGTCTACTGTAATTGTTTGTACCTGTACAGTATTGGGCAAGTAAGTTACGGTATCTAGATTCAACACAGCCACCACATGCGGCTTGGTTATGCCGGGCATACCTGGTTCAACTATAGACACTCTCTGAACATAGCGATTTCGTTCAACGGCATACAGCAAATCTGTGCCACCGGGCAATGGCTTGAGATTTCGCTTGGCTGGAAGTCGATTCGTGTGTAATATGTCTTTACCACCTGCAAAGGACTGGGCTGGGATGGCTTCTATCTCTTGTAAGTCTGAACCTTGAGATCGAACTAGTGATTTAGTTGTTGGGTTAATATGCCAACCTGGAAAATATTTTTCAAAATATCTTGAATTAAAAAACCTATCATACATTACCTGTTGTCGCTCGTTATCGCCTTTGATTATGATCTGCCCTACATTAGGATTTAGTTGATTAATAAACTTGTGTATGGCCTTGACCACTGTGGAATAGATTTGAAATTGATTTTGATTATCGCCAGTTAGGTTGGTGTCAATATCATCGTCACTCCAACCTTCATGATCTTGTCTACCAAAGGCCACATTTAGTGTTGGAACTTTTTTCTTGTTGCCGGGTACGGTACCATCCTTTACAGTGAACACAATTAAGAATACCTGTTTGTCTACTTTGAACTTAAAAACTTTATAAGTGACCTGTTTATTTTTATCATAGTTCACCATGTCTTTTGGCTCAGTTATTTTATATTGTGTAGTTCCTAGTTCTTGTAATGATTTATTTTCATGAACAGTGGCCTGTCCTTCTGGCCCAACATAAAATGCTTGAAAGTCCACATGTGGATATTCTTGTTTTAATTCTTTAAATACTCTGAGATTAGTTTTGCTGTCATCATATAATCTTACACGACCATATTTGCCAGTGTCTAAATATCGCCTGACCCATATGGCTTTCTTTTCAGCAGGTAATTCATCTCCTGGCAAGTTACCCGCACGATGAACATGAATACGACTCATGTCAATACCGTATCGTTTGAATGTGTCTAAGAATTTGTGTTTGTCATCAAAGTCTGCTCGAGCAGTCAACATGATTACTCTACTATTGCCCGCACGATTTAGTATGGCTTTTAACTTGGCTATCATTGACCTAATAGGTTTGCTTTCACGATTAAACTTTTCAGCGTCCCTAAACTCACCAAAGTCAAATTGTTCGCCTGGTCCTAATTCATAGTGATTAAACTCTTGATTAGTTAGGCTGCGAATAACTTGGCCATGTTTAATAACTTTAATCTGTGCTGTGGTATGGAATAATGTATCGTCGATGTCAAATATAGTTAGTCCCAAGCCCTGTGGTTCTTGTGCTTCACCAAACTTATCTCTAATACGCTGTAGGGCTGTGGGTTTGGGTGCTGCTTCAGGACCTTTAACAAGTCCATGATCTTGGTGTAATGCTTTGTAGTTTACTAGTTTACTTACTAATTGATAACCAGGTCTAAAGAATATAGCAGCAGGGGGAGAACTCATGCGTAATATACCAACTCTTTCTTTTCCTTCGGGAGCATCTATTACTTTTTTATCACCTCGTTTAACTGTTTGCAACCAAGCATTTGGTTTTAACTTGACTATAAAAACATAGGGAAATTCAGTACGAAATAATTCTTTACTATTAAGAAAATATTTAACTGGATAAAACCACAATGCTCTACGACCGTGTATTGCTCCAATACTATCCACACTGAACTTAGGATCGTCTACGTCAGGAGTTTTACCAAATGATTGTTTGGCACTATATCCAAGTTTATCTATATCTGTGAACCTAATATAATAGTCATCTACGCTGCCACCATCACGCTTGACTGCGGCTATGATTTGGTCTCGTATAGACTCCTTGGCCTCAGATAATATTTCATTTATTCGCATTTTTATTCTTTGCGGGCTCTTGATCTTTGGACTTTTTCTTGGCCTCACGATCTGCTCGAATATCTTCAGGATGCTTATATTTTCCGCCGGTCTTTTCATTGTATCCACCAGCATAACCGTAAGCAGTTCGGAAGTGTCGACCTTCCGCTACACCTTGCTTTACAGAAAAAGGAGACATATCTTTTATAGGAATAATTTTAGCGTTTATTTTTGGAATTTTGTTTAGTATTGCTTTGTGTGCCCTATGCGTACCGTCTGCTATCCACAACTTGCCATTTGTTCTTTGTACAACTATTATGGGATATTGTAAATCTGCCTTTTCTGCTCTAGCCATTGATTGGGTAGGATCCTCATTACGCCCTTTTATTTGCTGTGTAAATTGCGTAGGATCAATTTTGGTCACAGGATATTTGTTTGCTAAATTAACTAAGTCTTTTATTTTGAACTTGAATGATTCACCGTCTAAACCAATGCCTGCTTCTTGATCAAAGCCAGTGCCTTCCGCCACACCTTGCTTTTGTTTCTTTATCCAAGCCGCAGCCTCTTCTCTGCTCTTGAAAGGACCTGCTACTGCCACTGCTTTTCCATCTTTGAATACACGCCATGTTCCATCTTTGGTCTCTCGGCCTGTGTAGCCTTCCGCCACACCTGGCTGTGATTTTTTCTCTTCAGGCTTTTTGGGAAATTTTACTTTTACATCAGATAGTTTAGGTTTCTTTTTACCTTTTTGTAAATCTGGATCATACAATGGTCCCGACCATCCGCCAACGCCTTCCGCCACACCTTGCCTTGTCGTGCGTGTTTGCTTTTCAGTATAGGCTACAGCATCTTCCAATGCCGCTAATCCTTTCTGCTCAGAGTTCTTGCTCAAGCCTGTATCATATAGTTCATCACCGTTATAGATACGAACCTGCCAACCCATTCCTGTGTCAACTAAGTCGTGTCTAAAGTTGCCCACCTTGACAGATTTTACTACATTTTTTCCCGAGCCTTCCGCCACACCTTCTCCATAATAAGTTGAACTGATTGACCCCCTGAAATCAACTTTACCGGTTTGTGGGTCATACGGATGTGAATTAGTGTCACCAAAATCATCTTCGTGTTGTATAAAGTAGCCACCATTAGATGTTTTACTAAATGTTATTTGGCCGTCACCATACATTTTCATCATCTGTGCTGTAGCAATTTTTTTAGGATTTAGACTGCCTTCCGCCACACCTTGCGACATTTTTTGTTTTAGTGATTGGATTTTTTGTTGATACATTTTACTCTTAGCATCGTCGCCGGCTTTATTTGCTTGTAGGGCTAATTCTTCAAAGTTTGATATTTTCTTTCTAATATCATCGGAGCCTTCTGCCACACCCTTCTTGCTATACTTGGCTACCAAAGCATCTATCGCGGCCTTTTTGTGTTCTGGACTAGCACTACTTTGTGCTATTTTCTGTATCATTTCGATAACCTTGGGTGGCAAATCACTGCCTTCCTCTACACCTGATTTATCATGGCGAACTCTAGCAGTGCCCACATAGTGATTCTTGTTGCCAATGTCGTCGATTTCTTTCTGACGCTGGGGAGTGCGATCTTGCTCGGCACGCTTACGATCAGCCAGGTCTGCCACACTACCTTTCCTAGGCTTTTTGGCACCATAGCTGAATGGACCTGCTTCCTCTATACTTTGCTTTTTCTTTTTAGATATGGCAATAGCAGCCTGCTGTGCAGGCGTTGCGGCCTCGGTTTGTCTAGTCTGTTTTGGACCTTTGCGTTCTTTCCATTTTTTATCAGTAGAACAATAATACTTACCATACCCTTCAGCCACAACCTGTCTAAGAGCACTGACATATTCTACTTTTCTTTCAGGTAATTCTTGTCCACCTTCCATGGCAGCAATTTCCATGTCTGTATATTGTTCTCGAACCTGTTTGCTTAGATAACTGCGAGCATCTTTGGTATGTTTGATCATGCGTTCAGCATCACTGGGCTCAGGTTTTTTGTCCTGCTGCTTTTTATCACTGTCAGGTTTTTTGTTAAAATCTTCATAACGCATATTAGGTTTTCCCTTTCCATTTTGCTGCCAAATGATCTACTAAATCTTTTACTGTGGCTAAATTATTCTGCTGCATATATTTAACAATTCTAATAGCATTGTTGCGATCTGGATCTGGCCCTGGTTTGCGAGCATTGCTCAGGTCCACTTCCAGACTCTTGGCCAAGCCTTGTCGATCATAGGTATACTGTAGGTCATAACGTTTGCTATCAGCATTCTTACTGAGTTGACTTTTTTCCTTGGCCTGCATGAGTTCCATCCAGGGCTTTAGGTATCCACCCCGACGTCTTGACACATAACCTTTGGCATCATCCTTGCCTGTCAGCAGAGCAATATTGCCTGGCTTGCGTAGATCACGCTGCCGCCATGCTGTTTCGTCATTAAAAAAGTTTACAGGTATACCAGCCTTTTTAGCACTGATCAACAGTCTGCGACTGCGAGCACGAGCCATTTCGTCAGCCTCTACGCTGGTATAAAGATCTATTGTTCGAATATTGGCAGGTATGGTGGGTTCTCGACTAAAAATACGATCCTCTGCTTCGTGTGCTTTATGATGGTCTTTCATGGGATCACGATTATTCCAGTAGTCTACTGCCTTACCGGGATAGCGTTGATTATAAAAATTACCATCAAGTTCAAATAACACAGCATCTTGTCCAAGATAACCATGATATCCACCATGCCGTGTTCTAGTAGTGCTTAAAAAGTAAGGATAGCCCTTGGGAGCAAACTGTGCTTCCCAGCTGGTGCCTAGTGTATGACTAAGTTCAAATTGTCCGCTTTCTACAATTTTTAGTGCAGTGGTCACACGAGTATAATGGAACACAGTTGAACTGATACGTTCCATAAGTTGTTGTTCATATAATTCAAAAATTCTCATGTTAACACCACTGGATTATGTCCTACTACCTTGGCAAACCATACTACAACTGGTATGTTGGGTGTAGTTTTAACATAAGGATTTGGTTCTATTTCAATATCTAGACCACGTGGTAATAGTATTTCTTCTTCCTCGTCTCCATAGTTACTAAGGTCAACCATACTTATGGCTTGATAACCGGCTGGCACAATGATGTATAGCATTTGATATCCATCAAAGACTTCTTTTACGCCCTGTTTTACCACACCCATTGAATAAAGGTTTAGGTTTCCTTTAAGAACATTTCGTGGTTTATGATCTTTATAGACAGTGTAATCCAATTTGGAAAAACTTACATAGGCTATTCGAAAATCAGTAGTCGTGCTAGTATATGCTGGTAAATGAACACGCACTGGTTTAGTAGGATCAGCCCGATATTTTTCCCATATTCTGCCGGGACTTTCAGGGATGCCAGTATAAACTTTTAGGTTTTTCGTTAAGGTAGCATGTTTAAATGCTGTGTCAAGGGTCTTAGCAAATTTTTGAGCGGTATTGTTGCGGTCTACTATTTGTTTTTCTTTACGATAGTGTTTGTGTAGATAACTGTTTAATGGTGTGCTTTCTTCGCTGTAATCACGCAGTGCCTCTGAATTACGTGCTGTTAGTCTTAGACGTCGTCGATTTAGAACGTCATGAATATCAAATTTACTAGAAGGGAAATGCTTTTCTTCCCATCCTTCTTCATCTTCGTCATATTCTACTAGACTTTCTTTGGCCTCGAGTTTATTATGCCTTGTATCCCCAAAGCCAATGGTTTCTATATTGGGATGATGTTGACCCTGCTGCGGATGGTGTGGGGTAGCACGACGTATGGTTTCTAAACTTTCTGGATCACTTAGCAGGGCTTTAAGACCAGGATGTAGGGGAGCAGGCCAACGACCAAACTCTATCCAAGCATAGTTCTGTGTTTCCCAATCCATTTTGGGTTTAAATTCTTTTGCCACAATGGCTAAAAAGTTATAGTAAGTAAATCCTGAACTGTGTTTAAAAATATATAAGGGAACTAGTTTCATGGGTCCACGGTAGCCAGCCTCTTCTCTAACTTCACGTTGTGCTGCTGCCTGTGGATTTTCGCCACTGTCAATGGCACCGCCCCATGTGCCCCAAGTGTTGGGTTGTTCTACCGCATCACTGCGATGTGCCAGACATATTCTTCCGGTGTCCTGGGCCAGTATAATACAACCAGCACCTTGCCTACCCCAAAAGCCTGTTTGTTGTAATGCTGCTCTGTGGTCGTTGTCGTTTTCTTTAAGTTCTAGTAGTCTCATCGCATCTCCGGAACAACTTCTAAATCAGCTGACAAATGATGTGGGTTATTTCTTAACCAGTTTATGGCATAATGGTTAGCATCTGCTTGAACATTGCCAACACCACTAAATCTATGTAACACACGACCGTTGTGATCTTTGATTAACCAAGTACCAGTGAAACCTCCACTACTGGCTCTACTCTCTGGGGCAGATCTTGGTCTAATTTCAATAATGTAATAGGGAGGCGAATCGGAATGCCGCATGAGACTTGATGCCAGTCCCTGTGACGAAAGCCATCTGGTAAATGCTTGTTCTGCTTCCCGTCTTGTATTCCTAGTAAAGTATGTAATTACAGCATTATCACTGGATCTTATAATAGCAAAATTGGCATCAGGGTCACTTTGAGGTGCTGTCATTGATCCGTCTAGTCTACGCTCAGGCTGTGATTGAGCATCTTGCGAATTTCGTGGATTTATGGAAATCAGATAAAAATCAACCACCCGCACTCCGGTATGTTGAAGCCATCTAGTATATTCTTGTACTGCTCCTTGTTGGGTATCGGCAGTAAAATACCTAATAGGATCATTATCGGCCACTCTTATGATTGCGTAATTAGCGTCCGGCATTGACTCTGGTGCGGTCATTGATCCGTCTTGTCTGCGAGGTAGTTGTTCCTGACTAAACGCACCAGTGCTGGTATCTGGTGGCGGTGGTGCCCAAGCACTCTGACTCGGTCCACTGGGTCGTGCTGTGCCAAGGAAAACACGTCTAGCATCAAATACATCGTCGGCTCTGGCAGCAGTTAGTCCATGTGGGCCAGTATTGATATATCTTCTTAGATAATTTACAGCATCTTGTTCGTTGCCAGCATGGAATGTCAATACTCTGCTATTATCTGTTACATTAAATATTTCCCAATTGTGTGGTCTATCAGTTTCTATAGGTCTAGCATCAAATCTTTGACGAGCCTGCTCCACATTGAACGGATGTGGACCCATGAGATAATACTGGTCTAAAAATTCTTTTGCCGCTTCGTCATCTTCAGCATGGAATTTTTCTACAGCCAGGCCTGTTACTTTGTTATATATTTCATAATTAGGCTTATCGTTCTTGTCTTTTGGCTCAGTATAAGGACCTTTGAGTTCAACTTCTACATTAGGGTGGTTATATTTTAAATGATCTACATTGTTATAATTATTCCGCGCGGCTACTTGTTCTAGAGCGTCTTCGGGACTTGTTGCTACTACATCATAACTAGCGCCGTTTCTGGCTCCTTTGCCGCTAGTATGTACCGAATACCATGCTTTTGAACCTTTGGGTAATTGTCCTTTGGCTACTGATCTTTGGAACTGTGTTTTCTTGAGTCCGGTCTTTAAGGCATGTCTAGGTAAAATTATATAATTGTAAACATCTAATAAAGATTCTAATTGTGCTCTTTCTTCCACAGCTTCATCCTTGGTCATGTTACTGGGCACAGGATTAGACTGATAATATCGGTCAGCCATGGCCGTAAATTTTTTCATTTCTTGAGCAGTGGCAGGATTTTTAGCACGATACTGCTTGGCCTGTAGCATTAGTTGATTCTTTACTTCCTTACTGAGACCTTGATCGCCAATGATATTATATCCACCGGTGCTGTATTTTACAAAATTAGCAATGGTGTCATCACCCATTTTTTCACTTTTAGGATCTATGGCTTTATATAATTTTTTAGCATATTCGTCAGCATATTTAGATTCATCAATGCTGGCATCTAGAGCAACAACAAATCGCATCAGGGTGTTTTCAATTTTGTCAAATTTGGCATTCAACCAGTCGCCACCTGGGCTGCGAAATTCGATATATCCTGTCTTGGGATGTATGCTGGTGTATTTTCCTACACCTCCAGGCCCATACCGGGAAGATTGTATGGTATGCTTGGCGATCTTGTTCATGCCCTGTTTCATTTTATCCAAAATATCTTTAGCGGCCTTGGGATTGGCTTTTATTTTATTTTTAACTAGATCTAGAGCACTGGCTGCATAGTTATTACCAAGACGTTCAAATTCTTCTAACACATACTTGTCGCCTAATAACAGTGCCAGTTTAACATAGTCAATATTTTCGTTGTTTTCTCCAACATTGGGCACACTGACATTTATGTGTAGACCAGTTTTGGCCGCGTGACCTGTATAACAACCTCGACTGTCAGCCCAGGCTTTTACTTTTTGTAAGTCGCTTAGTGTTTGATCCAATGGTAAGTCTGGGGCTACAAATTCTAATCCACGTTCTCGATCGCTGTCGTCGCCCAGTGGTTCTAAACTACCGTCAGGTTCAACAGTAAAACAATCTCTTGGTTTAGTTGTTCCAACACTGGTCCATTTCTTCGAACTAGAATCCCATTTTTTATACTGGCCATGATAATTTTCACTGTAGGCTACAGTGTCATAGCCTAGAGCCTGCATGAAGTCAAGTGCTACATCGGCAATACTATCACCGCCACTGCTGTAACCTCCTGGCCATTCTAATTCCTCGCCTGCTTGTTCTAACCAACTGTGAACATCACTCATTCGATCAAATACATGACTTATCCATTTATCAAACTCATCCTCTATATCAATGCTATCTCTAGCACGATCATGATATTCATCTCGATTACGCATACTTTGAGCGACTCTATCATTTAAAAGCTCTTGGTAGATGTCATCACTATCTCGTTCATCATCTTCAAGTTCTTTGGCTTCATCTTCTAGGTCACTTCCAATATCATCTTCAATTTCCTGTCTAATTAGATCCTCAGCCTCTCCATTACGCTTCATCTCACGCCATGCTTCATCACGTATATGATCCTGTCCGTCAGGATCGTTTTCAAATTCATTATGTAAACTTCGGTAAGCACGTTGCAAAGCTCTAAGATCATTGTCATCTTCAAAGAAATATTCTATGCTATGCCAACCGGTAACATATTCATCGTTGTCATAGCTGTTATCGTCATCGGGATCAGATTCAACATTGGGCACAATCATTTCAAATTCCATACCTGCACGAGCATTTAAAGTCTGTGCTTTAGCTTTGAGATAGCTGGGACGCATGTCAATTTCTAACAATAGCCCTTCTAATATTTCACGGTATTTCATCGCTTTTTACTATGCCTTTTAATTCTACGTTCCTGTCGCTCAACCCATTCGGGGCTGGGTTTGCCTTCACCTTTAAAATAGACCAATGGACGGCCTTCTCGCTTGCTTACTATGGCCCAACGCTTGTGTATTTTTCTTAAGTATTCAAATAAGTCTCCTGCTCTAACTGCTTCATCTATGCCCTGTGGATCAATGTCTTGTATCTTTAGGCCTAGTCTTTTCAACAGAGGCATGAGCTTATGTTCTTCTTCTTCACTACCAAAGGCTATGATGGTTTCTGGTGCTCCTTGACCAAACCAGTTAGGATCTGCATCATCTAGGTCACTAATTACCTGTCCTAACTTATACCAATCATAGACATCACTTACACTGACTAACGAAGTTCCTTTGGGGAAAGGAATTAGATTGCGTTGTTTTTGAACTTCACCTGCTTCATCGTCACCGAGATCTTCTTTAATACTGCCTAATCTTGTGTCAAATATTTGTTTAATCTTAGGCAAAGCACTGGCATGTGGATATAGGTCTTTTAGAATTTGTAACTTAGTAGCATCATTGGCCTGACTGTATAGTTGTCTAACCTGACTGCCACTGTATACAGGTTCTCCTGCTATCATAAAGTCGTGTTTTTTAGTAACATAGATATAGGCATGTTTATTAAATGATTCAGCAGATTTAGCACCTTGCCAGGGTTGATAATAACTAGTCTCTGTGGTTTTCATTGGGTCACGTTCACTGCGAACAATGACCAGAATATCACGTTCGGCATCAAAGTTATTTAATATCTCTAATGGGTTAAGCGGTGTGCTGGTAACTTTACGTCCCTTGTCATTGACATAGCTAGTGGTACCTACCTGTATGAAGGGATCTTTCACACCAGCCTGCTTGGCTAGAAATTGTTTTTCAGCGAACTCAAAAGGACGCTCACTGGTAACATTGCTGGCTGCTACAAAGAAGTTAGCACCAGGAAATGCTGCCTTGGCTTCACGATAACTGCTCATATGACCTTCGTGAAAAGGCTGAAAGCCTCCACCGTAGACCACAATGATATTAGCCTGTTTGAGTTCTAGTAATCTCATGGCAAGTAAACATACGCACTGTCGCCAGCTAGTGTGACTGGTAGTGTCCCATATCCTCTATAACCTAATTCGGACATTTTTACTGCTAGTTTAGCATCAAATCTAAGTATTCTTGGCTGCGGACCATCTTTACTTAGTCGAACAATATTATAGGTTTTTCCGTTATGAGTTAACATATCTCCTTTAACAGAAACACCTTGTGTACTGCTTGAAGGTATTGGATCAGATATTGTTCGTAATGCTTGTTTGGTTTCATCGCCTAAACTTTTCATGTCAACATTGTCAGTTGTTTCTTTACCATTGGCAATGGTTACTATTTGAGCACTTCCGGAAGTTTTACCAATTAATATAATTTTACCGCTTTCGGTATCTCGCACTCCGTTCATCCCTTTGTATTGAACTTGTTCGAAGCCGTTTCCTATATTTCCAATAAGTTTGAGTTCCATTGAATTTTTAGCTAATTGTTGTGCGAAACTAGGAGACATGGTTCCATCATCTTGTGGACTTACTCTAGCCTGTGCTGGATTCATAGCACTCATGGCCGCCGCACCTGCAAGAGCTCCAGTGGCTGCTAATTTACGCCAGTTAATTTCATCTAATTGTTCTTCCGTTAATATTTCATAAGCTCTCATTAGTGTATCTCCGATAATTTATTTCTAATCATGCTGACTAATTTTTTGTGTGTTCCAGATAATACTCTATTACGTTCAATATAGTCTAATATATGCAGTGTTTCGTCTTTGTATTTTGCTCGCCATTTAGGACTTTTGGCTGTGGCAATGTCCTGAACATTGTCCAGTCTATCAGCCAGTTTGATAACCAGTCCATAACTACTCATATCGTGTGCCATCTTTTTGGCAAGATATTCTTTTTTGCCTAATTTTTTAATCTTTTCTAGGTCGCTGGTCAATTCTAAAACTAAACTAGCAACTAGGCCACCAAACATTTTTTCTAGGTCTTCATGAGTAGTATCAGTATCTTCTATGGTGTCATGTAAGTAAGCAGCGGCTATTAGTTCATCAATGTTATGTGATTTTTTAAATTTTGCCACAGTCTGTGCCACTCTAATAGGATGAACAATATATGGATCTCCACCACTACGAGTTTGTCCGGCATGAGCCTTTTTAGCATAGTGTAATACTTGGCGAAGGTCTTCTGTGATTTCGTGTGCTCTCATCTGTTTAACGCCTTGTTAAAGTTTTCTCTACTAAAGTCCAGCCTATCTACTATCTTGACTGCTTCAGTACCGCCTTTGCCTAGGTGGTCTACAATGACCACACCTTCTTCGGGCCTGACATCAAAACTACCGTCAGGTCTGGCAATGAAAGTATCTATCTGTCTAATCTTGGCATAGTGTCTTTGTAGAACATTTTTTACTGCCTGTATCTTTAGAAAAAACATATAAAGAAATTCTATGTTTTCTTCATTTTGTCTTAGAAATTCTAGTGCTTGATTTTTAGCCTGGGCTTTCTTTTCTTGTCCAGCTTGTGTTTTTAGCTTGGCAATATCTGCGTCAAGTCGCCGTTCTATTCTATGTATAAACTGCATGGCATAGGCTTCAGGAACATCAAACTTGCCTGCTCTAATCATTTGATTAATATCTGCTTTGATTAAGACAGTAAGGTCATGTCCAGGTATAGTGCCTTCTAACCACTTAAATGTCTTAGGTCCTATACCTAATAATAAACTGTGTAGGTCTGCTATTTCTTCTTCTAAATATAATAACTCACGTCGTGTCAGTGTAACACTGCCGCTGACATCTTTGATGGCAGCATCACGAACATAGACATTAGGGTTGGAATGAAGACCTGAAACATCTGCGCCAAACCTTGCTGTCATATCCTGTAGCGTAGGACCACCTTCGTAGGTAGTATGAAATACTATACCCACCTTACACTTGCTCATACGCTGTGCTAATGCTGAATCAGCCGGAACAGCATAGGTCAACAAGTTTGGAGTAAATGTCCAATAGTTTACACCATCTATCATTTTAAATCCGCTGTCACCATCACCCTGAGTCCATAGTAGGTCACCTTGTAATATGCGGCCACCATAGTCTAGTGTTTTTAAGTAGTTAAAAGCCATTTTAAGTTTGGCTCTAAGTGGTGCGTAGTTCTTTACTTCTCCGCCAACTCGTCTATCAGGTTTAATACGATTGACATCACTGGTTTTAGTGATTCTAGCATCTTTAGTCTTGGCAAATATACCCTTGTCGCCCATGACAAATGCGCCAGTTTCTGGATCTTCACCGCAGAATAATGCTGGGCTACCATCCCATTTTTTAGTGGCAAAATAGGCTTGACTGCCAGTGCCTGCCAATAGCCCAGCAGCACCTTCTACATAGGCAATAGCTTCTACAGCACCTTGATAACCACGATTCCAAATCTCATCATCGAGGTGTTCATTATTCTAAGTGGAGATTTTTGCCTTCTACAGTTTCGTATAGATCAGTAGACAAAAATCCACCACTTATTTGTGGACCCCCGTTTAAAATATGAAAAATTTTCATTTCTTCCTTTTCGGAACAGTTCTTTCTTGATAGTCTGTGCCTTCTATGTATTTATTACTAGATTACATACGCATACCATAAAATACAATGGCAGAAATGATAGCTAGCACATACCACCAACTAAAAAAATATCCGATTAGTAACAATATAACTAGCCATATTAAATGGTACAAATGTATGTACCAAGGCATTAATTACACCAGCTTTGTTTGGCTTCTCCAAAGTATTCTCTTGCAAATCCATTTTTGATTAGTAATTGGCGAAGACTGGCGTTATTATCTAATACAATATCACCCAACATACGACCACCATATTTGTCCCAACTTATGATACAGACTCTAGCAGTTTTGCTGTCTGTTATAGCTTTTTTAGTAAATGCACTAGCAGCTTGGCCAGCCTGATCTTCACTAGGGCATTTGGCACGAAAACCTTTTTCAGGAGTGTCAACACCGTAGACACGTATGCTCATTTTCTTTGGTAATGGATCTGGTGTCCATGGTGTGGCCACTTCTACAGTGTCTCCATCTACCACACGATTAATCTTCCAATCGTAGCAGTTCATTACCGGTTGCTTCTGTGCTTGAGCACTAAAGCTAATTGTCAACATGATTAAAGCTAGTATTTTTTTCATATTTAATCTCCTTGTATTGTATATATCTATTAATACCAGGCTCTTTCCAAACCGAAATATCTAGCTTTCCAATGTTGTTGAGCATACCATCCTTTTAGATGTTGCCATTGGTCTTTGTGATCCCATATGGCTTCTGCTGCTGCTTCCCAATCTTTTTCTTTAAGAAATTGTTCTATTTTGTATTGTTGTTCTAGTATATCTTCGATATTAAAACTATCCATTTCTAGATGTATTACTTCAAAAGCTCTAGATTCATCGTTGTAATCTAAATTAAAATCTAATCCCCATTTAGCTTTTACGTCCATTAACCATCCAAGTCTGTAGTTAATTGGTCTATATTTTTTTAATTGTTCTAGGCTTTTACCACTAAAGTTACATCTTTGTATTCCACAACTGTGATCTACATTAAGTTTAGGGTGTTCTAATTCTATCCATGGACTGAATAATCCAGGATGACCTGCTGTATACTTGCTTACAGTAAAGCCTTGCGCTGTATAGTATTTGTGTTCTAGCTCGGTTATTTCATAACCATCTTTGTCAAAAAAATTGATTAGACTGCTGTCAGTTAAGTACACTGAATCAATAGTTTCTGTTATAGCAGGAGATTCAATGAACTTAACAGGGTGGATGATAAACATATCATTCTGTTCTGTCTTTATTGTCGATCGCACCGCCACTCACCCACGCAGAACACGAACGAGTTCCGGCACACTTAAAGGCCAGAAAGTTACAATAGCCTAAATCTGCTTTATGTATAGTAGCCATACTGTCTACAGCTTTATCATCGCCTTTGATACCGTCTTCTATACACTTCCACATCTTATCACTTACATCAAAGGCCGCACAGTTACCACACAGCATTGTCTTAGCAGTCTTTTCTGTAATGCCCCAACGTCGAGCGGCGTTTTTCCAATATGATTCTGGCTTATCGGGATTAGCAGGACCATAGTAATATTCGTCTATGGCTTTTTGTCTGTTTTTTAGGTTAACGTCAATATCATATGTGGCCACTGGACAGCCTTTGTTCGCCGCTTCTACTAGCCTTATATACCGTCGTATTACCATGCTCGACAGCTCCAATAACGAGCTTTTGTGCGGGGTCCTGGAGTATCGCAGTTATGACGTGCTCTAAATGATTTACGACGTTTAGGGTTAGATTTTTTAATACGCATATTAGGATCACCAAAGTTTACCTTTTTTACATTGCCAGTACTAGGATCACGAACATAGACTTTAAATTTTTTAACATCACCTTGCATGCGCTTACCTAATGGAACTTTACGACCTTGATATTCAGCTTCATTTATATCTTTGTCATTGGGTTCTTCGCTTTTAGGACCCGAAATGTCCTTGGCCTTGGAATCAGCTTGCTTGATCATTTTCTTTTCCGAATCTGTGTAAGCATAAGCAAATGGTGCATGACCAACTTCTTGATCACTCTTATTACCGGTACCTTTACCATCGGCGCTAGCAACATCTTTGCTAAACTTGTATAGATCTACATACGTGTCGCCGCTTAACTTGTGCATGCCGGGTATAGTTTTCTTACTCATCTTAGTAATGCTTTCTAGTAGTGAAACAGCTTCATGATTATTGGTTTCACAAATATAAGAATCGCCGTGAATTTGTCTAATTACAGTTTCTACAACTTGATCTCCTAATTCTATTTCTAAGATGTCGCCTATTTTTGGTAATGTATCTATTTCATGAAATCGCATAATAAAAAACCCCTGCTAATGTTATATTTAGCAAGGGTTACTTAAACAAAAAATTTAATTATTATTTTTTAGTTGGGAAGTAGTTGAACTGATCCTTGGCTAGAGCAAAAACTTCTTCAGTGCCCTTGATCATTTGTTTAGCAAACGAAGTTTCAGCATTGATCATATTGATCATTGTTTCTCGAAGGTTTTCGTTCGTAACAAAAGTTGTAGCAAACTGCTTTTTCATGCCCTGAAATGTGTCGATTGCGTAATCTACTGTGTACATTATGTTCTCCTTAAAAGTTTATTATATAGATATTTATGTTGCGGCGCAACAAAATTATAGACATAGTTAATGTTAATCTTACCGATTTAAGTGTGTAATAAAACTAGTATATCTTTAATATTTTCTGCTGAACGCTCTTGCACGTTGCCTTTTAGTTTCCTACAAAGTCTGTAAAACCATACACTGGATCGGGCTACAGGATCCTGTGCATTGGGATCACTCGATATTGACGTTACAGCATATCGATTTGATGCCCAGCGGTCCATATAGTTTTTATACATTCGCAGTTTCATTTTGTCATTGACGGGCAATTGGCTGTAAATTTTTAGCAAGCAAAGTACAGCAGTAACTCTATCAACTACATAGCCATGCCACATAAAAACATCGTCGACAACGTTGATAGGGTTGTCGCAGAGTCTGCTCATTAAATGAGCATGTTTGTAATCAATAATCGAAGGTGCTACCATCAAATTCATATGTTAATTCCTCGTATTTTTCCAGCGTAGCAACTAAGTCTTTAGGATCCATGCGATAGCCATAGCTTATGTACTTGCCATATCTAGCTAGAAATTTATTACTGTTCAATTTGTTAATTTTTAACACATAATTTTTTGCGTCTTCAATACCAGGACCATATACGTTCATTTCTTTATCTACAGCAACTTGGCAACAGGTAAAGTCAAAGTGCTCAAACAATGTGTCGATGTCTTTAAAAAACGTTTTAGTAATTAGTTGAACTTTATATTCTCCCACTTGAAAAGTTTCGGCATTATCACTTTTATAGCTCATATAAGCACCACTAGCAAAAGTTTCAATTAGAGTATGCTTAACTCTATTCATTTGATTAGCACTACTAAACCATACGTCAATATCGTTAAAGTCATGTTCACCTAGTACAAGTTGTCTACCCATGCCGCCGGCAATCCAAGGACCATGATCGTCTGCATTTTTTAGTAGAGTTGATACGATATTTTCTGCTGTTGGTCTAATACCTAGGCGTGGCGTACAATCAAAATTAAACATTGATATATTGGGCATATAACTCCTTGCTGGCTAGATTTTTGCCTTTGCTTTCGCACATGATATCGGCCCAGTCCCAATGACTTAGGGCCCAATTGTTAACTGCTGTATTCCAATAAAAGTCACTGTGTGCTCGTAGTTTTTGTTTTTTGAAGCCAGCAGCCAATAGAGCACCATGGTCAGGCAAAGTGTTTGGGTCATGATCTACTAATAAATCTTCGCGACTAACGCTATAATGGCAAACAGGGCGCCGGCCGCGCCAACTATCGATAACCCTCTTAACACGATCATCTCCTCTTTGGATATACTCGCCTTCACGAATCCAATGATGATGTATGTCAAGAACAATAGGAACAACATCACTAAGTTGAAGGCAATCAGTGAGTCCATAGCTTATTTCCTCGTTTTCGATGGTAATGGTGTTTCTTGCTTCTGGAGACAGTCTCTTAAGTGCTGCTCGAATACCCGGGGGACCGCGGCGACCCGAGATGTGGACGTTGATTTTAAAGTCTTGAAATTCTTTTCCGTACCCCATCCAACGGGCCATATCCACATGATATTCAAACTCCTCTATACTGCGGTTAACAATGTCGTCATTATCTGAAGCCAAAACTGTGAATTGCCCCGGATGAAAAGACAAACGAACAGAGCGGTCGCGAGCAATGCGGCCAATCTGGGCAAAGTGTTTTTCAGCATAAGCAACGACATCAGGCTGGCGCCAAAACCAGCACCAAGTAGGCTCTGTGTATACTGGTAAGATATCACTTGATAAACGAACCATTCGAAGCTCTGCATTTAGATTACCTACTCTTTCTACTAACAATCGAGTAGATTCGATATTTTGCTTTACTAGTGTCCATAGTTTTTCAACTGCTTGATCTTTGGTCTGTCTATTTAGCCATGCTACGGTTGTAGAGCCAGTATTATATTTTTTGGCGTCATCTTTTGGTTTGATACCATCAACTTGCCTAGGCAAGTCAATCCATTTACAGGCAAATGCGATACGTTTAGTCATACGGGTATTATACAGTCTTTAGACAACTAAGTCAATTAAATTTTGATCAGTTTTTGGCTAAGTTGTTCAAGCAGGGCACTGTTTAAATATTGTTGTTCTTCTACTGTGCCCATACTGCTTTCGCACTCAAAATCATCTAATGGAAAAATTTCCTGAAGACCTTCGAGAATTTGATCTCCTTGTTCAGCAGTGATATCGCTGCTCAGACGAACATCATAGCAATGAGCATCGGTGTCATCGTCTACATGATATACCATTACTACATCGTTATCATCAGGTAGAACTTTGGCATGATCATTGACAGCAAATAAGTATTGTTTGGCTTCTTTGCTGTCAATTTTTCGACTCAAACATAATCGAAAATAATGATCAAATTCTTCTGTTACCATAATTGTACTTACTGCTTACCTTCAACTTTTTCTTTCGTTCTTCCATAAGCAGCAATTCCAAGTACAGCACCCATGGCCATATGATATAAACCAGCACCTTGTAGGGTCAATGGTTCCCATTGACGAAATGCATCATTAGCTGCTTCGGTTTCCCAGAACTGAACTATAGCCCAAAGTATTGGGGCTAGAATAAAATCAAAAATACAAGTGGCCATGTAAGTCCAACCCATCATTGGACGCCATTTTTTATTGATAAAATCTTCATTGGTATTTTTTACCAATATCTCAGCATTTTGAGCAGCATTTTCACCTGCTGCTGTTTTGTTAATCATAGGTTGGGGCATTGGTTGTGACATGCCTGTTCCTAGACCGACACTCATATTCATGTTCATTCCCATTTGTGGTTGCCCTCCCGGCGGTGGAGGCGATTTACTTTGATTAATTGCGGGTAAATTGCCTGGATCTACAAAATCATCTTCATCTAACTTAGGCATCTAATTTCCTTATACGTAGGTTAATATTACTGTAAATTGACCTGCGGTAGTGCTAGAAGCGTTTAAGTTAACACCATAAGTTGTTAAACTAGCTACTGCTGTGCTCAAGTCTACTTGATATTGTCCTACCGTGGTTAGGTCGAAATCTAAAGTACTTGCTAAACTACTAGTCGACCCTGATGTTCCTACGGATACCGTTGTTCCGCTTGGGCAGGCTGTGGTTACCAATACTTTAATACTCTGTACTACACGATTAGCACTGATAGCCGGAAATGCCTGAAATGAGTTAGTTATAGGAGCACTGAGCGCAGTTAAATTGTAATTTAAAACCAACGATTGAGCATCAACTGCATCACTTCTTTGATTGCTTAATCGTTGCCATGCGCTGCCAGTATAGACATATTGTGCCCATTCACTGTTGCCAGCGTCAATTACGTAAGCCATATCTCCTACTGTGGCCGATAGAGCATCTCTTGCTGTTATGTCAGCTACTACATTTATAGAACCGCTGTTAACTCCTTGTTCGATATTCAATCCAAGAGCATAACGTCCGTTTTGACCGCTCATTACATCAGCAGTGCTAAAAAAACTACCTTGTACGTCTCTCAGTGTCAAAGGACCGCCATCAGTTCTTGTTAGTCTTAGAACAAAAGTTGATGTGTTAGCTGAAGTACTTAGAGCTAAACCTGATATACTAGACGCTCCAGCAAATGGGGTAGTATTGGCATCAGGCGAAACATTAACAATTGTAATAGCCCCACCAATAGAGTTGGTTATAATTAATTCTCCGCTTCCGCTTACACTGGCAGTAATATTGGTTATACTAGCAGCATTAATGTCAGCTGCCATGTCGTTGGCATCGGCTACACCTGCTCCATATAAAGCAGCGCCGCTGGTTGTTGTAGTAAAAGAAACTGTCGAACCATTGAAACTAGCACTAAACGGAACATAGCCTCCAACTAGTCCATATGCGGTATTAGCAATATTACTGGTTGCTGTAGTAGCGCCATTTACGCTGTCAGCCGTCACACTGTGATTAGCTGTTTCGGCGTTTATTGCTGTAATTGCTTGACTTAAATTGTATGCTCCTGACCCACCGACACTAATTTGTATTCTGTTTATTTCAACTATATCACCGCTGGAACCAGTCGGATCGATACCTGTACCTGTTGTACGTGATATTATAGCATCAGCTATTTTTAAGTAAACAGGACGCTTACTGGCACTACTAGTAGTAAGATCACCTGATCCGTCTGTGCTTAGATATATATAATCACCTACACTACCTGGCAATCCTGGAACAAAATCAATTATTCCATTTGCTGGTTTTAGTACAAACTGGTCTGGCCCAGGTCCTGCTGCTACAACTGTGCCAATAAATTTGTCAATATTTCCTGATGTACTTTTAACAAAAGTACCACCTGCTATACTAATAGCATCTCCACGTTCAAAACCATGACTAGTTTTTTCAAGTACATAATTAGTTAATGGGTTTTGATAATTAAATCTACTCATTACATTAGGATAAAATGCTGCTCCTGCTACACCGGGAATTGGGTCTAGCATAGGTAAGCCTAGTTCGTTTATTTGAAAAAATATAACATTGCCTGGAACATTGAATGGAGCACTTCCTGATCTATAAGTATTATACCTGAGTCGATCTTCGCATATTGCTACTAGAGTATTTTCTGTTTTACTAACTATACTCATAACTTGTAAAACTTTGCCATCATCTGCGCCTGCTACAAAATCGCCTACTTCAACATCTTGTGCGTTATATACGTAAGGAGTTCTTGATAAATGACTACCATGAGCATTATTGCTTATGTTAAATGTTATTCGAAATCTATAGGGTTTGGGATTCGAACCCAAAGAATAATATGGGTCGTCTGTACTATAACTATAAGGCCAAAAATCTAGGTTAACGATACCAGATGCTGTACCAGATATAACCTTTGGAGGTATTCCTAAACCTATTAAATTTGTTTTCCAAGAAACGATAGCCATGTTTAAATTCCAGTAAAGACTACAACGCAGTGTGTAGTTTGCCCTAAACCAGCACTAGACAAGCTAATTGTTCTTGTTAGTGATAATTTAGGTTTATTAACCGATGCATCCCACGCTGTAAACATGGTAGGACTTCCTGCCGAACCACCAGCTGGTGTTGTTCTTGTTGTAAATGTAGCTTCAACATGCTTCATACTGTATAAATTACTAGTTCTTACGTAACCATATACAATTGCTGATAATGGAGGAGCAGCGAATCCTGTGAGAGTGAACTCGACTTCAGCTACAGTACTAGTAGCATCAGTAATAGTAGCTGATCCACTTCCGCTTATTACACTGGTTGATGTTAAGTTACCAGAAGCATCATAGTTAACTTGTACTATTAATTGTTGTAAACTACTGCCGCCTCCACCACCTGAACTAGCAATGGTAATTGTACTATCATCAGTTCTTGTCAGTGTGATGTTACTACCAGCTGCTAGTTTAACATTATCGGTACTGGCATCACTTCCAGTTAATCGTAAGTTTACTCCACCGGTTGCTGTTTCTGCGCTAATGCCGTAAGTCACTCCACCACCACCACCGGTGCTATCAGTGTCATTAACCCAAGCAGTGCCATTATACTTTAATACTTGTCCACTGCTCGGTGATGTAATTGTAACATCACTTAGTGCGTTAATACTTGCTGCTGCGATTCGAGCATCTGCATCTGTGTCTGAGTATTGAGTGATTGTACTATTAATTTGTCCAGAACTAATACTAATTCCGGTACCAGCTGTAAAATGAGCACGAACTTCTGATGCGCTTGGCCCGGTATACGTAAACACTCCGGTTGTGTTATTGTAAGATAGCGAGCCGTCACCGCCTGAATCTGTTACGCTTAGGTCTGTCAGTGCTATACCACTTCCGCTACTAGTACTGTCAGTGCCGTTAACCCAAGCAGTACCATTATATTTCAAAACTTGTCCGTTTGTTGGACTACTAATGCTTACTGTACCTAAGTCAGCTAGATTAATTGTTCCGGTTCCACCTAAACTAACTGCTGTACCATTTATTGTTACTGAGCTATTAGACAAAGAAGTATTTGGAATGCTTGCTAAAGCAAATACACCAGTTGTATTGTTATAGGTTATGCCACTAGCAGTTGTGGCACTAAGGTCTGTCAGTGCTATACCACTTCCGCTACTAGTACTGTCAGTGCCGTTAACCCAAGCAGTACCATTATATTTTAAAACTTGTCCATTGCTTGGACTACTGATACTTACTGTACCTAAGTCAGCTAGATTAATTGTTCCTGTTCCACCTAAACTAACTGCTGTAC